GATTGACAGTATCTCTGTAGGCTCATATCAAGCCGTTAAAGTTTAATATGGACAGGTGGGTGAGTGGCTGAAACCAGTGGATTGCTAATCCGCCGTACCTTTAATTGGGTACCGAGGGTTCGAATCCCTCCCTGTCCGCCATTTTATCTATAAAAATATAATAAAAATAACTCCTTACATATTTTTTGAAATATACGTCCCTATATGTGTCCACATATTGGGCATTCTATACCTGTGGTTGGGGCGCTCATTGCCTTCTCGGGTAAATCTAAAAGTCATGGTAACAAAGCAGAGAAGTACTTCCGTGACGCAATCACTGTACCAAACACTGTTCCAGCGAAAGGTGACGCTGTAGAACAACGACTGATACGACTTGGGAATGCTATCTTCCATTTATCTGCTGGTTTGATTGAATCAAGAAAGCAGATCGGTGCAGGGATTGCTATTGATCTAACGGGTCATCTACTGACATATAAATCACTTAACTCAATGGGTGATAAAAGGCGGTGGTAAGTCGTCATCTCTCATTTTTATATAGAAATGAGCACCCGTTGCTAAGATTGCTTCTAAGGCTCAATAACGACTACAATCTCCATTATTAATTTGAGAATAACTGGAGCCAATTAGATGGAAGCATTAATTGGGGCGTCGGCAGTGATTACACTTCTTTTAGTGGCGTTCGGAATTTTACTTGTTTTCAAAGGCATAAAAATCGTGCCTCAGTCTGATGTTTTCGTAATTGAGCGTTTTGGAAAATACACACGAACTCTTCAGGCAGGACTGAATTTTCTAATCCCGCTTCTGGATAACGTGGCTCACAGAATATCAATACTTGAGAGACAACTTCCCGAGTTCACCATATCGGTGATCACAAAAGATAACGTTGAAGTAAAGTTAGATGCGACTGTCTTTTATCGGGTCGTTGATGCAGCAGCTTCTGTATATCGTATTCGTGACATTGATCAGGCTATCTACACAGCTTCAACATCGATTGTACGATCTGCTGCAGGCAAACTTGAACTAGATGAGCTGCAGTCGTCGAGGGAGTCGATGAATGAAGAAATTGCAGCAAATCTCCAGAGTGCTGCATCAGTCTGGGGAATTGAAATTACTAGAACAGAGATCACCGATGTAATCGTCGATGAGGAAACTAAATCCGCCCAACGACAACAACTGAATGCAGAACGCCAAAGACGAGCGATTATTGCAACGTCGGAAGGTGAAAAGCGGTCTGTAGAACTCGCAGCTGAGGCTGAGCTTTTTAAAGCTTCGAAAGAAGCAGAAGCGATCAGAGTAAAAGCAGATGCAACTGCCTATTCAATCGAGGTTGAAGCAAAAGCGAATGCTGAACAGACCCGTCTCATAGCCTCTGCTATTGCAGAGAACGGTCAGCCTGCAATTAATTTTGAAATCATGAAACGACAAATAGAGGCGCTGGGCGATGTTGCTTCAGGAAGCAACACTAAAACAGTAATTGTTCCCACCGACATAACAAAATCTATGGGAGTACTTGAAACGTTGTTAGAGCAATTTAGAACCAAAAGCCCCTAACGGAGTAAAGCTTTTGACTTTGAATTTTTTAGCGTTTTCAGCTGACTTCTGGATCATACTTGGTCTTGCTTTAATCATCGTTGATATTTTCCTATCGTCTTTTTTTCTTCTCCCGATAGGAATATCAGCGTTGTTTATTTCTGGTTTACTTTACTTCTTTATAGAAGAAGTGCAGGCAAGCGGCTTGATGACGTCTTGGCGGGACATTTTGCTTTGGTTCGCAGCACTTTCAGTCATATCAATTTTTTTGATGCAACTCTTCGTTCGCATCAGAAAAAAAGATCGGAAAGATATAAATCAGTATTGATACAATATCGAATAAATCACTCAGTTCGATGGGTGACAAAAGACGACGATAACTTGCGTTCTTTCATTTCTACTTAAAAATTACAAACTTATCAGACGTTCTTCAGAACTCGATAAATACTTGTTCTTTCAATGCCCAGTTCTCTTGCGAGTGCTGTTACTCCCACTCAATAGTTGCGGTGATGTAAAGCATTGATTTATATAGCATTTAATATCACTTTCTAACAAGTTTCTAACTATTCCCTTCGTTTGTGCGTACGAAGGGAACTATTGAAACTCAATAGTATCAATGCGTTAGTGAAAAGGCGATTGAAAGGTTTCTTTCTTAATTTTCCCTACCAATCACGCAGTTAAGCAGATACAGTCTATAAAGAATACCAAAAATCATTAAATGTCTAAAAGTTGGCGTAGATAATTTTCGGCATTATCTAAATCAAAACTTAGCGATTTTTTCTTATCAACTAGTGAGTTTATATTGCCGCTCATTTGCGTTACGCCACGTGAATTACGACCAGCCCAATGATGCTGGACTCTAAGCATACATATAAACTCATTAGCAAGTATAGGTATAAGTCGACTTTCTATACTTTGCCGCTCAACATCAATAACGAGAATCAAAAAGCAAAATATTTCACTTTTATTTGAGAGAATCTTAAGAACCTTATCGATGTTGAATGCTTTTGGGTTGGAACTTAAGTGTTTTAACTTAGTTTTTATATCAATTAAGATGCGAACTTGATTTGATGCTTCAAATACGATGTCTTCGGTCTTGTGTTCGTTAATGCCTTTTGTAATAATTTGCTCTATCGAAATTCCTCTTGTATTGATATTTTGATCCTCAGATGCTTGTAATATTTTATATTTTTGGAGTTCAATTTTTTTATACAAAATAATTTCTAAATTTTTGTATTCATCTGAATTAAAAAAATTTTTGTAACGATTTGGTGCCGATAAAATTGATGCTATTTCATCTTTATTTGGTTCGTATCGGTTGTTTTTAGCAACAATAGAATTTGTTGAATCAACTAATCTTTGAATATTTTCAGATAGTGAAATTGATTGATGTATTTCAAAAAGGTTCTTAAAATTGGATACTGTGTTGATCATTCCATTATATTCTTCGCTAATGTCTTGCCCCAAAAAACTGCCTTTGATGTTAGTTTCTGACAGCGTATGAGAACTATGGCTTATCTTTTTCAAAAAGGTTGTATTGCTTAATAAAAACTGAAGTGAGTTGTCTCTTACTACTATTACAACAAAAGGCTTATCGTCATATTTGAGCAATGCCGATAAACTTAAAACTACGTTCGAAAATCCTTTTTTTCCGCCCCTAACTTCAGAAACGCGAAATGAATGGCTTTTGGATGTGAAGACTGAGCGTTGTTTGTCTAAATTAAGTGAATCTGTAATAAAATCCTCTAAATTCTTTTTGCCAAAGGCTTGGATTGATTGTTGTTTTAAGATTGCGTCTATGTCGCTGAGTAAATGTTCCATTTTTAGACATTTAATGATTTTTGGTATTCTTTAGTGACTTCTTTTGTTTTTTCACGCTTTTGCTGAAGTGATAATGTATTTCTTTCCCAAAAAACATTATCACTATATCCTTGTATTGTCATATCCTCATCGGCTTGGTTAAGTCTCTTTTGGGCCCACAAACAATATTCATTTTCTTGCTCAAATGCTAAAAAGTTGCGTTTCAATTTCTTAGAAACGACTGCTGTGGTGCCACTACCTAAAAATGGATCACACACTAAATCGCCTTCATTCGAACTTGCTAAAATTAATTTGGCAATCAATTTTTCACTTTTTTGTGTGGGGTGATCGGTATTTTCTGGCATAGACCAAAAAGGTATTGTTATGTCAGACATTAAGTTTGAAGGTGCTGTGTCTCTGAACTTTCCATTATCAGAATCCATCCAATCTTTTGGTTTTCCATCTTCTTTATATGGTGCGATAACGGAACGTCTTAGTTTTACAGAGTCCACATTGAAAATGTATTCATCACCTACGGTACAAAACCAAATGTCTTCGCTACAATTTTTCCAATTAGTTTTTGCCCCTCTACCTTTTTCGCGTTCCCACGTAATTCGATTTCTGATTTTGAAAAATTTTGAAGCCGCCTCATAAATTGATATGGAACTGTACCAATCGCCGCAAATGTAAACAGATGCGTCCACTTTGAGTTTAGGAAGAAATGTAGAGAGAATATCCTCTAAATAAGACGTGTATTGGCCTATAGAAGTTCTAGAAAAACTTAACGCATTGAACTTTTTATTCAAATTATATGGTGGGTCTAAGATAAGAAGATTGATGCTATTGTCCGTAATTTTGGATATTGCGTCTTTGTAATTACAATTCACAATTTTATTTTGAAAGTTATCAATAGAACTTAACTGATCTTTTGAGACAATTCGTTTGACCAAATTATCTTTTTCTGAATCTAAAATCGTTAATGTTCGATTGCGAGGTGCTCGCGTTTTTTGTTTTGTCATTTTTCATTCCCAAATCATTTACTAAATGGATTTTGTGTGCGATTTTTAAGACCAGCACGTTCGGTCATTTGTATAACAGACATTTAAGTCCTCCTTTTTTACAAGATTTAACTTGCTACAATTAATGTAAGAATTAACTTACATTTGTATAATAACATCTTTACGGTAGATGTCAACTGTTTTTACGCAACTTTTTTGTACTGTTGATACCAGTACAGTGAAGAGTCTCTGAGAGTTTCGTTTGCCTTTCGTATGTACTCAAGAGTTTCAAGCAGTGTGGCTTTACGAAGCTCATCAACTGAATCATCATACTTGAAATGATCTTCAATGATCTCTTGAACAAAGTTGATGTAAGGACATGTGTTAGGTGGAACCTTAGGTGCTTTTGCTTTAAGTTCCAAAATGCGCTTGTCTTTTGCAGATGATCTAGGCATAATAAATCCTTTCTTAGGTCCAGGCTTGTATTAACATTACAGAATTGTAAACAACAGGTTGCTCAACAATGACGTTCTGCAACCCCATGCCAAAAAACACTATTGTTTCTAACAAGTTTGCTGACATGTGCATTATCCTCTAGAGACAAAAACTTTCTAAGTCTTGGAGTCTAAACATAAACAAGCTATCTTTAGGATAGCCTGCTATAGTGCAATCCAAAACTAACTCTCCAGCAATATCCTTGCGGATATTTTTAATTGCAACATACTTCTCGAGCAATGGGCTATAAGCAGTTTTGTACAAATGCATTTTGCTAAGTGTCAGTTCGGATATCATTGCTTGGTCCCTGTTGTTAACTATACGTACAATAGCACAAAAGAAGCAGGTGTCAACCTTTTTTTGTTATATTTTCTGTATCAGCAAACTTTACAACAAACGTGCTTTTGGATTTATGATCCTGCACTTCAAACAATTTGGTATTCAAATCACGAGCAACAATATCGCCTGTGCTTGTATAATCACCATACCTTCGAATTGGAAGGTCTGCTGTGCTATACATACCACCTGGACGCCCAAAACTATCCAGCGGAATGTTTACGGTAAATGTGCAACTGTAACTGTTGCCTGCTTGAATGTCAGTTGGTGTAATCATTGATTTCTCCTTGTTATTTTGGCATCTCTACAATAGGAAATTCTGCATATTTTTTGCGTCGTGTGCCGCTTGCTCCTTTGCGATGTACCATACCTACAGCAAAACCATTCTCCAGTTCTACCCAATATTCAACATCACGCTCTGGACCAGGCCAGTTTTTATAACTGGCGTTACGTCTAACAATACGCACATCACTGAACTTCTTTGCTTCAATGTCAGTGTTACGGTACTTGGGCAAGTCCCACCAAGCACCAAAATCATCTTCGAGTGTCATATTTTTGTTGAGGATATTGTACATCTTAGTTCTCCATTGCCTTGACTACATACTTGCCATAACGCTCAAAGAACTCGTTAAAGTGCTTGAGCTTTTGAGGATTGAACGGTAAGTCGTAGTTTACAACTGCAGTCCTAGCACCCATCACAGTCATCTCTGTAGGGAACTGATCCATCATAAAGCGGAAGAAGTTGTCTGCTTCGGTGTGCCACTTGTCCTCATCCTTTTTGCCATAGTCATCATATGACTTTTTGAGTTCGTAGCACATGCCAATTGTAAGAGCATACTGAGCACTGATCTCTTTGATCTTGAGCTCTTTAACTTTGCCGCTGAGGATGTCTGCAGGGTAAGGCATGTCTTTGGCAATCTTGCGATGTGCCATAAACTTGAGTGCAATACCCTCGCCGACAGTGCCAGCAATGATATCTGTGTCCTCTTGCTCATCGCCGGATGATGTCCAAATAACCTCACTCACAAACGTCCATGTGCGAGGAGTAGCAAAACTACGCCCGCTTGAGCGTGGATCAAAGTCACTCAAGTCTTGCTTGGCAAAACTGATGTAACCAATTACATCTGGGTGGATATTGTTGGTAACTGCCCAGTCTAACCAGCTATCAAAGTCTACACGTACCTCAAAGTGTACAAAACGGTTGGCAAGTGGAGTGGGCATACGATATGTAACGCCTTTGTCGCTTTCTCTGTTACCAGCAGCAACAATAACCACATTGTCAGGCAACACATATTCGCCAATGCGACGATTGAGTGTTAGCTGGTAGGTTGCAGCCTGCGTTGCCATAGCAGCACTGTTGAGTTCATCTAAGAACAGTATAACACTGTCATATTCTGCACACTCTTCTGCAGTAGGCAGTTCGATGGGAGGAGCCCATTCCATCAAGCCACTGTTGCTGTTGAAGTAAGGCATGCCCTTGATGTCTGTGGGCTCGTTGAGTGCAATACGCACATCTTTCAACAGTGTTTTGCCAAGTTCACCGCTGTCTGCAATACCTTGCATTAGATCACTTTTGCCAACCCCTGGTTGTCCCCAAAGGAACACAGGACGCTTTAGTTTCATCATACGAATCAAACGTGGCTTTGCCTCTGCAAGTGTAATGGTACGATTTTCTGTAGACATCAAATTCTCCCGTTTCAAACTGTACTACTGTTATACACTGGTATGTGGTATGTGTCAACCACTAAGTGTAAAAAAAATCCCCCGTGTTAACGAGGGATTGTAATTTTTAGATTTATAAATAGGCAGTAGGTGTATTAGCACAGTTAACTAATTGATGTGGATTATTACGAAAATTACGAAGCGCGGCTGCTTGCATATACTTTTGGTGACGAGTTTGTTTTGTAGTCATTTTATAATATGCATAAAGCACACGATGCAAATACATTGATTGGTTGGCTTGATTAAATGCTGGGGTAAGCTTTGGATGATTGGGTATATGCTTACGGATAAGTTTTGCAAGCAAACGAGCAAACTGTGTAGAGTGGTTATTTGCGAACTGTTGTACGTTTGACATGTGTAACTCCTCTGTGTTGTTTAACTATGTCATAATAGCACATCACGGGCACATGTCAACCGTTATTTGGTGAAAAACATACCAAAACCTGCTGCATCAGCATCTGTTCTAAAGCGAACATCTGCGCCATAATCAGTCCAACGTATACTCCATCTAGTACCTTCAGTACCATATTGTTCTGTCATTTCTGAGAAAAACTTACGGCGTTCCTGCTTCATAGCACCAGCAATTGTAGTGTATTCACTTTCATCGTACAGTTCAGCGATACAAAAATCCACAGTCACCACATGCTTCCATTCGCCATGTGTCTGTTTGGCATACCAAAATTTATGCTTTGTTAGCACGGAGAAATCTGTCCCATTCTTTGTTGTTCATAACAAGCCAAAAGTATGTTTTCTCACTGTACAAGTATATCTTGGGCCATCTGCCAGTGAGTATATAATAAGGGCAATCTAGATATTTGTCAAGCTCTAATAAAAACTTGTGATTTATCCTTTGATCACGTATGTCTATCTCAAAGTTTTCTATGTCCAAGTTTTTACTCAAATAGTGGTGACCACCTTCAGTGAGCCTCAGACCACCTGATTCTCTTATGTTGTACCAAAAGAACACATAGATATCGCGTTCAGAACCTTCTATTCTGCCCGCTTTTATGAATGCATCTGTGTACTGTTTTTTAGTTTTTATGGAAATATCTTTTTGCCCTTGTCTAAGAGCACAACACTAAAGTCCTCACAGTTGAACTTGGTGTTTAGTTTCTTAGCAAGGTTAATGGCATGCCCTGGATTTGAGAAGGATACTTTTTTATACTTTGGACCAGGATAGCTGATCAACATGTTTGAACTTTTTAAATTGATAGGTTGATTTTGGTAGTAAACAGCCCAAATACCTTCGCTGGCCAACACTTGTTCGCTTTTATAGGTTTCTCTGTCTACTTTTTCTAATAGCACTGTGGGCTTGGGTCTACTCATATCATTCTCATAGTATATAACTATTTATGAGTAATATGAGTAGTTTATTAATTTTTTACCAATTGGGTGCTACAATTTCAATAGATTCTGCTTGTCTAGTTTTTTCAGCAATTATCTGATCTTGCAGTTGCACACAATACTCCAGCAGATCTTGATATTCACGTGCAATTTGTTGTGCTTCTGTGCGATTTACAGTTAGCACATCAGTTTTTACAGTGGTACATCGCTGCGCAAATCTGCTCAGTGCTGGAGTATTGGGCAATCTCATCGTGCTAATCTAAGTGCTTCCTGCATCTCAAGCCTTGTTTTAAATGGCCCTTTATACTCATTGCGTGTTAGTGATATCAGCTTTGGACTGTATGCAGGACGCCATCCACCATTGTCAAAGTTAACAATGTAGTAGCCTGCACAGAAAAAGCAGGTGCTTTTTTCTTGCTTGGTGTATATTGGCAGTTTGCGTTTGAGATCATATATGTCGTTGAATGGTTGTGTTTTAGCAGGATACCCATGCACTTCGTATTCTTTTTTCTCAACAGCACTGTCAACTTGTGCTTCAGCAAAGCTGATGTTTGTGAGATCACCTTTGTTCTTTACACGAATATTCTTGTTTTTTACAGTGAGAATATACTCATCATCATAGCGTAATGTGCCAACTTTTTCGCCATTCTTTTCTACAATCCAAAACTTGTCTTGTACAATTGGCTTAGCCTCATACTGCATCATACCCTTTACCCAACCATTCTGCGTATTTTGTTGCATCATCTGCGATGCGTTTAAGTTCATATTTTCCGCAGTACTTTAAAAACTTTGCACCTACCATAGGATGCTGTTTGCGTACTGCTTGTTCTGTGATACGTTCGTCAATGTACTGTTTAATTTCTGCAGGCTGTGCTGTAAGATCTACCAGTGTAACATTGCGATTGTAGTCATCTAACACACGATGTTCTTCACCGTTGTGATCTACCCAACGTTGCAACATCATGTTGTTCCAATTGTACCCTTTACTTTCTCTGTCTTCATATGCTTGCAAGAGTCCAATTTTGTTTTTCGTGCCCTTCGTTCTAACACCTGGATAGGCACTAAAGACATTGTCAGTAGGATCTCCGCGCATGCACTTCTCAAACAACAACCATTTAGGGTCCGGAGCAGGCTTTGGTTCCTTTGTTTTCTTGTCCATGACGGGCCTGTTTTGATCATCAAATATTCCTTCAATAGTAATCATGTGGTTAGCAACACCGTTGTACTGTTGCACATTCTCACTGAGTAACTGCACAAAGTCTGTGTCACTGCTGACTATAGTATGTTTATCATCGGGGTGTCTATCAATCCAACGTGCAATCAAGTCATCTGCTTCAGCAATATCACACTGTAATACTGTGCAGTTTGTTTGCTCTGCAAGAAACACCTTAAGCTCGTCAAATGCTTCCCAAAACAGTTTGTCTTCTTCTTGTTCACGTTCAGTAAGAGCTGCACGAGCAACAGCACGATTCTTTTTGTAAGGCTCGTAGAAGTCTTTGCGCCAACTACGACCTTCTAAACAAAACACCACATGATCTGCGTTTACTTTGCGATAGGCACTGTTTACTGCACTCATTGTCACATGAATAGCAAATCCAAGTTTAGTCCACATGTCCATGCCACGTGATGCCACATGCCTTGCTCTAAAAAATGTGTTTGCTGTATCTACTAGTAGATAACTTGTCATTTTATCACTCTTGGTTGTACTACACTTCGAATAGTTTTTATAGTAACATCATTTGTAGTATCTGTCAACCTTGGAAGTAGATGTTTGTACCAGCCTATGTGTGCGTCTCTTCCATAATGATAACTGCCGTATCTCACAGGCTTGTAATTGTTTTGTGAACACCATGAATTGTAAGTGCTTGCTTCATTGTAAGGATCTATGTAACAGTTGTGCCAATCTAGTTTGTCTTGTACATGTGGTCTAAACCAACTGTATGTGTTAAAGAATAAATGGCGTATTCCTGCGCTTTGTAGCGTTGTGTGTAGGTCATATATCTTTGTGTGCCATTCCAGTTGCTTACGATCCAGTTCCTGCATTGTTTGATTTTGCACCCAGCTCTTGTACTGTTCTACTAAGTGTTGTGGCACAGAATCTGTACCACCTGCAGTTACTTGATAGTATGTTTCTCCGTCTTGCCACTCTTCTCTGTCCCAACTGGTCCAACCTATGAGCACAAACACATCCTGTTTGCGATTGTCTTGCAGAAATTGTTGTGTTGTGCGTAGTATTCTTGCATTGCTACTACCACTTTCAGCATCCAGATAAAACCCTGCATTTAAACTTTGTGCAAGTTTATATCCAAATGTGTGAGGTATGCAATCAGGATGTGGGCGACGTCCAAGGTGTTTGTATGTAGGATCGTCATCAGCAAATGCAAAATTTTGCTCTAGTTCAGCACCAGCAGTATGACTGTCGCCATTGACATACAATATCATCGATATTCGCTACGCCCGTTGCCTAAATCATTGCGCTCTACCCTAGCATTAGGATCAGCCATTTCTTTTTCGTATGTTTCCATAACAACATTGCGGCATACATCTTGGAACCAACGATCTACCATGTCCTCTTCGTTTTCATCTCTGTAGCCTGCTTTGTACAGTTTTTTAATAAAGATTTCATTCCAGTCTAGTTCAAATGCACCGCTGCCCGGATTGTCAGGATCAACTTCAACACTCAGCACTGCCACATAAGCTTCACCCTTTTCTGTGGCAATTTCTTTGTCTGTTTTCTTTTTGCGTGGCTTAGATTGCGATACTTTTTTAGCAGCACCAAGTCCAATTGCTTTTTTAGCATCATCTAGTATGCCCATTACATACCTGCCTTTCTCATTTTATCAATGTCTATTGGTTCTTTCATGGCCTTCTTGTGTGCTTCGTTAGCATAGTTTTTAGGTTCCCCAGGCATTTCCAAATAGGCTAATGTGGAGTCTTGGAGTAAATCTCCATCCTCTTTCCATACAGGCTTCTGCCACGTCTTTAACGTTGAGGGAATATTCTTCACTGCGTCCGCCCATTGGCATAAGGTAGACCGGACACTGGACTCCGGCGTCCCTATAAGCGTCCACAGCTCTTGCAACTTCGTTGAAATCATCCTCACTAGCGACAACAAACTTGAGATACATGTCACTACCGTCAACAAGGCTATACTCACGAGCAACAGCAGGCAAGATAGCAGTTTCCCAAGGTTCTCCGCTAACACTAAGTTTTGGGGAACAACTCCAAGTGACTGTAAATCTGTCTTGGTCGTTGAGATAATTGAAGAAATCGTCGTGTAACTCTTGTGTAGTGTTTGTTTCAAATGTGACATTTTTCAAATCCTTCATACGTGGATGCTCAAATAAATCTATGTAGAGCTTTTGCCAAGCTAACAAAGGCTCTCCGCCGGTTAATATTAAATGAATATCTTGACCATTGTCTTGTGTCCATTTACCATTGGGAGCAAGTGATAGCAAATGTTCAACCACTTCATCTACTTCTGCAAGTTTATTAAAGTGTTTAAACTCTGGGTAGATACTTGCATATGTATCACACCCTGTGTGAATAATAGGCAAGTCGTTAAATTCTTTTGTAGTTTCATGTACGCCTGCATCAATAAGTGCTTTTACTTCTGCATTGTATCGCTGACCTTCTTTGTGTTGTTCCCAGCGATCTTTTTTTGTATCAACTCCAAAGTTCATACAACGGAAGTTACAACCAAATGTGCGTAAAAATACACTAGGTACTCCTACAAACTTGCCTTCGCCTTGTACACTGTAAAATGCTTCGCTGTATCTAAGTTTCATTTGTGGCTTCCTATTAACTGCTTCATACGATGGATAACCTTTTTCATATACTGGTCATTCAAACGTCTGTTTCATAGATTAATTCTCTTAATTGTGTTGTTGTTTTGGGCCATTCATTTAGTCCATAACATTTTATTTCATAACCTTCAATTCTAAGTCTGCGTTGCATGTCTGCTTCATCTAATAAAGATAAGTCTTTCATTTCTATGTTAATATTGTTTATTGTAGCATAAACAAGTTCTTTAATCAATCTATCTTTGTACAAATAAGGTTCGTTGGCTAACCAGTCTTTACCTAATACTTCTATCTCTTCTGTAGATCGAACAACATCTAGATCTAAAAATTTAGCCATAGATCGAAATGAGGTTACAAAATTATCTCTTATCCAATTGATAGGAAATTTAAAAACACGGTCGTTGTTGTAGTTTACAATTTGTTCATAACCGCCTTCTGAGTTGTGTTGATTGTACCACCACAGACTTAACCATTCCCTTTGCTCCCAAATATCGTCACCTTCCCATTGAGACAGAGCATTTTCACGATCTTGTGCAACACCTTGATTTTTAGTGTAAAACCCAATTTTGTAAAATTTATTACTAGCATTCCATAGGTAATCATTTGGTTCTGGATATAGTAGAACAATTTTATCATATACACCTAGTACTTTTTTTATTTGAACTATTATGTCATCACTTTGTGTACGCACAGGGTGTACATGTGAATTTGAGATAGGTTGAATTAAAGCCTCATCTACAGTTTCAAATTGAATTAAATCATTGTTGTGACTAGTATGTCTAGCAGTAAATGGTCTTTGTTCAACTGGATATCTGCCTGTCATCCAATCAATGCACCATCCAGTAAACGATCCGTAACTACCAGCGTTATATACAATTATATGCATTATTCGTTGCTGAATCTTTCTTTGTGTTGTTCCCAGCGATCTTTTTTTGTATCAACTCCAAAGTTCATACAACTGCTTCATACGATGGATAACCTTTTTCATATACTTGCCATTCAAATGTTTGCTTCATAAATTAACTCTCTCAGTTGTGTTGTTGTTTTGGGCCATTCATTTAGTCCATAACATTTTATTTCATAACCTTTGTTCCGTAATTGGCGTTGTATTTGACTTTCGTCAATCAACGATAATCCATCCATAAACAAATTTTTATTATTGATTATAGCATCAACTAGATCAGAAATCAATTTATCTTTGTTAACAAATATTTCTCGTTGTAACCAGTCTCTGTAAAGACTGTTGATTTCATCGCTGTTGCGTACTACTTCTAGTTCTAACCAATTTGCTATGTCGCACACTGTAAATTGAAAATTATCTCTTATGTTACTTATTGGCACAGTTTTAACATATTGTTTGTTAAGATTGTTTACCTCATTAATACCTGACCCAACTACAAATATATCATGTAACAAAAAACTAAGTTGTTCTCTTAACTCCCATAAATTGGTGCCTTCCCATTTGTCCTCGTTTACTTTAAGCATATCTTTTATGTATTGCTTGTTGAACAAACCATTTTTGCTTGCTTTTGAATTACAGTTATTCATAATCCAAATAAAATTATCTAACTTGGGATACAAATAGAGGACTTTATCGTATACAGTGTGTAAAAGTTCAATTTGTGACTGTAATGATTGTACACCTTCATACATTGGATGCACCAATATTCCGTTGTGAGCTAATTCACATGCTTTTTCAACAGTTTTAGGATGTATCCTAGTCCATCCATGACTATTGAATACAGTGTTACCTACAAATGGTCTATAATCAACAGGATATTTTCCTTGTAACCATTCAAGGGTCCATCCAATAAAATTTCCGTATGCACCAGCTGGGAATGCCACAACGTACATTATAATTCAGTAAGTGTTTCTTTGCGTGTGAACCATGGTGTAAAGATTGCACTGTTTGCACCATGTTCGCTACATTCGCAACTTTCGCAACTTACACGGCCATCTGTTTGTTCACGCACCAATTGATCTGCAAATCGCCATGCATGCTCTGCAAACTTCTCCGCACCAACACCATCTAGTATGGTAAGTTGAGCAAGTCCTTTTGCTTCTAGTTCTTTGAGATCATCTAGTTTAGGATCTGCACTGTCCAGTACAACCTTGTGATCAAATGTATCTTCAAGCCATTGTTTAAGTGGCTTGAGTCCTCCAAAGTCTTGTACCCAGTTGCGATGATCAAGATCACTTGCAGCAAATACAAATTTAAATGCTAGACTGTAGCCATGTAAGAACCTGCAGTGTGAATGATCTGCATGTGGTTGACGAAACACTGCACTGAGTCCAATGTTGTGTCCATATGTTTTTGTTGAATAATGCGGCATAGCGGCCTACTCCTTTTGATGTAGGTCGGAATGTTTAAAGACGGACGATCCTATGACGTCTATGAGTATTGTACACTTATTTAGACGGTTTTGCAAGTTTTTTCTCAAGAATATCTGTTTTTACTGCTTGGAATGCCATAACACTACGCATTTCTTTGCATCTACGCTGTGGACCTTTTCCAATGTGTGGAATGCTGCTATCAAACACTACCAACTTGCGAGGAACATACACACTGGCTCTTACTAAATCGTCAAAGTAGAAAACAGTTTCTCCGCCCCAATTGAGTTCCCAAGTTTTGTCTGTGTACAGCACACCAGTTATGCTTTCTCCTGCACTTGGCCAATCTGTGTGGATATCACCATCTAACCCAAATGTGTTTGCACTGGCCATGTTACGCACCATGGTGTAACTGTCATCGCAAAACTGCTCCATAAAACGATTGCCAAGAGTCTGTACAATGTCAGGGGCACTCTCATGGTAGTCACGTTCTTTAAGATAATAAAAGCCTTGGAACCACTGTGGGTAATTGGGTTCAATTTTGTTGTCACTGACTTGACCAAACTGCCAGCGGTTTGCATACACTACATGAAAAAACAGTTCTTTTTGTTCTTCTTCTGTTATCCAGTCCATGTGTTCTTCAAGCATCTGTTCTTACCCTTTTGTTGTATTCTACTGCTTCTTTGAGTATGCTCAATAGATTGGGATCATACTGTTTGGCTGTATACAATATTGCACTGGTATCTTTTGGTAAACAGTGTCCACCCCATCCACGCTCTTTGGTAACATAACTGTGGTCATCTAAAATGCGTTTATCAACACACAAGTGGTGCCTTACTTGATCAAAATCTACACCTAATGTTTCACACAAGTCGTACATTTGGTTAAAGAAACTGACCTTTAGAGCAAGGAAACTATTTTCCATATACTTGATAACTATTGCTTCTCGCATGGTTGATTCATACGTTGCTAGAGCAGGCCATTTCTCTTTAAACATGTTGATCCAAAACTTTGTGTCGCCACCTCCCATTATAGCATACTCTTGATTTTCAAAATCCTCTATTGCTGTTGCGCCACGTAAGAACTCCGGCGAGAACGTTATTTTGTCACGATGCTTGAATTTTTCATAACATTCTAAACTAAAGGTGCTTTTAATTAGCACCGGAACATCCTCATCAACAGCTTCAAGTACTTCTATCACATTGTCGTAATTACACGATCCGTCTTCGCGTTCAGGTGTGCTTACTGCAATCACAACTGCGTCATATGCACTTTTGGTTGATGATAACGTGTGTCCTTGATCAGGATCAATTATGTCAAAATGATGCAGATCTTTGAATGCATGGAAAAATGCTTTACCTACGTACCCATAACCGTATAATCTTATCTTCAAGATCGGGCACCTTTCTTAGCACGTTCAAATTGTCTTTCACGCAACATTTCAATACCATCTAATTGTTCGTCTTCACTTAGATGTCTCCATCCTCGTATCTCTTCAGGTGTTCTACCACAACCTAAACAGTATCCGTCATCGCCTTGTGTGCATACTTGTATACACGGTGAATATTTTGCTTTGGGCATTACCACCACTCCTCATATGGAAATACAACCCATGTGTCGTCTTCAGCTTTGTTAATTTCAATGCTGGTATAATCTACATCAAATGGGCTTGCAATGTTATTTACTATACTTGCAAACCTTACACTATGATGCCAAACTTTTTTCCATTGTGGATCACTGGGCAAACAGTGTGCCTGCCAATCATCTTTTATCCACTGGAATGTTGCTCCGGTGTCATTGATATCGTCTAGTAATAAAATGTTTGGAGGGTCCTTTTTAAAATGACCCATTGCTGGATCATAGTAATCATTTTGTTCATACCCAAATGCATCTGCTGCCATCCAAAGTGCATGTTCTGGGCTGTTTTCAGAGTCTCGCAAACGTACATCAATTGTTTCCATGCGTATGCCTGTGTAATGACTCATCAGCACTGCTGGCACAAGCCCGCCACGTGTGATGCCTACAATGTAGTTGGGCGTCCAGTTATCCTTATACATTTGGCGCACAATATCATGCACACCTTTTTTGATTTGTTCATCTGTTAGATACAGTTTGTTAGTCATTGATTGTCTTCCCATGTGGTGCTGGTTTTCCATCTGGACCAAGATTTACAAACGTTATTCTATCAACACTTGTAATGGTTTTTTCTGTGCGTTTGTTTCTTACATCACAACTGATAGTGATGCTTGTGTTACCAAACTCTACTACTTCCATGCCTATTTCAATAATATCGCCTCTGATAGCACTGTGTGCAAAGTCAATATTACTCATACTGCGTGTTACCACCCTGTCATTGTCTAGTTGGCAACTACAATATATGTATGCTTCTTCGTCTATCCAGTCAAGCACACGACCACCAAACAGTGTTCCGTTACTGTTCAAGTCCTTGTGTGCTATCATTTTTCTTGTAAAGTATTTCAAGTTCTTCCCTCAGTTGTTTCACTCTGTGTTCCATCCAATGAATAGAGGTGTGTATGTAACCTGTGTCATGTGGACGCAAACAGGTCTTTGCATACTCTATCTCTTCTTGCAATGCAATAATTTTTGCTGGCTTACTAATCACTTTGATTTCTCTATGCTTACCATTGGATTCATTTTCATCCACTCTTCATAATCCTCGTGTGGCATATAGTATGCAAGTACGACATGCCAAGCCTTCATGATTTCCTGCTCAAGATCAAGGCGTTTCATTTTTTTTCTTCACCATTTCTCCATCACGAACAACGTACCTATGAACTGGATGCATTCCAGATTTGATATATGCACGACCGCCGTCAATCATATTACCGTTCTCAAACTGTTTATAATCGTGGCGATGAGCACTGTACTGTAGGTTGCCATCGTCATCTTCTACAAGACCAAACTCTGGTTGCTCGATACGATCAGCATTAGTAATCATAAGATTGCCAGTAAACGGATTGTTATAGAGTCCAAAATAACGATTACCAAATCTTGGATGCGGAGTCTCTCTGTAAAAGATATCCATTGCCTGTGCTTCGTCTCCTAATGCACTGGTACAGACATAGTTAATAGGAACACCATCTTTATTGCTGTAGTGTTCGCAAATCTTATCAGTATCAAATTGTGGTTCGTGTTTAATCATTTAATAATCCAATCCATAGACATCCAGTCTGTTTCTTCCGGCATCATTTCAACTAGGTCTCCGTGCTGTTTCTTGAACTGATTCCAGACATAAGCATTGTTATTGCGTAGAGTATAACTTTCTTTATGGCAACTGTAACAACTTCCGCTTGATCCATAGAAATTAAAACGGTCACCAGCATCCTCTACACGAGTAATCCCGCTGTTCATACGCCAACTGTCGCCAGTAGTGTATCCACCACTCCAACCAGCAAGAACACGGTAATGCGGATCATCACTTTTAATTTTAATAACTACCCAATTATCTGGGTTATAATCAGTCATCTTCTTTCACCATTGGATTCATTTTCATCCACTCTTCATAATCCTCATGCGGCATATAGTATGCAAGCACAGTTTGAATTGCCTTGAGCAACTCAAAGTCTGGCTCAAGAACATCATTTGAACAGTTAATCCTATCAAACTGATTATTCATATGATAAGCATCTTTCAGCTCATCAATGACAACTTCATCGCAATCTTCAACTCTTAGTGAAATCGTTTTCATTTTGTTTCCTCATTGCATGGTATTCCTTGCATAAATCTTCAAATATATTAAAGACCTTTTGGAATCTCATATTGTATATACTCTCCAGTCCAAGAAGGGCATTTGCAATATCATCGGTGGACATATCTGTTTCCATGACATTCTCATTGAGAATTTGAATGTCATCTATAACATGCCAAGCCTTCATAATCTCTTCTCCAAGATCAAGGTGTTTCATTCTTCCACTCCGTTTTCAATCTCATCCATCCAACTGATAGCAGTATGAATGTGTCCAGTATCGTGCGGTTGCAAACACGAACGAGCGTGTTCAATTTCTTCTTGCAATGCAATAATTTTTGCTGGCTTACTAATCACTTTGATTTCTCTATGCTTAAATTGCCCCAAACCCAACATTCGGTGTCATAGTGTTCCCAACCATCTTCTTCCCAACCATCGTAGTATTCTTCATCCCACAGGTCATCAAGTCGTTCTTGTTCTTCTTCACTCATGTCGTCTGGGTAGATAACATCATCGTATACGCCATCGTCTAGTGAATCTATTTCTACGCTTTCTACATTGTCGGGCCATTCATCGTAGATGTTACAAGCATCAGCACCTGGACCACTGTCAAATGAAAACTCTGGAGGCTCATCGTCTGTAGTGGTTACAGTCCATGCACCCCAACGCCAGCCGGTGATGCGACGGATAACCATGTCATCCTTTTGCCACATTTCGTGTTCTTCAACACTCTTTTTATTTTCTGTTTCAACAAACCATACAGCCATTGTCTTCTCCTAACTAGAAGTTTAATTTTACACTAATACCAGCACGTTTTTCAATTTCTTTTTTCACACCTGTTATGGTATCTCGTAGTTCTATAAATGCACCTACCTTGCCTTGCAGTCCTAACTTTGTAGCGAACTCGTCTACTTGTTTGATACCTGTTTTTGTAATATCAAAATTGTAGTATGTGCCAAAATCAATTTCTCTGTTGCTGTTGCGGAAGTCTACTGTGCGCAATTCTGTGTTTACATTTCCGTCTAGTGTTCTGCCTGTTGGCACACGATATGTAAATTTTGCACTTTCAACTGTAACAGGTTGCGATATTGCAAAACCCAATGTGTGTCCGTCTGCAGGACCAAGTTCATAGCCAACAGTAGCAGTTGAACTGATTACATCTTCTGCGTCAACTAACATGCTGTTGCTTTTATCAAAGTTTACACTGGTATATCCTAATCCAGCCTGTGCATAAAACCCACCATAGCGATAGTTGTAGTTTGCATAAACTGTGGTGCTGTCTTTTGTTGTACCTAGTGTGCCTGAAAGACTGTTGCCTAAATAGTGTCCATCGCTCTTACCAAATCCAATTTCAATGTTGTTGTTTTCGTTGATGGACCACGGAAACGCACCATGCTGATCATGATTCATATAGCCTGCAAAGTAGTTTACTGCACCCATTTGCTCTGCAACACTTGCAGTTCGTGTGTCAATGTCAGCACTAACCATGCTGCTCAAGTCAATGTAGAAGTCACGTTCAAAACTGTCAAGCACCATTACATTTGTAAGTGCTGTAAGTTGTTGTGCTGCAACCCCAATGACATTAGCACCTCCAGATACAGTGCTTACTCCACCATCAGTACGTCCACTTGTTGGAATGCCTGTGGCGCCCACTGGGCGTGTAGCAGCATCCATGTCTAGTATGCCATGCCCATGCAAGTTCTCGTCGTACACATTGTCGCCGTAACTGTTAAGCACTTCTTCTTTGGCAGTGACCAGCACCAACTGTACCAAGTGCTTGCCTTTCATGTGTGGCCACATTTGATGCAATATTGCAATAGCACCACTCACAACAGGTGCTGCCATACTGGTGCCTGTCATGTTGGTGTAGCCGCCACCTGACTTTGTGCTGTCTACCATGTAGCCATCTGCTAGTATGAAAAAGTCTTTTATCTGAGCAGCATCTTTACACACACCATCTACATAGGTTGCACACACTGTGCCTGCTTTGTTGCCATACTGGTTTCCTCTGTCATATGATCCAACAATGATCATTTGTCCATCAAGTATGAGATTACCGTTAGCATCGGTAGCAGTGGCCATTTGATTCATGCCTGCACTATAACTTGTGCCTGCATTGCCTGCAGCCTTTACCAATACCATTTCGTTGCCTAGTGCTGCTTTCCAGTTAACTGCTTCGTTGACTGCACCATTGTAGCCATTGACACCATAGTACCAATGGTCACTGTGCCATACACCGTCACCATCTTGTACAAGACTGTTTTTAAAGTTGGTGTCAAGTCTAGTCTCTGCACTGACATTGATAGCAACTGCACCTAAATTTTTACCCCACTCTGCTGCTCTTTGTGCATTGAAGAAACTGAATGCATAACCATCAGCAACTTTTGCAATAGCAAGTTTAGCATCAAACGCTGCACCATGCATGCCTATGTCATTCTTTTCTGCAGCAACGATACCTGCAACATGAGTGCCGTGATCACTTGCATTGCTAATACCACTACCAGTGTAGTCTATAGTGTGTGCAATGTTGTCATCTAAATCTATGTGTGATGTATCTGCACCTGTGTCAGCAACTACAACTAGACTGCCTTTACCCGTCCAGCCTCTACTGTAAGCAACATCAAAGTTACTTTGTAGCAAATGGTTGTTTCCAAGTCCTGTGGTTTTAAATACACTGTATTCATCTGTGCGATAGTGGTTACGATCTTCAACATAACCTGGTGTGCGTGTGCCCATGTCAGGATGATCGTTGCCAATTACTTCTGTATCAGTTTCGTTCTCCGCATCAGTGCCAGCACTGAGTTCCTCACGCATTAGTTCAAGTTCTTCGTTGCGTTGGCTAGCAACTGGATACTTTGTTACAGGCTCTCTGTAACGCAATGATTGGTTTGTCAGTTCTGTTTCGGTAGTGCCGTCGCTGTAGGTTGTTATTGTGTAAGTATCTGTGGCATACACATGAGTGTGTATTTCGGGTGTAACAAATGTTATAATACGATATGTAACAAGCCAATTGCCTTCTACACGTTCCTCAACTGCAGAGCTTTGTATCTCTTCTGGCAAGTATTCTTTATCCAAGCGCAACCAATATTCCGCTTCTGTGCGTGTTTCTTGGTTTACAATTGTAATAGCTTCTTCTGTAGTTTCTTCCGCAACAGGTTCAGAATCAACAACTTCTTCTACTGGTTGGTCAACAACTTCTTCTACTTCTTCTACAACTGGCTCAGTTGTTTCTTCCTCTTCAACTGGTTCTACATTTTCATCAATTGTTTCATCTACCGGTTGTGGTTCAACTTCTTCAACAATAGGGTCACTTATTTCTACATCAGGATCAGTAGTTTCTTCTACAACTTCTACTTCAGTATCAGGCAATTCCTCTACAATAGGATCCGTTAATTCTTCTACAACTGGATCAGTTTCTTCTACAACTTCTTCTGGTTGTTCCTCTACCTCAAGATCTACTGTTTCTGCTGTTGGATCTGTTTCCTCTACTTCGGTTTGGTATAGTTGTACTTGTGTATTCTCATGGAAGTCATCTATAGAAAAATTTTCATCTGCGCCAATGTCGGCATGATCAATATACCCATTACTTTCCATAAGAACATATTCTTTTATATAATGATATTCTTCGGATGCATCATCGTACTGTCCAGTTTCAACTACTCTAGACCACCATTCTTCTTTGTTATCATAATATAGTTTTTTGTAGCCTTTGAGAATATTGTAAGCACTATCAAGGCTCATAGTAGAACCGTTTACTTCAACTGTGTATTGAGATAGTTCAGAAGAATCTATATTATGATTTGCATTCATCCATTCAAAAACATTCACTATTTCTTGGGCAGTAACCTTTCCGTCTTCACTAACCTGTTGTACCACAGCAGTAAATTCATTTTGGCTCAAATTTGATATATCAAAACCACCAATAGATGTTGGAGTATTGTCTACCACAGGACTTACATTAATTGGAGTAAAAGTATTAGAGCCGTTGTTATTGCCGCCGCCTCCGCCGCCTTGACAGGCTGCAAGAGCAGTTGTACTTGCTAACAAAAATGCTTTGAATGCCCAATTCATATGACTCTCCGTAGTCTTACCTACATTACTAATGTAGCACGGATATACATGTTGTCAACCAATTTTATTTAGATTGTTATGTATTTGTAACTTTATCCCACATACGGTACCTTTCTAACAGTTTTTGATAGTGTTCCCAAGCAGCGAAAAGTTCTGGATATTTGTCTCTCAACAGTTCGTTTTCAAATTCTTCAACCAAGTCGCTGTTGTATGTTATTTCGTAACTGGCTCTTTGTGATAACGTTATAGGGTCAGACAAAGGATCTAACTTGTTATTATACTTGCTTGTGTACTGATAGTCGTCGTCCTCTGTAAAGATGTTTTGTTGCATGGTCCATTTTTTATCGTTGTCCAACTACTTTCTCCCATGCTTGATATTTTACTTGCAACTCTAAAAATTCCCTATACTTTTCTTGTAGTTCAGGATGCTTGTGCATTAGTGTATAATCTGGATTAACATCTTGTACATTTGGCCAATTGTCTGGCCTAGGCATTGATGTGTTAGGGTAAAAACTTTCTGGAGCACCACCAACAATCCAGCGTGGTAAAGAATTGTGAGGAGGATCTCTGTAACGAGCATAAATTATACCATTCATACCTCGTTCATATATGAGAGCCTCCCCAGGAACCAGTGTCTCTTTGTTTTGAGTCACTGCCAATTCGTCTACTCTTTCTTAGCACGTGGCTTGCGTGGTGCACGTGGCTTAGCCGGTGCTTTCTTAGCAGGTGCTTTTTTAGCAGGTTTTTCTGGTTCAGCCTTTGGCTTAACTTTCTGATTACCTGTTAGATATTGTGGTACTGGTTCAGCAGGAACCTTACTTTGGAGCCATTTGAGCAACACCCCATATGCAGGAAGGAACACTACCAATCCTACTACGACCTTAGTAAGGGTATTGTTCTGTGCTACAATGTGCCAGTTTTCACCAATCCATGTTAACTTACCATCTGGTCCTGTTGCACCTGCAAATGCAACAAAGAAGAATGAATAAGTGTCAATGATATTAGCAGCAATAGTACTAATAGCAGGTGCTGCCCACCATGCTTTTGAATACTTTTCACGAATGTGTTGGAACACATACACGTCAAGCATTGTGCCAATAGCATAAGCAGTACCACTTGCAAAACCTACGCGATACGCATGTGAATCGCCAAGTGCAAGCAACACAAGCACTGAAGCAACAATAGCAGGAATAACTGCCATTGCAACAACTGCTCTACCTGCTTCTTTACCAACCATACGCACTGTAAGGTCTGTGGCAACAACTACAATTGGAAATGTAAATGCTGCTGCCGCTAGTGGAAATGATCCAAACAAAGGTAACTCTGCACCTGGGAATAAATCAAATCTAATTGTAACCAAGTAGTTTGACACAGCAATAACTAGCGTGTGTAAAATAACTAGATTACGAACAAGTGTTTTATCAACACCTTCTAGAAGTTTATTGAACATAATGTTCTCCTTTTATTCTCTACTTAAATCAAGTGTACAACAGTGGTGTCCTCCACCAAGTGTACGGCTATGAGCAAATGGCAAAACATAATTGTCAATGCCATTTGCATCAAGTGCCTCTTTTAATCGAGGCACATCATCTATGACCGCCAGGTTAGGACGAATCATAAAGAAGTTAAGCAGGATATAGTTGCTCGCAAAAGCCTCACCTGCATATTGTCTTTGTGGTAAATCTTCGTTACCAAGCCAAATAATCTCCCAATCTTTGAAACAATCTGGTAAATTTATTTTGCTTACTCTATCCTTGTTTACTACAACAAGCCCTTCATTTACTGGGACGAAAGTACTGTCAATGTGTACTCCGCCATAGGTTTTAGTTATTTCTACAGTGTGATTTGGGAACTGTTCCTGCAACCAGGTAGCACCTGCACGGGTTCCACTGACACTTTGTAGATATAAAAGTGTTTGGCCTAGTCTACAAACGTTGGCTGCATCAAAACGCAGCCTCGGGTTGCGAGGAACAGTTATTACATTTTTTGCATTTTCAAGTACATAATTGATATATTTTGTTTCTTGAAGTCTGCAATCATATTGCATGTGGCAGTCTACAACAGTATCGCCTACTATGAGCAATCTATCTCGTGGGCAATAGTTGTACATACCCTGCGTTTGTGCAAAGTTGTTATACTTTGGTCTGTGTACTTCTACACCTTCTTGTTCTAGTATGCTTACAAATCTATCTAAGTCTGCATCTGCTTGAGTAATAACTTCATTGGGATATTCGCCTGGAACGTCAAAATGACAATCATCAGGCTTGTTGGCACCAGCAGCACTGCCTACCACTACACTGTGCAATGGCGACCATTCGTTATGAGTACTAATTTGCATCTAGCAAGCAAACTCTTTTTTAGAAAATAATCATCTTTTACAAGCATTTACAATGTTCATAAACTCGTTGCGAACTGCCGGATCTTCTTTGAAACAACCGCCTAGTTTGCTGGTAACAGTTGATGATCCCACATCTTCAACACCGCGACTCTTAACGCAATAGTGTTGTGCGTCAACAACAACTGCAATGTCGTCTGTGCCTAGAATGTATTGTAGTGCGTGATAAACTTGTTCTGTTAGGCGCTCTTGGATTTGAGGACGTTTAGAAAAGTATTCTACTACACGGTTTAGTTTAGATAGACCTAGTACTTTGTCTTTAGGAATGTATGCGACTGTAGCAATACCATCAATGACAACGAAGTGATGTTCACAGTTTGATTGGACATTGACATTACGCTCAATAACCATCTCATCGTATTTCATCTTGTTGTCTACGGCTGTACACTTTGGAAATGCTTCGTAATCGAGTCCCCAGAAGATTTCGTTAACATACATCTTTGCAACACGCTTGGGTGTTTCGATCAAACTATCGTCAGTTAGATCCAATCCCATAATCTTCATAATCTCGGTAAAATGACTTTCAATTTTCTCAATCTTGTCTTTGCGATTAATACCGTTATCAATAACTGGAGTTTCTACACCGCACTTTACTAGGTGTTTGTGAACTTCGAGACCCAAAACAGGGTCAGTCTTTGTTTTATTATATGCCATATTATTCTCCTTCCTTACACGGATATGTTATTTGTCAAAGTTTGCTACCTTTGTGTAGCATCTATATTTAACCTTATTGTTTTAATTGTAGACGTATTTAGACCAAATGTCAAATTCTTTTATCCCACAGTCGTGAAAAACACAGCCTGTTGGTAAGTGCACCTCTGTTGTATTCTGACCATTTATCTTGAACGTCAATACCAAAGATAACACAATCACTGGCCACTACATCTGTTTGTGCGCACATTTTATCTTGTGCAAATTTGTAACGATAATACAGCCAAAGATTGTTGTATTGTTTAATCAATTGATGTCCTAGGTGTACACTGGTGCTGTTTACATATGGAACGCTGTTGTTTGTGTATGCACTCAGTGTATCGTCAACACTGTGTCTGTTCATGCGTATGCCAATCCTGTGAGTTTCTACAGGAAATACTTTGCTCATACTGGTTGTAACAGTTTGAATGCATTTGTAACTGAGATCAATTGTAAAATTTTTTGTAAGGTTGAGATATGCCATGTCAATCAACACAGGCACACCGAGATTCTCACACTGTGCTAACACACTATCATATTTGTAAGGCACATTTCCTGTGTCGCTGAAAGGTGCGCTTACAACCACAACATCCATGGGACCTACGGGTTCGTCGTCAATCCAGGAAAAGTTGTTGCTGTATATTTCTCTTGCTTGTATTTGATGATAAAAATATTCTCCACGCCACAGTCTTAGACGTCTGTCTCTGTGTTTGTGGTAAAACTTGTCAAATGCTTCTGTGGTTCCGTTGCAGTAACTTAGGTCATTGTAGTCATCTATGCCGCGGAGGTTGTGTCCTGTTGTTGCCCACTGTGCGTAATCATCTAAAAACAATTTTAAGTTTACATCTGGATAGCTTATAGTGTTATTTTTAACAAATTCAACAGTCTCTGGATCATGAACACTCCATGCACCACCAAAAGGTTTGTCTTTTAGGTTAGGCAATGTTTTCATTTAGTATTCCTGTTATTTGGCAAGTGTACTTGGGTTGTCTACCTGCATTGACACTTCCGTGCAGCATGGTATGGTCAAAAATCAAATAGTCACCTGCAACCCAATTTGTTACAGGAGTATCTTCTACATCCATAAAATGCCCTGGCTTCCAATCCTCTAAAAAAAAATTGTAACGTCGTATTTTACTTATGTCTGTAATGTTGTACTGATCCATAAAGTAAGTGTAAGTGTCGTAGTGTAGTGGAATAAAGTTTCCAGGCTGTTGTTCAATACAACTGCAACTGTAAATATCAAAATTTGCATCAGCAAATGAACGTATGTAATTTGGTGCATAGCCAAATATTTGTTTGTGACGTGTATTTGTTTCTGTATAAAAATTATCTAGCGGCGTTCCTACCATGTCTTTCCAGTTTAAGTCCATGATTGGAATAAATTTTTTTGCTGGTAAATGATAGATCATTCGTGTCCTGTTACCTGTAGAGTGTATCTTGGTTCAAGTCCAATGTTAGCAGCCATGTGTTCAACATCTCCTCTCCACCAAATGTAATCGCCGCGCTTCCAACTAACAATCGGATTGCCTGCTATTTCAAAATAATGTCCTGATTTCCAATTTTCTAAGAACACTATAATACGTTGAATTTGATTTACTTCTACATCAAATAGTTGTCTGTATTTTTTATAAGTGTCTCTGTGTGTGGGTAAAACTACGCCTGTAGGCATTCTATAAAAACTAGTGCCTGTATTTTTAAGTCCGTATATGTTTTTCAACATTTGCACTAGATCGTTTGTATAACCTGTTTGTGGTTTACGCATATCACATAGATCACCTACAAAAGGCGGAGTGTAGCCTTGTACTGTCCACGTATCTATATCTTGGGAATTATTAAAGGGCTCAGACTGATAATCAAGGTCTATGTGACTATCGTCCCAAAAAGGATCTATATAGCCTATGTGCCAGTTACTATCGTGTGTTGCCATAATGTATTACCTTACTTGCTTCGCTGTTAAATTTACGCCATGGATCTACCACAATGCTATCCATTGGTATTGTACAATACAAACTGTCTGTGTTACTGTCTTGGTGCATGTATTTGTAGGTTGTGCTTGCACTATGTGCTAATAACATTACACAAGATTGTTTAGGTTCATTATTGTCTCCAGTCAATGGATCAATGTATGTTACACTTTTGCCCATTTCCTCAACATAATGACCGATCAATAAACTATAACTTCCATCAATGTATTCTACACCAGGCTTGTATGCTTTGCCATGTATATAAATTTCCATTGCATTTTCGTCTGCAAGTTTTACTAACAGTTTAGCAAGGTTGTGTGCTTGCTTTTCTCTTGCATTCATTATAGCGTCAAATAAATCATATCCTAAATCTAATTCTTGTGCCATGTAGCGCAAGGCAATATTGTCACGCGGATGGCAAGCACCACCATCACCCATCCCTGCAGTCATATACTGCGGGCCCATGATCCGTTTGGTTGACTCTGCTAGTGCCTGGGTAACCACATCAACATTGATATTGCCCTGCTTTACTGCCACATCCTGTATCATGTTTGCCAGTCCAATTTTGGTACTGATAAATGTGTTGTAAAACACTTTGATACATTCGCATTCGTCCCAAGTACCAACAACATACCTGGGATCATTTTCAATTACTGTTTTATAAAAGTCTACTAATAGTTGTGCATCACCTGTGGTAGTGCCATCTTCAGTACCAACCATTACCATTTCAGGATTTAAAAAGTCCCATGCAACACTGCCCATAGCAATCAAGTATGGGTTGTATGCAAAACGTGTGTTTGTTATCAGTGGAACAAATTCTCTGCGAACTGTGCCCGGAAGCACTGTAGAGATAAGCACAATCATTTGTGCATTGTGCATGTGTTCGTTACACTCACGCAATACTTGTTTTACAATGTCGTAGTTAAAATCTTTAGGTTCAAGATGTGCAGTAGGCACACGACCATCATAACTTGCTTCATGCGGAGTTGGCACTGCTACAAAAACAATCTTAGAAAACTCAACTGCTTGTTTGATAGTGTCTACGATGTTTACATATTCACTTGAAACTGGTGCAACATCGTAACCTTTGACACTGTGTCCTTTTTTTGCCATTTCCTCTGCACATGGCATTCCAAGTTTTCCGCAACCTATAAAAGCAATATTCATTGTGATGTGTACCATTTGTATGCAGTACGGATTATACTGTCTAAATCGTGATTTGCTTTCCATTTTAGGATGGTGTTGGCTGCAACAGTATCTGCTACAAGTGTACCAGGATCTCCTGGTCTAGGATCACCAAATTTTAGATCTACTGAGAGAGGAGTAACACGGTTAATACTGTCAATAATCTCGAGATTGCTGTAGCCTCTTTCGCCACCTAAATTGAAAGTGTGTGCACCATTAGTCGTTTCTAACAGTTCAATACTATTTAGCACACCACGTGCCACATCCTCAACATGCACATAATCACGCACACAAGTTCCATCTGGCGTATCAAAGTTGTTACCAAACAGTGTAAAATCTTTGCCAGCCATGGTGCGCTCTATGGCTTTTGCAATGATGTGAGTTGCATTGGGTTCTTGACCAAACTCGCCCTCAGGATCTGCACCTGCAACATTAAAGAAACGCAAACTTACACTGTTGAAATTGTATGCATGTGCGTAATCATTGAGTATGATTTCCATCATGCGTTTACTCCAACCATATGGGTTGCAAGGAGTATGAGGCATGTTTTCTGCACAAACATCTTCTTCTGGTTCACCGTAACAGGCTGCACTACTAGCAAACACAAATTTATCAATGCCTTTGTTGCGCACACTATCCAAGAGGTCAAGTGTTTGTGCAATGTTGTTTTGATAGTAAGGTGCAGGATCTATCACACTTGGTCCAACAAGACTGGTAGCACCTATGTGTACAACTGCATCTACACCATTAAACATATCATCACTGATATCACCATATGAGGTAAGTTGTACTTTGTCAAGGTAATTGTGTTTAATGTGTCTACGGTCAATTGCCACAACTTCGTACAGCAGACTTTTTAACATTTTGCAGACAGCAGAGCCAATGTATCCACCGGCTCCTGTTACCATTACTCTCTGTGCTGTCATGCTGTTGGATCCTTGTTGTATTTTGATTCTGCTACATGGTCTCTGTAACGATTACCACTGCGCTTCCATTTTTCACCTTTGCCTTCCATGATATCAAGCATACGATCAATGGTACCATCAGTCCAGTCACTGATCTTGCCCATGTTGTGACTGGGTGCTTCAAGTGCATTTAACACTTTGTCCATAGCATCACTCTTGTTCCATGGCACATACAATCTAGTGTAATCGTTTGCAAATGTTTCTGGAAAACTGCGATATGCAGGATATACAACATTACATCCAAGTGCATCTGCTTCGCTAACAGTGTTGCTGACCCAGTCTTGTAACGCACAGTTAAACATAACCTTACTGTCGTTTACAATGTTGTAGTAGTCATTTTTCTGCAGATCTTTGTAGATTGTTAGCAGTCCGTGCTTTTCCATTTCTAAAGCACGATCCAAATAACGTTGATTGTTACTGCGTAATGGACCGCCACTGAGTACTGCACACTCAATGTTTGGATTTACATTGCGTATCATCTGGATCAAGTCCATGTAGAAGTCTGGCTGTTTCTCTTGATCAAAACGTGCTGCAAATACAATTCTGTCTGCACGTTCACTCCAAGGCTTGATGTTGTTTCCAACACGCCCTTGCACTTCTGCCTTGCCAAAACTCAATCCACTGATGTTGTAGATAGGTGCAGTCCAATTTGCAATACGCATGTGTGCTACCATTTCTTCGTTAGTAGCAAGAATATTTACATTAGGAATCTCGTTACACATCTGCTCATACAAGCTCATCCACTTGCTCATACCCCATACATGCACAAAGTCATCTGGATCAACTGCTTGTGCTAAACAGCGCAAGTAGATTGTAGGACGTTGTGTGTATGGAATCTGACACATGATGTAAGGCAAACTTTCAATGCCAGGTTGGAACATGTCTTCAAAGAAAACAACATCCTGTCCAGAACATTCACCGTTGCGCATCATTTGTACAAGATTCATAAGTTGACTCATGCCAAAGTATGAACGTCCATGTGCGTCAAGTACTTGTCCTACGCTGATGCTTTTGGTGTTGTCAATGGTTTCACCAGGCACTACAACATAGTCTATGCCGCGACGTTTAAAGACTTCTTCACTCCACTGTTGTAATTGTAGTGTGTAGCGTCCTTCGTACGGCTCAAGCCCCATGTAAAATAGTTTACGCATATTGTCTCCTAACGTACAAAGATGTTGCGTCCGCTACGCTTTGCATCGCGCATCCAATTGTTGCTGATGCGTGTACCGCTTTTAAACGCAACGTAGGTAGCATAGTTTGGATCATCTTTGTTGTACAATGCTGCTTCATCGTAAGCATGACCAAACACTTTACAAAAGCGTAGGTAATCGTCAAGATCATCAAACACTTTGCGATAAGCGTCGCGGTTAAATTTTGTACTCATTTTCTTTCCTTTAGTTTTTTACGTTATAGCGAACAATGCAGCCGTTTTCATTGTCTTCGCTAACTTCAATGTGAATTTCACGGCTAGGATATTTGTTGTTGATGTGTTCAAACATTTCGTCTGCAATCATTTCACAACTCTTATAGTCCAGTGTCATTACATCTTCACTGAACAATCTCTGTAACCAACGTGAGAACTGAATAAATTCAATTTCTCTATCGTTGTGGAACACTTCAATTGATACCTTGAAGTGAAACATGTGTCTGTGTGGATAACCGAGAAAACTTACGTCATCCCAATCACCAGTTGCTAACTTTGGATCATCCAAGGCAGCAGGATACTTGTGTATACCTTCTTTCTGGAATGTGACCCAAATCATACGTTTGCTTGTTGACTGTGTGTGCTGTTGTACAGCCGCTTGTCTCATCATGTCTAGTGTTGCATTATCAATATCTTCAGACATATCACCAATCCCATATCTGTGCGTAGTAACCTTTACCATTGGTGTCGCCGCCATCGTTATAGACTTCACCGTCTTTGTAGCCTACTAACTCAAGTACATTGTCACTGTTTGGTATTTGTGTAGTATAAAACTCTAATGCAGTGATGTCAAGTTCTTCTCCATCAGTTTCAATTGGGTATACACCAAACGCACCTTTTTCACTGCTACAACCAAAGAAAACATAAGGAGTTGGAATCTCGCCGTTGTCCATAGGCTTTGGTTCGCCTTCCTCACCTTCGGTGTCATCCTCATCATAGAAACCATTTGGATATAGTACTTCGTCAAGATCAAGTACATGTTCGGTAAGTTTTGGATTGTACTTTTGTTTGAACTCATTCCACTCCATGGCGCTTACTAGATCGTTAAGAATTTCTGCACCATAATCATAACCAGATACTTCTTCAATGCTGATGTATGCACTGTCTGAATTTGCTCCATACACATGTTCGATATCATCTAATTCGTTCCAATGTCCTAACCAGCGTGGGTCTTCGTCATCGTAGATAGGATTATCATCATTTTCTTCGTATGGATCCCACATAGCATGTGCAATAATCTGTTCTTCTTCAAAAGGCATCCAGAAGTCGTATTGCTCTTCTGTGAGACGTCCTAACACAATTTCACTGCCATAGCCGTGAATTGTTACTTTAAAGAATCTTTTAGACATTGCTATCTCTTTTCTGTTTTTCTAGCATATAGTCACTGTAACCTAGTTTTTTGATGCGTTTCTCAAACTGGATATCGCTTTCGATTACCTTGTCTTGTGTGTATTTAGACCACGGCGTAAACACCTTAGTATTTTGTAAGTCGTGTAAACGATGTGTCCACACACCTGCATTTGTTGCACTAAAGTCTTTGTCATCTACTTTGATACAGGCATTGTAGTTGAACAATTTGATGTATGGCACTTTTACACTGATCATGCTGATAAAATTATCATGTTCATCATAACAACCTTCAAGCACCCATTCACTGTGAATCACATCAAAGTCCAATGTTACCATGAAGCTTCTGTATAACTTGTTATTTAGAACAGCACGAATAAGAATATCCCAGTCATCGCTGGGTTCAAAACTTTGATTCGCGCCTAAGTAGATATGATCGCATTTGTGTTTTTGTGCAGTGCGCACAATCTCATCTGCGTCTTGTATGCCCACAACAAACAGTGTGCGCATGCCATATGCAGGAGTATGCTCAATTTCGTTGCCTACAAAGAAAGCAACACCGTCGTGCCCATCACGTTGCATCAGTGAGTCTGCCTGATGTCGTAAATGTTTTCTTCTTCTGGGCTAGATTCAAATGCTTTGTATGCATTTCTTAAATCTTCTAATTCGTCACGAATGCTAAGTTTAAGTTTTTTTAGTTCTTTGAGCTTTTGATCTTTTTCTGCATTGTATTGATTTTTGAGTTCGCCCTCAATTTTGTCTGTGCTTTTGCTCAATCGTTTGTGTCTGTCTTCTAGATACAGGATACGATCTTCTAAATCCATTTCACACCTCTGTGAATAAGTTGTTAAACTGTGTAGTGGCGTTCTGGGTTTTCTTGCCCTTAAAGCCTCTGGTTCCTATTATGTCCATAAAGTATATACTATTACCAGCAATTATGTCAAGTGATTTTTCCTTGGTTGGAGCACTAAAAATATCATTTACAATGTCACGGAAACGTTGTGTGTTTGACCATAACATAGCGGGCATAACACCAGCATCATACTGTCTGTTTGCTTCTTGCACTGCGTTGATGTGCGTCCAAACATTATGACCCATTAACAGTGCATAACTGAAACTGTCCCATGAAGTTTTACCTTCCTTGCCAATCTTGTTCAGCATGCCTGGACCATAATGACAGATGTCCATCATGCGCATGTGTTCACTGATTGGACTGTCCTCCCATATGGTGTGTATGCCATCTGCTGTTACACCATCTTTGTACAGTCTTGTATCGTTAAAATACTTTTTGTCATCAGCAGTTGGGTTCATGCGATATACCCACTTCTGATCATGTGGTGTAACCACATTGGTGTACACTTGCCCATTTGCCGTAGCAAGGAAAGGACTAGCACAATCAAAACTGATTGTTAGTGTAGGATTGTAGTTTGCTCTTACTGCACGTTGTACATCTGTGAGCAGTGTTGCCCACTCTAGTTTACTGGTGCCTAAGAAGTGCATCCAGTCATGCTTGCCGCTTTGTAGCAGTCCATCGTAGTGCAAGTGTACAATGCGTTCCAGTATGAGATGAATGTCACACATGTTCTGACCACCCATGCCCCATCCATCAAAGTGGTTGGTTGGATACTGTGTATCATCACAGTAGTGTTTTACGTGATCATACCATTCGTGTGCATTTTGATGATTGTCACCTTGTAACACATTGAGGAATCGTGTTCCACCATTTTCTTTGCCTTTGCGATTGGCAATAAAATATTCGTTGTTGAACTTGGTTGCTTCTACTGCTTCGTGCACCTGTGTTATGCAACTGTTGCGACTTGCTTTCTCATCATGCACAACCCAACTTGGTATATCAAGTGCCATGCTGTAATTAAAGTAACTGTCCAGCCAAGTCAACACTTGTTTACGTTTTTTATTAGCATTAGGACAGCCACTGCCTGCACGCCAGTCACCTTCCCAAACACCCTTAGCAATTTGGAATCCTCCACTGTCACCAACCAAGATGTTGTCTGGTCTGTTCATGCCTTTGGTGTCACGCACCATGTCTTCTTTTGGACTGTGTCGTGTTGTGTCTAAGTCAGCATGCCCTGCACTGTACAACGACCATTTGTATTGAAACACACCTTTGTCACTGAGCCAGTTCATTGCTTCAAGTGCGGTGCCTTGCAAGTGCTTTGGAATACGATTTTGATCTACATACTGATCAAAACGTTGCTTGCCAACATAGGTGCTGTAAAAACTGCTCAATGCTGGCAGGAATACTGCATAATCAGATTGTGATTTTGTTAGATTCTTGTTCATTTATTTGTTGTAATAACCAATAGGTTTGGTGGTCATAACTTTCATAGTAGTATTTTACATTGTGTAGATCAACATTGTCAATAATCCAGTCTTGCCACTGTTTTCTTATGTTGTTTACAGGATCTTTGGTGTAGTTGATTGGATCATGTAACCATTTTTCTGTTGGCATGGTTGTGTCTGTCCATCTACATATCTTCTCCCATACACTGTGTGTATCATCATGTTTGAAGAAAGTAATGCTGTTGTGATCAAACGGGGTATAAAAATACTGTTGTACCTCTGTGTGATCGTCAAATACAACTCTGTCTTGTATCAGTTTCAGAACTGGTTCACATTTCATATCTTCGTCATGAGTATGATATGTGTTAAAGTATTCACTGATACCTGCTATCCAGCGTTTTATTGGATCTCGCAGTAAACATATTACATGTACATTCTTTTTAATGTGTTCGTTGTGTATTACAGTCCAACCTCTTTCACCTTCAAGCCAGGAACGCCAGTAACTGCTACTACATTTTGGAATACATAGAATTGCAAGCTGACCACAAGGACTTAATATGTGTTGTCCTCGTGGATGCCCTTTGTGTTCCCACCAATTCCAATTCTGGATATCTTCAAAGTTCATTTGCTTTGTGCAGGAAGCAAGTAACGATAAACAGCAAGTCCACTGTCTACAGTGATTTCGCCTACACCGTCATCGCTGAACTTAATGCGTGTTTCACCCGATAAGCCAAGGATTTTTGATACTTGTTCAACAGGCCATGCCCAAGCACGTTGTAGTTGTCCACCTACATCATGTTGGAACACAAAGTTACCAGCGTGTGTGCTTTGATCACCAAAGTAAAACTTGAGATCTGCACCATCTGTTTTAGCGATGAATGTTGTTTCGTCGCTGTTGGCACTGATCATAAACTTGAAACGTTGTACACTGGCAACACTTGGTTCAAAGTCAACACCCCATGGTACGCTTTTCATTGTAACACTTTTGAGTTTGTCATTGACAATTTCGCTAGCCATAAAGCGATAGTCGTTTACAAAGTCTCCGTTTGCATTTTCAAAGTGAATACCAACTGGCACAGTTGCACCATTGCGTTCTTGTGTGTTGATAGTTATGTTTGCATTTTCTTGGTACTCAGGTATCTTGAGGATGATGCTCAATTTGTCTAAGTTGGGCATACCAAACGTACCAATAAAGTCTGCTACAGGAGCATGTGTTTCTGCTTGTAGAATAACACTACGATCTTCTGCAAGTCCTTCAATTTTTGTTGATTTGTCGTCACCTGTAACTTTAACTAGGTCAATAAAGCCAAGGTTGTGCGTGTGCTGAACAATGTCAAGTAAGTAATCTTTCATTGATGAGTCCTTTTATTGAGTTATGTATATTGTATTTAGAAAATGTGTAGAAGTCAATAAAATTATTTTACATTCTCTACCATTGGTGCACTGGTTTTGTTGCTGGTCAGTTCACCTTCTTTCTGCAGTATTGCATATTGCCATAGTCCGTTTATTGTTTCTGTGGTTACAACATTCCAGCCTATGCTGTATGCTTTCCCAACTAACAGTTCTTTGGTACTATAAAATCGCAAACCTTCTAGTGTGTGTTCTAAACTTGATCTTTGGTCGCAGTCGTTGTATGTTACAAGCATCTTTCCACCTGGCAGTGTTAGTTTGTAAAATTTTTGTAAAATGTCGCCTTGTTCATCAAGTGGAATATATTCAAATTGGTTAATACAGACCGTCAATCCTAATGATGGAGGCAATCCTTTAACATTTTTATATAATCTCAATCTATTATTAAAATAAAAATTATCTATGTTTGCTTTAATTCTACTAACACTTGTATCGTTATTGGTAATAACGTACAAAGGTTCGCAAGCAATCATAGTTTGTACATACAAGTTGTCTATTGGATTTAACACACAACCTGCAAATCTCCAATCACTGTTTCTCTGTATAGCAGATTTTATAAGTTCAATAAATTCTGGATTTATATTGTTGTTTCTTGAGTCAAGTAAATCTTGATCAACAGTTTGGGCTGAATACCTAATATAATCATGCTGTAGTATATTGCGTTCCTTATTGTATACTACTTTGTTAATCTGTTGTTTTACATTGGTAACTGTATCGTAATATTCTACAAGTAAATTTTCAATTTGATTATTGATGTCAACAAGTTTGTCAAAATTGCCACGATTTTTAAACAGTTTTCTATAATGATCAACAACTTCTTTTTCATATTGCAATGTTTTGATTACATCTAGTGAATGATCTCCAAGATCTGCAAACTTGGTTTTGATTAGACTGAGTTGATTTAGTTTGTCTGCCAAGCTCATATTACTGCTCCTACAGTATTTATGTGCCCATATTACTCAAAACTAAAAAGTGTATCAAATGTGTTTGTGGTGTTTGTGTTTGCTTTAAGATCCCATTCTAGCACACCCAACAAGTTGCTGATCTTTTGATCAACAATTGTTTCCTCCATTAGTGCATCATCAAATGGCAGTTCTTTAAACCAATCTGGCAAGTGTGTAGCATCTGTTGGATATCCAATTGAGGTCCATCCTAGAGGGTTTGACTTGAGTTTACACACAATGGTTTTCATGCCATCAATGATAGGTTCGCTGTATTTGTCGCTGTTCATGCGCTTGAGTGTGTTCCAGTTCATACCTGCTCTCACATGTCCTGGCATGTTTGCTTTGCCTTCGCGTTCTTCACGCTTGGTATACATGGTTAGGTTGTTTACACGTTTGGGCGTGCCTTTTTCCCAACCTGGACGTTCATGAAATTCTATCTTAAACTCTTTGATGCGTTCAATCACATGTTCAGGACCTGATCCTGTTAGTACATCTAACAACAATGAACTCATAAAGTCTTGCATCACTTTTGGTGTGTCACTGCGCTTTAAGTCCAAACCCATTGCTTTTACTTTTCCGGGTTTGCCATCTGTGTCTGTGCGGAATCCTTCTGTGTCAATCACTAGACACGCATAGCGTTTCTTTGTGATGTACAGTCCTTTGGTAGCAACAATCTCTCTAGCACTGGCAATGATCTCACCTAAGTGCCTTGGACAGTGATGCGCACGTTCCATGAATGCAGGATAAGTTTCGTTGACTGCTTCGCCCAGTTGATCATACAGTGCAATGCATTCATCCTTGCCCCATTTCATTTTGCCGCTTTCAACTTGATCTTTGATCACAGGCCATGCACTAAAATACACACTGTCTGTATCACCATAGATTACACACTTGCCCACATGATCATATTCTTCTGTGAGAAGTTCGTTGCACTTGGCACTCATGTGCTTGGCAATGCTTCGTCCTGTTAGTGTGGTTGATTGCCCAATACGTTTGTCAAAGAATCTACAACCAGGATTAAGAATAGCACCATACAAACTGTTCAAGTTAATCTTCTTAACCAGCTGTCGTTTATCCCAGTATACAAATGCATCGTTGTCTACACCTTGTGCTTCTCTGGCATTCTTTTGTAGCACTTTGCGTTCTGCATACCATTGTTCTAGAAGTCCTGGTATGATACCTTTTTTCTCATATGTAAAGATTGTACCGTTTGCACTCAGTGTCCATGGCTGGTTACTGTCAAACACCAGTCGCCAAACATCATATGCACTGCACACATCCTCGCCACCGCTTTCCCAATCGATTGTGATCTCTGTGCCGCGTTCCATGTTCATAACAGCAAGGTATTCTTTTGAACCAAACTGTCCCTCCCATGCATCAGCAAATGATTTCTTTTGATCCATTAGTTGACGTATGCTGTTCTCAGTCATTGTAGGTCGTAGTTGTCCTACAACAGTTTCTGGACCCATGTTCAGCGCACGAATCACACTAGGATACAGACTGTTCAAGTCCATTGAACCAATCCAGTCGTGCAGTCCTTTTTTAGGATACGCAACATACGCACCTGCAGCCGCAGTGTCACCTTCGTGCTGTTTTCTGTTTGGAACAATCATGCCTTGTTCATGTGCAAAGTTTATGATTGCTTGTTCGGTGAGTGCAACTGCGCCCATGGTTGTAGGCAGTAGCACAGTGTTTTCATGTGCTAACACATTAGCCAAGTCAATAAACTTTAGTTTCTCATCTAACTTGTGTAGCAGTAGTGTGTCTTGTCTGTTGTAGTCTATAAACTTTTCAAAGTCTTGATTGTACAGTTGATCCAGTGTGCCTTCGTATGCTACTTTACGTTCACCAAGTTCATGCTCGCCTATGGCATCCAAACTGTAACTGTGACGCTCTTCATATGTGTACTTGCGATACAGTTGCATATAATCTAAATGCTGACGTCCACACAAATCAAACGTGATGTTTTCTGCACCAAAACGTTCAAATGTGCGTTTGCGTGGAGTCTGTCCAAACAAACAAAATTTACGTGTATCGTCTTTGCTGAGAACTCTTGTTACACGATTAACAGTGTAAGGAATATCATATCCTTCACTGTTCCAACCACTGAGTATGTCTGCATCCTCAATGATGTCCAAGAACACTTTGAGCATTTCTGCTTCACTGTCAAACAGGTATGTGTTGTCAAATTTTGAACACAGTTCTTTGGCAGTTTCCATAGTCATACCACTGGGAGGTATTGCAAGTGTTACCAGTTGATCTACCCAGTCCATGTACAAACTGATTGCTGTGATTGCATTAAATGGATCGTCTGTTGGCGAATATCCTCTGATCTTGTCAAAGTCAACTTCAATATCAAAGAACACTGTTTGCAGCACAGGTGCTTCTGCACCCATGTAGTTTTCAGCAAGACAACGGAATACAGGATTGATATCACTTTCCCAGAGTCCGCTTTTGCCTTGTAACTTTAGTTCTTTTTGAAACTCTTTGCCGTTACGTGTGCTGAATCTACTTACAGGATTTCCATATATGGTTTTGAACTTGCCACGTGGATCGTCATAGTAGAACACATAGTTTGCAGGATATTCACGATACTCGCGCCGACCTTTTACACGTTCTACAACATGTATTCTGTCGTTGTCTCTGTCAAACCATGCATCTACATAACTCATTGAAATAGTCCTATTATGTATATTAATGTTAACAGAATGTTAGTCCAAAGTAAACTACTTTCTCGCCATAGAAATGCAACACTTATCCATAGACCATTTGCAACTATAAATGCCCAATGATGCCAATGCCATTCTGGTACAAAACTTGCTAGGCAGGCAGCACCAACAAGTGCTACTGTTGCTAACCAAGCAAACCATTGATAGGGTTTTTTGACTACCACCACTGTGCTGCTACTCCATAACCAAATACATTTATGCAAGCAAAGTATGACGTGAGAAGCATGATCCATGCAGCTCCTCTACGCCAACTTGCATACATTTGGGTTATACTTCCGATAAAAAACCCTGGATAAACAATCAACATGTTAGGATTGTCTGCATTTATGGCCAATGTGAGACTAGCACCTACAGTGAACACAAAACTAACAAGTTCAAATACAAACGCTATTCTATCACTGGTATAACTGTTTATCCAGAATTGTTTTACTGAAGACATTTAGATTTTGCCAACTGTGCTCAGAATGTTTTCCAATACAGCATAGTCATCTGATGTGCGTTCAAAGTCTGCTTTGTATGCTGTGCGCACTGCTTTCTTAAGCACTGCAGGTTTGATTTGCATTTCTTCCGCAATGGCTTTGATTGTGTCGTTGAGTCCTTCGTTTAAGTCATCCACTTCTTGCATCACTGTAAGGCCTTCATTGACCAATTGAGTGAGTTTCGCTTTTTCCTCACTGTTGAATACACGATCCATGTGTGTCTCCTTTTTAATATAGTGCTATTGTATATGGGTTGTAGATTTTTGTCAAGCCTAAAGATGTTGTATAATTTCAACTTTTAGATCACTGCTACCTTTTATTAGTCTGTGATAAACATGTTTAGGAATAAAGTATTCTTTGCCTGGTACCAGTGACATAGGCAAACGATTGTCTAATTGTAGACGCCAGCCTGCACCTTCAAGCACTTGTACTGTACGATCTTCAGCATCACGATGCCAGCAAAGTTCACTTTCGTCTGCGTCTTTGTTAAATGTTCTATGCTTGATATTAGGTGCGACAGATGTTTCTTGGTAGGGTCTTACCACCATTGTCCGCCTTTAACTCCTAGACTTTTGTAACGTGGTGTACGACACGCCCAATAGCCTGCTTTGGTTTTGTCTTTTTTGTTTTTGCAATCATGACGTGCTACAAAACTTTTAACTGCACCAGGGTTGTTTGCTTTGGTTTTAAGACCAGTTGTGTCACCCCAAGACACTTTGATTACATTGCCTTTTTTGTTTTTGGTGTACACATAATACTTTTTAGGTCCACCGCGCTTGGGTGAGTTTAGTTTTACCTTTTTGCCCTGATACTCTGCTTCGTCAACAACTTGTTCGCCAAGTCCACGTTTTCTCTTATTGACATAGTAGTTACTACCTTTGCCATATCCATGACGCCATGCTATGGAACGTAATTCATCATCTGGAATGTCCTTGAACTTTGAAGCAAACTCTTCGTCACTCATTTCAGCATTGCGTTGCTTGCTTTTAATAACAATAGATGGCATTCCACCTTCAACCAGTCCCATTTCTTTTGCAATTTTGTAACGCAATTGGTCAGCATCGCCTGGTGACATTTTAGCACTGCCTCTGCGACGTGCTTCGTTATCAATTTTACTTGCGTTTGCTCTGCCTAATTTTTCAAGGTCACCAAAGCCTAGTCTACCTTCTGTAAGGTCTTCAATAGGAACATCCAATGGCACTATTTCGCCATCTATCTCGACACATTCGCCAATGTCTGTGTCTAGCATTTCTCTGTCAAACCAATCCATGTCAATGTCTTCACGCATTTCACGCACTGCTCTATAGAACATTGTAAATGCTTCACTGCCTGGACGAAACATACATTCTGTGAAAGGAACACCACGTTTGATGTGTTCTGCAATTGCGTTGTCTACTACTTCACTGATGTTAAATTCACTAAGTCTCATTGGTTTGCTCCTATAGTGTATTTATTTGTATTATCACTCTCTTCGTCCTTTGTTTTATATGCCCATTCATCAGTGTGTCCTACACTCCATTTAGGAGTATTTTCAACTGTGTAGTTTTGAGTGCATACTTTAAAGTCAGGTAGTTTACGTTCGGGATGAACAAGGCTTTGGTCTGTAAATATTACTCTATTATTAGGTTGTGCTGCAAATTGACCGTTTTCTAATTTAATAAAGTTAAATGATTTATGTTCTGGATCGTGTTCTGAGAAGTTTGTATTTAATGTACTGTTATCTCTATGACAAGTATCTAGCGTGAACATGTATTCGCCTTTGTGCATATTTTTATCTTTGCCAAAGAATTCACAATCACTTAATATTGGCTTTTTAATTATGGTAATATCATAATCAAAGCAATCCCATATTTGTAAATGATCTAATGGTAATTGATTATCCTTATCATAATCTTCTTTCCATACAAATGCACTTAATGGTAATTTATCATACAATGCACCATATTCAGTTAACAGTGTTTCGATGTATAATGCTTTTGATTGTATGCTTCTAATTGAGATCCAAATACCAGGAGTAAGTTCCCCGTGACCTTTTTGATGGTCATAAAGATATTCTTTCTTTACATAAACTTCAACGGGTGGTAGATTATGAACTAGAAATGCCATACTGCTCCTTGTTAATTATAGTAGTATTTATTAAAACCTAGTAGATATTGTAGGTTTCGTTTTCAACGAGTAGGATGTCAAAGTTAGCACCGAACTTGTGTACAAAGGTATGATCGCTGATGTATCCGCCAGCAACCATCATAGGTAAGTGTTAGTGTTTTCTATTAGCCATTATACTTGTGTCAATCCATATCTTGCGGCAAAACTATTGTGTAGGCTTGCCATTTCGTCTGCTGTAAGTGCTCTACGGAATATCAACACCACGCCCATAGCGCCTGTTGAATCACCATCAGATGCCCAGTTTGATTTACCAATGTAGTTTGAGTTTCTGCTCACATTGGTAGGAACTTCTGTGTAGCCTGTTTCAGTACCTTCTAACTCGCCATTCACATACAATCTACCATCTGTGCCGTTGATGCTAACACCATAACTGGCAAAAGTTGAGTTTTGAATAGCACTGGCAACTTCAACAAATGTGCCTGGTGTTGATCCATTGTATAGTTGATAAAAGAAAGTATCAGTTGAACTTTTGCGTCCTACAATAATATTGTCGTCTGCTTGTCCTTGCCCCAAGTCAATAATGCGTTCGTAATGTGATGCTGTGCCAAAGTTCCAAATAGCAAATAAGCCAAAGCCACTGGCAAAACTATTAGAGAAGCCTGTGGGCAGTGTTGCGTGGTCGCCACCGGCAAGTGTGAAGTTGGCATCTGCTCCACTATTCCAAGTAGGTGATCCAACCAGTGTGGCATCAAAGTTGTTGCCGCTCAAGTCACTCCAAGTCGAACCTGTGCCTGGATAACTCGCAGTTGATCCTGCGTCAAGATACACAAACGCATCATCCAATATGCTGTCAGCAATGCTAACACTGGCACCCAAGAAAGGACGCCCTGGAACAAGACTGCCTGTGTTTTCATCGTCATCTGCGTTATAGTCATTACCTTCGTATGGATTTGCCAATAGTGTCTTGTCGTAGGTATTGCCTTGTCTGTAATAGTTGGCTGTAGTATCCCCTGCGGCTAAACCTGATCGCTTGGCTTCTGCGATTGCCATCTTTTGATCTGCTCTTACTTCTTTGGTATTAGTAGCAGGATTGCGTCTTGGACGGCATATGATTTTATCACCTGTTGTGATACCGTTGGCGGCAAAGGTAGTGGTATCTCCTCCGCCACTGTTCTTGCTTGGATCTCTTTCAAGTGTGAGTTGTCCATACATTGATGTAGTAAGATCGCCGCCGCTGTTTAGTTCCAGTGCGTGAATGTCTGTGCGAAGATTACTCCAAGTCTCACTGTCATCAATTACGATATCGTGTAGTGTGCCTGTGAGTCCTTTAACTGTTAGAGTAATGTTAGCCATTGTTTATTCCTTAACTATCTTTGTCGTAATCTTCTTTCCATACAAATGCACTTATGGGCAGTTTGTCGTAAAGAGCACCATATTCAGTAAGAAGTGTTTCTATGTATAATGCTTTAGCTTGTATGCTTCTAATTGAGATCCAAATACCAGGAGTGAGTTCGCCATGGCCTTTCTGATGATCATAAAGATATTCCTTCTTTACATAAACTTCAATTGGTGGTAAATTGTGAACTAAAAAGGCCATTATTTTGTTTCAACCTTATCCCAATGTGTATAAAAGGGTTGATCTTCAAATGTAGGGCACATTCTGCATATACTGTGTGGCTTTGCATAGTTGTCTATCCAAGCCTGTATGTCACTGTCGCTGTCTTCTATGCCAACGCCATTGTAATCCAAGTATGGTTTCCAATCTGGATCATTTATCAGAAAGTGATCACCTAACACCTGTTCTAACAGTGCAACACTGCTACACTTGTATAACCTACCTTTATACAACAATGGACAGTAGGTTTGTGAACATTGCTTGTGTGCTTCAACAGGATCATTATCATAGGGCTTCATATCATAATAACTAGTGCCACGCCAAGAACGTGTGAATCTATTGCAGCGATCTATTGTAAACACCAATTGATAATCATTGTTGCGATACTGTTCAAAGTCATCTTCTATTTGCACAGGTTCCCATGCAACATTATCCATTACATCTTTTATAGCATTGTGTATGTATTCTTCATTGGGCTGATGCACACTAAACTTTAAATGAACACTGCCCATGTCTTTGATAAAATCTATAAAGTTAGGCCAGCGATGCCACTGTGTTGCGTTGGTTACTAGCATCACACTCTTTTGTAGTTTGACTTGTGTTTCACGCATGAATGTTTTTAGTTCAGGATTGATCATGGGTTCGCCACCAATGAAACCCATACAGTCTATTTCTATGCGTTCATTCCAAGCATCAAATACAGGTGCAAAGTCTGCATAGCGCAAACTGCCCTTCATGTGATAGTCACTGTAGTTGGTACAGTTTTGGCACGCCAATGTGCATGCATTAGAGATCATGGTCTCTAAGTAAGGTAGAAATGGTTTTGTCATACTTACTTGTATTTACGAGTTGTGTTTGATACGTTTTTTGCTTTGCCCTTACGATCTTTGTTAGGGTCTTCTCTACGCTTTTTGTTAACTGCAGCCGCTATAGCCTTCTTGCCACCTTTGGCACGAAGTGCTGCTGCTCTTGCTTTTGATAAACATTTGGGTTTACCCTCGCCGGGCTTTGAATCTCCGCATTTACCAATGCGTTCGCCTTTGGTGTTGTAACGATCCCAGCCGCCACCTCCGGCTCCGCCTTTTTTGCCTTTGCCGAACCATGCACGGAGATCTTCATTTAGATCTGTATCGTAGTAGTCTGTTAGTCCTTCGAGCCTATTTGTAACAATGTCGTCAATCATGCTTTGACTTACGTCATTCTCTAGGTCAATACCAACACCATGTTGTTTTGCTAGTTGTTGTATTTTTGCAGGCGCATTTTTATCATCTTCATCTTTGATAATTGCTGCCATACTGTTATGAACATCAAAGTCTTGCTTGTATACAATAATACCAGGTACACTCTTTAATGCATCAAAAAGTGCATCTTGATTCTTTTGTTCGGTTGCATCACAAAAATTAGGATTAACACATACAAATTCTATTTCATATGCTTCACATATGAGGTCTTTGATACGCATTATTTTTTACTCTTGTTGCCCCAGTTTTTAGCACCAACTTTGCGACACTGCACTAGTGCGCCACTGGCATACGCACTGGGCCATACTTTGTAACGGCTTTTTACTTTGTGATAGCAGGCATCTTTCTCACCTGCTGCTTCGTCAAATTCTGCTTCAGTGATTGCCTTGGTTGTAATTTCCTTGGCTTTCATTGATCAGTCCTCAGTTTGTTCTACTGCAATACCTAGTGCATCACTGTGCGCACGGGTTAATGCTTCACGAGCAACATCCAGTGCTTGCTTCATTTCTTCTAGTGCTGTAGCATCGCCACCTGCTTCGTTGATTTTGCGTCCTAACATTCCACCGTCTGCAACCATTGTTTGCATGGTTTCAATCAGTTCGCCCATTTTAGTAAATGCACGGTCAGCATACTCATATTCTGCAGTGCCTTCGTCAATCATTGACTTCATTGCATCAATGTCTGATCCTGCAGCACGTTCTGCTTTCATAAACTTTGCAAAGCGATTTTGCATTGTTTCTTCAACGTCTATTTCTTCTGATTTTTTACCTTCAAAAATGTTGTCTGTTTTTACTTCACCAACTGACTTTGGGGTGACTTCAATTGCATCAAGCTCACGTAGTATGTTTGCTGTAGCAACAACATCCGCAGGACGACCATCAACAGCAGGATCTGCCTGCTCAGATAGGTGTTTGCGTTCTACATGTTCTTCATCACGTGAAATTTCGTGAAGTCTTTGTACCATGCTAAAAAAGTCTGACATTATTTTCTTCCCCAAAAGTCAAATGATGTTTGTACTACTGATTCTTTTACTTGTTCTTGGTCTACTTGTTCTACGCTTTCTTCAGGCATATCCATCTGCAAAGGTTGTGGATCTGCAGGTGCATTTGTTACTGCAAGGGCAAGTTCAGCATTTTTCATTGCTTCACCTTCCATGTAGTGTTTAACACTGCCTAGGTAATCTGCTGCTTTGGTAATCTTTGCTGCTATCCAACCGTCAATGCCTTCCATTTCACTTACATCTTTTAGCATCTTGTGGATAGCAATTGCGTATGATGCACTTTTGAAGCAATCTGAACGTGCCATTTGCACTTCATGATCCTTCTCAGCTTCATGCGCCATGTCTCCTAGATGTCCTTCTGAGATTTGGTCCAGTTTTTTAATTGTATCGTGAATGTTACTCATGTAAAAGATTCCTCAGCATATAATGTATGTTTATTTATCGTTTTATAGCTGGTCCGCCAAAGATGCTAGTACCCTTCATATCAAGAGCATTGTCTGTTGGCTTTTGTTTCTTTGGTTTTTTCTTTGCACTGCTATATGCATAAGGATTGGTTGTATGTGGATTGGCAACTGTTGCAATATTACCACTTGATGTTGCACCTGCACTTGCTGATTCTGCTACACCAAATGCTTTGCCTTGCCATTCTGCACTTTCACTTTCTTTTTCTATTGGACCACCTTTGGCCCAAGTGTGACAACTACGAGCACTGTGACACTTGAAGTGATGCATCCAACAATAACCTAATTCACCGTCTTCGTCAAATGTGTCGCCTGGCATGCAGTCTTTCATTCGCTTGCTGATGTCAAATGCTACACAATTTCCACAGTTACTGGCTTTGGCTGCTTCTTCTGTGGTATTCCAATATTCAGCAATGTCTTTCCAGTAATTACCAGGTACATCAACATTCAATGGTCCGTAGTTGAACTGTTTGATGGTTCTATCTCTATTTTCTGTGTTGATTTCTAGGTCTTGTGTAGCAACAGGACAAGCTAACTTTTGTTCTCGTATTTCACGCCATCTCATAATTCAAAATACCCTTTTGTGTGTTGTATTTCTTTATCGTCTATATTTATTTTACCTAACTCTAAGTTACCGTTGAGGTTTTGTAACTGAACAGCATTACCACCTTTATCTAGATTACAGGTGAGATGTACAACTTGATATTGGGATCCTTGCGGCAAATTCCATGGACGTTCCAACATCAATTCATCATTGAGAAAAAGTCTATAATCATTTTCTTTATGATTACTCACTTGATGCAATTCTACGTCTATTTTATATTCTTTCATATCACTTGTTCATATTAAATGCAAAACTTACCTGTCTTGCAAGTTGTATGCCTCTGTCACGTTCTGCTTTTTTACTGCTCTTTTTCATTTTGTTTGCTTTGGCTCGCAAACGTTTGAGATCTGTTTGACTTAATTTTTCGCCTGCACCTTTGCCAAGATACTGTGCTGCTTTGCGTTTTAAACTGCCGGGCCTACTACCAGGTTTAGGTGCTTGCGTAAAGTCTTCAACGATGTGTTCCAACTCTTGTAGTTTACTTTGCAATAGTTCATCATAGTTCTCCTCAGTTATTACGCTTTCTGTTATCCTTTGGCTGTTCATAACTCAACCTCCCTGGTGTGGGTTTTTTTACTTTTAGGGCACGATGCGGTACAATGCTTGCAAAGTTTCCACTTGCAAATGGCACTACTATACCGCCTCTCTCCACAGCAAATTCTCTCTCGCTGGTATTTAAATCTTCTTTTGCAAGTTCAGCAACTTCGTCTGGAACTTCAAACTGCCATACAGTTGCTTTACCGTCTTTTGCCATCATAGCAGTAAGTCTTGTGTTATCGCCAATAAGTTCTTTATATCCATCGCTGTATACAGCAACGATAGGCATTTCAACATCGCCTTTTTCTAGTTGTGCTAGAGCACGTTTTTGCTTGTTAGGATCTAGTGATTTGAAACTATCTGGATCAGCAGCATCTGTGTTTTCAATATCACTTGCATCTGTGATCTCTACTGCCTTGCCTTTTTTAGCAAGTTTGATCCATTCTTCTTTACCAATTTTTTCAAATTCTGGATAGCGTTCTGCTTCTTCCCATTCTACATCAAATTGTGGCTCTACAAATTCTTCATTAAATGCTTTTTTAGCATGTGCTTTAGCACTTGGACCTTGTGGATGAGTAGGGTTAATGGTAACTGGTTCACCATTCATTAGATCACTTATGCTGGCTGCTTTGCCAACTTTGTCTAGCAATTGATGCAGTTTGTCTTCAGCATCATATCCATCACCTTCGTAGTCTTTCTTGCCACGCACTTCTGTGCGCTTGCCTGTTCTTGTGTCTGTGATGTGCAATACATCCATATCATCATCACGCTCTAATCGTAGCTGCCATGCTTCTTTAATCTTGTCTGCAATTTTAATACCAGCACGATCTGCAAACTTCTTGACAGCGTATGCACCCTTTGCAGTTTTCCACATTGCTTTGATTGCTAGTGGTGTCATTTTTGCTGCGGCTGCAATGGCTACTATGGTTTGCCAGTCTGGCATGCTGATGTCTTCGTTAAAGACATGATCATCTTTTCTTTTTAAAACAAATCTTACATTACCAATTCGGTCTAATACTTCTAGATCAAATCCAATTTGATCCGCAAACTGTTTAGCAAACCTTGTGTATAGAACATGTCTGCGAGCACTATCCTCGGGATTTTTACTGGCACTGAAATATATTTGAGTTACTGAGTCCTGGTCAACTTTGTTCCACCACTGTTTAATTGCTTCTATAACTGTAGCAAAGATTCTAAACTCATCTCCTTTACCTGTTGCTTTGGTTCTTTCGTTTCTTGTAAAGCCAATTTCAAAAATACCGGTGCCCATTCCATCAAATTGTACATCTAAGTAATCAACATCGTCATTTGGTAAAGGGATTTCAGCAATAGCAGAGGATTGGTCATTTGGGTCACCTTCCCATTTTAGTGGATAAGGATTATCAAGTGCTTCGTTTATGTCTTGTTGTGGATAACGAACCAATGTTTCTCTAAAGTCAAAAGTCTTGTTGCGTCCTTTATTAGGCACAAAACCAAAACGCTTATAAAAATCAATCAGTCTACCTTTGCTACCGCCAAATGCAGTATCGGGCGTTAGTGCAATACGTTTACCTTCCTGATCAGCCATGTCAACAATTCGTTGCATTACTTCGGTGCCAATACCAGCGTTCTGTTGTTCTTTGGGTAATGCTATTTTGCTGAGTATGTAACCTGATTTTGTATCATACAGGTCTAAATCTAAACCAGGAAACTCTGCTTCTAGTTTTTGAGCAAATGATTCATTTATGTTATCAAATTCTGGAAGACTGTTTCCGCCTTCCATAATAGCAATTGCTAGTGGAGTGTATATTTCACTAAGGCCTAAATTAAACAATTTGTTTGGTGTGCTGTTACTTGCTGCAGACTTGTGTAAAGGTTTAGGTTTACCATCACCTCCAAAGAATTTTTTGGCTTGGCGTTCTGTTTCTCCAGGCTTGACATCTTGTGTGGTGTTTTGTTTGTCAATGATACCAACACCTGCTTCGTCTATGCTTTCAGCTTTGGTCTTTTCCAGTTTGTCAACGCGAGCATCTGTATTATCTATTTCAACATCCTGCTCGTCGTTTTCTCTGTCCAAACGCTTTAGTTCTTTTTCTTGTTTGCGATTGCGTTCATGTTCCTGTTTGAGCATTTGCACAACTGCAGCCAATTCACTGTCAGCCATTGGATATTTCATAAGTGCAGTTCGCACCATGGGTCTTAGACTAGGGTGCAAATGGCTAAGTGTCATATCTTGTTTTGACTGTGCTTCTTCAATGCTTTCTTTTTTCTTACGTCCTTGACAGTGCGCACGTTGTGAGAAACCTTTTGGATTGCTGCAGTCTATGCTGCGCTTGTATTTTGCACTCCATGCTTCGTGCATGTGCATCACACTGTCAAACACATCCTTTGGAATATTGTTGCTTTCTCCGCCGCCTGTGCGTCTAATGTTTTCTATGTCATCAAATGCATTAACCAGTGCATCCATCATAACACCAATGATGTTTGAATCCATTCTGTATTTGATGTTGCGGAATGCTGTAGGTTCATTTGTGTCAGCCATCATACTCAGTTCTTTCATTTTGGCTGCGATGTTTTCCATCAATCCACGCACACTCATTGTGCCTACGCCTGGTATGATGACTATGCTGTCCATGGGATCATCTGGATCCAAGTAGTCTAGTGTTTCTACCACTGGTATGCTGTTGATGCGATCAATAATCTTGTTTGCATATTCTAACACTCGTGCAGTGTCAAACTGCTTGTGTTCATATAGTGTGTTCAAATCAGCAAACACGCTTTCTGCAGCAACAATGTATTGTGCATATTTATCAACATGTTCTTTGATTTTGTTGCGCATTATGTTGTGTATGTTTTCGTCGTATGCGCCATATAGGTCAGTGATCATTTGTTTTTGTGTTTCGTCATCTGCATTGGCAAAATTTTGACGTAGTTCTGTTGCACTGCGCATGGGTTTGTCCAACACAGTAAAGTCTAGTGTAGGCACAGTTGCGATGTAACCGTGTGTGCTAAATCCTTGCATTGCTGCCGCATCTTTGGGCATGGGTTGGAAATAACTTGGTGAACCATCTTTCTTTGGCTTGAAACTGAACCTTGGATCCTCTTCCATGTCTTTGCCACTGACTGCAAAAACCACTGAAGTTGTAGCAGGATCAAAGTTGCGCAGTATTTCTTCTGCTCTGTAAGGTTGTGCGCTTTGCACAATTGCCCCTGCAGGAATACCAGCAAACACCATCATTGCACGTTTTTCTGCAAAACTAAAAGGGCTTTTGGGTGGATCTATTTTGTTGCTGGTAGCAATATAAACTGTGTCGTATTTGTTGTTAAGATAGTTATACACACTGGCATGCCCTTTGTGGAAGGGATGAAACCTGCCAGGATAAATTACAACAGTCTTTTTAATGGCTTCAAAAATACGCATAAACTATTTATGCTAACCTAAATTCTAAACATAAGTGTTAGAAATTTTCAAGCAACCACATGTAAACTGGACTTTTAAATTCTAATGTATATTTTCCTTCTGCACCTAAAAAAGTATTACGATTAAACTCCAATGGGTATTGTTCCGGATATTGTTTGTGCAACTGAACATAATCAGGATCTGTGTAACTTGTAGTTCCTAAGCTGAATACAATATTGTGTTGTTCTAGTTCAATGTCATCAATTGATATACTGTCAATGTTGATGCCTTTGCTTTGTGTGATATTTCCGTCACTGTCTCTCTTAACATCACGATGGCTGTCACGGTTTATGTAATGCACACTCAAAGAGTGTTGTTTGTCCTCATCTAGTTCAACATCAAATTCAAAACAAGTGTTAGGTTTAACTGCTCCGTGGGCAAACCGTATATCATCTACATAAACAGCACAGTTAGGATATTCGTCATCCCATCCTATACCTGTTAAATTAATTTTGAAGTTTACTATTTCCATTTATCTGCTCCAGATCTGGCTGAAATCTATAATATCCAACATGTACCAATGGTATGGTTGTGTCTGCCCATATTGTTCCACCTAGTTCACGCCACTTGCGACAAAAACTCCAATCTTCTGTGAGATAACGTCCTTGACTGTCTATTGTACAGTTAAAAAAGTCATACTGGTAATTGTTTGCAGACTCTTCTAAACCAATTGCATCTGTGTATTTTTGTGTACCTGCAGCAATCATACGTTCAAATACACCACGTTTGATCAGCATAAAGCCTGTGCCAAGTGTGCCAACTTCTACTAGATCGCCTTCACGTTTTCCATTTTCAAGTGTGTTTACAACCATTTTAGAAGGCAGTGTTTTCTGTGGATATATACCTCCCACAATGTCTTTGTCGTGTGCTACAAGTTTAACAATGTCTTCTGGTCTAAACTGTATGTCTGCATCCACAAACATGAGATGTGTTGCATCACCTGCCAAGAATTTAGCAGCACAACTGTTACGAGCTCTGTTGACATTGCTTTCATTGCTGAGTGTGTCTACCATAAAGTCTAGGTTGTTTTGCAGTGCCAGTATTGTCCATTGCAAGTAACTGCTGAAACACACTTCTGTGATCTGTCCGCCGTAGCACGGAGTGCAAAAATGTACTTTCATATGTGTACAACTCCAAAATGATTGTAGCACTTTTGTACACACTTGGCTTGAAAGTAACTGTCTGCTAGTGCGTTATGTAACTGTGTTTGAACTTCTTTTCTTGGATCCGTGGGCATGAGACTAAACAGTGTTCTGCTGTCACGTATTTGCCAATATGCCCACGGACTTGGCTGCCCAACCATTCTGTAAAAGTCTTCTAGTATAACAAAATCAAATGTAGGACCTTGACACCAAAGCACATCCAGTCCCACACACCAGCGATTGAGTTGCTGCACAAAGGCATCTACACTGGTGCGATCATGATCACCAAATGCTTCGTCTTGTATTTCTTGCGGCTGACTTGCCCACCATGCTAGAGTGTCGTCGTTGATTGAGCGTGAATATGACTCTGTTTGTTCTTCAACATCCAATCGTAGGTACAGTTCACTGTGTGGTTCTGCATCACTGTAGGGATCAAACTTGACTGCACCCAGTGTCATAACCACTGTGTCTGGAAGCACACCCAGTGTTTCCAAATCAATCATGCCGTGAATTGCCATTGGTTACCTTTTGGACTTGCCATCAAACACACACATGAAATAGCACCCTGTTGGGCCAGCATGTACACGATGAAATACACCATCTTCAATCAGTACAACATCACCAGGACCCACTGGAAAACTATTGTCATCCAGTTCCATTGTGCCCCATCCTTTAATAAAGTAGTAGACTTCTTCTTGTCCACTGTGACTGTGTCCGCGTGTGCTCTTGTTTGATTTGAGATCAGTTGTGCTAACCACAAGGTTATTCAAATGGGTGTTGTCTCTTAGGAGATAGGTGTCGTTGTCTTTTACAACTTCGCCACCAATATCTTCAACCCTCAGTTTCATTCTGTGTTACTCCATCTATATCCTATCGTTGTATTGCACAACTTCTTCTTCGCCGTTGGGCAGTGTTTTCAACTTTACTACCTTCATGGCTATGAGTGCTTCCAAGCACATAACTATGCCGCGGCGTTCTCCAGAACTGCGACCCATAAAGTATCCTACAAGGGTAAAAATCAATGCAGTTCCTAGTAGCCATAATTCAGGAAAATAAAACATTTATGTATCCTTACAGGTAAGGCTGAGATATCACAGCAACCACAAAACCAGCAGCCGCTAAACCGCACAATGTTTGCACAACAACAGTTAGGGCTAATTTAATCTTTTCCATTAGTCTAACTCCACTTCTTCAACAGTGTAACAAACAATGCTAGGATCACGGAGTAGTTCTCTGCAGGCGTCATCCATGCCCTTTACAGTACCACGTGAAGTTACAGAATATGGACCTTGCTTGTTGTAGGCTGTAATTACAAACTTTTTCATTTCTCTCTCTCCTTGTTATACATTTAATATAGCACAATTTATGGAGATGTCAACCTTTTTTAGTTAACTTTTATCCCATTCCCACAAATTTTCTAATTGATCATATGGAGAATGATAGCCAATTGGCCTAGGGCAGTGTGTGCATCTAAAACATCTAAATTTATTATAGATTCCTTGATGTAAACAATTTGAACAGTTTCTATCTGCCTCATCAGGCAAACGTAGTGCGTTCCAAAAAGATTCTCGAGAGTTCTCCATATTATGCCAGTTGTTCAAAACCAAACTGGGCAACTACATGCTTGACACCGTTGGGATCTTCAACAATGTCACCAACGCTAACACTGTGGTATTGATCGTGTTTCGTGATACGATCTTCAGGACCAACATTGCCTACTTCAAACACATGTTCCAAATCATCTGCGATAATGTCTGCAACATGTGTGTAACATCCATGCATAACACCTATACTGGCGTCGCCATTGTGTCTAGCTTCGATGTGGGCAAGAGCCTTAACATGGCACTTCCAACCTTCTTTGTTGATAAGATCACAAAGATCTTTGTCTAGCACAATTTGGTGGACTTTGTAAATGCCTGTCATCATCTGCTCCTCAATGTCTATATATACATATTACTACATATATACATGCTGTCAACCAGAAAAATGCCTTTTATGCCTCTGATATTACAAATATGTTATCTTGCCATGCACCTATACCATCGCATGCTAGGTAAAACCTACATTTTATAATGTTCCCGCCTGCCTCTTCGCGATATTCTTCTTCGAGATCCTCTTCTGTATATGACGGCACATTTATTTTAACGTATGGTGCACGTTTTTCGAGAACTGTGTCATTCTCAATAATTTGCCATCTTTCTTCCTTAGGACTAGGTTGCCTACTTACCCTTATTCTATAATGATTCATCTTTTGCAAAATCCTTGATATATATCTGCTTACCTAGCACAGTAGGAAATCCTGCACCCGGGGACCAAACATCTTTGTAAGTTTGGTTTATGTACTGTAACCCATTTTTCCATATCTTAAAAATATCTTCGTTATCTTTGTAAGCATAATCTTTCAACCAATAAGACTCGTGTGTTTCGGATGATGAGTTAAAATACTTTTTAATATACGCTACTTTTTCAAACCTGCTCTGAGACATTTTCCTTCCAAATCCAAGATTCCAAGATTGATATGTTAAATCGTCGTATTGGTGAGATTGAATCTTATGTACAAACTCGTGACTACACTGAGGGTGTTTTTCAAACCATTTAATGGCTAACCACACTTGTTTGATATAAATTTTAGTTGCTTCTGGTGAGACATAAAACAATTCCCTATCAACATCCATGTGCCAATTGAAACTTCTATCATTGACTGCTGCATACCATTTGCCATCTCTTAGGTCAACATAAGGTTTATCAGACCCTTCTATGTCGCGCCGTCCAATGATTTCTGTTAGGCTTTTGAAGTTATCTTGAAATCTATCCATAGTTTGTCTGCTGGTTTTACTAAACCACGGATAATGTCCTACATCATGGTATATCCAATCAGTACCATGTTTTTTATAGAATTTTAACGCTGTATCTGCTTCCATGTTTATTATAGTAATTTTAAGCCATGGCTGAAAGTTTTTCTTTACAAACAGAGCATAGTTCTTTGGATCTTCTTGCTCTATGTTTATTCCATTTACAGGTTTAATCCATGGTCTGCCAAATATTAAAATCTCATCTAGTCTTGTACCTGTTCTTACAAAACTGTCTAGTATGGTTTGACTATCGTAACCACCGCTATACCATAAACACAAGTAACCATGGCTGTCTCGTAATTCTCTTACACGCTGATCTACTAATTCATCAAATGTTTCAGTGGGCTCTTTTGTCCAATCGTATTTTTGATGTTCGTTATCTGCCCAATAAAAATGTATTTTATCACGATCACCCTTAGCCCATTCCCATGCCTGTAGTGTGTTAGACGTTTTTTGTCCATTGACTTCATAGTACATGTATTCGCTAGATCTCATGTTTCAACCTCTAATACTCTAATTGTGATAAAAAGTTCTTTATGCGTCCTGCTTTTGGAGCAAGAAAATGTCTTTGGTTGTATTCCAGTATGCTTTTGAGTTGCTTTTGTATGTTGATATGTTTGTTGTGAGTGTTACTGTGTAGAGTATAACAAGCCTTTAACACTGCTTCCATACGTTCCTGAGGGTCTTTAATTTCATCATAGTCTTCACTTATAACACTATCAAACGTTTTGTACCCAAGGTATTTAAGCAATTTTAAACTGCCAGGATTCCCTACTATAATAAAAGGCTGTAGATTTAATATAGGTTTGAATGTTTTTTCTGTTAAAAATGTGGTGTACTGATCAAAGTGTGTTTCTACCACAATGTTCCAGTAGGCATTGTTGTGATGTTCGGTTACAATTATGCCATGATTGTTATGGTCGGCGTCACTTGCATCATCACATTTGTAAGGTAACTGCAATTGAAAAGCTGCTAATTTTTCCTCTAGCCCTTTTATTTTATCTGTCCACGGTTTAACTTCGTCTTGATCAATGGCATACATTTCATATTGATAATTGTTGTAACTGTAGTAACTGTGTTCATGCATGCCTAAACTTGTAAACACACTACCAAACACACGCCGCCAAGTTTTATCAGCTCTTGACAAACAAGTGCTTATTTTGTCTCTGCGTTCTAGATTTACTTCTTGCACCCACTTTGGAGATTGCATCAGGTGCAAGTATCTATAGTACAATTCATCGTCTGCAATGTAAACAAAAGGTGGCTTTCCGTCTGTGTTAAAATTTTGTGTAGCAACACGAATGTTGTTGATGCTTATGCCATGTTTTTGTACCATGCTTCGCAAATGTGGCAGTAGATCAATTGTAGGATCATCGCCCTCGTCGTAATAAAACAATACTTTGAACAACCCTTGTTTGAGTTTGTTCAATGTTTCTTTGGGCATGAATTCAAAGTAGTCTAGTTCTGGTGCCCAAAAATTGAGCTTTACTGGATAATATGCAGGTCCACTCCAAATTTCGTCATTGATAAGTTTTGCCTGCCAACGTACTCCCTCCATACCACAATAGCGTAAAAAACGAAATTCGTAACTGAAAGGGGGTACTAGTGCTAGATCCCACCACTCTTGTGAGCCCGGTTTTATGTCTGTGCGTTCTACTAAATTAGGAACGTAACCCCAGCGGTTACGCCTATCAAATAACCATGTAATCATTGAGTCCTGCTTTTATTGAGCAAGTTGTACTGTGTTTATGGTGCCTGCTGTGAAACTGCTGATATTAGCACGAATCCAAACAAAGTTTCCTTTGAGATTATAGACTCTGCTTTCTGTGGTAGCAGTTGTGTATGCTTGTGATGTTGTAGTAACTTCACTTATTAGTCCATCTGCAGTTGCACTGTAGTTGCCATCTGCTTCACGTAGATCAATGTCTACCCAGTCTGTGCTTGCTGGATCTTGTGCTAGACTGCCTTGTATTTTTACTGTGCCTACAAAACTTGTAACACGCCATTGAATGGTGTGCAGTCCATCACTGAAACCATAGTAGCCATCACCCTTAACTTTGTCACTGCTAAAACTGGCACTACTTCCATCGTAGTTGCCTGTAGCCGTACCGTATGTTGTGGTTGGTAATAGTGTTACTGTGGTTGTGGTTGCCATTACTGTGCGTCTCTGATTAATTCTACTAATTTGCCTGCGCCTGCAAGTTCTTGAATCACTGCTTCAAGACTGGCACACATTTCAGCATCTAGTATTTGACGACTTTCGTCGCTGTCTTTTAAGAGTTCACTGATCTTGATCACAATCATTTCTTCATTGAGCTTTGCCATAGATGTACTCCTTACAACGTATTTATGCCTATGCTTGGTTAGTCATAATTATGATACTTAGCTTTGTTTTGATGCCTCTTGCAAGGAAATTGTCTGCACAGTGCAATTGTGTCTGTTCCCAAACCACTGCACTTCTTGGTTCCCATTTGTAGATAGTTTCAATTTCTAGTCCTTCTGCACATTCATATGGCATGTGTGACATATAGGTATTCCAAGTTTTTTTGTCTATGCTATAACCATCAATACAGCCTTCAACGTTCTTATCTTCAATAGGACGCGGCCACTTAGATTGGTCATTATTACCTTTCTTGCCTTGATTGTTGTTTTGATTATTACGCAAATAACTTCTTTGAGTAAAAGTAAGACTATAAGTATCTTCCCATTCTGTTTTATCACTTATAACATCCAAAGGAATCAATACGACTTTGTGTGGAATTTTGTCTTCATACCATCTTAGGTCCGCATGAATTTTCCATGGTATAATTGCTTCTTGCCAGGCAAAGAAATCTAGTATGTGATCGCCAATTGCATCAGTTAGTTTGTCATGAAATATTTCTTTTATAACTGGCCCATACGGCGGATACTCATATGCACTACCAGCATACTTACTTGTTTTACCGTGTTCTGGATACTCTACAGTATTGATCAGTTCACGTAGATGTTCTAGCTCTGAGTCACTTATGAAATCTTTTATGATCCACGACCCAGAATCCAATTGCTGCATTTTAGCAATTTGTTCATCTGTGTAACTATTGTTTAGATAAACATGCTGACCCATTCTTAGGCTTGCGTCCTCTTTTTTTATAAATTTTCGCTGTGCCATCGGGTTTAATGTTATATGCCTGTGCAAAACGTTCTGGAGACATGCCTTCAATGTCTAGTATAGCACCTGCAGGCATACCCTCATACCAATAAACATCTTTTTTTACAATAGTTGGATCACCACCTAGACCCATTGTTTTAACATTTGCGTATACCAGTGTGTTGTTAGTAACCAGTCCGCGTTCTACCAATGTGTTCAAAAGTTCTTGTTTCATAATTCTATTTCTGCTTCTAGTTTATAGGTTAATACTTTTTGTACCGCTTGACCAAACACAAGATAAACCACCGGTACCAATGATTCATCTTCTAACCACAGACTGGTGTAGTACCATCTACACACACCATTGTCTGCTTCTAGCTCACGATTCCAGACTTGTCCTTTGTAAGTTGCATAAAACTTTCTCACCTCTTCATCTTTTGCAGTGGCCTTTACACCAAAATTCCAGGTGCGTAGCAAAATTTCATTTCTAAACCGTCCGTAAGGAAGTGTTTTGCGTACACGCACATTTTTGTCATCAATAGGAGGGCTGCAGTTTAGTTCTGCAACTTCTACTTCCTCGTCATAGATTCCATCAACACTGTCAATGTAACGATCCAACAATTCAAGATCATTTGCGTAAAGATGTAACATCTTACCTTCACGACGCAATCTGATGTCATGATCAAGTTCTTTGATTGTAGCACGAAGGTCGCTAATTTCTCTGTTTGTACGATACCAATCATTCATTACTGAAATATCTCGTTCTGCTGTATACAGAGAGTAACTGAACCTTAATAGATCGTTGATAGGCAAAACAATCCTTTGACTGTATGCATATAGGCCGTAAAACAGTCTGTCGTGATGCCTAACCTGCTGGTTACGCTTCTGCAAAAACTGTTGTAACGTCAGCATCTTGGCTTCCTTGAATAAACTTGAGTGCTAGTTTGTTATCTATGATTCTTATTTTTATTTTACAACCTGCTAAGTCTTTGTCAACCAGTAATTTCTTACTGATTGGAATACGCAACAGTGTATCAATTGTGCGATCCAACGGTCTTGCGCCCATTTTAGCATCATATCCTTTTTTCAGTATGTAATCAACACTTGGCTCATCAATGTGCAAGCCGATACCCTTTGCTCGTAGCTGATCTGTTAGTTCCTGCATAATTTTAACAACAATCTTACGCTGGCTTAAATTGTCTAGTTTGTTGAACTTGCAAACAGCATTGATACGGTTTCTAAACTCCGGACGGAAGAATTCTTGCATTGCACGATCATCTTCGCCTTTGCGTTCTGAGCTACCAAAACCAATGGCATTCTTTTCCATTTCAGTTGCACCCAGATTGGATGTCATAATGATTATGGTGTTTCTTGCATCTGCACGTTTACCATTGCTGCTGGTCACAAAACCTTCATCCAACATCTGAAGTAGAACATTGGTCACATCAGGATGTGCTTTTTCAATTTCATCAAACAGCACCACACTGTATGGATTGCGTTGTAGATCTTTTATGAGCAATCCTCCACCTAGGTTGGTGTCTTCATATCCTACATAACCTGGAGGTGCTCCAATGAAACGTGCCACAGTGTGACGTTCTTGATATTCACTCATGTCATAGCGTAACAATGGCATGTGCAAATATTCACTGAGCAGTTTGGCAAGTTCTGTTTTACCAACACCCGTTGGTCCTAGGAATACGAAACTGCCCATGGGCTTGTTTGCTTTACCCAGTCCTGCTTTGCTCATATACACATGTTCAAGCACTTTTTCTACAGCATCATCTTGTCCATACAGTCTGCTCTTGATTTGATCTTCCCAATCAAGCACATGTTCGTCTTGCTTCTTGTCATCAAATTGATCCACAGGTATGCCTGTGTGTCTGCTAAGTTCCGCTAACACTTCTGGTTTGTTTACATGCGGATTGGCAACATCTTTGAGGCGTTGTCTTGCACAGGCACTGTCAATCAAATCAAATGCTTTGTCAGGCAATCGCTTGTCTGGTTGATGTCTTACACTGTAATCAACTGCTGCTTCAATTGCTTCTGTGCTTATTTTTGCATTGTGGAACTGTTCGTAGTAGCGCACTGTGCCTTTGAGAATCTTTTTAGCAACACTTGGTGTAGGTTCTGTGATATCCAATCTCAAAAACCTACGCATCAGTGCTCTATCTTTTTCAAAACTTTCTGTGTATTCCTCCCATGTGGTGCTGGCTATAACTTTAAGTTCGCCCTTTGCTAGGTGAGGTTTCAACATGTTGCTCATGTCAGTGCCACCAGCTGATCCAGAACCTGCACCATTCATTGTGTGTGCTTCGTCAATAAACACTATAGCACGTTCTTGTGCTTTTAATGCTTCAATGATGTCTTTTAAACGTTCTTCAAACTGTCCTCTGTATGAAGTACCAGCAACTATAGCGCCTATTTCTAAGTTGTACACTGTATGGTCTTTGAGATAACCTGGCACTTCGTCGTTGACAATACGCAGTGCAAGTCCTTCTGCAATAGCGGTTTTACCCACACCTGGATCACCTACCATGAGAACATTGTTTTTGTTGCGACGTCCTAACACTTGACAAAGATCTTCTAATTCAACTGAACGTCCTATCACAGGATCAATTTTTCCTGCTTCCGCAAGTGCATTTAGGTTGGTTGTAAATTCTTCAAGTGTTTGTTGGTGACGTTCACCATTTTCTTTGTCCATCATGCGCTTGTAATGATAACGCTTAACATAGTCTTGGAATTCGTCTTTGTTGATTCCATACTTCAAACACAAGTAACTAACAAACGTTTTTGTTTCACTCATCATGCTTATAAAAATGTCTACATTGGTGATACGTTCTCTGCCGTTAAACAAAACCATTGTCAATGTTCTGTTGAACACACGCTCTACACTTTGTGTTTTTACCATTGGTCGTGGACTTTTGGTTAGAGCAGGTATTTTTTCTTGCAAATAGTCTTTAGCGTCAGTTCGCATTTCGTCAACGTCAACGCTGTATTCAATTAGTATGCTTACAAATTCTTCGCTTTTCAACATTGCTAAAAACACATGTTCAGTCAACAGGTATTGATGTTTGTATTCTCTTGCAATGTCTTCTGCAGCTCTTAGCAGTTTGTCTACATTCTTTTTGCTCATCTATTGATCCATTATTGTCTTTATAGTATTTAACTGGTCTGTGGTTAGGTTCTGCGGTATTTTAATTAACACTTCTATAAGCAGACGCCCATAACTATCGTCTGTTCTGTGTTTTGGTATACCATGACCAGGTATGTTAAGTACTGTACCGTGTTGTGTTCCTGGTGGTACAGTCATTTGTACCATTTTACCATTAAGTGTTTGTATTCTCACACTGGTTCCTAGTATTGCCTCCCACACACTGATTGTGATTGACTGTTTGACATCAACACCATCTACAGTAAAATCTGCATGAGGCCTAGTAACAATTTTTACTAGCAAGTCACCTGGCGGTAAATCATCAAAACTGTGATCGCCTAGTCCTCTGTATTTTAAACTGCCTGTGATAGTGCCTTTGGGTATGGTAACTTTAACAAATTTCCTTTTGCCGTTTACATGTTTAATACTAACAGTCTTTGATGTATCTGTCAACGTTTCTTCTAGGTCTATTTCAACTTCTATGCTTAAATTTTTGTTTCTACGCTGGTGTGCGCTTCTTTGTCTAAAAGTAAATGCACTATTTAAATCATTGAACACGTCTTCAGTACGGATGTGTATGCGTGTGGTTCTATTGTTGTATTCTGCCCGCTTGGGAGGATCCTTAAGGACCTCGTAAGCCTCTGCAACTTGTTTGAACTTTTCAGCATCTCCGCCTGAATCAGGATGATGCTGTATTGCAAGTTTTCTATATGCTGTTTTAATTTCTTGTGGGGTTGCAGTAGGGCTTACCCCCAGTACATCATAGTAGTTCATATGTATAATTATACATTATGTGTACTGGGGTGTAAACTTATTTCTTTTTATCAGAGTATGCGTTTGCACCAAAGTATGCTGCTACTAAACCAGCAATAGCAACAAAATAAGTTGGAGCAATGTCTCCAATTATGGTTGCTGCTTTATCGAATCCAAACAAACTGCATGCCAATATAGTAAATGGATACAGCAACATGCCGCCTAGTGCAAACCAAGTCATTGTACGCATTGCATCTCGGCGTGCATCTGCATCTTCAAGTTCTTTACGCTTGAACTCCATATACATCTTGTGCTCTTCGTCGCTGACCTTTCCGTCACCGTTGGTATCTGCTGGGTGAAAACCCGCTTCTTTTTTAATCTCCTCCTCAGCCATTATTCTCTCCTTGATTAAATTTTACTTATTTTGTTACATCTTCATTAAGATAACCAAAGTCTGGTACACCATACATTGCTGCATAAACTACAAATGCTACAATAGCGACACCAATAACAATCTTAACTGATTTTGGTAAATTTTTCATCTCATAAACTCCTTCTCTTTATTTTGTTACGGCTACTGGTTTTTCCTTGGCCGCTTCTAGAAGAAGCAATGCTGCAGCCTTTTTAGCTGCTTCGGCTTCTGCTGCTTTTCTCTTTTGTTCTTCTTTTTCAGCAATCACTTTGGCGTTTAGTGCTTTGATATCTTCTGCTTCTGTGCTTGAACCAAGAATTCCAAGACGTGCTAGTACTGCTTGTGGCAATAAACCATTTGCTGCACATGCTCTTGCATCCTCCATTGCACCGTGTGCATATACTTGTCCACCACTGCGGAACTGTCCTTTATCGTCGTAGCTGCAATCGCTGCTTATCGTTGCATAGCCAACACTGCATGTTGAAACAACTGCTGCGGCTACAAAACCAATTATTACTTTCTTTTTCATATCTTATTCCTTTCTACTAGGATGGTAGTTTACCTGTGCAACATAGACTTGCTGTGACATAGCCAACAAGTCCTGCTACAACCAAACTTGCTGTTTGTGGACTTACATACGCCCAAGGTGCTTCACTAATTGCTAGTCCTAAGAGTGTAGCAAGTGCGCCAATAAGTGCGTCCTTTTCTCCGCCTACACCTTCTCTTACATCTGGAATAGCCCAAAGTATTTCAACAAAGTAAGCACAAACTGCATGACATTCTGTGGCAATAGCTGCTTGATCAACTGCACCTGCTGCTGCTGCGGCTGCTGTTTCAGCACATAGCGGAGCAAACATTGCTGTTGTTTCTTCTTCTGTTGCTGGGTTGTTAAGTGTGGCAGCAAACGCACCTGAGATAGCAGCACTAACAGTAATAGTACAAATGTTAGCTTCCAAATACTCGCCCATTTCTACAAGATCTTTGCCTACAGTTTTGGCACCTGCTTCAAATGCTAGTCCTGCTGTAACACAACCTGCTGTGAATTCATCACAGCCAATCTGTGCACCTTGTGCTGCTTTGTTCCAACTGTCTACTGTGCTTTGTGTTGCTGGACGTAACACTTGACTGTTAATTGTGTTAATAGCATCTGTGGTTGCTTGGGCGGTTGCATTGTATGCATCAGTTGCTGTTTTTGCTACTGTGTTAGCGGCATCAACTGTACCATCTGCTACTGTATTTGCTACATCTGTTGCAGTTTTTCCCACAGTGTTTGTTACTGTTGATGTTCCTTTGGCAATATCGTTGCCTACTTTTTTCCAACTCGACTTTTTGAACGGATTCCAACCCATTATTTTATTCCTTTAGATTGCAAGTATTTAGTCAGAAAAATAGACAGCGGTTAGACTGCCTATCAAAGTCTATCTTAGATTTAAGCTGCCTTAAGTTTATTTGCTGGGTCTAGGGATGGGTCTAGTCTATATGCTTGTGCAGTAAGTTTTTCTGCTTGTTCTAGTAGTTCACGAGCAAGTGTTTTATCATCTTTGTCACCTGCCTCTACACCGTTTTCTTGAGCTTCAATTTTTGCCAGTGTCTTGGTTAGACTTTGATGATCTTTGATGTCTTCATCGTCTGCAGTGCCTGCTTGTATACGTTCTTCAATACGCTTTAGTTTTGCTAAAAATACTGTGTAAAATGCGGTGATGTATCTGGTTTTGACTTTGTCTGAGCTCATTGAACGTTTCTCTAAAAAAATAGGGAGGAATATTCCTCCCTATTCTGTATATATCAATGTAACACAAATTTTACATTGCGTCAACTGATTGCTGAAGTTTTTTACGGTCTGCTGCTGGTAATGGAATTAGTCCTTTATCAATTGCAGTACCTTCGTCGCCAATAGTTCTTTCGCTAACAAACCATTGCACATATTGTTTTAGGTTTGGAATGCTGTTTAAGTGTTCTTTCTTTACATAAAAGTAAAGTGAACGGCTAACTTTGTACTTGCCACCTGCAATGTTTTCAAATGTTGGTTGTGCACCTTCTACAGTTGCACCTTGAATCTTGTCAGTGTTGGCGTCTAGGAAACTAAAGCCAAACACGCCAAATGCTTTTGGATTAGCCACTAGTTTTTGTACAATTAGGTTATCGTTTTCGCCTGCTTCAATAAAAGCACCATCTTCACGAAGTGTGTGTGCTATTGCTTTGAATGCTTTTTTGTTGTCTTTGCGTAAGTCTTTTAGTTCTTTGATTTGTTTTGCTCCACCTTCCATTGCAATTTCTACAAATGCATCTCTTGTGCCTGATGTTGGTGGCGGCCCTAAAACTTCAATCTGCTGGTTGGGGAGATCGCTACGCACGTCTTTCCATGTTTTGTATGGATTTGGTATCATTCCACCCTTACCATCTGGCACATTCTTAGCTAGTGCTAGGAATACATCTTTAAGGGTCAGTGAAACCTTTTCACCCTGCTTTGAGTTAGCAATTACAATGCCGTCAAAACCAATTTTTACTTCAAGTGGTGTAACGCCATTTGCCTTACATGTTTCAATTTCTTTTGCTTTTATTGCACGACTTGCATTTGTTAAGTCCGGGTGCTGTACGCCTATGCCAGCACAAAATAGCTTCATGCCACCACCTGTGCCAGTCGATTCAATAATAGGTGCTTTGTTGCCGTTTTTGGCAAATGTTTCGGCAGCCACAGTTGCAAAAGGAAAGACTGTAGATGAACCTACAGTCTTGATTTGTTCTCTTGCTACTGCTACTGTGGTTGTTGCAGCCAAAGTTAGTGCTGCTAATGTTACTAATAATTGTCTCATACCTGTGTCTCCCTTGTGTATGATGCAACTATTTAAACATAGGTATGTTACAAACCTGTTACATTTTTGTTAAAGTTATGTTATTTTTTGTTAGGTGTTTTCAAAAAACTTAAATAAAATATCATGCATAATCTTTACCTTGTTCAAACTGTGGACAAATATGGTCCAAATAGTTTTCTACCATTGGCAATATCATATCAATGGATGTTTGCACAAACCGACACCTGCGTTGCTGAAAATTTTGAAGTGGTAGATGTCTTAATTTCTAAAAAATCTCCGGCAAAATATGTACAAGAAATGCCATGCAAACCTGATGTAGTAGCTATGAGTTGTTATGTTTGGAATTGGTCATACAATCAACAGTTAGCCAAAGAAATAAAAAAAGTATACCCAGACTGTTTAATTGTTGTAGGTGGACCAAATGTTGATAAACGTAATCATTTATTTTTCTCTGAATATCCAAATTTTGATATTGCAGTACTTGGCGAAGGTGAACTAGCATTTAAGGAAATACTACTTAGATATCACCAAGGGCAAACCTATAAAAATATTCCACATGTATTTGTTAAGGGTGGAGAAATCTGCGAGCAACCGCAACGAATTTTAGATGTAAACAGTATTCCTAGTCCTATATTAAATGGTTTTTATGATAAAATTATAGAAAAAGTTGAACAGGAAATTGGTACACAACGCTGGCAAGTAACATATGAAACTCTAAGAGGCTGTCCGTATAGATGTAGTTTTTGTGATATTGGTGATACCTATTGGACTAAACTAACAAAATTTAATCTAGACAGAGTGTTTGCAGAAATAGACTGGATGAGTGAAAAACAGATTGAGTATATAGGTGTTTGTGATAGTAATTGGGGCATGCTTGCAAGAGATAAAGAAATTACAGAATATGTTATTCAAAAGAAATTAAGTACCGGTTACCCAATGGTATGGGATGTGACTTGGGCAAAATCTAATAGCAAACGAATCTACGAAATTGCGCAGGCTGATAAAAAGGCAAACACAAATCTATTCAAAGGTATTACTTTTGCTATGCAGAGTTTGAACAAACCCACGCAAGAAGCATCTCGCCGTACTAATCTAAAAAGCGACGAAGCTCTAGCCTATATGAAGTTATATGATAAAGAAAACATACCCACTTATAGTGAACTTATATGGCCTATGCCTAATGAAACCTACCAAAGTCTTAAGGAAAATATTCAAACATTAATTAGTATGGGACAGAAAAGTTTCCTAATGGTACATCCACTGGTACTCACTTATAACGCTGAAATGGGTGCAAAAGAATATCAAGACACTTATCATATGAAATGGAACGAAGTGCCTCTTGACACATATTACCTAAACATTGAAGATTTAGATGACTATATTATAGAAAAAACCATGGCTGTCTATGAAACAAATACTGCTGACAGAGCGCAGTCTATACGTGGACACTTGTTTTCTTACTTGTTTATATTGATGTATTATTACGGATGGGGACATTTTATAATGGAATACATGTTTAACAAATATCAAGTAAAACATATAGATTTCATTGAAATTATGTTAAACTACTTTATAGCAAAAAATAGTCTCATAGGTAGTGAAATTAGACAAACTGAAAAAACTATGATTGATGTCTATCACGGTAATAGATTTTGGGGAAGGAAAGTTTTTAAGGACGATATTTTTTGGGAATACAGAGGTGCAAGTAGTGTTGTTTTTCATAACCGTAGAAAGGAACTTGCAAAAGAGCTTAAAAAATTCTGCATTGATGTATTTAATATTAATATTTCAAATGTAGTAAAATTTAACATGGATATGTGTTTTGATAACACTATAGATTATCCAATCAGAAGAACTTACACCAACGATACACTAACCCATTGTGTTGGAGTTAACAATAAAAAAACTGTTACAATTTCACACAGAAGTAAGAAACGTCTTAACGATAACGATTTCTACCACATCACTTATCATTATCAACGTAAAAACAGATATTGGAAATGTGATATTATTTAGATTCTAATTGTTTAATACGAGCTTCAAGCTCGTCAATCTTTGCTGTGATTCTAGGATACTTTAAACGCCAAGCATTTGGATCATTTTGCAACCAAGTCCACCCCCAACGTATGGCCAATTGCTCTAGTATTCTATCAAATTTAGCAACTGCCCATATTGCCATCTTGGTGTCTTTGAACCAAAACAAAAATGCAGCACCCAACAGTGAACCTGCTATCGCTGTGTAAATCCACAGCGTGTCAGCAAACATTTTACTGATCATTTCCATCAGTCTTCTTCTCCTCTGTTGGCTGTTTCATTGAGTCTTCGTAGTACACAATGATGTCATTTTGTTGGTTTATGTATCTACGTAAATCAGCAATGTTAAGTGCAAGATTTTCATAGCTGTCTATGCTCAATGAGACCACTGCAAACTCTCCATGCTTTGCAGTAAAGTCAGCAACAAACTGATCAATGTTGTCTTTGTTGACTACAAATACCTGTACGTCAACTAGATCAATTGGCTTTGGTCTTGCTACTATTGGTACTGTTATCCGTTGAACCTGGGTTACTGTTTTGATCTCCGGCTCCGGTTTCTGCCAAAGGCTGCAACCACTCAGGATTAGGAGACTTGCTACCGGCAATGTTACCAGTTTCGCCCATGATTTCACGCCATAGTTTTGCTGTAGCGGCATTCATACGTCCTTCTAACTGTTTTGGATTTGCAAGTGCATCAGCATTCAAATCCAATTGTCTTAGTCTTTTGCGGAGATTGTCTCCGTATTGTTCTGCTGCCTGCAGTTTGCCTTGTAGTTCACTTGTAAGTTTTGCAGTTTGAACTGCTTGCTCCTGCAGTGCATTTATACTAGCTTCGCTGGTTTCGAGAGCTGTTTCTAATTTGGCATTGTTCTCTGCCAGTGTCTGTATTCTTTGCTGGGTATCTGTGTAGTATTTCCAAGCGCCAAGTCCTACGCCGCCTAGTAATCCAACTACCAACAAAAATATATAGACTCTTGTCATATTAGTTTTCTCGTTTCCATAGTGTGTAAGCACCGTATGCAATTGCACCGTATGCTACAATACTTGCGATTGGTTTAAAGATAAGAAACGCGATGCCTGCAGCAATTAGTACTGCACCATCTAGCGATGTGCGTTCGTTTAATCTGTCCATAATAAATTTTTTCATAATACTCTCCTATTCACAATCATCACAACTACATAAATCACAGGATTTTATCTCATAAGATTCATGTTCATTAGAACGAACCTCCATCAAGTGAGGTGTTCCGCAGTGTTGTGGATTACCACAATTTCTACATGTGTTTGATTGATAGTCTAATTGATTCATGTCCAAGTTTTGTTAATGGTTGGCCCGCTAACTTTTAGATAATAACCGGTGCGAGCGTTATTAACACCCCATTTTACTGTGTGTCCCTTTGGCACACCAGGCATGATATAGGTGCGAATGTATCCATCTGCATCATCCCATCCGTGTTCCGCAGTTCTGTCTTTGCTTGCCCACCATGTGTCGATGGTAGATGTGTCTTGTGCTGTGATTGGGTTTACTGCTGCTCCTGCAAATGCCATTATGTTCTCTCCTTGGCCTTGTGTGTTTTAGCGACTGGCTTGAAAGGTACTCTAGCACTAATCATCATGCTCTCTAGAACATCACTTGCTGCTTTGCTGTCTCTGTATTTCTTTGGACTCAATGGTATACTTCTTGCGATGTTTTGTTCACTGAGTTCTACACTGTCTTCGTTGACAGCGTTTTTATAATACACCATGGTGTAATCACTTGGTTGTAGTCCTGTGAGGTTACTGATGTCTTCTACCATGCTTATGAACACACTAGGGAAACTGGTTCTACGTTCTGCTTCTACAAACACCACATAGTTGCCTTCACTGATTTCACCAGGTGATGTTTCTGCATCCAGTATCCAGTCGTAACCTTTTTCCATAAAGTTTTCTAAATCTTGTGCTGCAGTTTTACCATTTACTTTAAAACTAGCAACTATAACATTATCACTGTCGCCCATTTTAGGCACATATTCATCAAAGTGTACCACAGGTGTGACACGATCTTCTAGATCCATGTGTGACAAACCTTCATCAAGTTGTTGCTTATTCATCTTCTTCACCTTCTGGAACGTTGTTGTTTGACGTAACATCACTTAGGTTTTGTTCATATGCATCGTCTAGATCAGTCATGTCAATTTCACGACCTTCTAGTTCCATATAACCTTCGTTGACATCTTGGATAAGTTCTTTTGGCATACGGATTTCCAATACCCAAACATTATCTTCACGGAGCTTCGGTTTGCGTGTGCCTGGACGGAAATCGTCGTAATCTTCTACTTTGACTGGTGTTGCTAGTTTTTCACGTTCGTACATGACTCTAGCATTATATCCTAACAGTCTTTTTGCACCATCAGGATCTGGCATCAACTTGTGTGGCCACATAAATTTAGCAGTGACCCAGTGGCGGTCTACAATAGGACCTTCCACAAGTTCACCACGTTTCCAGTTTTCAAATGCATAGATATCTAGTTGATCTAGTACACGTTCAAAGTCAAGCAGCGTTTCAAGGCTACTTTCGCTCATATAAATTTTCTTTGTATTTTTTACAATGTCTACAATATCCATGGATTACACCCTTATAGTGTATTTATGGCCAGTACAACATTACCAGCATTGGAATGATTATAAAGAACTGTGGCAAGAAGTTTAGTATGATTGCCTTTTCGTTCCAGCGCCAGCCTACATATATCCAGCCACTTGCACCCAGCATTTGTAGCATGCTGTTCCATGGAGTTATTCCTGCAACGTGCAGGACCATAGCACAAAGTATGGTCACTGCACTTGCATATTTTATAAAAATTATATGTTTCATATTTCTATCACTTTGTTATAGGTTGAGAACAAACGCAGTGTTTGATCACTGGCAATGCCAGTTACTAGAAGTGTACAGCGTGGATTGTGTCCGGCATTTGCTGTACAATGAGGAACGTTGTACCAGTCAAAACTGTATATTTCTCCTGCACGATACCCTGTGTGAACAAAGTTTCCATACTGTATAAAATGTCCAGGTTCCCAGTCATTGAGCATTACCATAAAACGATATACACTGTGCGGATCATCCTTGTTCCATTTCTCAAGTTTATCTATGTGCAGATTCCATACCTGTCCAGGCAGTTGTATATGCACACGACTTTGAATTGGTTTTTCAGTGTTAGACTTTAAACACAAAGCATCTGTCATTCGCTGAAATACTGGCAGTAAATCATATTCTAAATTAGTCAATACTAAATTAGGATCAGCCCCACTACGAACTAAATCATACTCTTCAAGTTCTATTTCTAAACTTGTGCCGTCAATAGGATTGCGATTACGCCATGTAATTGCTTTACTACTTGAAATAGTTTGTGCTAGTTCTTTGCTCCAATCTCCTTTAAAGCGACCGGCATAGCGCATTGCATCATATGCCGGATCGCTCACAAAAGGATCAAAGTGATAGTCTGTCCTGGGCTTCAATTTGTCCCAGTTACTTTCCATTATTTTACTAGTTCTGGCTTATAAATGCTTTTTAGTCCTAGTGCTTCTTTGTTAAACTTAACTAGGTTTTTAAGTGCATCTTCTGTAACAAATGTCATTAGTGTATCACGCATTTGATCACCATCTACACCAATAAACCATTCATACTTGCCATTCTTTGCTTCAATAGCAGCCATTGATTCTGCATCATTTTTCATAGCATACATTGCTGCAATCATACGTTTGCGTAGTTTTTCATTGCCTTTGTTAACCCAGATAGCTTTTTGTAAGCCATCGCGGAAACTTTTTACAAGTTTGTATGCATCGTAAAACTCGCCACTTGGTTTCACATTCCAACGCTTTTCAAAGATTTGTTCAACTTGATAACCAGCTGGATAGTTTGTATCATCTATGTGATTGCCTGTTTTTGGATCTAGTAGTCCGTGATGAAACCAAAGTTCTGCATTCTTGTCTGGCTCAACATGCTTTTGATATGTTGCTGGATTTTCACGAGTACCGTTTAAATCACCACGCTTGAATGCAAGGCGTCTTTCACTGCCGCTCATGCCTTTTACCCATGTAACCTTTTCTTTGAAACATGCAATGTATTCATCTACAGTTTTGTCTGGGCCGCACAACATCAGTGTTATTGCAAATGCTTCTGGTACCATTCCTGATCCTGCTGGAAAACGTGGTTTGCTCATATCATCGCCAATGCGCTTGCCTGCAATGATGTTTAGATTCATAAGACCTACACTGTCATACTCAGCATAATTGTAGTCAACTTGCTCTTGCAAGAAACTTACACCATTACCGCCGTGTGTAACTACAATTGTATTTTCGTCAAATCGTAGTTTGTTGTGCCAGGCATTGATTCCTGGAATGTCACGTGCGCCTGGAATAAGACGCAATGTAATTTTTTCACCGAGATGTTTTTCAAGTTCTTTTTTAACAATCTCAGCCCACACTGTGGTACCTTGTCCCGGCTTTTGCGGAACAACCATTGTCACTTCTGCCATTGCTGAAGTAAACATAAACAAGGATGCTACGATCCCTAGTACTAGATTTTTCATTTATATCTCCTAAACAAAATCTATTCTTGCTTTATTAAAAAATATTCCCCATATTGCAGCACAAACTGCCAAAGTTAGAAATATTAAAGGTAGTGGTTCAAGAAGCAAGTTACTCCAACCATAACCAAATGTGTTAAACTGAACCCAACTGGCTTCTAGTCTAGCACTTAAAATGTAGCCTATTAAAAAACTAACACGGCTAAATTTAGTAAACTTTAATACCATACCTGCACAACAGCAAATTGCTAACATAGCATAATCGTTGAACATGCCTGTGTATTGTGTGCTTGCCCAAATCAAACTAGCCAATATGGGCCAAAAGTAATAACGAAACGGAACGTTTGTTATGTAAACTGCATACTTGATAAAGCCATAACTTATAGGAAGTATGATTAACAAACTCCATAGGTAACTACTAAGCAGTGTATCAAAAAATTGTTGATCTGCAAGTACACTTGGTGTACCTAGTTCAAGGCCCACATACATCAGCAGTCCCATTACAATAACTTCAAAAGGTGCACCAGGTATACCAAACAACACTGTAGGAACATAACTGGTTGCTTTTTGTGCATTATTAGCACCTTCGCATCCAATAACACCGCGGACATGTCCTTGGCCAACATTCTCGCCATCGCGTTTACCTAGTGCAACTGTTTGGCTGTATGCAAACCAATCTGCAATTGCACCGCCAATTCCAGGAATCAATCCAATGAAACCTCCAATAAAGCCGCCGCGCAATCCATCCCATTTATATTGCCAGGTATCCTTTACACCCTGTATTAACTGTGCTACAATAACACCATTGGTGAGCTTTACACGTTCTGCCTTCATTTGGTATGCACTTAGTAATTCTGGAAATGCAAGAACACCTGCCATTATAGGAATTATCTGTACACCATCACCTAGGTATTCCCATCCCATTGTCCAGCGTGGACTTGCTGTGTTAGGATCCATTCCTATGTGTCCTACAGCAACTCCTAATACAAGTGCAAGGGCGCCGCGAAACCAATACTTACTGCTAACGAATATCACACAAGTCATAGCAAATATCAAAAAGCTAAACATTTCTACTGTACCAAAATATAACACAATATTTGTATACCATGGCAAAAATAAGAACACCAACAGTCCCCATATTAGTCCATTAATCCAACTTGTGCTAATGGCTGCACTGAGTGCGCGAGCAGCTTCGCCACGTCTGGACATTGGAAATCCATCTACCATGGTCGCTGCCGCTCCGCCTGCTCCTGGAATGTTCATTACAACACCACAGAAACTATCTCCTATGCTACTGGTCACAACAACTGCCGTGGTAAACACCACTAACATGTAAGGATCCTCAAAGTAGCCTACAAAACTGTAGATTGCAATAAGTCCTGTTGTAGCACCTGCTACGGGTATTAGTCCTACAAAGAAGCCGTAAAAGACTCCTAGTAGAAGTACAATGATATATGTGTCCATAGGAATACCGCAGGAGTACACCAGCACCCTGCGCCTTTTCTAGTTTTTTTAGGAAGTCAACAACTGAACTTACAGCATTCCGCTTTCACCGTTAGTTGTTGTATGTTTTATTTAGTCCGCCAAACAAAGTACAAACGATTTCTGTGTGTGTCTGTGCGTATATCCAGTATGTCAACACCCAATTGATCTGCACAATTCACAATAAAGTTACTGTCCCATGGATAAAAGTAAATCCAGCGACTGTGAGTTTTACCATCAGGTCTATCTGCTTCGTCATGTGCCAGTCCGGGGTTTGCCCTAAAGAACATAACAGCACCAGGATTACACAAACTCACAGCATGTTCTAGTTCAGCAAAGATTTTGTCTGTGCTACCAAAGTTAATACTGCCAAGTGCAAGAGTAGCATCAAACTTTTCACTAGGCCTGTAGTCCAATAGTTTTACTTCATAATCTGCAGCACTGTTGTAGGGATCAATGCCAACGATATTATCAATTTTGCCTTTGAACTCGTGATATCCGCAGCCAATGTCTAACACACGACGTGGTTTTAAATTGTTAATCTCACCTATCAGTGCTGGTCCGCTGTACTTGTATTTGCTCATTTCGCCGTGCCAATGATGCCTAAAATATTTGTCCAGCACTTTATCGTCAATGCGGTCAACTAGTTCACCAATGTTGTTGTACTCAACATCATCAATTTCAATATCAAATGTGCCTTGTATAGCATGTCTAAGTTTTTGACTGTTACGCAACAGTTGTGGACTGGTGTGTAACATTTGCTCAAGTTTGTGAAGTATTTTATGATTCATTGTGTTGCTTCCATTGGTTATAAAAGTGGTCTGCATACCAACTGTTTGTTAGTTCATTCATGTGATGTCCATCTCTGTTGGTAAAAGTTTTACTGTCTTTTTTGCTACTAAAAAATGTCAACCCTTTCTGTTTGAAATATTCAATTTTGGTATTGCTATGACACCAATAAGGTATAATACTTTCGTATACATTGTCAAGTCTTTGTTGTTCAAAATATTCAAAATTTGTTGCATCATCATTGCCATCTACATAATTTGTAAACGTTCCATTTATATTTCTTCTGGCTAGGTAACTGTACATCACAAAACAATCTTGTACGTCAAACACGTTGCAGGCTCTTTTATATATAAGTCTTAGAGCATCATTGCCTGCGCCATTGAGTCCTAAATTTAGCACAGGATATTCAAAGTGTTTTGCTAGTTGTGATGCCCAACTGTGTTTTATTGGACCCCCAAGGTTTACTGTAAAACTATCACCTAAACATATTATAACAGGTTTACCTATAAATTCGCTATATTCAGGTCCTCGAAATCCCCAATTATTAAAATTATAATCAAAGTTTTGTACAGGATACGAATGCCATTCGTGTACAGTAAGATTATTTTTACCAGGAGTATCAAATGCAAAAGTTTTATTCTTGAGATCTTTTACTCTCTCAAAGTACTTAAAATCTTCTATTAACATTAAATCAAGCCTTGATTTATTTTTTTATAATGATTTGTAAAATCTATACATTCTTTGTTTACACTGTAACCAAATGGTTCTAATAGACATTGTCCATTGGTGGCAATAATTTGTTTTAGATCACATGCTAAATCTGCAGCATCGATATCAATATCTTTGCTGTTCTTGTAACCTCGATAAAGTTTTATACCATTCCAATCTACAGTTTGTGTACTTTGCCAAGTTTCTTCAAAGTCGTTAGATATTTCTAATCCTGCACTAGCAAGTTCTTGTTTTTGAGTATCTTCTAAACTGGTTAACTGTTCGAATCTATCAATTATAGGCCAGTGATCTGCTGCAATGTTGTTATAAATTCTAAGGATGTCAACAAACCTATCGTAATTATTTTCTCGCCATTTTCCTTGCCATGGGCCTGCTTGTTTTGCTCTTGCTAATTTGAATTGTGTATCTATATCTGTATAAACAACCACTCGTGTGCCGGTTTGTTGATTCCAGTTTTGTGCATTAGGATTACAATGAAAATTTATATCTTTGCTGGCATTATTGTCTGGCCATACCTCACTGTGTTTCCAGTGTTCTAGGTATTTAATATTCCAATTTTGATGGAAAATAGCATTACGATCTCTAGTATCGTTTTCAAATACACAGTCTAAATCAGTGCCCAGCAGTAAAATCCATAAAGAATAAAATCCGCCAGCACCAAAGTAATAATTAAGATGAATCATGGTTTATAGATTGCTATAAAAATATCTACATGTTTATAATGTTGTACCCATTGTAACATATGCTTCTGCCCAAAGTCAAGTATTAATTGATTTTGTTCTTGGATGCGTTGTTTCATTCCAGCATCATCCTCGTACCAGTCATAGTTAGGATAGGTTATATCAAAACCACCTGCTTGCTTCCACCAATCAAAACTTGCTTCGTTGGGCCTATAAATTAGCTGAATCCATGCAGTAGGGTATCTTGCTATGATCTCATCAAAGTGGTAAGGCCATTCGTGACTCATAAGCAATTTGCATCCTGCATCCTGTGTAAATGGGCTGTCCAAATTAGCTTTGTCTAAACTGGTGTCAAACTCCATGCCTGTGCCAAAGTATGCATCACAGTGTCCGCTGTATTCTCCATGTTTGTAAATGCGATGATCAGCTCTGTCTGAGGTGTTGTATGCACTGTCAAGTTTTATTTCTTGTGCAATACCACTCCAACGTGATCCTGGCACACCTGTAAAAAATATATATTCTGGAAGTTTCATATCATAAGTATTTATAAAGTACGCACATAATGACAATATTAATTTCAGGCGGTGACAGTTTTACCTGGGGCAGTGAGCTTGCAGACTGTGACACCAATCAACACAGTAACAACACATGGAGTGCATTACTTGCACAACAACTTGGCATGAGTTATGCTTGTGTGGCATTACCTGGGTCTAGCAACGGTAGCATTGCACGCCGTGTTATGAGAGCCTGCGAAAACAACAAACACAAGCATGATATTGCTGTGGCTGTGATGTGGACCTTTGCCAACAGATTTGAATTTAGGTTTAGACAAGACACAGGCGAACGTGACACACCATGGTATAGCATTACACCATGGACACACGAAAGTGCTGTGGATCGCATACTGTCACACTTTGTAAACAACAACGCAGAAATATTACAACATCATGTTGATCACAATCGCAAGATGCAACACAGTGGTATCAGTGACTTCGCAAAGAACTACTACATGCATGTTGGCGACAATGAAGTTTGGGAATACTACACCACCTACAAAGAAATATTGTTTTTACAACAGTATCTGGTGGCAAACAACATACCATATGTGTTCACACACGTTGAACCATTGTTTGTGGAACAAAGTGTTGATCCAGATCTAAGTGTGGTTCGTGATCAAATAGACCAAGAACGTTTCTATGCGTTTGATGGATTCTACAGATGGGCCAGTGAAAACAACTATCAATTTGGCACAACCCATCCACTAGAGCCAGCACACATAGATTTTGCAAACAATCTTTTTTTACACTGTAAGACAAATAACATACTATAATGAATACACCACCTTTGTAAATAGCAGTAACAAAGGAGGAGTGTATGCTCCATAAAAAATTCTGGTTCACGTGCTCCTCATACATGCAAGGAGGCAGTGCATAAAAATGGGTCGGAAAGCAAGAAGACTAGCAAATCAAAATAACGTAGTTGAATTTTCCTTTAATGACAATAGGTACCGCAAAGAGGTACTGTTAATACCCCGAAACTTAAATCAAGAAACTTACATAGAAAGACTTCTTAATCCAGAAGGCACCATTACATTTGGTGTAGGACCAGCAGGCACAGGTAAGACCATGTTAGCGGTGCTGGCAGCAATAAAATATCTCAAACAAGGTACCATAGATAAAATAATCGTCACACGCCCAGCAGTGGGTGTAGATGATGAAAAGCATGGCTTCTTGCCTGGAGATCTTAATGCGAAAATGGAGCCTTGGACCAAACCCATTTTTGACGTATTCTTAGAATACTACAATCCTAAAACCATACAACAAATGATACAAGACAATGTGATTGAAATATCACCTTTGGCATTTATGCGTGGACGCACATTTAAAAAAGCCTACATCATAGCAGATGAAATGCAAAATGCAACACCAAATCAAATGAAAATGTTGCTCACACGCATAGGAGATGGCTCACGCATGGCTGTAACAGGTGATATTGCACAAACAGACAAACGTGACAGAGACAACGGACTGCTAGATTTTGAACACATATTCAACAGATACGAGCACAGTCGGTATGTTGATTTTGTTAAATTTAATCATGCAGACATTGAAAGACACCCTGCAGTTAGTGAAGTGCTAGACATGTATGGTGATAAATAAAGTATAAGTTTATACGGAGAAGTTCACATGGCTGCAAAGACAAGTGTAGACTACTACTGGAGATTTGAATTCGTTCAAAGCCAAGCAGGTAGCGAAAACGCAAAAATTAAAATTGAACATTATCATTCACAGAGTGTTGATGATGGACAATGGGATATTGATACACTAGTTGAAGAACTTGAAATCACAAGCACAGACAGTGCCAATCCAACTGTGTTCACACACATGTGTACAGGTTGCGATGCACCAGGTGTTAGAAGTTCAAGTGTGGATTCCTCATCAACAACTGCAAAGGCAGCCACTGCAGATACACAAGTACACAAATTCAAAGTCACACTATTAAATGATTACTATTTGGACGCAGACAATGACCGTGCTGTAACATGGCAATGGGCAGGTTATGCTCCAAAGTGGATGTGGACCGGCGGCGATGGCGACGAAACCAAAGTGTACAAGGGTTCATTGAGTAATATTCCAAGCTCAACTGCAGATTATAACATTGGAAGTGATAGTAACTTTACAGCCTACACACCAGGCAGTGCTAAAGCAGATTATCAAGAGTGCTTTGGTGCTGCTTATGAAGGCGATTTTAATGGCACAGTCAACACCGAAGGTGGTTGGCATCCGTTGCTTATTAGCACAGACTATGTGTTGGCAAATTTGCAAACACCTGCAGATGGTGTCTGGACTTACTAACTAGGTTTTACATTGACAAAAAAAGCAGCGGAAACGCTGCTTTTTTTATGAGTTGGCAGAGGATGTAGGAGTCGAACCCACGCCTGCAGGGTTGGAGCCTGCTGTGCTACCATAACACTTATCCCCTGAAGTACAGATCAATCATTATCATTGCACATGCAAGCCATACTGCTCTGTACATTATTTGTGTGCGAGTCATTGTGTGGACACCATTTCGTAAATTTCTTTCCAGTTTTTAGCAAGTGGAATGTCTGTGTTGTGCATGTTAAACCCATGTTCCATCAGTATAGGTTTGAGCCCAATTTTTTGTCCAGCAATTGCATTCTCATATTTGTCTTCTACCCAATACAATCCACTGCCTGCATATTTGGCTAGTGCTGCATCTTTGTTGGCACCTGTTGCTAAACACGTAACAGTTGCAAATGTACCTTTACCAAACAGTTTGTCCAAGTTCCTTCTGCGTAACTTTTTAGCATATCTGTTTGTTGACAAACTAGTGATAGCGATGAATGTCCATCCTTCGTTTGCCATGCGAGTTACATATTCAATTGCATCACGCAGCGGAGGCAAATAACCAATTGCTGCACTTTCGTTAAAGATCCTAATCAGTTTACGACCTTGTTCTAGTGTGATGCCATAACGCTCGCCAATGTCGTAGATGCCATTGTGTTCTTTTATTTTGGTAAATCCATGCTCTTCCATGAATATATCAAACGCATATTCCCAATTGAGAACTACACCATCACAGTCTACAAGTATCGTTTTTTTCATTTTCTCTCCTTATTGTTTTATTAATATAGCACACAATTAAGGTTTGTCAACCACTTTTACATAATTAAAAACAGTTTCTTTACCCTTGTGTTGATTGCTAAGTTGATGTCTTTTGACTCTAGCACGAATGTTGTAGTTGTTACCTGATTCAAACAGTTCACCTTTGCCTGTGAAGAATACCACAAGATTGTTGTTTGTGTCCACAGCGTTTATAACATCACAACCAAGTTTGTTGATGTAGTTTTTACGCAACACATTGATCTGTAGATCAAGTGTGTCACCTACAGTGCCAATAAAGTTGCTGTCATCACTGAGCGCACGTTGTTGTTTTTCCACACTGTCGCGTTCTATTGCCCGTTCATAACTTTTAGGTAATGCAGCAACCATACCAAAGTCAAAGGTTGGAACTTCTCCACTCCTAACAAAACTTAGTATTTTGCTTTCAAAATCGTTGATTTTGCTACCTAATGCTTTGATCATTAATCCTGTGTAGTATGTGATGATGTCTTTAGCACGTTGTACTTGTAACTCATCGGGTTCATTGTCAAACAAGTATATGCGATCTTCGTCTGCAGGAAAAGGCCTCAAATCCATACTGTGCAGCATGATGTCTCGGTTGCTGTATGAAATTGGATTACCTCCGCCAACACGATAGGTGCTTTTGTTGTATCCTTCATTGAAATCATGTGCCATTACAGCATATGCCATAACTGTTTGTAGGTCGTGAACTTGATGATAAGTATTTGTGTAAGACATTTTTTTTGGGCCTTTGCCTTTTGTAAATTATGTATCTAATATAACACACATGCAAACATTGTCAACTCCTAAATGGCTAGAATATAGACAATATACCATTGATTGCATACAGAGTGCAAGTGTGGTATGGGAACCTTATTGGCATGTGCATCTACCACAAGTGTATCATCCAGAGCTGTTTGGACTCATAAACACACAATGGCCCAACTTTAACACTGTGTTGGCTGTGCATGAAAACAGTGCAGAATTAAATCCTAACAGACGTTACATTATACCCAACAGAGAAGACTTGCCTTTTTGGAAACAGTTTAATGACAATATCATAGAGCACCCTGACATAATAGATGCAGTGTACAACCTAGAACAACTCAACAGAGAACACTGCACATGGGTCACTGCTAGTATATGGGAAGACTATAGAGGCTATGGCATTGGCAATCACTATGACGCACACACCATTGACGTTGCTTGGCAAACCTACATCTATTGCGATGGAGGTGAACGTTGGGGGACAAGTCTAAACAATGAGCAAGGCGAACTGAAAAAACGCATACCTTTTGTGCCCAATACAGGTTGGATAATGAATGTTGATGCTTACAGTTGGCACAGTGCAGACACCATAGAGTGTGACATGCGCCGCAGTGTAATGGTACGTTTTATGACACGTACTAGATCTGGCTAAGTTCTACCAGTGTCGCTGCTAGATTGATCTCTTGATCTGCTACCATTGGAATGTTGCGTAAGCCTTTTGCAATGATTAAGATGGCAGCATCATGTTGTTCTTGTGTGCTGCCCCACAGTTCTAGGTTGTCATACATCCAACGAAACAGTTCATCCATTTCTTCTGGACGCACTTGACTACACAACAGTTTGCGGGCATCCAGTATCTTGCCCTGTTTAAACAAGTCTACAACTGCTAACCTGTAGTCTGCTGTTGCACTGTCGCCTTCGTTTGGCTTTACAAGTTTGCCATCCACAGTGTTCATTTGCACCAAGTTCAAACACTTGCGCAGATCAGGATATGTTGCTTTTACATAACTGTCAAGTGTTTCAAGATCTACGTCAACACCTTCTGTTACAAGCACAGTAGCAATACGGGCAGTGAACTCTGTGTGATCAATCTTTTCAATGTGAAAGCCTTGACATCTACTGTGCAGTGCTGGTATGATCTTGTTTGGATAGTTACAGGTTAGTATGAACCTTGCACTGGCATGATATGTTTCCATAACACCACGCAATGCTGCTTGACCATTGGGTGAGATGTAGTCAGCTTCGTCAAGCAATACAACCTTAAACTCACCAAAGGGCATTGTTGCTACAAAGTTTGTAATCTTTTCTCTAACAGCGTCCACACTGTTTTCACGACTTGCGTTGATTTCAAGCACATCATACTCATTAACATCAAGCATGTTTATCAGCACTTTGGCCAATGTGGTCTTGCCTGTGCCAGGTGCACCACTAAACAACAGGTGTGGAATACTGCCGCTGTCTACCCATCCTTGCACTTGTTTGCGTTGTGCTTCATCACGGAACACATAGTCAGTGATAGTTTTAGGTCTGTATTTTTCAGTCCAAAGTTCTTTCATAGATTGCCCTTTTATAGACTATATTCATAGTTGTCAGTTGCAGTATTGTTCTGCAGTGTGACTGCTCCGTTGTTTAGATGAAATCGTCTTGCCATGTCAGTTTTTGGACTTAGTGTAACTAGGCGTTTGATGCCTTCTTTACCTCTGCAAAGATCAAGCAAACGGAAAACAATATCTCTACCTGCACGTGGTGCTTTACTCCAAACTGTATAAGCAATAGCAATGGAGCCATTGTCAACGCTCAATTGATCCAGTTCCTTTACAGTTGTAGGCACTTGATTGGTATAAGCTACACATATGGCTGCACGGTATTTGCCGTCTTGCTCTAGCACATAAATCTCTCGCCCAGCATTTAATCTAAAGTCCAACGAAAGTTCCGGACGTACAGGATCATCACTCACATCAAATTCTAAAGAATCTGCATTTTCGTATGTCAGCTTAGTCAAGTTCATTTGTAACTTCCATCAATGTTGTAGTGTTTAGCATTGTACATGAAACAATTAGTTGCTGTCAATATTCCATATTGTTTGCGTAGTTTATTCCACCATGCCCAATAGTGTTTTATGTGTGTCACGCCAGTCTTTAACATGTATTGATTTTCCATTAACTATTGCATCTGCTAAGGGACGATCGTTTCCTGCAGGATCCATTTTGTCCCCAAAGAAGTAGATCATGTCTGTGTCTAAAAAGTCACGCAGTATCTGGCTTTTATCTCCGCCTTGTGGAAAAACGTCAATGCCAGTCTCGCCGCCAATTACTGCACAAACTTCTGGATAATGTGTTGTAATCATACGACTGAGTTTTTCACGTTCTTTATGCTCACAGTCCCATTCATAATAATTTTTGCGTTGTAGCCCAACTGCGCCACGACCTACAACACTAAAGTTTAGCATGCCAGTCCTTACTTCTACAGTTTTTCCATATTGGTAAGGGTATTGACTTAGATCAGCAACTTGCATTAAAAAAGCTACCAGTTGCCCTGATGGTTTCCAATCACTGGTATAGGTATTTGTTTCGCCTTCCCACACCTCTGCACCGCTGCAGTTGTAAACTCTTTTGCAAAGATTGTAAGTGTCTTCTCCAATTTGTTCAACTGTTTTGGGTTTATCGCTGCCAGTAACAAGGTAAACATTGTGTGACCGACAAAATGAGTTGAAGAAACTTTTAAATTCTTTGTCAATCTTACCTCTACTGGGTGTTAGAGTACCGTCAACATCAAATATATAATGAGTTTGCATGTTGTCAAAATGATCTATGTCTTCTTGTGTGATCATTTTTCACACACTCTACGCCTAAGATCGCTGCTACTAAATCTGTGATCTCTTTTGTTAAAGTAGAGTTGTATGTCTCTTTTGCGACATATATCCTTGCCGGTAAACTCTTTGTCTCTGTATTCAACACCAAGTATACGCACATCAATATGATACATGCTGAGAATATCTTCTAGATCCTCTTCTGTAGCATAAGGAATAATTTCATCCACATAGCCAACTGCTTTAAGTTGTGTATAGCGTTCTACAATAGTTTGTATTGGGCTATTTTTTTCTGCCCTATCAACACTGGGATCAATTTGTAATCCGCATATGAGATAGTCACACTGTGCTTTTGCGTCTCGTAGCATTTGCACATGTCCAGCATGTAATAGATCAAATGTGCTACATGTGAATCCTATTAACAATGTGCTTTTAAACCTCTAGTTTACCAACACTGACTTTGCCTTCGTAGGCACGAGTTTGGTGACCTGCAGTTGGATTAAAGATTGTTGTTTCTGGTGCTTGATCTTGAACACCTAGCACATCATCTGGATCTACTGTGCGAACAGTTTCGCCATTTAGCTCAAAACCTCTGCTCCATCGTCCGTGTGCAACAAGCACATACTGTCCAACTACTACATCTTTTTGTTCGTTGCCAACAGCAATAACTTCGCCCCAGCGTGGATGAATGCCTGTGCTTTTACCATCATCGCTCATTACAATAAGTCCGCCGGCTGTGCGCTGCTCGCCAAACTCCATGTTGCGAACCAATATGCCTTTGCGCAACGGCTTGAAGGTTCCTGTTACTTTTGCGTTAAGTCCTGCCATTAAATCCTCCGTACACCATCTGCATCTTTGGTTGAAGTTGGGGTTTGTGCAGTGCTAGACACTGTCTGTTGCTGCTTTACTGCAGCAGCAAGACCACCACTTGGAGTTGCCTCTTCTTGTGTTGATTGTTCTTCAATCATGCGTCCAACATTAGTACCTTCTACTTTTGGTTCTTCTTTTGCTGGCTGAGGAACAGGTTCCCAATCTTGCCAATCATCTTCTTGAATCTGATTAGCACTGCTACCACCTTCAGGAATATCACCATCCTGTGGAACCATTGTGCTTAGATTGTGATACTCTTGCATGATTTGATTGCGGGTTTTTGTAATTGTGCCATCAGACAAAATTTCATCGCCACGTGCATTAACACGCATGTTACCAATTGCTGGCACAGTTTCATTTTTAGTTAACATGGTGCTCATGTCTACTGTTGCACCTCTTGATGTTCTATAAACTCTTTTTGGCATTTCTTACTCCTATTAAGTGCGTATATTACTTATCTTAAAAATTCTTCAATGTCTAAATCATAGTACATGCTATCAATTTTGTGTACACCTATCAAGTATAACACATAACTGGCAACACTTGAACCTCTACCTACGCCCCATACTATGTTGTTTGAGCGCATTGTTTCTACAAAATAACGTAAAAAACACAGCAATGGCATCATGTCACGTTCTTGATATAACAACAATTCTTTACCAACTCGTTGCAGTTGTGCATCTGTAGTACACTGCTTTAAGCACCATTCAGCAATATCAAACTGTGCATACTCTGCAGGCATGTGCCAATTGTTTTGATTTTGTTTGTGGTAAACTTCAGGTGTACAATCCAGTGTTGTGCTTGTGCTCAATTGCAGATCAATGTGCATCTCATAACAAGCACGGTTAAACTTTTCAACGTTGTCTAGTGTTAGGTTACTGACGTCTAAGCTAGGGTTACAGTACAACATTTGTACTGCATCTTGTTCAGTTAGTAACTGTCTGCTGTATTGGTCAAGATTCATCATCTTTATCGTTGTCACTTACCAATCTTGGCTTGAATCGTTTAGGTGCTTCGATGGCTTTGTGTTCGTACACCAAACCTTCTTTGTCCCAATTTTGTGTTTCAAATTTGATACCATTTGGGTGTAGTCTAATAAAGTTTACATTAGATGAGTACCAATAGTCAACATATTCTTCTAGATCAGGATTGTCTATCAGTTCACGCAGTGTATCACCAGAGTCAGCAACATCTTCAAATGAGTGTGTGACACCTTGTCCTTGTGTGCTAGTAACACTCACACGTTCAACGATGAACACACCTTGTACCAGTGCTGTAATCTTTGTGTGTAATGCTATGGCCAACAAATGATCATATGGTTCGTCAGGTAATGTATGTATCACACCATTCAACCCCATGGCATTTTTGAACTTGCTTACACTGCTGGGCCCTATCAGTATGCTATCCTCAAACACATCTCTGAACACAATGTTGATACGTTCGAGTGCAACAGTGTAATTCTTTTGTGTGCTGTTTGCAGGCTGTAGATTAATTTTTACATCAAATGTGTTTGGTAGCAGTTGTGTGTCAACAACTATACAACAACTGAATCTTTCTTCTATTGTTATCATGATATGTCTATGCTATCCTTAAATTTGTCGTCGTCGCCATCAGATTGTTCTGCTAGTTTTTTGAGATGTTCTCTGTCTCGGCGAACTCGTTCTTCTTTCATTTCCTCTAACACCATGCCAACTTGTCTTATCAGTGCTGGATTTCCAAACCTATAACTTTGGTTAAGTTTTTTTGTAAGTTCTGTTATTTTGTCTTGTAACTCGCCGTCTGTTAGACTGGTTACATCACCTAACAATGGATGGAACATCAGTCATAATCTCCTGCTGCTCGTTTGTGACAATATATATCAAAACTTTTCCAGTTTGACCAAACCAGGAACCAACCCAACATACTTAACCACATGTTTGGAGCAAATGCAAGGTTGATACTTAGCCAAATCAACAGTGCATAGATCATGACAACAACATGATCACGGGCTGTCATTTGTGGTCTAGAGGTCGCCATCTTTTCTGTTTTCGCTGTAGTAAGCATCAAACTCGCCACCTGGATAACGAGCTTTTAGTTTGTTAACATTTTCAGCAATAACGTCATTTGGGTCTAAGTTTAGTGCATGGCATCCTTGGATCCAATACCATATGACATCGCCAAGTTCACGCTTCAGGTGAAAGATTGTTTCTTCATTCATAGGTTTGCCTTGGAACAAACACTTTTTTACAATTTCACTGAATTCGCCTGTTTCGCTTGCAAGTCCAATACTTGCTGTAAGCAAACGTGGAACTATCACGTGTTTGGATAATTCACGCATACTTGCATCTAATGCACTGCTACTTTTGCTTTCGTCACTGGTAACTGCAGTTACAAATTCTGCATATTTTTTAAGATCAATATTGTTCATGTTGCACCTTTAATGTTTCATACATTATACGACAGGTAGATACAAAATGCAATATTAATATGCGGAGATTGCTGCTCTTTTCCAAATAACTGTTGAGCCATCGTATGTGCCAGTACAAACATAAATGTAATTACTGTCCACAGCAACATTGCCTGCAACATCACCACTTTGTCCTGTGTTTGCAGGTGTGCGTACATCTGCTTTTACACGTGAACGTGTTAGATCATTTACAGCAACAGTTGTGCCTTGGTCGTCTGTAGTAAATTCAAAAATATAAGTACCAGTTGCATCAAAAGTAATAACTTTGGTTGCAGGTACAATACCTTGTAAACTGTCAGCACCAAGTGTAACAGCGGAAGGCAATGTCAATGTGTGCGATACACTAGCAATTGTTATTTCAAGTCGGATGGTGCCAACTTTTCCACTGGCTGGAAAGTTGCTAAATGCAAGAGTAATACTGCCACTTGTTGTAACAGTTTGATATGGACCTTCTGCATAGTTAAGAGTAACATTGCCTGATGTGGTACCTTTGGAAACTCGTGTACCACTCATGTCTTTTAATTCAAAGTCACTTAGTACACTACCACCACCTGAATTATCAAGTGTCTCGCCTGTTAAAGCACTCTTTAGTACTGCCTTACTTTGTAGATCCTCGATCTCACTTTTTGCATTAGTGAAGTTGTTTTTGATGTTAGTGAAATTATCTCTAAAACCTTGACTGTCATTGTCTTGGCCTGCAATAGGATAAGTTCCATCAATATTGTTTGCATTGATATTACTTGCCATTATCTAAATACTCCGACCTGTGGAAACTTAATGTATTTATCTTCATCGTCTTGGTACACAAATTTGTCTACACTTGCAAAGAAACGTGTGCTTTTTCCGTCAAAGTAAGTTTCGCCTATTATACTATCTTCAAGATCTACTCTTAGATAGTTTGGTGCTGTTCTACCACCGCTTGGACGATTTTCGTAGAAATAGTCACCATTCAAGTATGTTACACGAACTTTCGCACCTAAGTCAATCTCTGTTTTGAATGTGCATACCAGCACACCGTTAACACTTTTTATATTCCATACACCACCACGTTGGTTTACACTTGCACTTCCTGCAAAGTACTTTTCAACATAGCCATCAATTGCTGTTGATTCGCTGAACGGTGTTCCGTCTTGGTCATACACATCACCAAAGTTTGCAGTTTCTAAGTTCCAACCATCATTGGTTTGTGTTGTAGCAGTGCTGCCAGTAAGTCCAGTTTGCTGTAGCCAGATAACATCTATACCATCACCTGCAAATTGGCTTATATCATTTACACCTTCTATATAACCTGCTCTAACAATATCGCCTGCAATCTTGTTATTGATAGCATCAAACGCAATACCATCAACTGCAAAATCTACTGTGGCACTTATTCCTGTTGATTTGTCAAGTTCACTGATATTAAGTGAATACAAGTCAAATGAGGTTTCTGCTGTTACTGTGTATTTTCCAGTTTCTTTGTTGTAGTATTTGCTAAGGTTGTTGTCAAGTATGTATCTGTCAACTTCAAAGCTAATGTTCTTAAGATCAATTGCTGTTCTTTGTTCTAGTAAATATTTGATCTTCTTGCTTGTCCCTGGTTTGCAGTACACAATTGGCACAGCCAGTGTCCAGCCAAGTATGCTGTTATCCTCTTGTTTACTTTGCATCCACTCAGGTAGTACCAAACGTTCAAGGATGACTTCACCAATTGCACTTTTTAATCTGGCACGCATATTTTCAATTGCATTTGGATATGCAAGATAATCATTTCCAGAACTTGAACGATAGTTTCCACTATCAACTGTGATGTAGTAATCCTCTCCTGCATCAACACTGAGAGGGTTGGTCCAATCATTGCTACTACGCAAGTCTACACGTTGACTTGCAGGTGCAGGTCTATCAGTAGTTGGATCTGTTCCAACTGCTTTGTCAACCATTTCAATATACACCAGCTCGTAACGCACAGTGCCATCTGTGTTAAGAGCTCTTGCAGTTTTAAAACTACCAAACCTTAACACATTGTTCCAATGATTTTGTGCAGCAGCTTCTACATAATCAGTTTCTGGTTTTGGATTCAATCCAGATGCTACTAGCATACGCATATCTTTTTGTAGTCCAAAATTGAAGTCTGTGGGTCTATAGATATCTCGTTGTGGAATATCATCTGCGTTATAAATTAGACTATCGTATATTTCTCTTTGTGTCTGGTTAGGTAGTGCTTTAACATATAAACTTTCGTATGGTTTGATGCTGCTTGGTGTAACCTTTATAGTAAATGTTTCAAACGTGTCAATGGTTAAATCTGAACTGAAGGCCCTTACTGTAAATGTGTAAGTTCTTTCCCAAACAGTTTCGTTATAGAATAGTGTTTCAACATCAAATGTGGTAGTGCCTGTATCAAACATCATTGTTTCAAAACTAACACGGCCTATAATCAAACCACTGCTATCTAGTGTAAGCCCTTGTGGCAAGGCTTGTGCATAACCTGCTTTAAGTTCATATTGTACACTTGCTCCACTACCAATTGTTGCTTTTACATCAAGTTCACTAACACTACCTGTTTCTATGGTTCCTAGGTCAGTGTTAGGCCAGGTAATTGTTTTGTCAACATCACCTTCAACTTTCATTGTAAAGTAAACCCAATCGCTTACACGATCCGTAGCATTCTTTTTCTTACAACGCACTGCCCAGTCATATTCTACTGTAGTTGGAGTTAAACTTGGCAATGTTCCATAAAACCAGCCTGTGTCTGTGTCTAATACAAGTCCTGGAGGTGCATTGTACCCACTACCGCCATAGTCTACTGTATCAAATCCAACTCCATCTGCATCAAAACCTGATCCAACGTCGCTGGTAAGTTCAAAAACTATAGGATCATTGTCTAGATCTAATCCTTTGAATTGGAATGCAAAATAGTTGTCGTGTTTGAATGTTCCAAGATCTTGTGATGGAGTTGTCATAAACGGATCACGCTGTGGAGTTTGATCTGCAGTTAATAGAACATTAAGTTCACTGTCTGCTGCAAAGTTACTGGCTGAATCTGCTGTAAATACTTCATTATCAGCAGTAAGCAAGTTTCTACTGACCACAAACATTGTATAAGTTCGTTGGTCAATTCTAAATCCATCACTTACTTGTGCAGTAAATTCATAGTTTTTGCTTACACTGCGAGTAGCAAAATCCCAAGCAGTTGTATCAAACGCTTCTGCATCAAATCCTGGTGTGCTATTATCAGCAAGTTCTGGCAGTATATATCCACTGATTAATCCGCTTGTGCTTAATGTCAGGCCTGGTGGAAAATTACCACCCACAATACTCCATGTAAGGTTTTGTCCTGGGTCTTCATCTGTAGCAGTGAGTTGTATGTTTATTATGCTTCCATCAAATACTGCACCTAATGCACTGGCAGGAAGTGTATCTATCACAGGATCATCTGGACCTGTAACAGTAATACTAAACACACGATCAGCAACTTGTCCGTCAACGCTGGTTGCTCTTACTGTGAATTGATTAAATGTGTCTACAGCAACCTCTTGTGGAACACCTTGTATGTAGTCTGTGTTACTAGGATAGCCTTCTACTGATCCATCTGTTCTAATAACAATACCATCAGGTAATCTACCACTATGGAACTTGTAGTTGGTTGCGTTTTCTGCACCCAGTTGTAGTTGGTAAAATTCACCTTCTACAATTGTCCCTAGGTCACCAGGTGGTGTTATCCACGATGGAGCGGCCATTTAAATACTCCTCTTTGTAGTATTTATCGCTCTTACCAAGTTGCGATTGCTACACGCTTCCATACACTTGTGGCACCATCATAGTCTGCAGTGCAATAATAAATGTAACTAGAGTCAAAAGCAACATCACCTTGCTGATCGCCTGCAGCACCTATTGCACTTGCTGGTGTATATGTGTTTTCAACTCGTAATCTATCCCCTGAAACAACAACTTTGCCTGTACCTGCAGGATTTAGAATGATGTCTTCGTTGGTGCTAAGTGATGAAATATTGTTATCTTCTAATCTTAAGCCGCTGGTTTCTAATTTGTCACCAGTTACTGTAGCAGTTGTGATGATCGTACTAGTAGCACTAATTGAAGTAGTGGTTAGTCCACCGTTAAACGCTGGAGCAGTTGTTGTGCTTGCTCCTCTACCTAATACACTGTCAATTGTGCTGGTGTTTGCAATAGTAAGCACATCAGCAGTGATGCTGGTGGTTATATCTGCTCCGCCAACAACACCTAATATTTCACCATTTTCAATAACATGAGCAGTGCTTGTATCATCAACTAGTGTTAGACTGTAGGTGTTTGAACTAATTTGTGTGTCAACATAGCCTTTGGTTGCTGCATCTTGAGTGTTGCTTGGATCACTGACATTAATAAGCAAATTACTATTGAAGTCAATGTTGCCTGCAGGATCAATCACAATGTTGCCGCTAGTGGTGCTGATAGTGTCAGCATCACCTATTGTGATGTTACCTCCTAGTGTGATGTTGCCTGTTACATCTACGTTACCACTAAAAGTACCATCTCTAGCACTAATATCTCTTGCATACAAATCACGCCATTTGAGTGTGGTACTACCTAGGTCGTTGTTTTGTGTAACACTAGGAACAATGCTGCTATCAACTCTACCAACAAAGGTAATAGTGTCTGCGCTACTATCACCTAAATCAACACTGCCGTTTGCTGTTAACAATCCACCAATGGTAACAGCATTGGTTACTGTTAAATCACTAACAGTTGTGCTGCCTATAGTGATTGCACCAAACGTAGCAGCACCTGTTACAGACAGTGTGCCACCTATTTGTGCGTTGGCGTCTACTTGTAGATTGTTGCTACGGCTCTGGCCTGTGACAACAAGTGCGCCTCTGATCAGTGTATCAGCACTGATATCAACTTCACCTGCACCACTTGGACTTAGCACAATGTCTTGGTTAGTGGTTTCTGTGCTGATTACATTTGCATTGAAACTTAAACTGCTTAGACTACTGCCACCAAGTTCGTTGTAGATTTCAGTAAAGTTTTCATTAACTTTATTGAAAGCGACCCTAAGGAGATCACCGGTGCCATCGTCTTGGTTAGTGCCAATGTTGATAGTTTGCTTAGCCACTGTAACTCTCCTTATGCGTTAGCGTAGTAAGGAATTACATACACACTGCCATCAATCTTTACTTTCATATACCCTGTTGGAGTTGCTGGTAGAGCATTTGCACCACCTGCTGCGCCTACAGTTGTTTGTGTAGATACATTGAAGTTAACTACACCAGTGCCACTTGGATCAAGTGTAATGTCTTGGTTACTGTTTGCTGTGCCAATTGTGCCAGCATGTATTGTAACATCTTCTGCTTGGAATGTTGAAGTAGTAGCATTCCAACTTAGTTTGCTGCTAAACTGGATGTCACCGTCTGCATCGCTGTAAGCGATACCATTGTCTACATGATCAGTAAAACGTAGTTCAGCCGCAGTTGCAATAACAACTTTGCCTGTGCCGTTTGGATCAAGTATGATGTTTCCGTTTGTGTTTTCACTGATTAAACTGTTGCCACTGATAGCAACATTGTTCCCGCTGCCTGCCGCAGAAACGCTGTACAACTCAGTGAAGTTGTCGTTAATTTTATCAAAAGCGGTACGAAGCGGATCGCCTGTACCGTCATTGGCGGCAGAACCAATGTTAATAGTTTGTTTTGCCATTTGAATATCTCCTTAGGACTGTGTATTTATAGAACTTTTTTACTTAGCCTTGTGCTAAATATTTTTATGATTTTGGATACCTCTAAGTTGCAAACTGTTTATTGGCGCAAACGCAATGGTAAAATGCACCAATGCTCAACCACTAAAACTGTATATCACATACGTTGTGATAGTTGTGAACAAGAGTTTACTAGAACAAGCAAGCAATTGAATAAGAAAAGTGGTACTCATGTTTGTAGCAATTGCAATCAAAAAAGATTTGCTCAAACACAAAGCGCCACTTGGAAACGTTATAACAAACTTGATGCTAGTGCAGGATATAAGTTGTGATTAGACTGCAAAACTTTCGCCACATCCACAACTAGATGCAGCATTTGGATTAATAACTTTTAGATATGAACCACCTAGTTCTGTAACGTAGTCTATGGTGCATCCTACCACAAACAATTCTGCCATTGGGTCAAGCACTAACACATCTTCATATGGCTCGCTCCAATTAACATCTGGCAGGTTCTTTTTAAAATCCCACACATAGGTAAAGCCGGAACAGCCACCACCCGACACTCCAAGTGTAACGTAATCGCCGTTCCGCACTTTATCTAGGTATTTCTTTGCTTCTTCAGTTACGGTTATCATGTTGACCCTCTTATACTTGTCTTGGCCCACTGTGTGTACTGTATTTATGGTGGTGACCCCTACGGGACTCGAACCCGTGTTTCTGCCGTGAAAGGGCAGCGTCCTAGACCGCTAGACGAAGGGGCCGGTGATTTCAGGAAGGTAATCCTGCAATTTGATATTTCTATTTACGTCTAATTTATTGTTAAATTCAAAAAACATTTTCAATACATTGTAATCAATATCGTTATTTCTAACAGTGTCAAGTATGTGGTTTACACATGTGTTAAAATTATGATCAGTTTTGTAACTAGACGTTGACACTAATTTTTCACAGTCTGTGATTACTGCAGTTTTGTTTGGGTGATTTCCAAACCACAAGTATGATGGTTCATCTACCCAGTTAATTAATACAGTGGCATTTGGATATTGTGTGTTTAAATAGTTAACCAATGGATATAGCCTAGCTACATTGTATATACTTACACTTATATTGAAACAAACCACCCATTGACTGTTAAGTGTACGGACGTTTTTGGCTAGTTTATTCCAAGTTATTGGATAGCGTATGTAATACAGTGCATCTGCAAATCCATCAACACTTACAATAAACTCAACATTAGTAAAGTGTTTAATTACATCCAAAAACTTTTTAGGTAAAACAAAGGCATTTGTGTTTATCTGCAATAAGAAATCAGTGCGGTTTTGTTCAATACATTCTTTTAAAAAGTTTATAAATTCATTGCTTATAACAGGCTCGCCTCCTGCAACATACAAACGTTTTACATTTGGTATATCTACAATTGCAAAATCTGTTGGAGGCGATAGTCCAACAAGAGTGTCTGTTAAGCCTAGGTTGTAAAACTCTTTGTCTAACATATGGCTATCGCCCGGGCAACAAATTCTGCACTGTGCATTACATCTATTGCCTGTGCGAATATCATAGTCTAACACAGTAGTGTTATCAATAAATTGCTCAACACTGCGAAAACCTGTAAGTTCTACCATTTGTTTTGTTCTATGTTGACGTGGACTAGGTAAACTAGCAGTTTCTCGTGTGGTGCAAATTTCACAATGTGCAACAGGATTGCCTGCAATCATGTCCTGCCTAATACCATTCATTATATCATTGTTGTAGTTAAAACTTTTTGTTGTAAGCAGTTTGTTTTGATAGCAACAAAATCTGTATGCTTCTCCATCATGGTTTTGCACTAGAGCACCAAATGCTGCACCACAAAAACTTTTGTTTTCTTCAAGGTATTGCATCACAGGGTGCTGGCCTATGCTGGACAAAAAAGCAGGATCAGCACTGTCAAGTTCAATCAACTGTGCATCACTTGCTATGTCAAGTAGTTCTTGACTAGTTATATCATAATGACTGGTATGATATACACCTGCTTGTATTTTTGTGTGTGCATCGAGCACTCCACAATATTCTAAATTGTGACTATGTGCAATAGTTTGTGCAGAATAACCGGCTTGTTCACTGCCGTCACCTATACAAATTATTAGCATTTATAGTTCTCCTGGGCACCATCCATTCAATTATTTTACCTGTTAAATGGAAAACAGGATTGTATTTAGTGGAAGTAAGCGAGATTAACTAACCTCTAGACAAAAGGGCTATTATGGCTCCTCAAGATGGATTCGAACCACCGACCGGATGGTTAACAGCCGTCTGCTCTGCCACTGAGCTACTGAGGAATAAAACTTGGTGGAGAATAGGAGAGTCGAACTCCTGATTCTAGAATGCAAATCTAGCGTGATCCCACTTCACTAATTCCCCATTGTGTTATGTGTCTAGAGGAAGTTTGCTATGCTCATCAATCAAGGCTATAACTTCATCTAAACTGCCACAGATAATTTTTACACCTGCCCAATCTTCTTCACTGTTGCGACCACGTGCCTCAACAACGAAACCATTTGTTACACGCCTAACTTCAATGGTTTCATCTACTTTAACAAGGCCTTCTTGTTTAAGGCTGGTTGTGTTGTGTGACATTCGTTACTCCTATTTATATGTGGCGGGAATGACCGGGCTCGAACCGGCGACCTTTGGCGTGACAGGCCAACGCTCTAACCAATTCAGCACACACCCACAAATTGTGGTCTCGGTGGTAGGATTCGAACCTACGATCTCTTGCTCCCAAAGCAAGCGGATTAACCAGACTTTCCTACACCGAGTTTGGCGGACAGGGAGGGATTCGAACCCTCGGAACGATTAACCATCGTTCAATGGATTAGCAATCCACCGCCTTCGACCACTCAGCCACCTATCCTTGTTGTTAAGCCTTTGCTAGACTACGCAAAAGTTTATCTACTGCAGCCTGTGCTGTTTTACGATCTACACCTTCTGTGCGTTGTACAAATGCAACTGCTTTTTCAACACTCAATCGTAATCCGTATAGTGCTTCGTGTGCGGCATAATCAACATCTACGTGCATAACAATCTCCTAATGTTTATTGTATTATAATACAACAGAAAGTAAGAGATGTCAATAGAAAAATTTGGTGCCTGTAGAGAGGATCAAACTCTCACTCAAAGCAAATATGGTGCCCGTAGAGAGAATTGAACTCCCACTCCGTAAGGAAACGGTACCTAAAACCGTCGCGTCTACCTATTCCGCCATACGGGCATGTGTGGTGTGTTTGACCCTAGTATAGTGTGGTTGGCCCTATTAAAATTATGGTGCTGGTGGAGAGACTCGAACTCCCAACATTCTGATTACAAAACAGACGCTCTACCAATTGGAGCTACACCAGCATATGTTAAATCATATGTAATGCAGCCTCTGTGGTTTCGTCAACACGACGTGTCCAGCCTCGGCCAAATGTTTCAAATGTACTTAAACTTTCGTAATAGCTTTGACGTTCCGCTTGAAAGTTACGAATAGTTTGCTTAATACCGTGCTCGTCAATGTATTCGCCTAACTTTTTAAGTGTATTAGGACCAATGCCGCCGTCAGCAACAGTACCAATCATAGACTGTAGATACTTTGCACTCCTACCGGTACCGGCATTAACACCAAAATCAAAAACACAAAGGTCAAGTCCACTGGGCAAATTATCGCCTTTGAGACGGTCCCAGTAGTTCTTTTTATAAATTGGCTCAACATCTTCGCGTACAAGATCTTTCATGTCTTTGGTGCCACCAAAATCTTCATACACTCGTTTGGTTACACCTAGATTAGTTTCACCACCTGGATCTGCAGGATGGTTTACATAACCACCTTCGTGATGCAGAATCATTTCCAAACAGGTTACATAGTTTTCAGCAGCCATTACAATTTCCCATTATGTGCGTATATTATATTTATGATCACCTAGCACTGTGGCTAGGCATTTTGGTCTCAACAAACCAAACATGCTCACGCTTACCTGGATGATACTTACGCATACGCAACTTCCTGTCGTTGCGAATTTCATTTAGTGTTTTAGGATATACAAAGTGAAAACTAGCATTGCTGCGAGTCTCACCTTCTGGTATCATCAATACTTTGTTGTTTTTATTTTTCTTTGCCATTGGGGTCTTTGCCTTTATAAAAATATCCGAAGTGTTCTACTCCACCACCATAGGTATCATAATCAAATACATCTTTTTGTGGTACTTCTTTTTTAGACTCTTCTTCAAACTTTAGTGGCGTGTTGTTGTCCATTGTTTACTCCCCCTGTAAAAACTAAGATATCCGTTACCCTCGGTCATTGTATATATCACCTGCTAGTGCCTGTATATCATCAATTTGGATTTGAACTTCTTGAGGTGACAAGTTGGCTTGCTCTTTTTCGAGCTGTTGTGCTTTTTGTTGCATGACGTTGATTTTATCTAGCACTTGTTGGATACTGTGATACATTAGTAATCTCGGCTGGACAGCAGTTCTTTGATTCTAGAACCAATCCATTTATCTACAGCTTCTGCTTCTTGTTCTGTTAGATCCCAACGCTTCTGTTTATCTGCAATTTGGTAATTATTGAGTTCCCATTGTAGGGCATGTAAAAGATGGATTCCAACAGTGTCTAACAAAGCTACCTCCGCATATGAGCAATTTCTATGGCTGCATTACTATCCTTGCGAATAGGTACAGCATTTGATTTGTGCATTGTGGCAATGCCAACTATTTCATCACCAGTGTACACATTTTGTTTTTTAGCAAAACCGTTACCAACACCATTACTTAGCATCGGAAGCTCAACATCGCTCTTGTAGCTAGGAATTTGATTCAAACTAGAACGTTTGCTTTTTGCCTTATCTGCTAGTTGGTCAGGGTGTACACCATGCTTGCGCAGAAACTTTGCGTGTTTTGCATCTGCGGCAATCTGGCTTTTACTTTTCTTCTTTGCCTTGCGCGGCTTGTAGTTGGTAGTGGTCATGTAAGGACCAACAAGATGCATAGTCATTGTTAGTTAACTCGTTGTCCATTACCAATCCGGTATGCTCGCTCTTCAAGTATACGTTGCTCACGTGCAATACGGTCTGCAATACCTCTTTCACATGCTGCTCTTGCTGCTGGATTGTAATCATATACAGAACATTCGTTTTGCACTCTACGTGGTGGTAACGTTGCTGCAGCAGGAGCTTGATGTACTACAACCTGTTGCGGACGATCCATGTTAGCACCAACTGCGCCACCAACAGCAGTACCAATCACTGCACCTACACCAGTGGCAACTAGCCTTCCTGTACCTTTACCAATTGTAGCACCAAGCAAAGCACCAGATGCTCCGCCTACTACTGCACCAGTGTTCTGGTTAGTTGTGTTGCAAGCAGCAAGACCTGCTACTAACAATGGTACAAAGATTAAGTTGCGCTTTTTCATAACTATTGATCCTTTGTGTTACTGTTGTCTAACTTATACATTAATATAACATGTTTACAGCGTGTGTCAACCTTTTTTTACACACCTTTCATTAAATCTTCAAATTCCCAATTAACATCTGCAATGGCAGCACTGTTTGATGATCTAATAACAAGCAGTGGTTGATTGGTATACATAAGGTGTGCGCTTTCGTGTCGCTCTAGTTTGTGAAGATGGTGTGGCAGTATGCCGTGTCGTTCAGTGAGGTTATGTATCTCTATATTAGGACTGTATTTAAGTTTTACCATTAGGCATTGTTCTTCTGTCATGACAACATTGTCATTTTTGCCCTTGATGGTTACACTATAAACCTGTTCCATTAGTGCTTCAGTGTGGTGTCTATGCCCGAAAAAGGATCTTGATCCTCTTTAAAAGCCTCTAGCACATGATCTTGTATTTCTTCAACTTCGTCGCTGATGGTCTTTAGCAGTTTCTTAACATCATCTGCGCCCAACAGTTGTGTATACAATACCATGCTCAGTTTCATCAGCACACTAGCAGCATACATAGCATCGTCTTCGTTTTGACTGTTGTTGCGCATGAACTCGTAGAGTTGTGACTCCATGTCCATGAGCTTTTCTTTTTGTACGTCGCCTTTACTCATTTGTCCAACCACTGGCTCCGGTTACCTTAGGCAAACTCCACACTATCAAGGCAATACCAGCAGTGCCAAATCCTAGGATATTCCACGCACTTGCAGTTTCGCTTACACTCGCTGCTAAGATACACAACACTACACCAATGCAAAAGCGAATCATTGTCAACTCCGTGTTTTCTAACTGTACACATAATAACATGTTATGTGTTGTTGTCAACCAAAAGTTACTCTTTTAAACCTGCAAGTTCTCTCAGTCTGCTAATAAACCCATGATCATTGCGTTCAGATTCAAAAACAAAAGTATTTGCTTTTTTGTTATTTCTTAACTTGGTATATAATACACCTAGTTTGCCAGGCTGTATTGGACCTAGTGCAAAGTCGCTACCATCATTGTTAATAATTCTAGTTCCAGAGCTGTCCTTGACTAATACAGCATCCTGATCCCATTGATTACCTAGTTTATGAATGGTTTCTGCGAAAGAATCTGAACTAGAAGGAGCTATTACAAAAATGCTGTCTTCTGATACTTTGCGTTCGTTTTCAGTTCCTTGGTTTTCAATCCAATACCCATCAACATAAAAGAATCCATATCCTTTTTTGCGTAAATCTGCTGCAAGTGTTTTATTTCTAGCAACATTCTCTTCGTAGGTATACTCACCTCTGAACGCTGTTAATATAGCAACATTCCTGTCAGGATCGTTGAAGTGTTGCCATACTCTACTTAGGCTGGATTCATTAATATTAATCATAATCTATTCCTTACTATACACATAATAACATGTTATGTGTTGTTGTCAACTCCTAACCGCGACATTTTTTTATTGATTTCGTTGATACGTTGCTGTTGTAGAGCAATTTTACGCTCAAGTGCTTGCACATAATGATAACTTGGTAGTTTGTTTTGAGTGCCATCTTCACCTAAGCTGATGAAATGATCAGCACCTGCCCCTTTGATACCGCCAGCAACACGATTTGGATTCTTGTTGTTACTAGGCTGCTTTTGTGCTGGCTTCGTTGAGTATTGTCGTTGTATGTTGTTCATAATCATATTTAGCATTTACATTCTGTTGATACATTTGATTGTACAAACCAATGCTGGCAATCTGCTTGCATTTGCTTTCGCACATGATGTCAAACTGTTCGTTGAAACTCGTAGCCCATTCATTGACTGCATCATTCCAGAACATGTCACTGTGTGCTCTCAGTTTCTGCTTTTTGTAACCTTGTTCTAGTAGGTCTACCAAAACCGGTCTATGGTCTTGTCTATAGCCGACGAGATAATCCTCACGACTGACGCTATAATGAATGACAGGCCTAACACCACGCCAACTGTCAATAACACGTCTAACACGATCATCCTCCACTTCTATGTATTCGCCACTGTTTATCCAATGGTGATGTATGTCCAGCACCAATGCTACATGTTCAGCAAGTTCTAGGCTTGCATCAAGCCCCCATTTGTTTTCGTCGTTCTCTATGGTAAGACAGTTGAGTGCTTCAGGTGATAGTTTGGGCAGTATGTGTTTGATACCTTCTGGCCCACGTCTACCTGATATGTGGACGTTGCATTTGAAGTCTTGCCAGTTTTTACCATAGCCCATCCACCTTGCAACATCAATATGGTATTCGTATTCTTCAATGCTACGCTTTACAATATCATCATTGTCACTGGCAAGCACAACAAACTGGCCAGGGTGTGTACTAAGTCTCACATCGAGACGTCTAGCCAGTTCGCCAACCTTTGCGAAATGCTTTTCACAATAGTCAATCACATCAGGTAGGCGCCAAAAATAACTCCAGCTGGGCTCAGTATACACAGGAAGTACACCACTTCCAATTCTAACCATTCTAAGTTCATGAGGCAAACTACCTGTAAATTCTACCAAGTTGTAGTAGGCTTGGATATTGTATTCCATAATATCCCAAAGACGTTGCTCAGCAACTTCTCTAGTTTGTCTATTCAGCCACGTGACAGTTGTAGCACGACCATTGAGAGGTTGCTCAATCTCCTGCAACAGTTTTTTAGGACGCACCTCTTCTGGGTGCATGTACTTGCAGGCATAGCCTATGCGTTTTACATCTTGTCTAAACATACACACAATATAACAGGTTATAAACTGTTGTCAACCTAGTATTTGCCTGTGTAGTTGCCTAGGAAATGCTGTAGGTCTTCTGGTGTGCCCAATCCCCACATGCCTGATCCTTCAATGTTTTTAACACGGATCTTACCGCCGTCTTCAACTAATTCATTGAACACAGGACACACATAAAATTCGTTATTGGTGCGTATGTTCTTTTCAATCATACGTTCGGCACTAGAAACATATACACTACCATGTGCCCAATAATAGATACCAACAGTGGCATTAGTTGAGATGGGTTGTTTTTCAGCGACCTCACATACAAAACCATCTTCATCCAACTTGGCGTAACTCCACTTCGGATGCGTACTCTGGAAAGTGAGTATTCCTCCATCAACTCCTTCTGTGGTAAAAGCATAGAGAACTTCGTTTGAGTTCCATTCCACGAACTGGTCGCTGTTGGCAATGACAAGCGGTTCTTCATTGTTGATATACTCCTTTGCTAACAGTGTTGTACAGGCAGCACCTTCTGTGATGCCTTCAGTTTGCACAATGGTACATCCTGGTGCTACCATATTTAACACAGTTTCTAGATTGTATTTGTTGTAGTGTTCTTTCTGTACAATGAATATGTAGTTGGCGTCAATGTTCAAATTGTCCACAACTACCTGTATCATAGGTTTGTTGCCTACTTCTATCAATGGTTTGGGAAAGGTATATCCTTGTTCAGCAAAGCGACTGCCTGCGCCTGCCATTGGTATTAGTACATTCATTGTTTTGCTCCGCCATGGTATACGTTGTTTGGGTTGTTCGTCATATTCTTCTATTGCATCCAGCACACGACTTAAACTTACATCATGTGTGTCTGCTACTGCCAATAGGTGTGCACCTGCATCAAGCACAGCCTGTCTGCCTATGTGTGAATCCTCAATGATGAGTGTTTCACTGGGTTTAGCATTTGCTTTTAACATACATTCAAAGTACATTTCAAAGTGTGGCTTGGGTCTATTTACATCTTCGTTGCTGTACCAAAAGTCAAAGTATTCTATTATGCCTAGTTGTAGCAAACTCATTTTAACAGTGTCACGCACTGCGTTGCTGGCACACACCAATGTGTAGCCTCTGTCTTTGATTTCTCTACACATGTCCACAAAGTCTTGACGTGGTTGTACAGTTTCCTTTAGTATTTCAACAGTGTGCTTTTGCTTTGCTCTAGCAATTTCAGCATGACGGTCAGTGGGCAATCCTTTGCGCTCTGTGAGCATGTTCAGCTTGGACCTGGTGGGCAACCCGTCATAGGTGCTCAAATGTTCTTCTATTGTGATAGCATACTGTTTGCCCAATGCTCTGTTGAGTGCTTCATAGTGTGTTTGCTTGCTATCAATCAGCACGCCATCTAAATCAAATACTATCAGTTTGATCATTCTTATACCGTTCTATATAATCACTGCATACACCATCAAATGCATTTACGTCTATGTTGTCTATCTCTGGCATCACTGCTATAGTTCGTTTGTTTCCTATCTTGTTTGGGTATGCCCAAATCCAGCCTTTACTAGTTACTGTATAATCATCTTCCTGATGCCAAAAACAATGTATGTCCATGTTAAGTAATGCTTGTAATGCATCATAGTTTTTTGCATGACACCATAGTCTCTCATCATGCAGGAAACTCCATTGCTTTACCAAGTATTGCGGTTCGTCATGTCCAAGGTAAAATTCTCTATCAATAAACCATAAATCTATTTCGCAATGGTAACCTTTTGCCAGTGCTTGGTCTATGTATTCAATTGTGTTTTCACGTTCTGGCTGTTTTCCTGTGAGATTACCTCTGTGTGATATGTAGATCATTTATCATGTCCTTTGTATCTTGAAACATCACTGTTGATATTTCGTCCCATGCCATTGGTTTTCTCCAGTCACTTATATTGGGCTGGCAAAACAAGAAAGTTGTTTTGAAAAAAGTTACAAACAACAGATTAAACTGCAGTATCCAAAAACTAGGATCTATTGCATGATGATCACTGCTCCAATAATTTGGTGTGTCTTTGTAAATATTATTGTGTTTGCCTTCTGTGCTATAAAAGTCATGTCCAATCATGATGCATATGTCTGCACCTTGTTTGCAAGCAAGATGTACCGCATGCAATCCACTGCCCCAATGAAAATGTTTTGTCCATTTGTGCATTTGTTGATCCCACACAAAATCAGGTAGTTTTTTTACTTGGGGAGTTGCAAAATCTGCAAACCAGTCTGGTCGTGTGTGAATGTTTCCTGTGTAACCATTGTATAGTGCTTCTTGCACCATGCGTTTGTCACAACACACAAGTTCATCACATGTTATATCTCTGTGAATAGCATTTGAACCATACAGTTTTCCGTATGATTTAAACTGTTCTAAATCTAAATCTTTTCTACTTTCGCCATTGCCAATACAAAATGCTATGTTCATTGCACAACTCCAAAGCCACTCCAGCGTATACCATCCAAGCACACCCAACCAATTGGGTTGCCTTGTGTGGGTTTACTGTTGAGCACAATGTCTCCTTTCTTAGCGGCATATCCAGGAACACTTGCACTTTCGCTGATGGTGCGTCCAAGTAGTTCTAGTTTGCTGATTGCCACACTACCATCACTGCGCACAGTAATACCCACTTTGTTGTTTGCTCCTATGTTGATGTCTTGTCGTCTACGTGTGCCAATGTACCCTTCTTGTGCTTTGTGTTTACCTATCACAACTTCAGTTTCTTGATCCCACACTGTGAGTGCATCAGTAGGGTCCATGGTGTTGATACCAACCCTACGATTTCCTGGTGTAGTATACAGCACATCACTGAGCAGTGTTTCTCCACTAACTTCTAGTTCGTTGAAGTTTCCTGCTTTGGACTGTGATAGTTTTGTTTCTAATCTATTAATTTCTTCGTCATAACTACGTGGCACAGGAACACTAACCAATATGTCGTGTTTGATACTGTCGTATGTTTCTACATCAAGTTCCAAGTGCTTGACACTTAGATTGTTTACACTTATGCTGTCTGCAACCAGTTTATTTTCAACAACAACATTATTATCAAGCACAGTCAGCTGAACATCTTTTGTAAAACTTTCAATACCGTCTATACGCAATTTGTCAACACCTTCAAGTCTGTTGATGTTGCATCCTGTAAAATCTATTGCATCATGATTGATACTTGCTTGAGGAAATGTAAAACTTTTAACAAGTTGGTCTATGGTTTGTGTTAGTATTTTGTCTACTCTATCACGCACATATTGTTGCATCTGTGGAGTATAACTGTTTACAGCCGCAGCACTGCGTTCTTCTAAACGTTTGCTGGCTGCATCGTTAATTGCAATAGCATCAACTGCTTGACGTATCTGTGCATTGATATACTGTTGCAGACGAGGATCATCCATGCGCTGTTGCACCATGTTGCTTACAGCACCTGTGATATCATATGTTTCTAGTTCTGCTTGCAGTTGTTGTTGTATCAACTGCTCAATTTGTTCTTGAGCGGCTTCTCTTAGCCTATCCATTGATTTCTCCTAGAAGGAGATGTAAACTATGTAGTCCTGATTCTTACTAAAGAGACTTTTGTACATCAACTTCTTTTCTACTTGAAAGTTTTTACTACCTAGGTCACTGGCAAACTTAGCCAGTTGCTTGAAATACATTGTACGTTTTGTCTGTTTGCTTACATGCACCAACTCATTGTCTTTGATTACGTGTGCTGTTTCTATCCACTGTTGTCTATCCTGTCCATTCCACTGACGATGTTTTAATAGTATAGCATCACCATTTGAAATTTTCAACTGAAAAGGTTCATAAAATGTTCTTTGATTATAGGTCATGTTTTTGTAATCTTTGATTGTGGTAAAGAAACCCATGCAGCAAAGTTTACTCAACATGGCCAACTTATCACGTTGCTCATCCTCTGTTTCGGCAACAGTTAGCCATTCGTCAGCAGCAATCACATAGTCAAAAGTTTCACCAGCAGCCAATAACTGTCCTGGATCACTTTCGCAGTCAACACAATCATAACCCAACTTGCGCAAGCCATGGCCCAAAAAATTTGTGCCTATGTTTAAAAACTTGCAATCTTTATCAAGTATCATAGTGCTTGGTCCAGCACTAAGAATTGTTTTGACTTTGACTTCGCTTGCTTCTGTCAATTGCTCAACATTGTCTACCATGCTGTAGACAAACTTATCAAAGTTCATTCAATATTTTTCCAATTCGTATAGTAATATTCTTACACATATTTATCGTTATCTACAACTTATCATTCTAAATTTTATCCATCATTAAGTACGCATATAAATATTCTACAATGGATATTGAAACTTATCTCTCCTACAAAATTTACAGCGAACACCTCAACAATAGAAGTCTAATACTAGATTTCCCTTCAGTTCAAAAAGACGGAACACAAACAGGACACAAGCCACACAACAATGGAGAATCTGGCCCGGGTTTTTGGAGTGTACCGTATGTATATGGAAGATACAAACACACAACTATTACCGACAAATATTTTGCCACACAAGATTATAACAACTGGATAAGTGTACAAAACAAAAAAATTTTTTTAAATCACAGTTACGAACCTGTTGACTATGTAAATGACCAGTTCTTCTGGAATCCAGATTTTATTAAACCAAAAGATCTATTTTGTAATGCAAATGAAGATACTAACGATCGGATATTTTTACTACACAGTGAAAAAAACAGCAAAGATGTTGAAATTGCTATAGAAAATGTTTCATCTAGTTTGCAAATAACACCTGTGCATTGGTGTGCAAATGGTTATGTGTGTGCAGAACATTGGTACAAAAACTTTGGTATAGATATGTTTGCAGACTGGCGTAGGCCTATAAAACACAAGTATGTGTGTATGGCACGTCAGTTTAATTCAGCAAAAAAATACAGACTTGAATTTTTAAATATGATCGATACCACAAAAGGCTGTTATAGTTTGCTAGAACGTTGTCTAGAAACAGGCATGACACCCAATGATGTTTTACCCAGCAACACTGTTTCTCCTTACAGTTTTGACGATCACGGCAACGACAGTGCCTACATTGAAATGCGATTTGAAACACCTGTTAACACAAGTTTTTTGCATGTGGTTATGGAGAGTGTGTTTGATTGTACCAAACAATATCTCACAGAAAAAATATTTAAACCAATAGTGCTGCAACAACCGTTTGTGTTAGTTGGACCTGCACATAATCTTGAATATCTACGTGAGTATGGGTTTCAAACTTTTGACCAATGGTGGGACGAAAGTTATGATACTATAGAAGATCCGCAAGAAAGATTGCATGCTTGTGCTAAAATTGTAAATAACATTGCTAACATGGACACAGCAGATCTATATGAACTGCGTGAAAAAATGAGTAGTGTGCTAGAACACAACAGACGTCATTTCTACACACAGTTTGGTGACATTGTTTGGAAAGAACTAGGCTCTAACCTTTCTGCTGTTCTTTAACTGTTTTCTTAGCAATACGATATGCAATCCGTGCTGCATTGCGTAGTGCGCCACGATACTCTGTGCTAGGACGACCTTTATCTGTAGGTGACTTGTAATAACGATCCATAAAGTCACTGATCTTGTTAAAATTCTTTGCAGGTCCTTGATACATGTTTAGTCCTTTTCTATGTAACCAGTCCAGTTGTCTGGCAGTTTTTGTTTTTTGAATTGTTGCGCTCTTGCATACAAGTCTATATAGAAACTTTCTAGTTCACCTCCCCAACGATTGCGGCAGTGTTCTATCATTTGTTCTACAAACGCAAAGTTACGCTTGTGATAATTTTCTATAATTTTATTGTGATTGTTACGCCAATGATCCAACTGTGTTAACTCTTCCAGCGGAATGCTTTTGGCATCTAACATACAATAACTGGGTATTTCCATACCATTGATAACAAGAGTATCAAGTTTCAGCATTATGTACTGATCCTTGAAAGCTTCGTATTGTTCTTCGCCTAATATTATATTCATAGTGCTATTATATATACACTTTAACGCATGGTCAATATAAATACACTATTGAGGGGACAAAATAAATGAGTTGCATTCATCGTGTGAATATGATGGGAGCATTTTTGGTAGGCACTGTATTGGGAACAATGCTTGGTGCGATCTTTTGCGCACTATAATATTATAATAGCATAAATAGCTACGAAGAGAGAGAATCGATGGACTTTTTGACTCTAGTAGCAGAGGTAGGCTTCCCAATTGCTGGCGCAATAGCAGCTGGTATATTTGTGTTTATCACACTAAAGTTTATCCTCGCAGGCGTTACAGACAGCGTAAACACACTTAAAAATATTATTGCACAACTAGATAATAGGGTGCAAACAATGAACAATGACTTGGTTAAGATTGATACTTTGCTAAGTTATGTGCTTAATGTTCGTCCAAACATTGATCGCATTGCAGCCAATGAAGGCAAGGAAGATGCAAGGAGAGATTAATGAGTGGTCTTAAATCATGGATAGATTACACTATACAACAAGATCCAAATGGTGATTTAACTGTGGTGCCTGATACAAACTGGCCCACTGAATTGTTAGATAAAAAGTTATTTGAAGTTGGAGACATTTTTGTAGTCAACGAAACTGGCAAACTTGTTAAGATGGACAAATTAACAAAATGGTTTATTAAAGGACAGTGGAAATGAAACGAGTCAAAAAAAGTTAGTAAGTTCGAGTAGATAATGTTGAGAGAGGGGCAACGACGTGGAATTGGATATCGTAGGAGCGATTAAGGACTATGGATTTCCTATTGTAGCAGCAATGGGAATGGGCTATTTTATTTTCTTCATATGGAAATGGGTAACTGAAACAATTGATCCTGTTATAGGTGCGACAATGATGACACTGATTAAGTTGGTTGATCGTGTTCGCATGCTTGACAATGACTTAATCAGACTAAATCAAAAACTTGCAATGGTACTAGAGTACAAGGAAGAAATTTCTCAAAAACATCCCGAACTGGCTGAGAGTTTAGATAAAGTTCTCAAAGAAAATAGAACACACAGTTCTAGTTTTGACAGCACAGGAGCAAACAAATGAGTAATTTTACCAGTTGGCTTGACCAACAAAACTCAGCTACACAAGCATATTTTAGACAACATCCTGTATGGAGCAACGAACACATGTATTTTGGGATTAGTTGTGGTTTTGTATGTGGTGTACTTGTAACTTGGTTACTGATGTCTATTTTGAAGTAGCGTGGTATACGCCTGACCAATCTGCAGGTTTTCCAGCACTCATACGCTCAGTCATTTTGTCATAATACTCAGACATACTAGGTGCTGCTGACTTGTATTTTTCTACGTCACGGAACACTACATCCCATTTGCCTGCATAATAGTTTTTGAGGAATTCCTTGTGCTGCTTGGTTTCTTTGTGCAGTGTGTAAATGCGCAGAGGAAGTTCTTTACCTTTAACGGCAATATTATCTAACTCCCACCAATCAAAATCATCACTGGTCGCAGCAACAGTGTCTGGTCCTGCGATCATTAGCACACCATAACTTTTTGTTTGTGATTCTAATCGTGCTGCTACACTAACTGGATCTCCCAAACAGTCATAGCCCATTTTACGGTCACTGCCAATGTTGCCCACAAGTATTAGTCCTGTGTTTATACCTGCACCCATTCCAACCGGAGGCTTGCCGTCCTGTGCTAGTTCAAGATTAAATTGTTCAACTGCATCCAGCATGTCTTTGATTGTGCGCACACCATCATAGGCATGACGCTCATTGTCTAAAGGTGCACCGTGTATGTGCATACTAGCATCACCAATAAACTTGATAAGTGTGCCATTGTTATCAAGCACAGGGTTGGCAATAGCAGTCATATAGCGATTCATTACAGTTGTAAATCCTTCAACGTCTGCACCATAACTTTCGCCAAGTCCTGTGAAGTTGCGCATGTCAGTCATTACACAAGTGAGCATTTTTTCTTCGCCGCCCAGTCGTATTAGGCTTGGATCTTTTTGCAGTTGTTCAACCACTGTTGGATTTACATATGTTCCAAACTGCTTTTTGATCTGTTGCTTTTGGAAAAACTCTAATACAAATCTGTTGAACACTGCATGGAAGCCTGTGAGCACAGTTGTAACAAGTGGCATAGTGCCATCAATCAAAAACAGTTTGGTTGTCCAAGCATAGTAAGGTGCATATATTACACCTCCTGCAAACACAAGTATTGCGCCGCCTACAAACCAATATGGTGTAAAACGTGCAAGAATGACCAATAACAATCCTAGTATGCCTGTTGCTGCTAGTTCAGCGATGTTGCCCCACCATGGACGTGTGATTTGATCACCGTCTATCATAGTTTGCAGTGTGATTGCTGTTGGAATAAAACTAAACTTTTCACCTACAGGTGTTGCAACCAGTGTGGTTGTGCCTGCTGCAGTGGGTGCAATTATGACTGTGCGTCCAGCAAACGAACTAAAGTCATCATTGGCAGCACTGATTGTTTCAAAGTCTTTGTTGTAACGTAACCATATTCTAGTAAATGGATCTGTGTTAACAATAGGATATCCAGGTATGCGGATCTTTTCAACACCTGCTGGAGAACTTTTGATTTGATAACTTGGTGCACCTGTTGCAACACGAATAACTTCTACAGCCAATGAAGGATATGTTTCTTCACCAATACGCATTATAAGAGGAACACGACGCACAACACCATCAATTTCAGATGCAGTGTTGGCAACACCAACACCTGGTGCGTTCAACCCTAACAGTGGAATAGGACCTAACATACCATCCCATTCGTATAGGAAAGGCAATGGGTCACCTATTTTAGCAACACCACGTGGTACACCATTACGGTTTATGTCTGTGCTGCCTGTTTGTGCAATAACAATTGCATTATCAACCAGTGCTTCTGCAAGTGCTTGGTCACCACCCAATCTATCTTCTTCACTCATTATAACTGGTAGCACAATAACGCCTGCACCCTGTTCGCGCAACTTCCAAATTATGTCTGCCAGTTGACTACGATTCCAAGGCCATTGGCCATACTTTTCTATTGCTGCTTCGTCTATAGCAACAACGCCAATGTCTTTGCTTGTTTGTGGAGTATCTGTTTGTTGTAGTAAATCAAACTGTTTGAGTCTGAGTGTTTCTACTACTGTGCTGTCTTGATAGTGTACAAACAGTAGCAGCAACGCTGTGATTGCTGCTACTGTCCAGTGTGTGATTACTTTAAACATACACTATTTACTAGAATTTGATGTTAATCCCTGCTGTAATTGAATTGCTTGAACCAAGATCAGTTTGTATTCTTGAAGCATTGACACCAATTGTACTACCATTATCCATAACAGTCTTGTTAATACCAACTGATGCTTCTGTTGTTCCATCTGTGTGATATAAACCAGTTATATCAACTAAATCAAATAGATTTGCAGTTGCACCAAATGTACCATAGTTGTACATGTCAGTATCGCCTGCAACAGTTCTTGCACTTTGTATTGATCCTGTTTCTGCGTATCCATCTAGTTTGGTGCGTCCTACTGTATACCCAACAATCGGTTGTATGATATAACCTTTTGCTTTGAACTGTAGGTTTACACTTGAATCTGTGCCACTGGTTGCTGCACTGTTATTGAAGTCACCAATGGTTCTAAGTGATGTATAATCAGTCATAGCGTGAGTTGCTTTTAGAACAATATCAGCATTTGGAAAACTTTTACCAACCTTTAATTGTCCTGCACGAGTTGTTGCACTAGCACGATCAGCACCATTTTTAATTTTGGTTTCAACTGCTGCAAAACCTGCACCAATGATAATACCACTTTCAGTTACTTTGGTTCCGCCTGCGGTAAAACCTTTACTGTCACCTTTCATGCCATTGTCAAACTTGTTCTTTTTACCAATAGCAGTAACACCATTAAAGTCAAGTCCTTTGATAGTGGCACTTACACTATCTTGCGCAGTTGCAATCTGATCAATGCGTCCTGTAAATGAACCAGGATCAGTTACAGTTGTTACGCTGTCATTGCGAACTACAGTCGTGCTTGTGCTTTCGCCATCTGTAACAGTTTCACTACCATCACTATATGTTGTAGTTGTGCGATCAAAACTTGTAGTTGTTACATTAACTGGTGTTGTAACAGTTGTAGTTTTTTCTCTAGCAATAGTTTGTATAGCACCTGCTTCACTTGCTTCGTGGTGTGTAATGCTTGCTGTTAGTACAGGAAGTGTAGTACTTGTTGCTTCACTAGTGCTAGTAATAGTTTCTGTAGTTGTGCTAACAACTGTAGGTGTTGTACTACCAGTTGCACCACTTTCTGCTGCATCAGTAGCACTACCAACGTCCGACACTGTTCCCCAACTGTCTGTGGTTGTAGTGTCACCGCCACCAGCGCCGCCGTCAACAGCATCTTCTGCTGCATCAAATGCGCTTGGACCAAAAATGTATGCGTAACTTGCTGTTAGGATATCACCTGAGCTAACGCCTGTCCATGTCCAACTAATACCAATAGTATCGTCGCCGTTGCCGTATAATACATTGTTACCATCTGCGTCTGTATAGTTTGTTCCGTTGTATGCATCAGCATCTGTTTCCCAACCATTGATACCTGCTGTTACGTTTGTATCTGTTGTGTAGATACCAAGTGCATAGCGGCTTTCAGTTGCTTCACTAAATGCAAGGTTTGTGCTTGGAATAACACCGTAGCCTAGCACGTTATCTGTGCTAGAACTGTCGCCAGGCATACCTTGGCTGTCTGGGTCAATGAACTTACCAAAACTTACACTGTCTGCATCTACACTCATTGTTATTGAACTTGTAACATCAATAAATGGCGTATTGTCTGCAAGACTGTAACTATTGGTGATATCAAAAACACTTGATACTCCACCGGTCCAACTTAGTGTGTCAGTACCATCTGTAAGTCCATTACCATCGCCTGTAATACCTGTACTACCTGTGTTGTTGTTTGTGTAGTTAGTACCATCTACCTTAACACTAAAACCATCAAATGGTGATCCTGGTGTTAGATAGTCATAACTTGAATTAAATGTTCCTGTTCCATTTGGATCAAAAAGTAGTCCTGGGCTTGTGTTGCCCCCGGAACCAAATGTTCCCGTGTTACCGTTCACACCTGCTTTGACCCATTCGTTTTCAAGCACACCCATACCTGTTGCGGTTGTGCTCATACTACTAGTATCAGCCAACGATACGGTGGTCAGGCTGGTACTAGCAAGTAACGTCGCTAAAAGCGACACTTGCATGATTTTCATGTTCAATCTCTCTCTTCTTCCCTATCTCAGAGTGATTGAAAAAAAAACTATTTTATTTTTTAAGAGGTTATAAATTGAATGTTGGTATGTTCCAGGATACGTCGCCTCTTATGCTTCGACTGTGTATTTAGTTTTGTGTTACAGTTACTGAACATCCACCTTGCGTAGTGCAATATTGAGTTACTGTTGCACTAAAATTATCACCATTTTGGTAAACGTTAGTAGTTGTTGGTTGTGTTCCTGTTTGTTCTATTGTAAAAGTGTTATAATTGCCATCTTGTACTACATTAACTGTATTATAATTACCATTGACATAAACATCTAAATCGTTGTCTTGCCCATTTTTTTGTATAAGAGATAGTTCTATGCTATCTCCGTATGCCTCTAAGAATATATCATTGGCCCACACACTACCACCAAATAGTATTAGAACGATGCTACTGCTTTTGACGAATCGTGATAACATTGTTTGGTGCTGCTCCTGTGTCTAAACTCAATGTATAGTTCTCAATTATACTACCATTTTGATCAATGTTAAGTGTATAATCATAACTTTGACTTAAGGTTAATCTAATATAGTTGCCTGTGCCATCATCACGTATGACCACAAAGTCTGGATCTTGATTGAGTATTGAAATGTTTTTGTCTGCTTTGTAGCCAAATATTTCCTCTTTGGCAATGTCTGCAAATTCGCTTTTTAAAAGTGCTGCTAGTTCAGCGTTGCTGCGATCTAGTGCATCAAACAAAAACTCCAATGCCAATGGATCATAATCTAATTCTGTATACCAAGTTTCTTTTTCGTCAATACCCAGTAAATCTTGATCCAATCCATCAAACTCTAAAAAATCTAAACCCAATACATCTACTAAATCATTGACTCTTGCTCGTTCTTCTTCTTCATCTATATATACTGGTTTGCGTACAATAATCAAATTGCTAATAAATGTTTCATCTGGATCTAACAGCAAGGGTCTCTGTGGAGCCGAATCAACGGCGGAAACGGTAGTGGCTTGGAAGGCTTGGTTGAGAACTACCTGTCCCACATCCGACTCCACAGAGATTTCTCCAACTGTACACAGAGCTTTGCTCCCTATTTGTGTACAACTGGGTAACAGTATGACAGTACTTTGACCAATCTCATCAACACTCATACTAAAGTCTGTGCCTCGCACAGCAATAGTTGCAGTGGGAGTTCTGATCTTAATGTTCTGTCTTGAATTCTTTGCTATTTGACCACTGGCATATCTCACAGTGCCAAGTGCTGCTTTGATACTAAGAGCACCAGTCTTAGTATTAGGATCGTAAACAAACTCGTCTATGAGCAGTTTACTGTGTTCAGTGACATCCACTCTTGTGTCATCAACAAACTGTATTGAAGTACGACCTCTTGCTGTTTTAACAGTATCATAACTTTCTACATCTGTGCCTTTGTCCACCGTCAAAGCCTCGCCTCCTTTGCGTTCAATCATGGTATTGCCCTTTTGTTCAATAACATCACCTATAGAGGCAAGGCTTTGCGTGGTTGAGAGAACTAACAATGCTAGGGTTATGAATACTTTATACATTGTTAGTCGCTCTGTGTTATATCAACATCAAAACTATCACCATTGATGGTTAGGTCAACAGTATTGTCATAGACACCACTTTGTGTGATATCAACAGTACCGCCGCCACCGGTGACATCTAAGTCAATGGTATGTCCTGCACTATCACCGTTGCCGTCTACATCGATTGTAACTGCAACACCTTCGTCGCTGTTTGCACTTGTTGTTGCTAGACTTGAACTGTTGTCAACAGCCACTGTGATATTAGCATTGGTACCATCTAAACTGGTGTTGATAATGTTGTTGTCGCCTGTGACTGTAAATGCCACAGTCGCACTATCAGCATCACTGGTTTCACCAATGTTGATTGTGTAATCGTTGTCACTACCGGTGTTTGTTACATTAAGTGTAACAGTATCACAGTTTCCTGCGGCTGAGCTACTACACAACAATGCAATACTGTTGCTGTCACCTGTAATACTCCAAGTACCTGTGTAGGTTGCTCCTTTGATGGTTGCTGCTATGGTATTGTAACTACCTGTTTGGGTAATTGCAAATGTCATATTATCACCATTTAAGGTTACACCTGTAGTTGAAGTTCCGATTACGTTGTCCTGTCCATCTTGTGTGATATCTAAGTCCAAACTATCGCCACTTTGCGTAATGTATATGTCATTAGCAAATGTGACAGTTGCAAAAAATAGAATACTCAAGACAGCGAACAATTCTACTGCGCTTCTCATTTTTTCTCTCCTGCAGTATTAGGCTTACCGTTAGGATAATATCCTATGACCTTGTTGCCATAGTATTTTCCTTTGAATTTCCAGAAGCCTTTAATTTCTCCCTGTTTTACTAGTTCTGCAACCGCTGCCTCGATTGCTGCTTTTACTGCATAACTAGTAGGTTCATTCACTGCATACCCTGCCTCAACCTCCAGGGCTTTAGTACCTAAATCAAGGAACCTAAATACATCTCCGCCAGTGCTATGGCTGAGAATTGTTTTTTGTGTGAGTACAGTGAGCAATATCTCACCTGTTTGCACACTTACAATGCGCATGGCTATTGTAATCTGATCTACTCTATATTGTGTGTTGGCACCAATGCCAAAGTACCTAGCACCAATACCACCTGATTGTGTGTTGCTGTCATACCCAACAACACCACCATCGATGAGCAGTCCAGCGTATTTTAATGCTTTGAGAGGACTTTTACCATCATTAAAGGTTTCTGCTGTACTGCGTATGAGTTGTCGTTCTTTTGTAAGATTTTGTAGTCCACCACGTTCTAGCACTGTGAACCACGTTTCATTGCCTATGTTTTTTAAGGCCTCTATAACATAAACTTCACTGCCTTGTGTAACAGCACTGCTCAGTTGACTAAAACGTTCGTTGGGTTTACGCTGTCCAGTTTTGTCTGTAAACTCGTAAACAGCAATAGGAATTTTTGGGCCATCTAGTTCTGGAATTTCTGCTATCACAGGAACAGGGGCTGGTGCTAGTTCGGGTTGTTTGTTCACGTCATTGTGTGCACCGCATCCTGCAAGTGCCAGACCAATGACGATGATTGGTAAAAGACGCTTGAACATTGTTTAAAATCCAAACCCTGACAGTGGAACTGTAAGTTCAGTCACTGTGCCATCTGCTTCTAAAATAGAAACTGTAATGGTGTCGGATGTTATGTCTTTGACCCAGTTAATGGTAGCACCTTCAATTTCTGCAGTGCCACTTGTAGCACCATCTTCTGTAAACATACCATCAACGAGACTTTTACTGATGTTAGCGTAGATTCTACTTTCCACGTTCTTAAGAAATTTTGCTAGTGTAGAATTCTCAGCTTCACGCTCTTCTTGACGCAATGCTGCTTCTTCTTTTTCTATTATTTCTTTTTTACGTGTGGTTTGTAATTGATCTATAGCAAGCACATGGTTACTGTAACCATTGCCGCTGAATGCAGGGTTCTTAAATCCAAACGTTACTTCGCTTGCTTGTGCCTGTCCAAATGCAAATACCCCCAACAATACAATGAGATATTTCATAGTTTAGCCCTCTCCAAGAGCCTTACTAGTTAAACGCCCACTCTCACCTAGGCTTTAGACCCCTAATCGAGACATCACGAATGCCAGCTGAGAACTAGTCTACAACCGGAAAAGTGATATCTCGAAAACGCCTAACTAACTAGAAGTCTCTCCTCTTCCAGTAATATTTAGGTCAAATTGTAGTAGGATTAAAACTGTATATAATTATTATTGAATTTTGGCTTTGTTGAGTGTGAGTTGAGCCCATTGCTCACGTCCAGCACCTGCTTGTGTTGGAACAATACTGATGCTGGTAGCATTGGCATGTCCACTGTTTCTAAATGCTGTAAGGTCTGCTGCATTCTTGATCATGCCTGATTTTAGATTTGGGAAGCTGATTAATAAAAGTGCATCAAAATCATCTCTGTCTTTATACCATGCAAAGTTTTGTTCTAGATATGCTTTTTCAATTACACCAGGATCTTCACTGTTTGCTATAGCATCAGCAACAGGTCCTGTAAAGCCTTCCATGTCCATTGTTAACAATTCAGTAGCAATCTGTTTGCGCAACTGTTTGTTTTCTGCAGCATTAGGTCCTGATATGGGTAAGTCTGCATTAAGTCCGTTAATAAAACCTGAAAAACCTAAACTGCCACCTGTGCCGCCAATGTTTGCTACAACAGTTGGAATACGAGCTGCAAATTTATCTATCACATTACGTTTTGCTTTTTGTGAGCCACCACCATACCCAATGCGTCCACCTGCACTACCAAGTGCTGCTTTGAGTTCTACCTTGCCTATGCCGTCAATTTCTAAGTCACCTTCGCCACTTGCAAGGCGTATTTTGTTACTGAGCATGGCAAGTGCAAACTCACCTGGGCCTTTTTGTTTTACACCTACTCCATAACGTGCAAGAGCAGTGAATGCTTTTACAGCAATTGGGTCGTTGTCAAATACAGCATTGAGGCTAGACAAAGGTTTGCTAAGAGCACCTATGTTTACAACACCGCCACCTTCTAGCCTTTTAAGGAATGCATTTAAACTTTTGTAGTCACTGTCTAGACCTGCAATGATCTTTGTTACTTCTTGTCTGTGTCTAGCAAGCTCTTGTTGGTTCATGTTTTCATCTGCACTAGGTGGTGTAAGTGCAGTTTCAATGTTTGCGCCAATTGTGCCTGTGTTTAGCAGTTTGTAGATACGATCCAACAGGGCAGCATCATCTGCATTATCAGCACTGAGGCCAGAAATTTTAGCAATAATGTTTTGCTTTTCTTGTTCTAGATTGTCGTATTCAAACAGGTGCTTTAGTAACATAGTATGTTATTTATCGAGAATCTCAAACGTAGGCCAACTGTAAAAATTGATTTGATCTCGACTGTGTTCTGTGCGTGTGCCAACAACTGTGATTGTGTTTTGTATTAGGCTCTGCCAGATGTTGCGAAATGGATTGTCCATGTCCATTTCAATTAGGTTTGCTCTGTTATTTTCGTCTTCAAACCAATAGCACAAATATTCTTTTCTGTCTTTGCTTTTGCTTATGCGTCTTGTTTTTTTGACATGCATACCTAAGAATGTAAGCAATGAACGTGTATCACGTGGACGTGTTGTTTGCAATTGTTTGTTAGTAAATTCTTCAGTGTTGCACTGATACTTGATATCTTCTAGTGTTTTATCTTCCATGTACATTCTCGGTAGACTCATCAATTGTCTTATTTCAGTGGTAACATATGTTTGTTTATTTTCGCTCAACAGTGCCAGCAGATCACGTCTAAAGGTGGTGTTTAACACACCCTTTATGCTATACATCATGTATTTGTTTTTATAAAACTTACGTATCTCTTTTGCTTGGTAAACAAAGTCAGGCATTTCCATGTCATGATGTTCGCACAATTGGTTACTTGCTTCATTATCAAATATCATACGTGCTGGTTCTAAATCTAAATAGTGCATCAGCAGTGCAACTGCAATTGGATCGTAATCGTATTCACCGGGTTGACTGTTTAGGTCAAACAGCATCATTCAAAAATCCTGTTGTGTGTATCTACACACCTAATAAATGTTGCGCACTTAGGCAGATGTTTTAGTTTTGCAGCACCTACATATGTACAACTACTTCGCACACCTCCCAATAGATCTTGTACTGTTTTTGCAATATTACCCTTGAAAGGCACTAGTACTTCTCTACCTTCGCTGCTACGGTAATCTTTGAGACCGCCAAAGTGTTTTTTATTAGCAGCATCAGAACTCATTCCATAGAACTGTACAAACTGCTTTCTCTCAATGACATTCTTTTCAGTGTCTTTGTCAATTTCGTTGGTTTGATAAAATTTAGTAATTACTTCTCCGCCGCCTTCGAGGTGTCCTGCGAGCATTCCTCCGAGCATGACGAAGTCTGCACCGCCCGCAAATGCCTTAGCAACATCGCCAGGGCAAGTACAACCACCATCTGCAATAATGTGACCTCCCAAGCCGTGGGCGGCATCAGCGCACTCAATGACAGCAGATAACTGAGGATAACCCACGCCAGTTTGAATACGAGTAGTACATACACTACCGGGACCAATACCAACTTTAACAATGTCTGCTCCTCTTAGTATAAGTTCTTGTGTTTGGTCTGCTGTTACAACATTACCTGCAATGATTGTAATCTTAGGATACTCTTCGCGAAATTGTGCAACAAAATTTAAGAAGCGTTCACTGTAGCCATTTGCTACATCAATGCACACATATTTTATGCTACGTGTACCTGCGTTAACTGCACGGAACTTTGCAGCATCTTCGTCTGTGATACCCATACTGTATGCTGCGTATTCTGCCCTTTGCGGGTGAAATTCCGTAAAAAAATCTACCAGTTCTGCAATACTGTAGGTTTTAACCAAACAGGTAAACAGTCCTAGTTTGCCCAATTCATCTGCTATTTCAAACGTACCAACACCATCCATGTTTGCTGCCATGATTGGAATACGTTCAAATGTTTGTGTGCTGTTTCTAAATGAGTGCATGCGTTCTAATCGCACTTCTTTGCGTGAACTGAGTGTGCTACGTTTTGGGCGTAAAAGCACGCCACTGTAATCTAGTTTTACATCCTGTTCTATGTTCATTGATATGCCCTTATGCTATGTTGATAATAGCATCTCTTGAACGCTGTGTCAAGTCTATTCAGATGGTTCTAGTCTAACTTCAAGCGGAAACCCTTCGTTACGAGCTCGCAACAGTACCTCTACACCTTTCTGTTCTGCTATTTCAAATGGCATAACAGCAACAACACCTGCACCACTTTCGCTTATTTCCATTGCTTTATCAACTGCTGGATCTTGCATGTAGTCAAATGTTGTCTGTAAAGTATCAATTACAAACTCAAAAGTGGTTTGGTCATCATTGAGATAGATAACCTTGTAATCACTAGGTGGTTGTAATTCAATGCTGCGTTCTCTTACTTGGGTTTTCGTCAATTCTTGTTGACTCATTTTCACTCCTGTTGTAACAGTAGGAGAGTTTCCCCTCCTACTGTACTTATCAAAAATTAGCCGTCAATTGCAATCTTGCGCGGTTTCTTTTCTTCAGGAATAATACGCTCTAGTGCAATATAGAGCATACCGTTCTCAAGTTTAGCACCGTTAACGACTACATCATCTGCTAGGGTAAAATTGCGCTTGAACTTGCGTTGTGCAATACCACGATGTATAAAGCCAATTTTTTCATCATTGTCTTGTGGTTCGTGAGTGATTGTTAACACGCCTTCTGCAACTTCAATTTCCAAGTCTTCCAGTTTTACACCTGCTAGTGCAATTTCAATTTGGAAATTGTTACCGTCTTTTACAATGTTGTAAGGTGGGTATCCACTGCTGGTGGCTTGATGTTCTAGATAACGATGCATGTTATCAAACATACGATCAAAGCCTACAGCGTAAGGTGTTAGTTTATTGATGTCGAGTGAAGTTAATCTTGTCATTTGTATATCTCCTTATAAAGCAAGATTATATGTTTTAGACCCCCTAAGGCAGTCCAGTGTTTAGTGGCTAACCGTTGACCACTGCGTGTGTATTAAGGCACAACCCTCCAGAAATATTTATCTCTATTGATTGTCAATTTGAGCTTTTTTCTTAAGCCAGCGTTTGCGACCTGCTGCTTTTGCACGTTTACGTTGTTCACTAGGCTTCACATAGTGCGTTCTATCACGCAATTCCTGCAACACGCCTTCGTCTTGTAAACGGCGTTTGAGCTTTCGCCACGCACGGTTGATGTCGTTGTTGCGAACTTCAACAGTCAACCCTTGCTTTGCTCTTGGTTCTCTAGCCATTTATTCCTCGTTGTCCAGCAACTTTAAAACAAAGTCACTAGCATTATATATCGTATTCACGTTTATACTCTTCAAATTGTTAACACTATTATAATAGAAAGTGTTGGGTTTGTCAATAAAAAAACCTGTAAAAAAGTCATTTTGTTGACAGTCTAATATTATATAGTCTGATTGTGAACCTACGTTACAAGTCCAGGCCACACTGCTTTGGCCAGTTGCCCAGTACACAGTCCAAGTTTGTTTGCTTTTTGCAAACAATTCCATCACTAGATCAGCTTCTTTGCTGTCTGCAACAAACAGCACACGTTGTTGGTCAGCAACATACACATCTGGCTCTGTGATCAGTATGTTATTCATTATACAGTTCGGCTCTTTCGTCGTCAGTGAGATCGTCTGGATCAATTTTGCCAGTGGCAACATCACTGCGTAGTTTTTCTATATAACCATCATTGTCTAGATACACACTGGTTTGCTGTTTGTTTATTTCAAACCATTTGTCGCCATCATACCTAAATATTTTATGCGGCAATACATCTACTCTTGTAAACACATCACCTTTGTTTGCGTGGGTAGGAAAGCTGGTTCCAAAGTGTGCATTGGCTGCAATTATATTAGCAGAGTCCTCAACAACAGCCGTGTTAGGAGTTAGGACTCGTTGTCTTTTTTTGGTTCTGTCTGCTGCACGGCAGCGTCTGCAACTAAATCAGCACCAAAACTGTCTTTTTCTACCAGCTGATACTTTTCTGCCATTTTCATAACAACAGCATCGCGACGTTCAATTTCTTTTTCTAACTCGCTAATCTTGTTTAGTAATTCTTCAATGCGTGTGTGTTGGGCACCTACACCTGCTTCAATTTCATCTATTTTACACTTGTATTGATCACGCTCTGCTTCTGTAGCAACAACTTTATCTATAAGTGTGTCTGACTCTTCTTTCATGCTTGCAACAGCAGCCGCTAGTTCATCACGCTCCACAAGTAGTCTATCACGTTCACTGACTATTTCACCGTGCTTGGCAGGATCAACGTTGGCAAGATTGCCATCCAATAGTTTTTCAATCTCTGCTAGTACCTCATTATGTTTTTGTAGTTCCATTTCTAGTTCCTCTAATCTTGGATCGTTTACCCTGATAATTTTTTGTTTAGGTTTGTTAAGTCCACGTTCTTGTCTATACCAACTTATGGTCATTGTGCCTGCAAGCACCAGACACACTGCTAATGGATCAAACACTGCAACAATAATCATTATAACCCAACGCACTGCAGTTTCTAATGCATTGCGATCAGCATCTTTGTAAATCAGTTCTGCAATATATTTAACAGGTCCTACTTCTGCTTCCAGTGTGCGTTGTGTTGCTTGAAGTTTATATTTTTCATCTACCAACTTGTCTATTTCATTGTTGGCAGTGCGTATGCGCTGTTGCTGTTCATCAATGATTGCTTGTGCATCTGCATCCTCACCTACTGTAATTTTACTACGCAATTGTGCAATAAGAGTTTGACTGTTTTGTACCTGCTGATTAGCACTTTCATTTAGTCTTTTGATTTCTGCTCTTGCATTAATTATGGTTGGCGATTCAGTTGCATTTACTTTTTCAATTTGTGCTAGTATTTCTTTTTTGCGTGTTTCTATACCAGCAACATCGTCACTGCGTATTTTGTTAATAAGCCCTCTGATGCGATCACGTTCTGTGTTCTGTTGCCCTTCCCATTCAGTGGTGATGCTGGTCATTTGACTGGCTAATTCACGTAATTTTCTATCATTGCCTTCACGCCATTCGGTGGTCTTCTTTGCAGTGTCAGATCCAAAGATGCCATCGCTCTTGATGCCTAGTTGTTTTTGGAATTCGCTGATTGCTTGTCTGTTGCCTGCACTTACCAATTGATCTAGTTTTGCAATTTCTGCATTTATCTGATCAACTTGGTTCTGATATGGTTTTAGTTTAGCAACCAAAGCACTGCGGTCTTTGCCAACTTCTAAAAGTTTGCCTTCATACTCATTGGCTTGTTTTGTTAGTTCAAGTATTTGTTCGTCTAGTTGTGCTATTTGATCCAAGTAAGGCTGTGCTTTGTTATTATCGTTGGCAGTTGCTTCTTGAATGATTTTGTTTTGTGCTGCAATTAAAGGTTGGATACGACTGTATGCACTGTCAATTCTGCCTTGTTCTTTGTCTATCTGTGCTTGGATGGTATCGTTGGCATTGCCCTGTGAACTTTCAGCACTTTCAATTTTTAGTTCAGCACGTGCAATGTTTGCTTTGTTACGGGCAATTTCACTGTCTATGCGTTCAATCTGACTAGCACCTTCTACGCTGAGTGCAGTTTGTTCAATGTGTGCTTTTGACAAAAATCCAAACACGCCCATGCTGGTAATAAACATCAACACAATCACAGCCATGGTTAGATAAAATTTGATTATACCAGGTGCTCGATGCCAGTTTTGGTGTAGCCAAATTGTAGTAAAAATTTTACCTACTTCAAGCACACTGCCCATGAGCACAATAGGCAAAAATGCTGCAGCAAAAATTGCTACCAGTCCTAGTATACTATAGTAAGCAGCGATAGCACTAATACACAGTGCAACAAGAAGAGTTATAATTCCCAAAAACATCTGTGTATTATACTACCTTTTAGACAGGATTGTCAACTAATACTAGATCAAAGAAATACTTTTCACTCATGTTATGTCCAAGGACGACCTTGTGTGAGGTTGCCGCTATCGCCTGTGTTGTCTGTAACAGTGTCACCAACATAGCGTGTTGGCAACAGTGTTCTGTCATGTGTGTTTCCAGTGCGATAGTAAGGCTTTGTTGTATCACCACCGGCAGTTCGTTTTAATGCTGCAATGTCCAGCATCATAAGTTGACTGCGCTCACGTGTGGTTTGGCTTCTATCTGATGCTACAGTGATAACATCACCTGCTACTATGCCAGCACTTACTAGTGTAGTACTTGCACTGTCTGTACTATCCGTCACTGAGCCATTTTTATGAATACTAACACGACCGTAGTAGTAACTTTGTAAACCTTCATCTGCAATAATAGCAGTGCGAAGTTGTGCCATTGTTTGTCCATTGTCAATGGTCAAGTCATTTAACAGGCCTGTTAGACCTTTGTACTTAATCGTGATGTTTGCCACGTTCCCACTCCAATTGTGTTAGTGTGCTGTATAAGCTGTGACTTTGGTCTGTGCGGAGATCCGCTGGATGTTTTGGCCCATTCACACCCCCACCTGCATGATCAGTCACAGCATCTATATCAGCATACTTTTCTTCTGGGGTGTTACTGTATTGTTTACCTGCACCACAGCCACAGCCACAATCATCACTGTGTAGATCTTCTATCTGCTTGAAGTGATTTTCATCAGCAGAATAGCTTTCGCCCTCTGATTGTATCTGGGCTAAAAACTGTTTTAGGTTTTGTAAAAGTTCTAATCCGTGCATAACATATTTATATAAAAAAAATGCAAGGGCGTCCGTCAACAAACCCTTGCATGAGTTGTTTTTATTATTATAATTTTTTAATTATTATTTTGCTTTATTTTTGAAAATGTGATATAAAATCCAAATAGCAACAAGGCCGATCAAACCCTGCTCACTGAAACCAGCGAGTATACCTTGTACATTGCCAATCACTGAAATGTTTGGCCAGAACGGAATGCCCTGTCCATTGAAAAGCACCTCAGCGACAACACCTAAAGCAATAAGTGTAACACCAAGATCTGTAAGGCCTGCGGCCCAAGTTTTTATTGATTTTATAATATCCATTTTTGGGTTCCTTTCTTGTTAAGAAAGCCGGCTATACAGTCCAAAATGTTGGACCGTGTGTTATTTACAGCATGTAAATTATGCCATTAAAACACCACATTTGGTGCTAGATACCTTGTGAAGGGGTATTTTTTTTAATTATATGCTACTATTATAATAATCTGCAGTGTATTTTAGCAGTTGACGCATCTCTTTTGAGTTTGGTTCAAACACTTCACGATAGCGTTGGTAGCTTGGTAAATCTTGTATGTGTGCTTCTGGATTGCGCAAAACTTGCTCAGGATTGTCAAGGTCTTTGATTTCACTTGCAAGGTCACTGGCGTAAGCCATTAGTTCATGTGGATCAGCAAGGTAATCTCTCAGCCAGTCTTTTGGGTCACCAGTCTTGGCCATTTTCTCTTGACCTTTTTGATGTCCACTTTTAATAGTGTCTATCTTGTCAAGTCCAATCTTTTTGTATTGGTTCCAGTGTATGGTTTCGTGTGCCAGCATACGCATCACAATTTGTTTGAATGTTTTAGGACCATAACGTCCTTCTAAATTTTTAGAAAACAAATAAACTTCCATGAACGGACCTTTTTTGTCAATGCCAGCCATGGCACTGATCCATTCATTTGGGTCTTTTCTTTCTTGGTCACTGGCAATAAACTCTATAGGCAGGTCATTGTCATTGTTGCTATTGAGTATTTCTTCAAGCTCAAAGATGTCATCTTCGTCATTGTTGTCTTCTAGATACTCAGCATATTCTTCGATGCTGGCATCAAGAATGTCCTCTACCTGATTCATAAATTCTACATCAGGTGATACTCTTGCTTCTGTGAGTTCTCTTAATAGCATATGGTATTTATTGCTGCACCGGACTTGGACCGTTGGTGTCTTTTTGATAAAACCAGCCTGCTAGGCTGTAACGAGGATACGGAGCAATGTAACTCACCGGTGAGATAAAATGTTTGTTAACACGTTTACCTGCTGTTTCACTGACATCCATTATGGCAAGTCTATTGCCAAAAGGCTCAATGCTGTCACGTATTGTGGTTTCATCTTCATTCATAATACACAACTGTCCGCCCCAATGCGCTTTCCAGTCTGGATTGAAGTAAAAGATATATGCACACCAACGGGCAGGATCATGGTGTGGATTGAGCCAATGGTCATGTGCATAGTAACTGTAACTGGGCTGTTTGGTTTCCATGTTGGTAAAGCCTGTGATGTCACTGACAATGTCGTGAAAGGTTACATCAGGTTTGCCCAAACTATAATCCTCACACACAACCCGAGTAAACTCTGTGCTCAATGGGTACTGTAGTGGAAATACACAGTCTTGTTCTGTGTGTATCCATTTGGCTCTGTGCCAATATCCAAACTGCTTGCTGGCTTCCTCTTTGTATTCGTCACGTATAGCATCATGGTCCAGTGTGAGCATTTTTGCTTGTGATATTTTTTGATGGGTGTGCCCAGCACAACCCCAATAGCCATAGTCAAGTTTACGCACACTGCGATACAGTTCTTTGATGTAACGTTCTTCTAGTATGTCGTCAACATAACAATAGCGATGTTGTTCAAAATGTTCTTTTGCACGTTGTACGTTTGCTGTATTAAACATCAGTCCCAGCGATAAAAGATATGATCATCAACTTTGGTAACAAGTGTGATGCTTTTGTTCCATACAGGATCTACATAATCTGCATGATAGTGTGTAGCACCTTCTACAACACCAACATACTTATCTAGCACCAATACTTCAACTGCAACATCTTGGGCTAGTCGCCATGCAATGTTGTTTTCTTTGTTTGGAATCTCATCGCTTTTGCCATCACAGTACCAACTAAACTGACACTTGTTGCGTACCATAACCAACTTGTTTGGGTCTTTCCAACTTTGTCTAACAGGTCCTTCATAGATTACTTCGCACACAGTATCTGGAAAACGTGAGTCATACATACGGTTTACCACAACTCGTGCAACAGCAATCATGCCTAGTTTGCTTTGATTCTTACTTTCGTGGTATATGTTTAGTGCCATACACCCAAGATCATCGTACACTGGCTCTGTTGTTGCTCTTTGATTGTTAGCATAGCTGATACCCATGCTTACAGCAACAGCAACAACTGCTATACCACAGTGCTTGACTAGTTTGACAAATCGCATTGTTATTCCTGATAAAGTTTTGAGCAACTTTAGACAGTATACACTGTTCATTGGATCTGTCAACCGTTGATTAGTTTATCATACTCTGCTTTATTGACAACACCTTCGCGCAATAGTTTTTCTCTATTAACCATGTGCTTTGCTTGAATTTCTTCTTTTGATCCGCCAAAGTATGGTACACAATGGCCTTCTTCTATTAATATTTCTGTTACAAGACGCCCATCTGCTACACGGAAATTGCCAAGGATACGTCCAAATTTGCCTTTCACATCCTCGCCACTTTTGTCTTCTGTGGTAATGAGTTTACCGCCTTTTTTGAGCAGTTCTTTGAGTCTGTTTTTGGCTGCTGTGCCAAACAGTTTCTCTACTTTATCACTGGTGCGTGATTCGGGTGTGTCTATGCCCATAATACGCACACGTTCGTCTTTTAACCATATGCCAAAGCCTAGGTCAATGTCCACGTCTACAGTATCTCCGTCTACACATTTTAGTAGAACGACATCATATTCGTTTTGTTGCATATGGTTCTCTCTCCTCCAACTGCAAGTTAAGTTTTAATTATTTTCCTTGTCCTCGATAACGTTTCCAACTGCGACGCTTGTGTTTGTTCATTGATTTTAATGTAAATGTACCAAGACGGCGTTTGCGGCCTTGTGATGTTTTTTTGATTACGGCGATGTGTGGAACGAAGCCTTTGACTTTTTGTGCCATATTTGAAACTCCTCTAATGGTATTTATAAAGAAAAAGCACCCATTAAGGGTGCTTTAGGTGCCGGATTCTGTTTCGAGGCTCCGGCGGGCCCAGTGGATTATGCCGCTAAAGGCATATCCTCATCTGCAAAATTATCGTTTGCGTTTGTTTTGTTTGCTTGATTTACGGTCATCGCCTACCGGTAACTCCACGTTCTCTATTGCATCAGTCGATCCCTATCACCCCCTCAAAGCACACTCAGCGAATGTGTTTTAAGTGAATGGTGGAGGTGGGGAGAATTGAACTCCCGTCCTGCCTGCCGTCAATTGGCTTCAACGTTACAAGTATATTTATAGCAGATAATTACATCTTAGTCAAATAAATATTTTGATGTTACAGCGTATAAAGAAATGGTTCACCATAGATCATGTGGTTGATCTCACAATTGATATACTGCTAATGGTATGGGATGTTATCACTAGTCCTGTGCTAATTGTGGTGCGCATACTGCGACACTTTATAGGTGAATACATCACAGATAAAATTAAAGCAGGTATACGTTGGATAGCACATTGGTTTGAACGCAAACGTGCTTACAGACTAGAACATGGACATGGAATATTTCGCACCTACTGGTGGCTTATAATAGGCAGTCCATTGCTCATTGTTGGTATTATTACCATTGTACTTGTGTTTGCAGGTTTTGCCACAGTTGTAGATTGGTTCATTGAAGAATTAGAAATTGAGTTTGGCTATGGTGAAGATGATGATTATTAAAAATCTACATCTCTACCATTGATGCTGTATGTACTGCCGTTAAAACCTGCATCCATTTTTTCAATATCAGTCATATTTTCACTGTTTTTGCGAATGTGAGGTTTAGTCTTGTTGGTTAGTGCGGACACTTTTCGTTTCAAAGTCCGTTTGATATTTTCCACAATGTGGACAATACATTTTTTTAGGCTTGTAATTTTCATGACTTTTAATACTCCACCATCCTAAACAACTGTCGCAACTAAAATTCCAAATGTATTCTATTGCTGCACGTATCATCTAGGCACGCCTCCGGAAAATTTTGCTTGGTTTTCAACTATGTGATGGTAGTTTGAACTTTCAGTTACATATGCATGTATGTATTCACCAGTGCTGTCGCCTGTGTTCATTGCAGTATTTGCAAGTCCATACAAAAATTCTCTGTCTCTAGCATCAAGTGCCAGTGATCCTTCGATGCTGTTGATAAAACCTAGTGCATAATTTTTATCATTCATTCTATCATTGAGATATAAATCAAAGTTTGATTCAATACTTTTTTCCAATGCACACTTGGCTGCTACTGTTTCCCATGCCACAACAGCATCTGTTATTGTGCTGTTTATGTTTTCTTTGCTCATTAGACTGACCAACTCATCTGTAAAAGCATCTAATTGAAGTTGAACCGCTGTGTTTTTTACAGCAGGTGCAACATACACATCTTGTGCAGCATCAATCACTGCCTGTGCAGCATTGTATAGTGCTGTGAGTTCACCTGTGGTGTATAATTCATCAATTGCTGTTTTGTAAGCATCAACTGCATCTGATATACCAATACCAGCAACAGTGCCCATTAGATCATCTAGGTAGAGGCTTCTTCCTTGGTACAAGTATACATTTGCCACAGTGTCGTTGTTATTACCAAGCACTGGGTGTGTTTCATTGCCACGTGTAGGCATAGTAGGTATCAACAGTGTGTTTAGGAAGTTTCCAAACTGTAGTGGTGTTTCAAATGCACCAAGTTCTAGATCTTGCAGATCTTGTTGTAGTTCTGCTAATGTGTTTGCTACAAGCTCGCTGTTGTTAGGAAACAGTTTGTTAAAATCAGCAATTTCTGACAACTTGGTAATTTGTATATTTGTAATTTTGAGCATGTCTTTTGTGACACGCACTGCTTCTTGGTTTGTTATTTCTGCAAGTGCTGCAATCACCTGATCGTTATACTTGGGCAGATCCAGTTGATTTATAGGAACTCCAGCAAGTCCTTGATTTATAAGTGCTACATCAAGTTGTATCAAACTTGCAAATTCTAAGTTATTGATTGCTTGACACAGTTGACCTGGGTTGCCAAAAGTTGCTGGTCTAGTCAAATCAAATGCATTGCCTAAACCTATAAAGTCATTGGCTGTGTTTGTAAAGTTGTTGTTGAAAACAATACTGTTATACCCATTAAGTGTCATATCAATGGGGTTGTTGATTGTGTTTCCTAAGTAGTAGTGTGAACTGTTGTAGGCTGTGACATCATTTTCAGCTGGATTACTGCCAAAAAATGTGTTACTGGCTTGGCTCAATATTGGTTGCAATATACGACTGTTTTCTACAATACCTGTTGCATTTTGAATTGCCTGTGTCATAAACAATGCATTTGTTCCAAACAATCTACTGGTATGTGCTTGCACTGCGTTGTGTAAGTGTCCAGTGCCAATGCTGGTGCTTGGTCCAGGCACCACAGTTGAGAATGCACCACTACCAAATTCTCTGTTGTTGCCAAGTGTTTGTAATGTTTCTATTAATTCTCTATCTACATCAGTGAGTGCGTCATATCCGGGTGTTCCGGGATCGCCAACATTGTCTAGCAGAACGCTGTACATTTCTAACACTTTTGCGTAGTATGTGTTGCCACTCCATTTGCCACCCACAGTAGCGCCGTAGTTGGCCAAGCCTGTTCCATTCATAATGGCAGCGGTAGCGTTAATTCCTGTAAAACTTGGTGTCCGTATCATATCACTATTGTGTTGTTACTACCAGTGGCTCTTGCATGGCCACAGGTGTCTACATCTCCTGTTTTCAATGTTGGTATTCCATTCATAAGCACGTTGGTTTTTCCTGGAAAAGCTGCTGTTGCAGCACAGTGTATTGGAGGCTTTGGACAAGGAGGATGTGGTGTTACCTTAGTGCCTTGGCGTGCCGCTGGCCTGTTGTTGACCAATATGTTACTGTGGCCAGAAATTGCTGCGCCGCCTGCGCTGTTTACGTCTCCAATTCTAACTACTTTTGCCATACTGTATTTATTGCTACCATTATATACTATTATAACTTCATGTTTGTGTCAAAGCCAAATTCACCAATGCGTGTACGAATATCGTCTTGTGTAAGTTGTGCAAGTCCACTTGCGCCACCTTCTACTAACAGTTTACCATTGTGATAAATCTGTGGCATGGTACGATGTCCTTGTTCAATTAACCAGGCCCGTGATTCTGCATCTGTTTCAATGTTGATCTCTTCATATTCAAAACCCATTGTGTCAAGTTGCTTTTTTGCTTGCACACAATATGGGCAAAAGTCTTTTGTGTATACTGTTATCAATTGAAATAATCCTTTTGTGTACCTTCTCTATATAGGTCAAGTGTAATACAATGCAGTCCGCCGTCCCAGAAATATCTGTGCCTCCAGGGTACGTAAACAGGTTCTACTTTGTGCTTCTTTAAAAATGCGTTAACTTTTTCGTTGTTAGGATTGGCAACACAGCAATGATGTTCATCTAGCATTAAAACATTAACGTCAAATACTGTTTCTTCTACATATCCAACCCAATCAGATAGCCATGTTTCAACAAAGTGTGTAAACTCATCATTATCCTCTTCGCCGGCAAGCCACCATTTTCCTTTATTTTTATACTTTAATTTTGAAAATTTGTCAATCTTATGCCAACTTTGGTCTGGAAGATAACAAACATCCCAACCTGGAAATGTTTCTTTGTAATTTTGCACATCAAATAAACTTAGTATTGCACCAGGCTTTATAGGATGGAAATTGCCATCAACATGCCCCTCAAAATCATGCCAGTAAATATTAAAATTACGAAAGTATGTAGATTGCTCTATTAAATCCATTTCAATTTGGTTAACGTTTTCTGTACTTTGAACTAGTCTATTACCTACCATAAACGAACAAGAACTACTGCAAAGTCGAAAAAGTTTATAGTCCAATGCCTGTATTTCGTCCCATACATGAGGTAAAAAATAATCTTCATTATAAAAGTTTTCAACAAAATTTTTGTAAGACGGCCAATCACCAGATCTAAAGTCAGCTATTTCATTGTACTTAAATTCAGGCCATGGCAGATTTGTCAAATCTACTGTATCTTCTTGTGCATAATCCAACAGTGATTTGGCAATAGCAGGATGGTCGTTGTCTGTAATTAAACATTTATCGTCTAGCACAAGTTGATAATCTCTAGGCTGAAGTGGTCCTCTTGGATACCGGTGAGGATTATCAATAAATCGTTCATGAGGATCCATTTCTGGTTGTATCACTTCTACTCCAAAGTCTTGTAGTATTTTTTTATATCCTGCAAGATCTTCAAGTGTTTCTTCACAAATACGCTTTAATGGATCGCCTGCTTTATCTGGAATGCCGTTGAAAAATTCTGGAGCATAGTTGTTGCCAAGCATGCATACCTTAAGAGGATCCCATTTGTTCCATATGTTATACTTCATCTGGGAAGTCCCTGTACAAAAAATGATCTAGACTGTCGGCATCAATATACTGTGTAAAGTGTATATGACTGTCAACTGTGTTCTTATTGTGTAACACTCGTTCCATAGCATCATCTAGGTCTTGCATGGTACGAAATTCCATGTCTATACGCCATTCACCAATGTCTTTGCTGCGAAAGCCCAGTTTCATTCGTGTAATACGATATGCAACAAGTGTGTCCAGTGTACCAAAGAACTCTTTGATGCTAGTCAAAAAGTCATCTACATTTGCACCTTCTGCAAGGTCTGCGTATATTGTGTAGACATTCATTTCATAGGACCTATAATTTCATATCCATCTATTTCGTGTTTGTATTTGTGATCTTGTCCAAGTAGATACCATTTGTAACCACGTGCTTTGTATATAGCACATTCTGTTTGTAGGCTGCGAATTCCTAGTCGTGCTCTAGGGCGTTTGTAGTTCCAAGCAAACTGACATGCCTCTATGACACTGTTGTTGATGATGTAAATCATACTCCATGCAGCAAGTTGTCCTTTGTCCCAATATCCAATTATTTCGTTACTGGGATCTTTTTCAAACTGCTCTCTATAAAATGGCCAAGCACTTTCAAACTTATGGTGCAAACAGTACTGTCTATAAATTTCCAACAACTCATCTGCAGGCGGGTTATCAAATATCACATGTTCAGTGTCTGGTGTATAATTTGTTTTATGAAGATCTACTCTGCCATACTTCATCTTTGTATTCTTGTGTAAAATTTTTGTAGTAATCTGTACCAGCAAGTTCCTCTCGTGCTCGTTCCAGTTCACTTCTACGCTGTACAAACAGTATAGCATATGTTCCTTGATTTAGCAAGACTCCGCCTACTTCTTCAGGTTCATCCGGATGGTCATCTAGTATGATATAATGTTCTGTGCTGACTGCTAGTTTACTCAAATAATCAGCACTTATAAGTTTTGGATCCATACAGAAGAGAACCACATCTTTGTCTGGAGGAAAATAACTCAGAGTCCAACGTAGTGCATCTTCTATATTCCATGGAAGTATCTTATGTACTATAACCTTATTGTCCAACCACGCTCGTTTTGCAAATGGACATGGAGGAAACTTTGCAAATACATCGTTGGGTTTACTTAGAAATTTTAGTATCCAATCCTCTATACTAGAGTGAAAATCCTTTGAAACTGTCTTCTGAGACATCTTGTTTTGTACCACCTATGATATAACTTGAAATTTCTGTTTCTTGAGGAGCAACTTGTACATCACCACCTGATATCCATTTTTGTGTCCACGGTAATGGATTTGCTTGTGGCACTTTGTATGCACTAGGAACACCAGCAGCAATCATGCGCTTGTTTGCAATCCATTCAATATAGTCATGCAACAGTTGTGCATTGAGTCCAATCATGCTGCCACTTGCAAACAAATAGTCTGCCCATGCCTTTTCTTGATTGACTGCATCCACAAACATTTGAACACACTCTTCTTCTGTTTCTTCTTTGATTTGTAAAAAGTCTGGATCATCTTGTGGCAGTATTTTCAGCAATTGTTGTGTGCTGGCCAAATGCACATTTTCATCACGTGCAATAAATTTGATGATCTTGGCATTGCCTTCCATTCTTTTTAGTTCTGCAAATGCCCAACTGCATGCAAAGCTCACATAAAAACGCACACCTTCAAGGATGTTCACACTTACCAGTGTCTTCCACAACAGTTTCTTTAGTTCGTATTTGTCAACTTTGATGGTGCGAGCAACACTGCTGAAGTTGCCATTTACTTTTTTAGTGTCATGTTCTGCACCGCTTACAACCATGTGCTCACCTTCGCCCATGAGTTCATACCAACGGCTTAGTTCTATCAGCTGGTCGTAGCAGTCTGTGATGCTGTTGGCACAATCAATGATTTCTTTTATTTCTAACATCTCATCAAAGATTTTGCTAGGGTCGCTGTAGATGTTGCGTATGATGTGTGTATACGAACGTGAATGAATTGTTTCACTGAATGTCCAAGTGATGATCCAGTTTTCAAGTTCTGGCAAACTCACAATAGGACCAAATGCTTCTACAGGTGCACGACCTTGCACACTGTCTAATAGTATCTGTCGTTTTAGGTTACTGGTAAAGATATGCTTTTCGTGATCGGTTAATGCTTTGAAGTCAGCAGCATCACGTAGGACATCTACTTCTTCTGCACGCCAAAAGAAACCCAATTGCTTGTCAGTAAGTTTGTCAAATTGACGATACTTTAGTGTGTCATATCTTTGGATAGCAATCTCGCCATCCAAGAATGCACGTTTGTTCAAATGGTCTTTTGCGTCAACATTAAAAACTGACATCTAATTCTCCTACTATATTGTACAACTGTCACAGTCTTCTTCAAACTGCTCTTCGCTTGGTGCCAATAGTACAATCTGTTCACGCTCGTTGATGTCATCACCAGATCCATCATGCGTGTTAAAATAATACAACTGCTTGTGACCATATTTATAAGCAAGCAATAGGTGTTGTAACATAGCACTCATTGGGATCTTTTCATCTTCATAATGCACAGGATTGTAACTGGTGTTTACACTAATACCTTGGTCAATGTACTTTTGTAACACAGCCATGATCTTTAGATATCCTTCGGGTGATTTTTGATCCCATAACAAATCATATTTGTTTTTTAGTCTTGGAAACCCTGGTACAACCTGCTTTAGTACACCATCTTTTGATTGCTTTACACTTACAAAACTGCGAGGTGGTTCAATGCCATTGGTGCTGTTTGAGATCTGCGCACTTGTTTCTGCAGGCATCAGTGCCATCAGTGTGCTGTTACGAATGCCGTTTGTCTTGAGTTGTTCACGCAACCCTGCCCAATCCATGCGTTCAACATGCGGCACTAGTTCATCCACATCACGTTTGTAAGTTTGGTTAGGTGTAATACCTGCACCATACTTTGTTTCATGCACCAATGGAATAGCACCTTGTTCTTGTGCTAGATCTGCACTGGCTTTTATCAAATAGTAACTCCATGCTTCTGCATATTTGTCAATGAGTTCCAAATTTGGATCGCCGTATGTGGTGTCATTCTTTGCTAAAAAGTATGCAAAATTTACAATACCAATGCCCAAAGGACGACGATTCATTGTGCTACGTTGTGCTGCTTTTACAGGATAGTCCTGATATGTGAGCAATGCATCCAATCCACGCACTGCAAGTTCACAGGGCTTGGCAAAATCTTGTGGGTCTTTTATAAGTCCCCAATTGATTGCGCTGAGTGTACACAGTGCAATTTCGCCTTCTTCGTCGTTGAAGTCGTTGAGTGGCTTTGTGGGCAAGTTAATCTCGCAACACAAATTGCTTTGACGCACAGGTGCAAGTTCAGGTAAAAACGCACCATGATCATTTGCATGATCCACATTCATTAGATAGATGCGACCTGTGTTTTTGCGTTCTTCCATGAATGCACTGAACAGCACTGCAGCCTTTACGGTCTTTTTACGGATGCTGGTTTTGCGTTCTGCTGCTTCATATAGTTCTTTGAACCGTTTTTGATCTGCAAAGAAAGCATCATACAATCCAGGCACATCACTTGGTGAAAACAGTGTGATATCTCCGCCAGCAATTAGTCTTTCATAGAACAATTTTGAGAACTGAACTCCGTAATCCATGTGGCGTACTCTGTTGTCTTCCGTTCCTTTATTGTTTTTAAGCACAAGCAGATCTTCAACTTCGTAGTGCCAAATTGGATAGTACAGTGTGGCTGCGCCGTTTCGCACACCGCCTTGACTACATGATCTTGTAGCGGATTGAAACATCTTATAGAAGGGGATAACGCCTGTATGGTATGCATCTCCTGCTCGTATTGGCGAGCCCAACGCTCGTATTCTGCCTGCTCCGATGCCAATGCCGGCTTTTTGACTAACATATTTAACGATACTACTAGTAGTAGCATTAATACTATCCAAACTATCATCTGTCTCAATAAGGACACACGAGGAGAACTGCTTTTGTGGAGTTCGTACACCAGCCATAACAGGAGTAGGAAGGCTGATATAGAATGTAGATATTGCGTCATAATAATCCTTCACCCAACGAAGTCGTGTTTCTTTTGGGTACTGCATAAACAGTGTTGCCGCAATGCACATGTATGCCATTTGCGGTGTTTCAAAGATCTCACCCGTTACACGGTTCTTTACTAGATACTTTCCACGCCACTGTTCCATACCTGCATAGGTAAGGTCTTCGTCTCTATCATGCTTGATGTAACTGTTGAGCGTATTCCATTCTTCTTCGGTATACTCAGTTACTAACTCTTTTGTATAAAATCCTCTTTTGACATTTTTCTGCACTAGTGCATAAATGTGCCATGGTTCAAATTGACCATACACCATTTTGCGCAAATGGTAATTGATTAGTCTTCCAGCTACCCACTGATATCCTGGTGTTTCTTCACTGATTAGATCGGCTGCACTTTTTATAAGTGTTTCTTGAATGTCTACTGTTGAGATACCATTGTAAAATTGCAATGAACTGCGAATCTCAACTTCACTAGCACTTACACCTGTAATCCCTTCGCAGGCGTAAAAAACTACTTTGTGTAATTTTTCTAGATCAATTGATTCTTTGTTGCCATTGCGTTTTGTAACTGTTAGTGCTTGGTTCATTGTTATTCCTCTTGATTAATTCTTGTGCTGCAAAACGTCTGGTCGCTTTTGTTTGTGTAAGAGTATTTACATGAACCTCTAAATCCCAATTAAGTGTATATTTTCCATCATTGACTAGGACTAAATTGTAATCGTTACTCTTGTGTGTTCCACACACAAACTCTAATTCGCAACTGTGGTTTGTGTAGTATATAGTATACAACATTCCCAAGCCTCTGCCAATATCATCATACACATTGTCAATGATAAGTTGCCATGGGCCTGGCCATTGCTCCGATAGGGTTTGGCAATAGTATTGATTGCTTATTGGAGCAGTATTCCAAAGTTTATTTGTTTCATAGACACATTCTTCTAGTGATAGTGTGTCTAAATGTTTGCGAAACTTTTGCCATGCAAGCAAACGTTCCTGCGTTGGTAGATTAAACATGTATTAACGTAGTGTTCTTATTGAATAGTAAAGTGTACCACTGGTTTGATTATCAGTTGTGTAGTTAAGTGTAGTGATATTTGATGTATTTGTCAATGAAAAAGTAACACCTACACTGCCATTGTTTTCATTAAATTCATCGTCAACAATCTGTGCAGTGCCATTGTGTGTGATACGCAATTTGCCCTGACGTAGTTTGCTGTTGCGATCAATATAATATTCTATTTCAATGGCTGCTTCTTGTGCATTATCCGGAAAACTAATTCCAGTTGATCCTGTTGTGTTGTTATCAAGTGTTACACTCTGTCCATATCCTCTGATGTAGCCGCCAAATTTAACACCTTGTGAGTTGTCAAATGCCATACCTGCCAGGTGATTGCCGTCAACGTTAACTCTGCGTGTGGTGTTTGAATCATCTGCATCTGGCCTATCAAAATGATCGCCAATGCTGTGACTGTTGTCTACTGTGTAGTTGATAACATGCGCTGTGGCACTGCCACTACCACTACCATTGTTTCCGCAGTCTTTGAAGTAGTTAAATGCACTGGTAAATCCAAGTCCATCATAGATGTGTATGGCATTGTTATAGATAGCATCAAACAAACTGTTTACAACTTTCATGCCACGTGGACCATCAACACTAGGTGCACTGCCTGTTACAAACTCGCCAACTTTAAAGCCTTTAAACATGGTTTTGAAATGACATGCATTGAATACAATGTTGTCCATATCATTGTCTGCAATCACACCCACATAACTATTTTCCATGTTACAATTAAAGAATGTTACATGGTTTGTGGTATAGGTTGCACTGCTTGTAATTTTTACACTATAGTTAACATCACCTATTGAACTTGGTGTTACTGTCAATGGACCAATAAAGTTTGTGTTACTTAACAGCACATTATCTGCTTGATCTACTATAAACACAGGAGTTGATGTTGTTGCCTTAAATGTCATGCTTTCTATAACAATGTCGCTAGGGCGTGTTGCACCACCTGTGCCTACACTGGCACCTGTTTGTTGCAAACTGTCTGCAGTTTGTGCTACCGGTGTTGAAGTACTAGCAGCTAATGCACCTTCAATTGTGCTGCTGTCTGGACCTTCGCCTACTATTTTTGCGTATGTTGGAATGTTTATTGTGCTGAGCACTTTGTATGTGCCGGCTGGAAAATACAATGCTCTACGCACTCTGGTTATCTGTTCGCGAGCAAACAGTTCATACAGTGCTCTGTTGATAGCGGCTGTGTCGTCTGTTGCACCATCACCTACTGCACCAAAATCACGCACGTTAGCAAAATCATCTAGTTTGTTTTGTAATGTTCTCGTTACAGGACTGTTAGCACTGGCGCCTGTTTGCGCACTAAAACCAATTTGTGAATCACTGTAGGTATAAGTGTCACTGGTTTCAATAACGCTGCTTAAACTGGTAAGGATTTCAATATTTTCTGTGGTAGGCGCATCAGTGCCGCCATTGCCAATGTATAGTTTTCTTGTGTCTACTGCTAGACCAAGTTCACCTCTTGCAAGTTGAGGTAAGTTATCACTTACACCGCTGCGATGTTGAATTCTCGAGATTTGTACTACAGCCACGACTAAACTCCTATAATATACTATTTATACGTTAGTTCACACTCATCACTGGAAGTTTTATAGGAGTTCCGTTTTTATACAGAGATACATGTTCATATAAACTTTTCAATCGCTCAGGGCCTCGCCAAATTGGCCATTTGTATTTTATTGCATGTTCATGGACTTCCAGTCGTCGGCGTATTCTTTCTTCAAAAGTAAGATCAGGATTAAGTGCGCTAGTCCAAATCATTGGATTAGGTCTTTTATTTCCTATAGGATCAAACTCTAAAACAGGAAAAGTTACTTGATGACTATCAATCATTCTTTCCAAAGGAGTATCTGATAAAAACATCAAACTTGTACTAAGATCAATTCCGTTTATGGTACCGCTTGCAACATATTTTTGCCAGCGTGAATACATTTTTAAATTATCATGATGATCATCTAGTGTTTCTGTTAGATACCCTATGATCATTAAAAAGAAACATTTTAGACCAGTTCTTTGAAAATGTTCTAGATGATAATCTATGTCTTCGTTTGTAAACTTCTTGTCCATTTCCCAACGAATTTTGTCACTGCCTGTTTCTACACCTACATAAAACTGTTGTCCGCCAGCCTCTGCAATCATATCAAAGTAATCATCTGTGAGTTGTCTTTTGGGTTTGAAAATAAACTGTCCGCCCCATTTAAATCCTGCTTTATGATCACTATTATATTTTGATAGTTTATCACACATGTCTCTAAAAGCCTTGAGACTCCCATTGATCAAACTATCAGTAAAATAAAACTGGTTGACTCCATAATTTTCATAATGGTGTATCATTTCGTCTGCTAGATTTTGTCCACTTCTGTATCTAAACTTGGGCCAGTATGCTGCAACATTGCAATAGGTACATTTTCTAACACAACCTCTACTGCCAACAATATTAACTTCACGTTTAGCCTCAAAAAGATAATCGTATAGTTCAAAATTGTATTGACTGTAATCTGGAAATGCTAGACTGTTTAAATCGTTTACTTGAACTAAATTTTCTGAATTGTTAATACCTGGATGATTTACATTACCTTTAAGCAATTCAATTACAGCTTCTTCGCCCTCGCCATATATTACATAACTACACAATTTAGACTGTAACATACTCTGACCAAAGCTGTTAACTCCCATGCCGCCTAGTACAATTTCACATTGCGGATATAGTGCTAATACTGTTTCGCATGCCATTTTAGCAAACATATGACTGTTACCAGTGAAAACACTAATTAGAAGTCTTGTATCATTATCAACATAAGGCACTAGTTCTTTTTGTATAAAGTCTAGTAACATTGCTGTTTCTTCATCAGTTGGTTTTCGTGTTTTTTCCCACACACCAACTAAATCATAGTATGCTTGCTTTCCTAACTGTTGAAAAAGTGTAATGTTTAAATCTAAGCACTTGACGCTATAGCCGTGACTTTGCATAACACCAGCTATAATAGCAGTGCTTATTGGTGGCCTATGCACTTCTAGTTGAGGTATTGCAATTAGAACGTTTTTCATATGTTAAGAAGTTTCCTAATTTTATTCATATGATGATAATGCTCTGAATAGTTACCTACAATTGTGTAATCTGAAAAATAACTTGTATCTCGATATTCGTTTGTTTTTTGATTATTCATATCAATTATCCAATCATATGGGTTATCTTTGATTGGAAAAATCCAATGCCCATTAAAACGTATACATGCATCGTGTATAGTCATTGACCCATGTTCAATACTTTCATATGTTAACTTGGGCAAAAGATGAACAATATCTACATCATCTATTTCAAAACGGTCAATGTGTATAACCTTATCAGCAATAATATTATTTTCTCTGTCTATAATAGTATCCCAGATTTGATTTTTACCAAATAATTTATTGTACATACCTAAAGTAAAATTAGCATTGTCTAAATCTAAATCTATTTCTTTGTTTTCAATTATTTCAAACTCTAATTTTTTTTTATTTTGCTTGAACGTTAGTTTTGGATAAGAATAACCTTGTTCCCCGCGAGCTTCAAGATATAGTCTCACATCATGCTCCGTAGTACTCGCCTACTCTAGCCCACCATTTACGTTTGTATTTAGTGAACTCCTCACCCTCAATGGTCCAAGTTTGATACTGATAATCTTTGCTACACATCAACACCACACCCTGTTGGATGTTGGTATTGTACACTTCGTTGTGTGCATCTGCGTAAGCACACAACTGTAAGAAATAATCTTCAATCCATTCTGTTTTTTTAGGCTTGTTGGTTTGTTTGAAGTCTATGATAGCAGGCTTTCCGTTGTACACACCAACACAATCTGTTGTGCCTGCATACACTTGCGGAAAGTAAAGTGGTACTTCTGTGCCCCAGTATTCACTTGCATTGCACAGTCCTTGCTCCACAATAATTGTGGCCATTTTGTGTGATTGTTGTGAGTATGGGTTGCTACCTGGTTGTCCAATCTCGCCTGTTGTGACGTAGTCTTCTAACCACTTGTGCATGCGAGTGCCGCGTCCGGCTGCTTCTGTTACAATCTCTTGTGCTTTCTTTTCGCCAACACGACGTTTCCAGTTTAGTAGTGCTTGCTTCTTTTCTTCACTTTTGGTTCTATCTAGTATTGTGGTTACACTAGGTACTGCAGCACCATCTGGCGTACTGTACAATCTTTTACCGTCAACACTCTTGCGTTTGAGTTTGTGGTAATCATATGGGGAATTGATCATGTGTTAAGTATAGCACATGTACTACATGTGGTCAAGTCTAATGTCTTCTAAAAAGTCTCTAGCACGTTGTGTTAGTGCTTCCTTGCTTTGCATCATCTGTTGATTGTGTTCTAGTGCACCACCTAATTTTTGATAAACATCTATAGGATTTAATTTGGCAAGTTTTTTAAAACTGTGAAAAGCAGCAATAACACGTTCTTCTTTATCATCAATCTCATCATAACTTTCGTCAATTACCCCGTCAAACGTTTTGAAGCCTATACTGCGTAAGTGTTGCAGTGTGTGTTTTCCACTTAGTACAATAAATGGTCGACCTGCCATCATGGGCTTTGCTGTTTTTTCTGTTACAAAAAAGCAATTATTATCTGCAATAGTTTCTCCTACCACACTGTACCAACTTGCATTCATGATTGGCATGCTAATGAATTGACTTACAAAACCCTCATCCAATTGATTTGTTGTGTTTACATAGCCACCATCTACTGTTGTAGAGTTAATAATTATTTGAGCTTCTTCATTTATGTTGTCTAAAAATTTGCTTTTGTATATACCAAAAAGGTTTACAATACAATCATCTAATAGATTATTTGCTCGTAACATTTTAAAAAAAGTATTTCTATGGGGTTTTGGATTTCCAAGCAACACATCAGCAAGGTGCGATCTTTTGTTTGGGCCTAAGTGTGGCTGCGGCAGTATTTGTTTTTTGTTTACTTCGTGTGTTTTTACTAAATGGTAGTTGTTGTACACATATGGAACAGGCCACAAATGATCGTTTGGAGTAATACAAGCAGTAATCATGTAATCACGTTCAGTTAATGGACAATCTTTGACGTCATATGTGAGTTTGTGATCTAAATCCCCAACCCCTGGTATGTACATTTCAAAATCTTCAAACACTATAGCTTTGTCAGGCAATGAGCTGCGATCAGCATACTGTTGATGATTGTAGTTTCTATATCTATAAAAACCTATTTTATCTGGATCAAAATATGGATGTGGATATTCGTCATCGTAGATGCTACTAAGTACACCATACTGGTTATCATTAAGGTGCGCCAAGCGCATTGCTTCATGAAATTCAGCTGGAGTTGAAAAATTAGTAATTTGCATTGATAACGTTTGTTACCAATCAATCTTCCAGTAAAAGTATGTGCCACTAGAACTTTTTCTAGCAATGGTGTAACCTAAACCTTCAAAGTGATTGATGACTTCTTTCATTTGTTCTGTCTTGACTGCGTCTGTGATTGTGCCTTGCCAGGCTTTGTAATAGTTTAGACCATCTGTGTCATTGTCAGTCATTGGACTGCCAGTGATTGTTGTACCTTGTATTGTAACTGTGCTTGTATTGGTTATGTTAACTGTAAACACACCACTTGCTACTGCATCTGCTACTGCAACTTCCATAATAGCAATCTGTTGTACCACAGTGTTTGTACCTTGTGCTTGTTCACGTGCGTTTGCTGCTGTTGGAAATCTAGCCATTATGCGTTCTTCTTTGCCATCTTAGTTGCAGTTGCATACTTTACTTCTTTCCAGCGAGAACCATATCGCTCTTTAAAGTCTGCATCTGGTAATTTCTTTTCATAGTGTTTCAATTTAGCTTTTTCAGGTTTAGTAAGTTTACGTTCGCCTGTGAGCTTGCGTGAGATGCCTTGTTGTGTTTCAAGTTCACGCTGTAGAACTTTATAGTATTTGCTTGTGATTTGATCACGTATTTTTTGATCTTCGTGTTTGATAGAACCACGTGCATCATGCACATCATTGATTGCTTTGATCAATTTTTGTTCTAGTTCATTTCCAAAAGTCTGCACTAGTAATTGTGCTGCTTGTCCATGCTCATTTGCGTCTTCAAGTTCATCAAATTGTTTGGCAACGTCTGCGAGGTGCTGTGAACTATATGCTTCTCCTATGCTTTCATCACGTTTGTTCATTGCACGTTTAGCCATTTGTCCTACTTTTTCTTCTGGTGGAACATCACCTACAGGTGCATCTGCCTCAGGTTTACCTCCTACAAATGTTACAGTTTCTGCATCAAATTGTTGTATTACATTTGCAAGTTCTGGTTCACTGTCATACATGTCTTTGAATTTGTCATAGGTAACGTTTATGCCAGCATTTCGTAATGCATATAAAAAATCTGCCATGCTGGCAGTGCCATCCTTGCTGTTGTTTGCAACAACATCTGCTACTGCTATGATGCTTTGTACGCTGTCAACAAATTCTGTAAATTGCATTACTCAGCCTTTTCGCGTCCCATTGGCTCTTCACCGCCTACTGCAGCATCACTAGCAGCAAAGTCATCTTCTGGCTCTGCGTCTAATGTTGGGTCTGTGCCCATTTCTGCATCTGGTGCTGTAATTTCACCTGGCTCATCACCCATTGGTTCTGCAGGTGTTTCGCCTACCAGTATACGACTTGCTTCGTCTACACTTGTTCTTGCTGTGCCTAAATTGTCAAGCAAACCTTGTAGTGCAGTGCTCATGCTACTGTTGAAACTGTCTGCAACGCTACTGTCCATTTCGTCACGGATAGCATCTGTAAGTGGTGGAAGATCTTCGTTGATCATTTTACCAACATCTTCTAGCATGCCCTGAATTCTATCTACCATGTCTTTGGCTGCTAGTACAAGTTCAGCACTCTCAACTTCGCCTTCTGTGATCACGCTTTCGTCAACTTTCTTTTTCTTAGCATCTTTGGCAGCCTTCTTCATAGGCTCCTTCTTATCACCGTCTTTGTCTAAGTCTAGGAAGTCTGGCTTGGCTTTTGCTTCTGCTAAGTGTGCTTCTAGTGCTTGTTTAGCAATGCGCAGTTCTTGAAACTGTTTGTTGTTAAATGCACGAGCGCCTTCGCGACTTTCCATTACAGCAAGGGTATCACTTAGGTTTTTGTGTAATTTTTCTGCTTTTGATTCTGAGAGCCTGTCTACATCAATAGTATAGCCGAAGATTTTATTAGCAACTTGCATAATCTTCTTACTACTCGGTGCAGGCACCAATTCGTTAAGATCCATGGTAGATTCCTTTAATGTCTATTGTTGTATTTATGTTAAATTAATTGAAAGTAGATTTGTCTGAAGTTCTGTTTTTGCATATTCTAACCGGGCAATGTCTTCACTGAGTCTGCAGTTTAGAATACTTTTACGCACTTTACTGGCTTTGCGCATACTGTGTTTATAGAATAGGCAGTCTTCATTCAATTTACTGATGCGGAAATCTAAATCTTCTATGAGCCTTGCTGTACCATGCTGATTATTAATGCAACTGATTGCATATCCAACAGCACTTTTTTTGTAAGCAAAACTTTTGTCTTTGTACCGCCATACACCTTCACACTGTTCTATAACAATGCCATTAACTGTTATGCTCGTAGGTGTATTGTTGTACAGTTTTACTTTTACGTTTGTGCTGTCAACTGTACGATTAAACTGTTTACTGAGACTTTTTACTAGATCTAATTTTGTAGAATAAGTCGCCATCAATTTTTTTCCTTGTTATAATTGATTTGTTCACTAAACTATTTGCTAGATTTTGTTCATATTCTGTGAGATCTCGTTTGCGCACATTAACTTCTGCTTCTATGCGCTGAAACATGTTGTGTTCATCATTGTTCACATAAACTGGAATACCAGGAAATGCTTCGTGTGCTCTCATTAACTTAGTTCTACTGTTTGCCCGGGCTTGAGTGCATCTTTAGGATCTTTGGCTCCTGGTACACTACCTTTGGGCTTGATTTTTGATTTTTTAGTGGCTGGGTCAACTTCTACATCTACTTTGTCTAGATCAATTTCTACACCATCACCTGCTTCAATCTTGTTGCCCATACGTTTTGTAATTTTAATTTCTTGCTCGCTAACACCTCTTTCTAGTGCTCTTTTTAGCATTTCAATGTTTCGTCTTGCACTGACTTTGATGTCTGGATTTGCATCCCATGCTGCTTGTTCTTTATCAATTAAACTTTTGAGTACATCTGCATCGCCTTTGCCCATTTGAGCAGCACGCACTGCGTCTAGTACTTCACGCTCTGCTGCTTTGCGTTCTGGACTGTACACTGCGTTTATTTGTCTAATAGCATCATCTATGGCTGTGTTTTCTACAAATTCATTTAGTCTCATCGGTTCAATGCCTTTACTCTACGACTTGCAGGGTTTACTCTTTTGGTTCTTTTTGCTTTACGAGCCATTCTAGCACCCATTCTTGCTTTTGTCAATTTAAGTTTGATACGTTTTTTGATGTCAGGTGCAGCAAAGCACTGTGCTGGTGTAGCAACAATGCGTCCTTTGCGTCTGCCGCTGGTGCAACGATACTTGCGCACGACTTTGTTGCCACGCTTGGCCCAAGCCATGCCCTCATTGAGGCCCAACACTTCTGGTATAATATCACCTATTAACATGTAGTTATTTATGGAAAAACTATTTTAGTAAAACAAACACTGTGCTGCTGAGTGCTACAGCAAGTGCACCTATGATGGCTGTGGCCCAGCCTAGCAGTTGACGATTACGGAACTGGTCATTCTTTACAACCGCAGTTCTAATTTCTGCAATATCGTTGTCCTGCTTGGCCATATGTTCAATGATACGATCAAGTTTGTTATGCAATTGGTTGTACCTTTCTCCACACAATTCAACGTGTGCTTCAAGGCTCTCTTTTTCAATATCGGTTGTTGACATAAGTCCACCCTACTGGTTCGTATAATTGACGCTTGAGTGTTTTATATGTGCCTGTGTATTGCCTAGTGTGTGCCTTGTAGCATCACTATTATTTATTAGGAAGTGACCCGCATTATAAATGTGTTTTTATTTTCGCCATGTGTGGCAAACACACTGGGTTCCATGATACAGTTCTCATCTAGACCGCTGATTGCAGGTGTGTTGTGTAGTGCATCTGCCAAGAACCGTGCATTTTCTCCTAGCACACCATCTTGTTCTACACCAAATTGCCATAGCCATATGTTGTGATCAACGTTGAAAAGTTCTCTAATTACCCTGTGCTTTTCGCCAAATTTATCACTATACCTTTTGTGTATTTTGTCAATTGACCCTGTGATAGGATCTTGAATACTGTGTGGTTGTGTGTACAAACCTACAGTCTGTACCAGTGTGTCGTAGTTTCGCTGTTGATTGCGACTTTTGCCTGCTGCACGATATTCGTTGGTGCGTGTAATATCTACCAATGTCAACAGAGCGTAAAACTCTTTAAATTCCATGCAACGGATCCTCGTCTCTCAAATACAAGCCCAATTCAATCAATGCACTTTGATTCTTGCATTCTATACAATCAACACTATTATACGACATAAACCGCAAACACTGCAACCTATTTGTGCCCATGTACACACCCCAAATCATACCATCCTCGTTCACCACAGGAGGATTGATGTGTGGCCACATTTCGTGTGCGCCTTTGCGTTTGTAGAAACTTGTATTCCACCAGTCCGGTGTACATTTATAATATAGTAGTGGATACCATAATCCATCATCCATTATACGTGGTAAGTCACGCCAATACCAACGGTTGTCATTGTGCCAACTCATTGGCGATAGTTGTGATAGTTCTACACTGTGTATTCCAGGATGATCTTGCCATAGGCTTTTACAATGTGTCATTATGTGTGTATTTAATTCATAAAAAAAAGCGGTGCTAAAAAACACCGCTTTTTGTTTAGTAATAGTAAAGTGTATTAGACGATTGCGTCTGCCAATGCACTTGTTGGACCACCTTGCTCAACTGTTGCTGAACTAAGGTCGATGCTGTCAACTGTGCCTAGTGCTCGTACTGCTGCTTGAATAACAGTTGAAGCTGCAAAGTTGCCTACTGCTGTGTCTGTTGTAAGACGCTCAATGCCTACGATTTGACGTGTGTCTGAATCGTATAGTGGGCCTAGGTATACGATTGTACCAAATGTACCTAGTAATGAGTAAACCTGTGCAAGTGTGCTTGCTGGGCCTGTCTTTCCACTTACGTCTGCTAGATAATCAATTTCGAGGTATGTAATGTCTTCTGCACCTGCTCCCATTGAAACTGGGAAAGTAGGTGTTGATGTTGGGTGTACTCTTGTTAAGTCAGCCATTTTTCTATTCCTTCTCTATTATTATACTAGCTCGAAGCCAGGATCTGTTACATCGCTGCCACTGCAGTCGAGGTTGTTACCGCCAGCTGCTGTTAGTGTGCGAATTGCTGTTTGTAGTGAACTTGCTGTGTAAGCACCAGCTGGGTATAGAGCAACACTGATTTGACCACTTGTGTCACCTTCAACTTGGTACATTTCAATGTTTGCACCACCGTTTGTGATTTTGTCAAAAATTGCTACTACACCTTCTGCTGCGTCTAGCTCGTTGCGTAGATCTTCTACGTTACCTGACACGTCTTTGATTATGATCTTAAAGAAGTCAAGTTGTGGTCCGTTTAGGATCACTGTTTCGTCTGCTGCGATAGCGCCGCTGCCTGATGCGCCACGGTCTTGGTTAACAACACCAAATGCTGAACCATGTGTACGGGTAATTTCCGCCATTTTCTTTCTCCAAATGTGTGCAAATGCTTTGCATCTGCTTACATTTATTTATGACAGTTTATAGGAATTTTCGTCCAAATGCGTAACCAGCACCAAATGCTGCTGCTGCTTTTGCCACAGTTTTTACTGCACTTTTTGCAATACTGTCGCCTTTTGGACCACCACTAACTAGTCCTTGTGACACTGTTGCTGCAGCATATGGACGGAACATGTCGCTGCGGAATTTTTGGTCATGACGATTTGCATTTATCATGCGTTGAGCAACTGCTTTGCGTTCGTTGTCAGAAGCACTACCATAGTCCTGTGCAATGCGACGTGCATTTTTTAGCAGACCATTGCGAATTTGTAAATTGCGTTGCATGCTCAACAACATCTCTCTGTCTTGTGCCTTGTTTATTTTACCGCTGGCTACCTGACGCAAATAACGTTTGAACTTGAGTTCATCCAAATACACATTGCCTGAACTTGTAAGTTTATCACCAAATTTGCTTTGATTTGTGAGTATTGCTGCAAGATTGTGCAAGTCTGTTGCACCTGTGCGCACATTTGAGAAGGTTTGATACTGCAGTGTTTTTTTTGCATAGGCTGCTGCAGCCTCGGGGTTTTCATAACGCATCTGTTGCAACATCAGCATGTGCTCAAAGAATGTGTTGGCAATGTCATACTCACTGTAACCAGTGGCATCTTTTGGATTTCGCAAGTATCTTGCTTCAGTGAGCTCTTCTCTTATAAACTCAAATGCCATTACCATTCCTTCTTTATGACAAAGTTATTGCGGTTGAATTCAAGTCTATCATTAAACTTTACTGCACCGCCTGCTTTGCCAACTGCTACATAACCTTCAGGATTTGTAACTTCATATCCTTGGTCAGTCTTTACAAATGTTCCCATTCCTTCAACTGTATTTAACTTCTTGATCAGCATCAATTTCAAATTGTTTATTTGTTTATACACAGTGAGTATGCTGAACAGTGTGTCTTTGTTTTCTGCAAACGAATCTTGCATGTCTTGTATTCTTTGCAATCTTGCTTGTGCTGCAGGTGACTCTTCTCCACCTTTTAACTTTGAAATTTCGCCTCGCATTTTGTTTGCAAAAAAGTCTTGTAGTCCACGCAAAAATGTGTTACTGTCTCCAACACTTTGATTTTTTCTAACAAGATTGTTTATGTAAGGCTGGACAAACTTTTTAAAGTCTGCTTGTTGTGTAACTTTATCAAACTCAGCTTTATTTGTATTAGCCAGTGTGCTGGTAATTTGTTTTATACCACGCTGTATGATGCTGTTTTGTTTGTCACTGAGTGTGGCACTGCCTGTTACATCTTTGTAAAATGCATCATCTACCCAAACACTTGGTGTTTTCTTAAAGCCTTTTACAGCAACACCAAAACTGCTCTTCATGTCTGCAATAGTTTCACCTTCGTATGCAGTGTGGAATATAATGCCGAGGTTGGCAGCACTCATGCGTTTTGCAACATCGCTGTCTGCAGGCACTGCATATGTAATGGTGTTTGGACGGAATGTCAAGTATTCTACACCATCAATGGTTTCGTTTTTCAAACTGTCTTTGGTGAACATCATGTCGCCCTGCACAACACCCTCAATGCCCAGTTTGCTTAATTCGTCTAAACACAAGTGCAGTTTGTCCTTGACTGGGCTCTCGCCATATACATCATCAATCTCTTCGTGTGTGCGTCCTAGTTTGGGTGTTGCACCAAACACACTTTTTGTGCCTACAAAAAACTTACCGCTTTCTGGATCTGTGCCACACACAATAGCAGGTGCACCATCCCATTTAACAGTGACTTGCTGGCTACGGTCCCCACCTTGAGCCAGCATGCCACGCACACCTTCTAGGTATGCCAGTGCTTCACGAGCACCTGTGTAACCATCATCCAACACTAAATCTTCAAGATGTGTCATATGCACATTCTTGCCTGCTTTGCTTTCTATCAGCATCCAATCTCTTAGTGTGGTAATTTCTTGTAATAACATTATGCAGTCTTTTCTAGTTGTGCTACAACCGCTGCTTTTAATTTAGCATCTGCATTGATAGTTTTAAGAAGTTTTGCAACTTTAGGGCTTGCTTGTGCAGGTGCTTGTGCTTGTGCTGCTGGTTGCGCACCGGCTGCTGCAGGCTTGTCTATGCTTTGTATTGCTTTCTTGTCAACTGCAAATATAGCACTACCAATTTTTAATTGTATTTGCTCATCGCCTTGTGCATCTTTTGTGTTGAGTGTAGCAGCATCTTTGTTTACCACTGCTTGTTTCTTTTCGCCTTTGGCATTTATGTATGTAACAGTGTCACCCACTTTAGGATCAATTGCAGGACCACTAGTGGCTACACCTGCTGCTGTTGGTTCATTGGGTTTGGGTTGTGCGCCTGCGGCAGCCGCTGCGGCTGTTCCAGCGCCTTTGTCTCCTCTGTTTACAGTTTTATAAATTGTTTCTTGGTATTTGGCTTTGATTGCACCTGTGATATAAGCATCCAGTGCTTTAGAATCATCTGGATTGCCTGTGAATGGTGGTTCATTATTTTTTGGATCAGCAAAATCTACCACTTTGTTTGTTACGTCTGTGATCAGTGCTGGTGCTTCTTTAGCATACACATCTGCGCCACGAGCCTTTAGTTGTGCCATTGCTTTTGTAACATCAGCTTTGACACCTTTGAGCACTGCAGGAACCTGCTTTAATTTTTGGTTATACTCACGGTCAAGTTTCCGAGTCGCTACATCCACATCTGCTTCTAAAATTATTTGTGAAATTTTCATTTTGACTCACCTAATTTTTGTGCGCCACGCTTAAACTTTTTGGTATCACGTCCTCTGATGCTGTTGATAAGTCTGCGTTCTAAGTCGCCAGCAACTGCTTCGTCGTAGTGTTCATAAAACTCGTCAATTAAATTAATAGCACTTTCAATGATTTGACTACCACGTGATTCAAATACATGCTGTCTATCACGCTCGTGTATCATGTTATTAAGTTCATTTAAAATACTGCGAGTTTGTTTTTTCATTACCTAGCACCCGATTTAATTTATTTATCGTTAAATACAGTATACTTGGAGGAGTAGGAGATGTCAATACAAGATAACCCTGGCGGCCATTTCGCTGAATTGGCCCGTATAGCATACATGACAGAAAAAGAAAGTAGACCTATTGCTAAAAAGATGGGATATAAGAAAACAAAACTCATCGATCAAAACGGTGCAGAGTGTCTTTTTTTAGAAAATGACGACACACTGGTGTTAGCATTCCGTGGAACAGAGCCCAAAGAGTTCTCAGATATTAAAGCAGATCTCAAAGCATGGAAGCGTAAAAGTAAAACCTGGGGCATGGTCCACGCAGGTTTTTATGAATATCTCAATAAAATTTGGGAAAGTGTGTTAAGACACATCAACTACGGCGACAGAGAAACAAAAAAATTGTATATTTGTGGACACAGTCTTGGTGGTGCAATGGCCACACTTGCTGCAAGTCGTTTGCAAGATCGTGTGATAGGATGTTACACCTATGGATCGCCACGTGTGGGTGGTCGTGTTTGGCGTAGCAAATGCACATTTGAACATCACAGATACGTCAACAACAATGACATTGTGCCACGTGTTCCATTTTGGATTATGGGTTTTAGACACTATGGCGAATTACACTATATCAATCATTATGGTAATATTCGTAAACTCACAGCCTGGCAGAAGTGTAAAGATCAATGGCGTGGACGATTGAGAGCATGGCAAAAGCGTGAGTTCTTTGATGGTGCTCGAGATCACAGCATGGTTCAATACAGTAAAAAAATTAACAAGAGTTGACCAAAAATCTTGTTTGCCTAGTTTTGCTGTACTAAATACACTGTCATTTCAATGACACCAGGCACAAATAAAACATACTATAGGCATTTAGGCAAACAAGAGGCAGCATGAAGTTACCAAACGATGCAGAGGCACAACTAAATCGATTACTAGGCGCATTCATAAGGCAAATACCAGAGGCACCCGAATATCGAGAGAGACTGGTCGAAGAACTTGAGATCATACTCAAATTACGCTTCACCGATTACTTCCTAACAATTTGCGATGTACTGACGCTAACCGCGGACATTCCCCACATGACCAGAGGTTCAGCAGGGTCAAGTCTTGTGTGTTACCTATTAGGTATCACTGATGTGGATCCCATAAGATGGCAAATACCGGTTGCACGTTTCCTAAATCCTTTGAGGGATGACTTGCCAGATGTGGACATAGACTTTCCGCATTGGCAACAGGATACTGTGATGCAAAGAGTATTTGCGAAATGGCCTGGTCGCAGTGCAAGAATCAGTAACTATGTGCTATACAAGGAGCGCAGTGCCCGTAGAGAAGCGGCACGCCGTCTTGGCGCATCTGGCAAACTCCCTCGCAATTTTAAGTATGAAGATTATGACATCGATAAGGAAGAGGCAATGAGGCTCGAAAAGAAACTACTAGGCAAAAAAAGATCAATATCAAAACACTGTGGTGGCATTGTGATACTAAAACACAAGGTGCCAAAAAGTCTAATCAACCAAGACAATCAGTTGATGCTGGACAAAAGAGAAGTAGAAGATTTAGAACATCTAAAAATAGACATACTGGCCAACAGAGGGTTGAGCCAACTGTTAGAAATAGACAGTGACACACCACTGGAAGCATATCCAGAACAAGATTTTGAAACATCACAACTGTTGTGTAGAGGTGATGTGCTAGGCGTAACGCAGGCTGAGTCCCCGGCCATGCGACGCCTGTTCCAAGCAATACAACCACAATCAAAAGCAGATTGTGTGTTTGCCACAGCACTGATTCGTCCTGTGGCCACAACAGGAAGACAAAAGGCAGCATTTTTTCAAGACTGGACAGAAAGCGCACTAGAAGATACCATAGTGTATGAAGATGATGCCATACACAAAATAGCAAACCTAATTGGTTGCGACATGTATGAAGCAGACATGTATCGTCGTGCATTTGCAAAACGTGACGAAGAACGTGTGATGGAATTTATGGGCAAGATGGGAGAATGTGAAGACAAAGAACAGATTATCCAAGAACTGTATGGCTTGGGTAACTTTGGGTTGTGTAGAGCACATGCTGTGAATCTTGGAAGGCTGATTTGGGCATTAGCATATCAAAAAGCACACAACCCAAAGGATTTTTGGCGTGCTGCACTCAAACACTGTGTGGGATCATACAGACGTTGGGTACACAAAACGGAAGCAAAGAATGCGGGGTGGGATCTACGTGAACTGGGTTATGAGAATGGCATCACCAGCACACCACAAGCACAGTATCGCAAACATGGTTATTGGACACAACCTGACTTTATGCCTGGTATGTTTATACAAGAAACTTGGGGCGATAGAGTAAACTTTGCAGGACTCATAGCCAATGGCAGAACATTCCGTGGTGAAAGTGGACGCTATGTTACATTTGTTACTGCAGGCATTGCCAATGGCGAGTATGTGGACATCACAGTCAAACGTCCGTTCTCACACAAGGATCATGATGTTATTGTGGGTTCAGGTAAGATACGCATAAGCAACGGTGCACGTTACATTGAGTGTTATGATGCACAAGGTCATAGATTAGAAAAATATTTGTCAAATTGATCAAGTCCAAATCTAAACTGATCCATAAAACTGTCTAAATTTTCTCTAACCAGTGATAAATTTTTTTGGTGTCTATCCATATAATCCAGTTTCTTCACATTGTGATTTTCTAACAATTTACGATTAAGTTCTAGTGCATTTAAAATTCTTAGACCCGGATGTGCTTCATATTGATAGCTGTGATCAATTACATCATCAAATACATCAAAACCTATACGTGTAAGCTGTTCTGGCATAGCATATCCACCGCAAAATATAGGAAAACAACAACCGTGCAATGTCATTAAATATTTTTCTGTAATTATGCAACCTTTTTCCCAAAAGACAGGTTCAGTAATAATACTAAAAGTACTGGAACAAAACTTTTCACTAAAAATAGCATTCCACAATTGGGAATGAGGCTTTCCGTTGTCATACTCTGGTGGATTGGTAATTCCTTCAAAAGGTATAAATTTTTTCTCTAAAAAACTATCAAATTTATATGGTGTTAAACGAGTGAATTCATCAATCATTATAAAGTGTTCGTTTTCTATTTCCCAACTTTGAGTATACTCAAAATCTATATGTCTATTTTGACTGAACCATGCGCTAACAAGAAGTCTATTTTCTCTACGCTTATTCATCATAACGAAACAATTTTTTTCGTCTGAATATTCTGCTGCAGAGACATTTTTTAAGAAATCTTTACAGTTTTTTAATAAAATATACGGAATATATGTGTAAGGATATGGGAAATCTTTCCAATACAGGTATTCCCACCACACATGCTCTACATTTACATTTTGTTTTTTGATAATTGACTCTATGCTATTGTAAGACTTGTCTATGTAAATACCTTCGTCGTTGTATTCAATTTTAGCATCCTCCCACGACACCGGTGGTTGATGATCTATAACAAATACCCAGCCATCATTGCCTGGCTTGATTATACCATCTGCTGTATCAATTAAAAGCATCTAAACTAGCCACTTTGCTTCAATCCAGCCAACATATCTTTTAGTTTACTGCTCTGTACACTGGCTGTAATCTTGCCTACATCCTCATCACCTGCTTCAGCAACACCAGCATTGTCTTTTGACTTGATTTGTTCATAGATACTGCTTGATTGTTTCTTGAACTGTTGATATTCTTCATCCTCGCCCAAGTCTCTGATGCGCAAACTTTCAACATCAAACTCTAAATCAATCTTTTGTCCAACACCACTTGAACTACGTGTTTTCATAAGTTGCAATTGATAGCGTCCACGTTCACGCATTGCTCTACTTGTAAAGATACCAAACACATTGTCTGCAGTGTTGATCTTACTCAAGCCACCTGCAATCATGCTGTGATCAAATTCAATTTCTTCAACTGCACTACGATTCAACTGACTTGCTGTAACAAACACACAGTTTAATTCTTTGGCTAAGTTGCGCAGTTCTTCACTCACATACTTGTCTTTAACAAACAGGTCATTGGGCGATACCTTGGCACTCACTGGCATGATCAAATCCAAATAGTCAATCAACAAAAAATCAATCTTCCAACCTAGTTTGATCTGCAGTTCTTTAAGGTATGCCCGTATGTCATTTACATTGCTCTGTGCTGGCATGTATTTGATCTGTAAACGGCCTGCTTTTTTGCCTACCATACGAACTTTCATTTCAACAGTGTCAAGATCTTTAAACACCTCCTTGGTTGACACATTGGTCATCATGCTGTCAATGCGCATTGCACTCAAGCCTTCTGAAAGTTCCAGTGTGAGATACACACCATTTAACCCGCTAGTAGTCCAATTGACTGCTAGATTCTGCATGAACAAACTTTTGCCTGACCCTGATCCACCTGCAAATATATTGAGTTCACCCTTGTTCATGCCGCCAAACAGTTTCCTATCCACTGCTGGCCACCCTGTTGAAATCTGTCCATTGTTGTCTTTGAGTGCCATAAGTCTGGCTCTTGGATCAGCAAAGTAGTCTGTGCCCATGTCTTTTGTGAGACTGATTTGTACAGCATCTTTGATGATCTTTTCAACAGGGTCGTATTCGCCTTTCTCAAGCAAGTCTGCACTTTTGAGAATGGCACGTTCTAGTTCTTGCCGCTTGGTGAATCCTTCAAACTCTGCAAGAAACCAGTCGTTGTGACTTTCAGTTACGTCTGGCACTGGCTTTAGTTCTACACCTGTCACAGCCTGCACCTGCTCTCTTGTGGGCAGTGTGCCATGATCCTTGCTGTGTGTGTCTATGAACTGTGCAGTGTCTCGCAAACTACGATCAAAGTTGTCTACATTGAAAATGTTTTGCACCCGCACAAAGTTTTGTGCATCGTTAAGCATCATTTCTAAAAATAATTTTTGTAAGTCTGGTGTATATTCTTTTGTCATTTCCAACCTAATTTATCAATACGATCTAAAATTTTTTCACTGTACATTTGATGTGTGAGTGGGCCCGGGTGCATATTGTCTGTGCCATAGTCTAAAAAGTAACTATCGTGCTCAATTCCACATTGTTCATCTATCAATAGAAAATTTGATTGTGTACATAGCACTGAACTAATTTCTACGTCTACATGTATGCCTACTAGCAATAGTTCAACACCTAGTTTTTTGCAAAAGTTTTCAACTTGTCGTATAGCCCTCATTCCAACATGATGCCAATGACGATCTGATATCATTTTTTGTGTGATTATTCCTTTGAAATTTTTTGCTTCTGGTCGATCAAAAAAATGTATTCCTATGTGTTGTACACTATTACCTGTTATGTACCACGGAAGTCTATTGGTGTATGTTAATCCCCAAATAACTTTATCACCTTTTTGTAGATCTGCTCTCAGCAATTGATCACTTTGCCATTGTAAACTAGTTCTAGACTGTGCTAGATTTACAGTAGGAATATTTAGTTTGTTGCTAATAGATTTCCAATAAACTTCATCAAAATCTATAGCCTCTCCTGCTGTTGTGCTGCATCCTATAATCCATAGATTACTATCTTGTGACAATCTTGGTTTTATGGTGGGTGCATCTAGTGCTGGAGTTTTATCTATCTCAAATATGGTTTGCTGCAATGTTGATATTATTTTACAGTAAACATAAGAAGTTTGTGCCATGCTGAATCTATCATCAACAGTTGCACCATCAGACCATACATCATCATTGGGAGAACAATAAATGATTTGAGTTGCTTTAAACAATAGATCAATTAATCCTTTAACACCAACATCAGCAATGCTGGTATATATAACTCCAATGTGATTGCGATCTATATTACTATATTCCACTAGGTAAGCATTAGGGTCAATCTCGTGCGCACGGTCTGACAGATAATTTGTACTATCGCCAACTATCACTGTTAAATTATTCATTAACATTTTCCACAGTTAAAAACGCAATAGTCATAACGTTCAGTTTGTATTGTACTATAGAATTCGTCAAAATACCTAATTTGTTCACTGAGTTTGGTTGTTGTTATGTTGTGTTTGCTACGATCATGCCACCATTTGCTTTTATAATAAAATTCATAATGAGTCATCATACAACAAGGACTATAAATTCCTCTTGAACTTATGTAGTGTTCAACTCCAGTTTTGCATATTGGATCTATCTCAAAATCTTTTTGATTTTGTTTTTTATAAAGTTGTTGAACTGTGTCACGTGGACCTATGTATTTTGTAGGTCTTAATGGATCATCGTTCAACCAACGATCGCTTGGCTCTACTCTAAATTCGTCAATACCAAAACTGTTGGCAATCTTTCTGGTATGTTCTATATCATGTTCATTGAAACTAAAAGGTATATACCTCCACATTGTTCTAGCTGGACCTGCAACACATTCTTCTATGCCAATTTTTATAGTGTTCCAGTCTGCATTTACTCGGTACTGAGTAAAGTTTTCGGGTGTGCCATCAATACTAAATTTTACACTATCAATTGGGCGTAGCACTTGATTAAACTTTTGCCACCAATTGCGAGTCTTGTAACTTCCGTTAGTAGTGATATGCATGCGATTGCATTTTTTTGTTAGCACATCAACTAGTTCTATAAACTTGCGATGATATATTGGATCACCTGTATTACCGCATAAATTAATATCGTCTACTGGTGTATCTATAAATGATTCTAATGCATCTATATCAATGTCGTTTATAGCAAAGTTTTTCTTTCCAAACCTGTCCATAAAAGTTGTGCGCTCGCATCTAGGACATGCAAGTGTACATCTGCTAGTGGGTTCAATGTGCAAACTAACCAAGGCGTTTTCTCAACAGATTAATTTTTAAACTGTTTGATTGTTTTGCATCAAGTATGCTTTTGAGTGTAAACAGTTTACCATAACGCACAACAGCATCATTTACATCTTTAACATCGTTGTGCCATTCAGGAAAACTCACACTCCATCCATATTCTAATGCATCATCTATCAAACGTTGTCCTGCTCTATCTCTGTCCGGCACCAATATAACTTCTCTAGCCAATGTGTCAATGATTTGTGCTTGTTGTTCACTGCACTGATTGCTCATTATGCCCACACCACCTATGCACATTGCATCCAACAGTCCTTCAGTGACCACACAAAACCTAGCATTAGACAACTGATTATCAATACCATACACATAGCCACTGTCATGGTTAGTAAAGTATTTGGGTCTACCTGTATCGTCTGTGGTCCTTGCACTGAATCCTATAACTTCGTTGTTCCAAGTGAAAGGCACAATGATGCGTTTCCACATGCCTGCAGGTTTGCTGTTGCTCCATAATAATTTATGCACAGGCAAACATCTGTCAACAGCATACTGTTGTATGTGTTTGGGCGCACGATCTAATGCTACCACTCCTTCTGGCAATGGTCGAGGTTTAAACTCTACAACAATAGCATCTTCGTCTGGTTCCAACAGTTCAACTGTGTCTTTGATACGCAGTGCTTCAATGTTTAGCATCTGTCGTGTGTTTTCGTCAATGCCCAACCATGTAAGCAGTTTGCGCAGTTTAAAACTGATGTGCCGGCCGGGCTGCCAGCCTGTTTTAAATCCACAGTTGAAACAGTGATAACTCACAGCATCACCATTCATTATCACACCGCCTCTGCCTCTACGATCTGTGCTTTCGCCATTGTGATGACAGCATACAGCATTAAACGAAATCCAACCACCACTGCTGGTTTTACGCTTGCCAGGCAACGCATCAAATACACTTTGTTGTATACTATTCATGTGTTTATTATAGCATCTAACTCGTTTTTGATCAATTGAAAAATACGTTTGTGTCCTCGCCCATTTGGATGCAAGTGATCAGCAATGTACTGTTTTCTGTCCTGCATCAACACATCTACCATGTGTGGCACACAGTTGATATGCATGTGTTTGATACCTCGTAGTTCACAAGCATTAGAGACTATTTGTTTTGGGTACCAGTCATGCACATCTTCAATATAGTTGCTTAATTGGTTGTTTACATAATCTACTACACTTGCTGTTAGCAGACTGCCACGTTTCTTTTGTTGTATGTAGTTGAGATGCTCCCAACAACCTGTGTGGTTATTGTACCAACTGTTGCGATTGGGATGTGACCACCCAAACAGCACCACATCATCTGATTGTATCTGGTGTTGCGTTTCGCAAAAATGTAGTGCTATCCATGGATTACTGGCACTGCTCTGACTGTGCTGTACAAAATCATAACCATAATGGTCAGCGGCTATAAGCCCATAACAGGTAGTGGCTTCTTCTCCTAGGCTTACACTGCAACCATATTGATGTATAGTAGGCATCAGTATCTATCCACACAGTAACCATCATACCAGTGTTGATCCTGAATCCAGGTGTGGTTGCGTACTTTTTCCTCTGCAGCAGCAAACTCTAATCTTGTCTTATCATCAACTTCTAGTTCAGGTAAAACATAATCCAAATAGTTTATGTGCTGTTGTGGTGTTGGATGGTAGTCATCATCAAATGCTGCATTGTGCCAATCACCTTTATAGATGATGTTGTGTACACTGGGTCTAATTGTTTGTAGTGTCTTTGCATATGTTTGTGTTGGATCATGAAACAACTGTATCTCTTGATCACTGTCAAAGATATTTAAATCAATCATGCTTAAAAAATAATATTCACACCCAATACCTTCTAGTATAAGTTTTGCTGCGTGTATGTTAGCACAATCTCTAATAAAACTGCCATAGGTATCTACGATTGTAGCACCAGGTGTTTGCCACGATCCATCACTATAACTGTCTTCTCTATCACGTGATGTCCACATAACAATCACAGTGTCGTCAGCTGAAATAGTGTGCCTTGCATCACATTCTGCAATGCTCCACAGTATAAAACTATTGCCACCACCACCTTTTCCAAAGTTGTAGTATTGATCAAACTGAGGTGCTAGAGCATCTGCCCATGTGGGCCACTTGTAGCGTGTAAAACTACAACCAAATGTAAACAATCTGCCATGCATACATTTAATTATACCTAAAAAAAAGCAGGCAAATAAAATGCCTGCTCATCTTTACCGACTTTACTTTTTTGTTTTACGAGTAAAAAACTCTACTTCTTCGTCTGTGTAAGGATACATCACACTGTGCCTGCTATTAACACCGGTAGCAATAGATATCCTGCTTGAATTCCAAACAGTATACTACAACCTAATGCTGCTTTAAGTACATTCATCATAGTGTCTCCAACCTTTTTGCTTCTGCATGGTAACCAAGACGAATAAGTTCCGCTGCTGCCTTAGCACGGCCTGCTCGTCCTAGCATTTCCCAAAATTTATTTGCACATTTTGTTACTGTTTGCATTTTATATCCACCTTTTTGTATCATATGAATAACGCTTCATAATTTCTTCTACGTCATATGTGTTTTTTGCATATTGTAGTTCTTTTTCCATTGGAGTCATTGTTATTTTTTTCCAAAGTTTTTTAATGTTACACATTATAATCAACTCCTGCAACCAGTGGGTGTTTGTCCAAGATTTCACTGTATGCTTGTTGCCATTGATCGCCATATTCTATGCGATACCAGTCTTCAACATGTTTGCTACGGTCTGGTTGTGATCCAAAAACCGTCTGTAGATCATCAAACAACTTTGCAGTCATTTTTGTTCTCCTATTAGTTTTTAGATGCTTGAGGAAAGCAATACCGCGGTCTCTTCCGCCGTCTCCACGATGCCTGTTTGCAGCACCACTTGTAAGGCATGGGATATGCCCTGGTCTTTCCCAGTGCCACTCATTTTTTCTGAGCTGAGGTCGCTCTGTGCAATGCACAATGTTATTTATAATACAATAAGTAGAAATTGTTGTCAATGATTAGATGTGCGTTAAAATAACGCAATGCTAAGCCAGTATCTTAGCGTCAATGTAAGGTATCATCTGTTCAACAAACAATTCATGTCCACGTTCATTTGGGTGTTCGCCTCCGGCAAACACACTATCTCCATGTTGTGATCTTAACCAGTCGTGCATGTTGTTGTTACCCATAAATGTGTTATCAAATTTTGGATATACAACAGGGCTTAGGTCACCTTCATAACCTTTTGTTGGAGGAAGTGCATTGAATTGTACATAACGTGCACCATACTGTTTTAACAATGCATTGGTGCTCATGCGAAGTGTAACGTCCCATTGCCTCTGATGTCCCAAACTGTGTTTGATCCATTCAACCACACTGTTTCTAAAACAAGCATCACCAGGATGTGGATTGTCATTGAATCTTACAAAGCCTGAATGAACCCAACGGTCTTCGTCATCATGATACCAACTCATTCTATCTATGCTGGTCCATGCAACTGCTATAAACAAATCTTCTCGTGGTGTAGGATTTTGTTGTATGTATTCGCATACAGTTTGCCATATGTATGTGTTACTACCACTGGGCTGGCCTCTGTTGTCATAGGTTGCACCATAGTGCTGCGCCAGACGTCCAAGCCACACATGCTGTTCTCTGTAACTAATATTTTCGTGATGTTGATCCCAAGTTGCGTTGGGTGCAACAAGTTCGCTGCCGTAGGTAAAACTGCAGCCTATACCTATTATGTGCATTATGACCTGTAAAGTATTTTGCTTAGTGTTCCTGTGGTAGTAGATCTAACAAAACGCACTGCGCTGTATACACCATTGAATACTTGTATATCACTGTCTTCTTGTGCAGTGTATGTAACAGTTCTCAACACTGTCCAGTCATCGTTGTTAAGTCCTTGTGTTTGTGGACTTAGACTGACCTGTATCTGTAGTGTGCCTGTGAACGCACTTGAAAAATAAATCTGTGCTGTGTGAGTGGCATCATTGCGATTGATATATGGATCCAAGTAGATAGCATCGCCAGTATCGCCGCCATCAAATTCTTCTGTGGTGCTTGCACTAAACAATGGATAAACACCTTCGTTTAATTCCAGTGTTCCGTTTGCACCATAGTTGTCATCTGCATAAGCAGGATTTGTTATGCCTTCGCCGTCTGTGATTTTGATTCCATATGTGTAATACTTGGCATCCAAGTTTAATAGATCACTCTCGAGAAACCTTACTCTGCCCACACCTTTTGCTGCATCAACACTTTCAATGGTTTTGCTGAGTAATGTTGTGCCTTGATCTTTATCCGTAAGTGTCAACACTGCGGTTTTGCCTAATATGCTGGTTGCTTTGTTGTTTCTGTTTTTGAACTGTATTCTCACAGTTTGATCTACGCCTCTGTAGATTTTTACGTTGGGAGTAAAGTACATGGTCAAGGTATTACCCACCCTTTCATCAGTTGTTACAGCCACAAGATTTTGTGTGTATAAGTAAGTATTAATAACGTTCATAACGTATTTATAAGAAGACTGATGAGCCAATACGCAGAAGAAACATTTGAAAAATATCCCTTTTTAAGTTTAGTCACATACGGCGGTAATGAATACATAGGCATAATACAAAACCAAGACGATACTGTACTCAGCATTTATGATTACAGTCGCATTAAAAGTGATGAAGCAAAAAATCTTTTTTTAGAATTAGGTGAACAATGGTGGTGGGAAAGCAATAGAATGATCCCCATTAATCTTTTTCTCAAAAGAGAATGGGATGTTTTTACCACGGTGTTGTTAACACTTAATGTAAAAGATTGCAACGTTGTATATGGCGGCACTGTAAGCATCAGCGATCTGGCAAAAAAAAGAAGCAAAAGACGCAACATACAATTGGTAAGGAAACCTAAATGATAGATTTTTTTCTAGCACTTGTTATAAAGCACTTCATTGTGGACCTTGGTATGCAACCATATCTAGGCAAACGTCAGAAACAGAACTATATCAGTGATGCACATCAACACTATATGGAACATTTCTTAGGCACACTGATAGTGTGTATTTTCTTTATCAATCCTGTATTTGCCTTTGCGGCTGCCACATTAGACTATCTAGCACACTGGCACGTAGATTTTGCTAAACATCGTATTAACAATTGGTTAGAATTAAGACCTAGGTCATACACATGGTGGTGGACAAATGTTGGTGATCAAATAGCACACATAGTCACATACTACGCACTTGTTAGAATATTCATGTGAGTGTATGGATTTTATTAAAAAAATCACGCTATTGTTATTTTTTTTCTATTTCTTCAATAAGGTTCATGTGAACAACTACTAATTGCGAATAGGCTATGGAATGCGACTTCTTAAAAAAGTATGTGTCATCTGTGGGACGTTGCCAAACACTTGCTCCAACAGTGGCCCAATCTTTTCCACGTAGGTGTGCTTTGCCTGGGCGTATCACTGCAAGCAACATGGCCATTCTTGCCACACTGTCAGGACGCATGTTTGCCACAAGATCATAATGATTGCCTATGTGTATGATTTGCTCGCAGTATTCTCTGTCAGTCCACAGTCTACTCCAATTGGGTTCTGTGTGCATTAGATCAATCAAATGCAATTCATCACGCACATGCTCATACATACTAACGTTTAGCAAGTCTAGTTTAAAATAGCCTAATTCTTCTGCATGTTCGTGTTCAAGTGTGGCAATGCCATCCATTGCTGCAGGAATATCTGTAAAGTACACGCCGGTGTTGTGTTGACGACCAGTGTTTAGTCTTGCAGGTGTACCATGTATGTGTTTTAGCACACTGGTGCGATCTGCAAAATCTATATCAATATCAGGATTTGTCTTTACCATAGTTGCAAAGTCTTTCCATTTCCTGCTATAATCATAACACACGTTACAATGTGTAACACTATCCAAAATGTCCTAGCCCATAAAGCACGTTTTACATCTCGTTGAGTGATAGGCAAAAACTCAGGTTTGTCATCGTCAGTGAGTCCAATTGGCATGCCAACAGTTCTTGCCCACCATTTTAGCCAACGGCGTTGGCCACTCATTTACTGATATACCCTCGTCTAATCAGCCTGTCTCTTTTGTATTCTGCTAATCTGTTTGGTTCCTGTTCGTCTAAGAAGTCTTCTGCAATGAGAATATCCATCAAACATTTTACGTCTGCTGCTTCTTCGTGGATGTCCTGCATCTGCTTGTTACCAGCACCGTGCCTTAGAACTTTACTGCAACGCTGAACTAGTTCGCCACATTCTTCCATCAGTATAACAAGTAGCTTTTCCAAATCAATGCCTTCATAGGGAACATTGTAGTTGTCCTTGTATACTTTGTGTCCCAGTCCATCATATTGCCACAGTCTACGATCAGGGTCAATTTGATTTCGTCTCATTTCAATTTGCCTTTTTCACGCATTTCTGCACGTATCTTAGTTGCACTTATATCATGTATTATAGCACCTAAATCGTGTTCTGTAAAGGTATATCCTACCCCTCTGCCATAACTGATATCCACAATGTTAGGCACCTGCTTTATGATATATTCTTCGTTATAGGTATAACCTGCTTTTTCAAGTCCATCTCTGATGCCATGATATACATCATCAAAGTGAAATGGATTGTCATCTTGTGCGGCTGTACGACCACCGCTGGCATCCTCGCCAACAATGCCGCCCACGTCTCTGACCATGATGCAAACTTGACCAGTTTCTGCAAGTGCTCTTTTGAATAATTCTGTGTGTCCATCATGCCATGGCTGCCAACGGCCTAGCATTTGTGTGGTAGGTTTTTTCCAATCAAACATTTTATTTCCTTTGTTAACTTGACATTTTTACCCTACAAATACGCACTAGTCTTCCTTTTGTGATGCTAGTTCAGCAAACCTTTTTGCAATGGTTCTCAATACTTCAGCATCAATATTAGCAGCACCCCAATGTTCAACGCTATGTGCGATGCTATTTAATTTTTTTAACATTTCGTTGTCTGTCATTTCCATCATGCAATGAACTCTCGATACTGTTCTTCGGTCATTAGTGCGTCCATATCATCCCAATTGTCTGGAACCATTTTAAAGAACCAGCCATTATCAAGTGGTTCACGGTTGACTAGTTCTGGATCATCTATCAACAATGGATTTACTTCTACAATTGTTCCAGCAATAGGACAGTAAACATCACTTGCTGCCTTGACACTTTCAACAACTGCACAGTCAGCATTTGCACCAAAGCTACTGTCAACTGGAGGTAGGTCAACAAAAACAATATCTCCCAACTGATTGACAGCATACTCCGATATTCCAACTATGAGAACATCATCTTCTCTTCGTAACCATTCATGTTCGTCTGTGTATCTTATTGTCATTAATAAACACCTTGCTTTTTTAGTCTATTGTATAAACTTTTAAGTTTGTCCAGTTCTGGATGTTTTTGCACCCACATGCCAGTGTCAGGAATAAAAATTTCTTTAAAGAATTTATCCATTACCTCATGCCCAGTGGCAATACTGGGTATCACTTGGTCTGCTAGTGCATCAAACTCTGCATCAGTAATGATGCTGTCATTGTCAAATTCATATGCATATGCAGCAAGAGCAAGACGTATTCTAATACGTCGTTGCTTGTCAACTGCGGCTTGTAGTTCACTTGGTATAGGAGGGCCCATTATTGATTACGCTCCATCCAGGTTTGGACAACAGGCATCAATTGTTCGTGTGTGTCATTAAACCATGCACTAACATGATAATCACAGTGCGGAGGTTGTTCAAACATTTTGTTAGTATCTTCAAAGCGGCCTTCTCTAATTGTGTCCATCCACACAGTAAAGTCTGGTGCAAATTCTGTTCTTGCTGCTTCTGTAGGACACACAAAGTCTGCTATAGCAATTTTACCTGCCATCACCACACCATCTGACAGATAACGCATACGCAATGCTTGGCGCATACGTCCTTCAGTTGAGAAATCCCAATCGTCGTAACGTTCTCTCACCTGATCAGCGTTGATCCATACACCACCAATTAATTTGGCAAATGGTTCTGCAAGTGTGCTTTTGCCGCTGCCGGGCAATCCAAAAATTAATATTTTCATTACTATTCCTCGTCTCTAGTTGCTCGAACTGGTTTATAATTTAACATGTTGTGTGGATATTCGTTTTCCCATATCTCTATTTCATAACCAAGGTACTGCTCAACTAAATTATCTAGATATCCTTGTTGATATAAACAGAAATTACTAATGTCCATGTCTGAATTGGAAATAAAACATTTCATTGCACGTTCAACTTCAATCTTGGACTGTATTACCTGTTGCTTTCGATTTATAAAATCTTGCCAACGATGTTCAATGTCATAAGAATATTCTTTACCTAAATCTGCCAATAATCGTATTAGATTGTGCTTGAAATTTTCGTAGTTGTAGAACCATTCAAAATTAAATTTGTGATCAATTGTAAATTGTTTATAGTGTACTTCTTGGCTTTGTAAATTTCCATTCAATGGACGGAAACCTAATTTAAACATTTCTCTAAATCCTGGAACACCATTATCTTTAAAGATGTTTACTTGAGATTCTAATCCTGATGTAACTAAATCATGCCATGATTTATTCTTAATTATTGGCAATATATCATCAAAGTCTTTAACATCTAATAGATTTAAGCCAAATTCACCTGCAGCGTGATGTACGTGCCAATTCAAAAAATAAAGATCCGTTGGTTTAAGATGTATATAACACCAAACGTGTGTGATATTAGATTCTAAAGTTGGGTTTGGGTGTGCATGTCTAACAAGTTTTTCAAAATTTCTGTTTGCATGTGCTCCTATAGTCTCACCTTTATCATTGTCATGATAAAAATCAAAATCAGGTGATGTTCCGCTGCTGACACTTAAACATCTAGCTAAAAAATGACCATGTGTTCCGCCTCTAAAAAGTAAAATAGGTAACGTCATAATCCTGCTTCCTTGAGTATGTGCTTGACCCATTCTGTGTCAGCATAGTAATCTACAAACCTACGCTTCCAGTAATCTGGATCTATGTATGGAAATACCAGTTCAATTTGTTCGGTACTGAGTTTATCTAATACACCAATACCTGTATCGCAATTGTAAACGACCCAACTACTTATGCGTCCTGTGGTTATGTCATGCACAATACGATTGGGGCTAGCATATAAAAAGTAATGATTAAACACACTTTCTTTTTGTTCTGCCCAAGCAGTCATTGTTTTCAGACTGCGTTCTAGTGCATCTTGTGTTGCTTCTTTGCGCAAGTGTTCAAACAAGTATTCTTGATATAGTGCATCCTTGCACCAATGGTCTAATTTTTTGTTTTGCTTTATAACCCAGTCAATGAACTTGGCGGTGTTTATAGCACGTATGTTGACCATGTGCCTACCAAACTTTACAAACGCATTGTAGTATGGACTTTCGCAAAAGTCTTTGTAGTTTTTTAGTTTGGCGCTGCCTTGTGTTAGTTCATAGAAACGCAAATAAGCAGTCATGCCCAATTTGACACCTGCTTCATTTTCCTGTTGCGCACGTCGCTTGGGCTCGCACAGGTGTGCTGCAAGAGTACTTTCCTTGCGATATCCTTTTCCGCAATATTGGCATGTGTAGTCTAGATTTTGCATTTTATGATTTATTATAGCATGTTTGATGATGCTTGTAAAGTCATTCATAATTTGCCATCATTGCCATGCAATTGGTCTAGTGCTTTTATATCTTTTTCTGTGTATTGTGTACACAACCAGTCCAACTCATCACTTTTGGCTGTAGGGTGCATCTTTTTTATGTACTTGCGTACCTTGTTGGTATTGCTTTTGTCTTTCTTTTTGTGTGCCACCCATTGATGAAACTGCTTGCCCATGCCTGGACTCACAGTGCATAACAATTGCCATACTAGTTTAGGATGTTTTGCCAGTTCAAAGTACTGTGTGTTCACACGTTGATTTGTAGCCATCAAGTAGTATGCAGCAAGATCGTTGCTGCCTTTTACAATGCTCATGTATCTGTTGAGCAAGAATGGAGACACAGTCTTTTGCTGTTCGGGTGTGAGTCTGTCATAGAAACCATAGTCTTTTGCATCCAGTGCATTCAGTATGGCATTGAGTGGAACTTTGTCAGTCAAAATGCACACCTCCGGTTGTGATGTCATTTACAAAGTATAACTTGAACATGTTGGCATCGTCAATATTTTCAAACTCTAACAATAGCCAATGTTTGAGTGGACCTTTTCTTGTGGCACTATACAACTCCATTTTCCTTGCAACACGCTCTGCTAGTTGAGGTCTTGCACGAAAGTATGCTTCTACACGTGATGCTAGTGCGTTTATGGCATCATAATCAGGATCACTGTTGGGTGTGATCCTGAACATAAATGTGCGATGTTCTTTTTGAACTATTGCTTTACCATGCTTTGGTGATGTCCACAATTTCATTCTGCCTGTTTATTTCTTTGGCTGCAAACACTACTCTAGGTTTGTCACAAGTTTCAATGGGTATAGCAAGTATCTGTCCTTGCTTGAGTTTAGGAAAATACCATTTCACATCACTGTATAAGTCTACAATGCGTATGGGCAAGTAGTCATGCATCTTACTACTCAATGGATTAAAACTGAATGCTTTGAATCCTCTGTCGTTGAGACTGCTGAGATTGAGCATTTCTAAATCGCCAACTTCACGCTCGCCAATGAGAATCTTCCAATCTATGGGCAAACGTATGAGATGTCCTGCAACATCAATAACAGCAGCAGGACTGTTAAAACTTTCTAAAAAGATCAGTGGAATAAAAAAGTAATCTGGATTGTTGCTGTCGCTGTTGTCTAACACTGCAAAACGCAAGTCATCAACTTCGTCTGGCAGTTCGTTCATTTCAAACGCTGTATCATCTAGTGTAAGTATTCTCATTCATGTTCTCCGCCAGGACCACGTCCGTTATATCCTTTAAGAAAATTAAAACTTTCAGGTGCACGTTGAGCAGTAGCAAAGGTGCCTACTGTAACCACTATGCCTGCAATTAGAAGTATGTGAGTTACCACACTTATGCCCCACAGTGTCCAACTGCCTACACTGAATGCAAACACTAGACACCACATCCATGCAAGCACTTGTAATACAAGATGTCTTACTTGTAAATCGTTGATATTCTTCAGTGGATTGTGTTGATAATTCATTACACCATTCCACGAATCATTGATAAATTGTCTCATGTTAACTCCAGTCTATTTTTTCAACCTTGAACGGGTAGTTTGCTTCTTTGTAGAAAGCCTTACGTTTGGTAAGGTGCCTTTTGGCAAATCTGCAGGTGCTTGTGATGTCCCAGATTTGGACGAAATCTTTGTCATGTGCCTTGCGAATTCCACGCCCGATACTTTGGATGACCCTAACAAAGCTCTTGCCAGGCTCAAGTAGTACAAGATTGAATATCCTAGGGATGTTAATACCAACAGCGGCAACACCATAAGTAGCAATAATAACTTTATCGCTAGATTCAGCAACTTCATCATACTGTTCTTTCCTGTCTGCAGCCTTGGTACTGCCACTCACAAACACACTGTTTGCTATGCGCCTTTGCAGTTCTTTGCCTGCATTCACTCTATCAACCAGTATCAGTGTATTGCCACTTTGCACAATTTGATTGACCATGCTGGCAATGTAGTCCAGTCGTTTCTCATCATCTAACAAATACTTCAATTCGCTTTGATAGTTCTGATGCTCTTTTAAGTCTATTAATTGTAGCACATTCACTTCGCAATTTGCAAGAACTCCTTTGTCCTGCAGTTCTTTTGCACTGATTTGATTGACAACAGGACCAATGCTGCACGTGAGTGCTACACTTTCAAACTTCTCTTTGGGTATGGTTCCTGTAAGTCCCCAACGTATGGGTATATGACTCATCACACCTGTGAGCAGTGTCTTTAGTGCATCTGCTTTGGCTTGGTGCACCTCATCAATCATTATGCACACCACATCTTCCAAAAACTCTTGTATGGTTATTTCAGCAACTTGGTTCTTGGTGTTCTTCAGCAGCACATTCAAACTCTGCCAAGTGCATATGGTGTGAGTACGTCCAAATTCTTTTCTGTCACCAAAGAACACACCCACATCCAGTCCCATATTGATATAGTCTGCTTCTGTTTGTGTTACAAGGCTTTTGTTGGGTACTACAATTATGGTGCGTCCATGTACTTCACAACGTTCGCTGAGTGCGGCAGTCATCAGTGTCTTGCCTGCACCTGTGGCTACTTCTTGTATGCACTGTGGATTTTCCACAAACTTGTTTATGGTTTCAATTTGATAATCACGTAGCACAATTGGTTCGCCTGCAACAGGATGCCCTTTGGGCCATGTGCGATCTGCATATGTGTTTGCATCCACAGGCTGTAATGGATAGTCAATGGTGTATTCACGTGTGTCATTGAGGCTGGGCTCATAGCCTGCACTCACTAGTATGGGCAGTATTTCAGGCAACAGGTTGATATAGGTGCTGCCGCCCATTTGAAAGTATGCTTGTTTGCCATCCCAACGTCCAAGACGCACTGCTGGCATGTAACGTGCACCAGGAATCTCATACTTGAACTGGTTGCTTAACTTGCGACGTGTGTCCAAGTCTAAACCTTCAATCTTTACGTTTACTTCGTCCTTAACGTGTAGTATGCAAGGTTTCATACCAATCCTTCATTTCTTTTCCATATGCTAAGTTAGCATTATCCAGTGGATGTCCGTCTTTACCAAATGCAAAGTTATTGTTTTGTGCGTATTGCGTTAATCCAATAAGTTCGTTGTTGGGCATAAACCAATGATTCCAATCTATAGGATATAGTATATTGTCTTTGCTATAAGTTTGGTTTGGATTCCGGCCGGTATGTTTATCTCTAAAAATTTCGTAATCTGAACAACAAAATATATAATCTACACCATTATCTTTACACAAACTTTGCATTAAATAGATGTTTCTCCAAGTTTGATCTTTGATATAGGTTTCGTTGCCACCTATACCAGCATACCATTCTTTTCGAAAATTAGAAATTTCTGGGTCATTGTCAGTGTACACATCTAGTTTAAAGTGCGGACTGAAATCAGCTCTGTTAGGAAAAGTCCACATAACAATAACTCTTTCAAAATTTTGGTTGCACAGATATTTGTAAAGCATGGTCCCATTAGCATCACCAACTTGAGCCAAACATACAGCATCTCTATCTATCTGCTTCCACCATGTATTGCCTTCCGAATCAAGTTCGGTTCCGTTACTAAAACTATCTCCCAGTATTAATGTGTGCATGAATTGCCTCTGCTATCCGTTGATGTCCTAGTTCTAACGGATGACCGCCTGGTCCTTTGGGTGCATCTCCCATTATTTCTACCATTGAAGTATCGGGCCATCCTACAAACGCTGCGATATCTATCATAGAAATAAGGTCATCTGCTTTGTGATCCAATGTATGTATTAGATTCAAATTGTCAAATGTATTTACAAATCTATACTCAACATTGTTTTGTTTTAAAAAACTTTGCAACAATACAACCTGTCTCACCCAGTTGCGAAATTCATACACAACTTCACTGTGCAAGGTTAGCCAACGTGCTATGCCTGGCCTATCAACATCTTTTGCTTGATCCGGGTGCAACCAATAAGCAAGTTCTGAACATCCAGGCCATATGGTAAATGCACCATGCATGTCATTGAACTCTTGTCTGCCGCAACTGGTCCAACCTACCACAACTAGATCTGGATCATGTTCAATAACAGCATTAATTGTGCGCTTTACAAAAAAATGATTGCTAGTGCCTCTGCGGCCTTCATTGATGACTTTGTAGCCCAATTGCTTGCCTAGCACATGCGGCCATGCATTATTACGATCTTCTAGTTCTTCACCATACGTGAAACTATCGCCTACTGTGTATAACTTTTTCATAATATCCATTGTAGCATAAAATGAGTGGCTAGTCTATTTCTAAACTAGCCACTCTGTGTACAGTCGTGATTGGAGGAGAGAGGAGAGAGGAGCTCACGACTGCAAACCGTTAAATTTTTGTGTTAGCCATAAGTAGCTTGGGTGAGTAGGGGGAAATTAATCCCCCTACCCGTTTCATCACAGTCCTCGTGGAAGAAGAGAGAGGGGAGGACTGTAAATGAACTCTTGTTATGTCATCTTCATACAGGTTGTTTCTGCAAGTTTTTTCCAGTTGCTAGATATCCTCTTAAGGTCTGCAAGTTTGAGTGCCATACGCAAACTCATCTCACGAAACCTCTCAGGCTGGTCTTGCATAAAATTAATTATCTCTTGTTCTTCTTCCTTGCTAAAATTATATCCTTCAAACAAGTCTCCTTTGCGAGCAATTTGCTTGATGCGTAACAGTTTATCACGCATCGTGTCCAATGTAAGGTCTACATAGTGCGCACGACTCATTAGTGCTTCTAAGTGATCCTGTAACCTTTTGCTTTTTACATTCTCAAACTTGATGTTGGTGACAAAGCAAGCACTGCCCTTGAATACAAATGAATCAGGGATTCCTTCATTGCGTAATTTTACACTGTCCGCATTCCAGAAGATCTTACGCTTCTTTCCGCTGTCCAGTGCTGCTTTAAGTATGTTCAATGACAAGTCGTCCATTAGGACACTATCACAGTCATCAAACACCACCACGTTACCTTTACCACTGTATTCGTAAAGTTTGGCATACAATCCAAGTGCAGTCATTGCACCTTTGACAACTTCAAACGGACGCTTTTGATTTGCTATATCACCAAAAATGTTTTGCCGTTCTAACGTGGTCATTACACCATAACTTTTACCAACGCCCGGTGGCCCGGTAACAATCATTGCACGGATGTCACCTGCCTGCAAACTAGCAGTCATGGTATTCAAGATCTCGAAACGCTCTTCAATTTCTTGCATCCGTGTTTCTTCATCTACTAAATCATTTGCATTGGCATTTGGTAAGCCAATAATTTTACACTCAATACCTTTTTTATACAAACGTGTCTGAGCAGCCTTTACAGCGGCTTGTGTTTTGTAGCTCTTCTCAACACCTTTGTTATCTACCAGTTTAAACATCTCTCGCTCCAACTGTTTAAATTTTAATTTATAATAGCATCTTTTACAGATGTGTCAACCTAATTTATGCACGACCTGTAAGATAACGTGGTCCTGTCCATGCAACAGTGTAACCACCGTCTAAGATATTACCACGTGGAGCGTTTCTTGCTGGCGCATTAAAACCAGCTGGTTTAAGGATATCACCTTTATTAAACTTTTTGTCATTGTCTGTGGCAACAACAAAACCCCAAACACTACCACCATTGCGGTTGGTAATTTTAATGTATTTGGAACCTTTGGTGTATCCAAGCTCTGAATCAAAATCTGCAACTCTTTGAACATCACGATCGCTAAGTTTGTTTGTTTTGGAACACTTTTTGATCCAGTTAATGTAATCAGCTACGATATCGTTTAACAGTTGATCAATTTGCTGTTGCATTTCCTCTCTCCATGCATTTATCTTATACATACATAATAGCAAATTGTGCCAATTAGTCAACCTCTTTTTTTGGTTTTTTCTTATTTTTTCCCCAGGCACTGGTATAAACTTCTTCGCTACGTGCACCTGGTTCGCACACAGTGATTTTACCACCTTTGGCAAGATACTCTTTAACAGCAGCTTCGTAATCTTCGCGTTCATTTTTATCCATTGGTTTTTCTCCTAGTGTTTTCCGGTACGAACAGGCAATCCCTGATTCATATAGTCGTTGCGCACCGACAAAATCTGTGCTGGTGTCATGTATTCCCACACCAGCAGTTTGCCGTCTGGCATTGCTATTTCTAACCAATACATTACACACTCCTTGTTTGTTTAACTATACATACAATAGCATAAATTGCTAGACTGTCAATCTTTATGAACCAGCAATCATTCTAAAACTGCCATCTTCTTGTAAACGGAAACCTTCAACAAACACATGCCAGTCACCGCAATGACGTTTGGCTGATTGGAAAACTGATTCTGCTGCTCTCCAAAAACCTTCTACAGTGTTTTCATGAGTGAAGTGGCTGAACTCACATTCTTGCATGTTCTCGTCAAATGCACGATATGTAATGCGATAACATTCACGCTCTTCGTCAACAACCTTATCGCTGAGGTTAACAATCTCTTCGTCAAACATGCTCCAGCGAGTCTCAAATCCTAACTCGTTGCGCTTGTTGTCTAAGTCTTCGATAACTGCGTATAAGTTGTTCATTTCTCTCTCCGTTTTTTAACTATACACATATTAGCATGTATGTGTATACTGTCAACCTAATAAATGCATTTTTTTGAAACTTTTTTTTCTGCTACTATATCATGTATCAAAAACATTGTTTAGATTGAGAAAACCTACAATATTGTGTAGATAACTTTTTTTTATTTTTTTTTGCCTTTTTGTAGGATATTATACCAGTAAAAATGCTAGAATACCCGCAACAACCACATATGGCATCAACTTCCAGCCCAATCTAAAACCAGCTATTATTACTGCAACAACAACACCAATGGTAAAGCCCATTGCTAATAGGTGCAGTATCAAATCCATTTTGTCATACACTAGCTCAAATGTGCCTTGATCACTTACTTGGAATTCCATCTTCAAACCTTCCTTCTACACTCTTGATGTGTTTGCATTTGCGACGTGCAACACAGTTACAATCAAACCCGCTATCTAGCATGGTAACAGTGTACACATCGCCCTTGCTGCCTGTTACAGGCCATTGCACACCCACAAATGGGTGTCCTTTTGTATTTACTATCTCACTAGGGTGAGCCATTAAGCAGTAACCTTGCCAACAACAACACCAGCACCGTTAATTTTACCGAGAAAGTTAATGTGTGAATTGAACTGCTGAGCCAACACATTCATGTCTGCAGTTTTTCTAATTTTGCGCATTGCATCTAATGCGTTTTGCAATTCTACTGAATAAGTCATTGCTTTATTCTCTCTACTGTTTTTTTCCAACATATATACAATAGCACAACAACACATGTTGTCAACCTAATTTTATAAATATTTTTACAGGAGCCTTCAATGACCGATGTGCTTGTACTCAACGCAGACGCACAACCATTAAACTATCTCCCCCTCAGCGCCGTGTCTTGGCGCGATGCCATACAGCAGATATGGCTAGATAAATGTACAGTATTGGAATATTATGATGATTGGGTTGTGAGTTCACCAAGCACAGATTTTCAAGTGCCTGCAATAATAATGATGAAAGAATTCTTTCGACGGCATAGTCATCCAAGATTCAGCAAACTTAACTGCCATATCCGAGACTTATATTCCTGCCAATACTGTAACACACAACAATCACACCGAGAACTAACACTAGACCATGTACTGCCACGTTCACATGGAGGTCGCACATCATGGACAAACATAGTCACAGCCTGTAAGCCTTGCAACCTAGCAAAAGGTAACAAACTAACTCCTTTGCCCAACATCAAGCCATATAGACCAAGTTATTATGAATTAGTTGAAAAGCGCAAACAGTTTGACTTTAGTATACGTCACGACAGTTGGCGTCAGTTTATTTAGAAAAATACTTTTCTAACATTTCTAACACATCATCATAATGTGCAATTTCCATGATTTCTTTTTCCATAGCGTCAATAATGTCTGGATGCTCGCCAATACCAGTGCTACTGTTTAGATATACTTCAACGTTGGCTTTGTGTTTGTCAACATGCCCCTGTGCATGTGAACGCAGTGCTTCTAATAATATTTCACGCATGGTTTACTCCTGACTAAGTATGTTTACTTATGTTTAACCTCGAAGTTAAAAAGTTTTTTCCTAACAGTTATGTAGACAGCAATGCACTGGACTACCCATGGACACCAGCTGGCTGGCCAGTAAAACTGCCTAGCAAAAATGAATGTCGTTTTGAGCAACCTGACTTTTATGTGGTGCTAAACTTGCAAGACATGCTCACACAGGACACAGACGGTATTGTTGAATTGCGTACAATACACAATCATTTTGCAGGTTGGGCAGACCTAAGCAGAGTTATAGTGTGTGTCTGGCCGCAGCGGATCAAATACATCTGGCCAGAAGACAGTGTACAGATTGTTGAATTCAGCACACATCAATATGCTACTTGGCAACAGTACAAAGACAACGAAGATCTGCTGCGTGAAACATTTGACTTGAGTCAAAAAGATTGGCACTATAATTTTGTGTGCATGAACAGACACGACAAACCTCATCGCCGCATAGCGTATAGCAAGTTGCGAGCATATGGCATGGCTGGTAACTGTAGTCTGCAAAGTAAAGGATTTCAATTGGCATACCCTAACAAACCATTTAAAGATTATGAAGCAGAATATGATAACTTGGCTAACCTGTTGAGTTTGGATACTAACCTAAACAGCGCATTGTTCAACATCATAACAGAATCACAATATGCTGAACAGTATGGAATTGTCAGCGAAAAAACTTTCAATGCAATAGTTGCTGGACAACCTTTTGCTGTAATAGGACATCAGTTAGCACTTGAAGACATCAAGTGCTTGGGTTTTGTAACCTATGACAATGTGTTTGATGAGGAGTATGATCATGCTGACAATACAAGCAGGATTGATTATTTAATAAACAGACATCCTAAACTGATACAGTCTCGTATGCACATAGATGATATGTGGAAGGTATACGACTACTGTGAAGAAAGAATACGTTTCAATAGAGATTATTTTTTCAATGAGTTTGGACCCAACATGTTAGACAGCTTTCAAAAACAACTGTTAGAGATTTGGCACTAGACTGTGCTGTTTCCAAAAGTCTGTATTTGTAGGGGTTGGACGTCCATGAAACACAACTATACTGGTGTTAGGCGTTAGTATCCATGGTTGTGTTGGTTCATGATACATGTTGTCTTCAGCAGGCCACGAGCCATCATTTGCTAGTCCTGTTCCGCTTTTAATTAGCCCGCCTCTGAACACTTCCCATTTGAAACTCATTGCCCACTCGTTAGGCCACCAAGTATATTCTTTGCCTTTAATGGCATGCGTAACAAAGTCTTGATCGCCTCTGAACTTGCGTATGTTCTCAACTCTGTTGCTTGTAAATTGTTCCCAAATGTATCTGTGTTGTGCAGTGTTCCAGCGCATCACACTGCTATTGCACACAGTGTATTTTGGTATCCATTTGCGATTGAAGTCTTGACAAATGCAAAATTTGTTGGTGTATTCAAAAAACTTGTCCATGTTACCAACAATAACAGTATCCATGTCTAGGTACAGCACATCACCTTGTATAGGAAAGTCTGGACTGAATTGGTACATCTTATACCACCAGTATCTACTGGGTGTGTCTACTTCTGGCCAATTGGGCAATGCCACAGTTTGTATTGGCCTGTCTACAAAATAAGGATTGTGTACATCATCTGTGAGTATGGTCAAACGAAATGGCTTGGACAAATGTTTATTCAATCCAAGCCATAGGTTTTCTACATAAATTTCAGGTGGGTATTTTGGACCTACTGCAACGCCTACAACGTTGATCATCCTCTTAGAACTTGTTTTTTACCTACACCACTGCCCACTGTGCGACGTTCAATGTCGTTGTGACTAAACTCTGCCCAGTACAGTTCAAATGCTACACCATCTTCTACACCTTCAAATTGATGCACAAGGCCAGGTTTGACTTGTGTGAAGTCTCCAGCTTCTAGAATGGTTTCGTCAACAAGTCCTTCTTGATCTGCTGTTTGCCACACTCGCACAATCATCTTTCCTGACTCTACAAAAAAACCATTCCATTTGTGTTTGTGATAGTGTTCGCTACACTTGTAGCCGGCTAGATACTCAATGCGATGAAACTCTAGCACACCGTTTGCGTGGATCAATTCTGTTTGTCCCCATATCTTGCCAGCACGAATGCCCATTAGTTTTTCTCCTTACAATTATCAAAATGCCATCTCTTCATCTGTGGCAATCCTCCTGCCTTCATTACATGCTGTTCTTTTTTTCTTGAATTTCTGCACGACGTGTTTTGGCAAGTTTGCCCATTTCGCCTAGTGCTTTTCTAGCACGAGCAGCCGCAGCTTTTACACCTTTGGTTTCAAATGCTTCTGATTCTTTGATGTATGCTTCATACTGTTCTACAATACTGTCATGTGTTGACATTTTAATTCTCCTTAATGTCTTTATTATACAGATTTATATATTATCTGTCAAATCTTTCAATATCCAATTCTGATAATTGTTCGCTTGGCCCTTTCCAAATCTCAATTATGTGCGCAGGTTCATCTGTGTCGTTGCATCCTTGATGCCATGTGCCTGCTGGAATGTCCACAGGATTCTCAATACTTAGTGTTTGGTGTTGCGCACCATTATAAGGATCACTAGTGGTGTTGGTTAAAATATATGCATTGCCACTCACAAGATTCCAAGTTTCGCTTCTGTGCTTGTGTCTTTGCATGCTGAGTTTGCTATGTGGTGCAATTACAAGTTCTTTAACTTTAAATCCTTCGCCTTTGTATAGATCGCGATAGTGTCCCCAACTGCGTTGTGTAGTTGGTGCACGCCATTCTTTTAATATCCAACTGCTTGAATTCTTTTTGTCTTTGCCGCCTACACCAAAAACAAATTCAACTCTGCTGTCATTTTGATATGCACTTTGTTCAGGTGTGTTATCACTACCTCTGTCACCACCATTTGCAAATATGATGTGTTTTGCACCTAAAGTTTGTGCTTTGAATATTGCACCTGATGCACTTCCGTCACTGTCATCAAAGTCTGCAACCACACGATTGACCATACGCAAATTTTTTACAATACTTGCTCTTTCATGGATGGGCATAAAACTGCGTCCTTTTTTACGAGCAAGCCATGCATCGCTATTGAGTGCTACCCAAAGTTCATCTCCCAATTGTGCGGCTGCTTCAAAGTAGGCAATATGGCCACTGTGCAATGGATCAAAGCCACCACTGACCAAAACTATTTTTTTCATGAATTACCTCAGATAAATATATGCGCACATTATTTATACCAAGGATTTATCAATGAACAATATTTACGTTGGCTGGGACAGCCGAGAAGATATTGCCTATCAAGTATGTGAACATTCAATTTACAGACGCACATACAAAGAGTTTTTAAATGTTATTCCTCTCAAACAAAGTGAACTACGTGAACAAAAACTCTACTGGCGTGAAATAGACAAACTTGCATCAACAGAATTTACATTCACACGCTTTCTTGTTCCATATCTAAACAACTACAAAGGACTAGCAGTTTTTTGTGACAGTGACATGGTGTTCCTAACAGATGCCTATCACTTGTTTGAAAATGGATTCAAAGATAGTAGCAAAGCAGTTTGGGTAGTGAAACACGACTACAATCCGCCCGAAGGACTCAAAATGGATGGACAGATGCAATTGCAATATCCACGCAAAAACTGGAGCAGTTTTATGATTTTCAATTGCGAACATCCTAGTTGTAAAAACTTGGATTTAGAAACTGTTAATACAGAGACTGGTGCATACTTGCACAGATTTGAATGGTGTGCAGACGAAGAAATTGGTGAACTAGGTTGCGAATGGAATTGGCTAGTAGGACACTATAAAGAACCCAAAGACGGTATTCCTAAGGTGCTGCATTACACAGAAGGCGGGCCATGGTTTGAAAACATGCGTGATTGTGAATACGATCATGTGTGGAAAAAAGAAGTCATTAACCTGTACAGCTCATGAGTAATTATTACTTTCATCACAAATACAATCTTGGGTACATCATTATAGCAAAAAATTCTAGCACCAGTATAACTCCGTATCTAGAACAGGCTGGATTTGAAATTATACTGCCTGAAGATATTCCTACTAATATAGAAGACTTACCATTTTTTTATATCTTACGCAATCCAATTGACCGGTTTTGTAGTGGCATAGTTGAAACATATTGCAACAGTGCTGATGCATATGGTACAAGCATGACTGAACAAGCACTGTTTGCGATGAGTAATAGTAGTCAACAAGAGTTTTGTTTTAATTTATTGATGAGATTGGTTCCATACAATAGCCAAAATCGACTGGCTGAGAATAACAAACCTGTAAATGAAGGACTAGGGTATGAGTACGATGTCCACACTGAGTTGCAAACTAAAAGTTTAAGACATACACAAAATGATAAAATAGCAAGAGTAGTTCCTATTAGTATAAAGTTGACCAGTGAAATCCCGCAAATATTTTTTGAACAAACAAAACATACCTCAAAGCAAAGTTTATTAACTACGCCTGTAAAACATTCTAATCAAAGTCTAGATGGCAAGAAACGTATGAACGATAATATGAAAGCAATACTAGTTGCCAACAGAGAAAACGAATGTATGAAAAACATATGGCATTATTTAAAACCAGATATTGATCATTGGAATGAATGTATTAAATTGCGGTATATGCAGCAGCACCATATGAGTGAGGCAATATGATACGCGAGTATATGAAAAATAGCATAGTTCGTATGCAAAATTGTCAGATACTTGATCTTGGCCGTGTGGGTCAAGAAGTTTTTGTCATAGGTGGCGAAAAGATTATACCAGGTAGTTTGAGCAAAAATGCAAAATCAATTATTGACAGTCTGCCTGCAGCAGACAAATTATTATGCGATTGCAAAGGCATACGACTGGGTCCTGTGTATTACTGGTACACTGTGCCATTGTTCAATTACTATCATCTAATATTAGACGGGCTAGGACAACTAAGCCATTACTTTGACCTTAAAAGAGAAATACCTGATTTAAAGTTAGTGCTTAATCAAAGCCCTAAAAAACTTGCTACTCATCCTCCATTTGTCACAGAGTTGCTGGACCTATTTGAAATAGACTACGAATTTACAGATGAAAAAATCATGTACGACACAGTGTTCTTCGGGGATACACTCAATCAGGATGATCGAGGCAAAAGAGTTACTCCAGCAGACAGACAATATGAACTACTACACGAATTAATTGATAGAGCAAAAAATACTGCAACTGCACCACAACATGAACGTGTATATCTCAGCAGACGTGCCCACGCTAATCTCATGAACAATCGCAAAGACATAATAGGCGAGGACAATACAGTAAAACGTGGACTAGTAAATGAGGATGAAGTTGTAGAAATACTCACAGAGTTAGGCTATGCAGAGGTGTTTGGTGAAAACTATACACTTGCAGAAAAGATTGTGCTTTTCTCTGGAATGAAAAAATACATCAGTGCAGCAGGTGCAGGTGTAACCAACATACTGTGGACCATGCCTAACAGTGTGAGTGTAGGAGGTATTCACACTCCGGGATTTCCTTTTCCTAGCAATGATCACAGTCGTCACATATGTTGTAATAAAAAATATGTAAATGCCAATATCAACTGTTACAAAGGTAAAGTTGAGTTTGTTGATCCTGCAGCAGGTGCAAAAAACTACAACAATCCGTGGTATATTAACAACCTTGTAGCCTTTAGAAAATGGGCAGAAACAATATAAATACTACATGCGACTGAAAGAATTTGAACTAAAACACAGGTTCAGTAAAACCAAAAGCAGACGCGGCAAGAAGTTACGCATCAAAGATGATGTAACTAAGCACAACACAAATAGTAAGGCCGATGCTCAGTCTGGCCAGGCATCTTCTCAACCTTCCTGAACAACTCACATGCACTTTCGTAAAATAAGGCTTCAGTGTAGCCGGTATCCATGGTCCATTTATGTCCTTTTTTGTCTCGTTCTGTGGGTACTTCAAACAATATGGTTTTGGCTTTGGATTGGAAATCTTTGAGTAATCGAGACATATTCATATACTTTTCTGTGCGATTGTACAAATGATGTATCACATTAAACACAGTCATAAAGTCATAGCGACTATCTTCTTTGACCCAATTTTCTAAATTTGTGTGTTTGAATGTTGCTAATTCAACACCGTGTCTTGCTTTGATACTTTCGCATACACCCAGGTATTCTTGGTTATAGTCAACACCTACAGCAGGTATGCCAAGTTCTTGTGCAACTTTAAAAACATAATAACCTAGATTGCTACCAAAGTCTGCATAACTTGCAGGCTCTACCTCATTGAACACACGTTCAAAATCAGCACTTTTTATTTTGGTGTCTACCCATGGACGCAACGGCCCTGGATTGTTTATAGGTGTAACAAGTTCGTCTGTGATGTCATAGTTTTGATAACCACGCACTTGTGTTACACCACTGTCATGTCCGCCAAAGTTAATGCTTTCTATGTCTGCACGTTCTAACACTTTCATGCTATATAGTCCCTAAGTTTTTTCCATGTCATGTAATCTGTCCAGTCACTCTTGCCAAAATCTTCGTAAATCTTTTTTGTAAGATCCCATTGTAGTATATGTGGCAACATGTATTCTTTGATGTCATTGAGCACACTAGGTCCTAATTGTATGTTACTGCTCCAAAGATCTGCATTTGTGTCATGTCGTTTGTTTGTTTTACAATACCAATATTCACAATGAAACAAAAACTGCAATTGCAAAAAGTCACTGTTGGCATGTATGAGATTCTTCTTTGCATTTATAAGCTCAGATGATACTTCAGGTACATCCCAATTCATTTCTGCTGGCCATCGATATTGCTCCACATGCACTATTCCTGCACCACCGTAGTCTACCCATTTGAGTTGACCTCTTGTGTTTTGCATGTAGTTTTTACCATTGCTATACCCTAGATCCCAAAAACAACATCCTAAGTTTTTCAATAGCCAATAATTTAAATCAGCAATCTCTCTTAAATTCCTACGCCAGATGCTTATGTCATTGCTGGCATCTGTGTATAGTTCGTTGTTGTCATTGAGCAATCTATAGTGCATGTCGCCTTTGACTATCATTTGATCCAACAAGCCATGCGGTTTTTGTTTGCGTTGTGTTATCTTTTGTAGATTGTTAAAATACAAAACACTGTTAAAGTTATATACTTGTGCATACGGACTCAGAGCTTTTACAATATAATGATATGGAACTCCTTTGCGTCTTTCATTTTCAAGGTATTTGGTGCACACATAGGTGTTCCCATCTTTTCCTGCTCCAATACGTTGTTCTACTCGGTAGCCGTGCAGTGCAACAATTTGATCTCCATTTTCGCCTCTTTCTCGAGCAACTTTGTAAGGTTGCATGGTATCAATCATTTGTGCCACTAGTCTTGGTTTGTCAAGGTTGGCTTGAATCTGATTTATTAAAAGTTCGTTAGCATGTGCATTTTTTAAAACTTTGTTTATGCCCGGTACATTTTCTATACGGTCATAAGGTTTCACATCGTTGTCGTAGGCACTGTCACCAACTATCAATTTTTTTGTTTTAAATGCCACCAAGTTGTCTCCTTAGTATTGTGTTCCATGCTACGCCATTATGCCTCTCTTTTTCATTGAATTGACAATAACTCAACCAAAAGAATAAATTTTTCCTGTTGGGTTCCACATCCAATATGTGTGATTTTTGTATTTGTTTAAAGTTGAATGATATAGGAGCACATGGATTGTGATTTGTAGTGACCACTGGTATGCCTTGTCGTGTGGCTTCTATGGTAACCATGCTGTTGTATGCAACAACAGCACATGCAGCATCTAGGTCTTCTTGCAGTGGGCAATCTTCTGGATGCATGTCTCTGCCTATTAGATTACCCAATTTGTCTACAATTGGATCCAATGGCTTTTGTCGCACTTTGATAAGATGATGTTTGTCTTCAGGAAGCACACTGTGCAATGCTGACAGTGTTTTTTGTAACCAATCCTGTGCACCAAAATACCAACTGATTGCATTTGTTGGAGGCAGTACCAAGATACGATCTCCACGCTGTGCTGCAGTCTTCCATTCAAGCACAGGGTTGTTGCCTTTGAAATGACTTTTCCAACGCAGATTGTCAGCAGGCATAATTTTATTCATGGTATGACCATTAACAGTCATACGCAACCAGCCTTTGCCATTGTAGCCACTGTTAAAATATGAATGGTCCATGTATAGTCGTTGTATACCTTGACTTGCAGCACTTTTCATTATCAATCCTGTGCCACGTAGTATACCCAAACTACACACCATGTCTATTCCACTAGGTATTCCGTTCTGCCTAAAATCTCGCAGATTCCTACATTCTGCACTGTAACCTGTACCTGATTCGTTTATACTTTGGGCAAAGCGTCTTACTATGTCAGTGGTTAATTTTCTGTCTGTGTCGTAACATATAACACGTTTAACTGCCATTGCGTTGCACCATTGCCTCTATTGTGTCATTGCCGCCTAGCACAGGTTCAAGTTCTGCACTGCTTTTTGTAGCAAACCAGTTGAGTACACCATGCTGTGGTCCAAATACGTCTACAGTGTTGTGTTTGTGATTTCTTGGATTGTATGTTGCAACTGGAAACCAATAAACATTATACTGGTGTTTTGTCAAAAAGTCAAACACTGTTTGATAGTTTTTTTCGTCTTGCATTTCTATCAACATACTAGGTTGATAATAGGTGATAGTTCCGCTGGCTCCTTGTAAAACTTCTGGTTCCATGCCTTCAACATCTATTTTTAAAAAGTCTACGCTAGGAAAACCTTTGATATAGTCTAGTGGAACTACAACCACATCGTTGCCAGATGACATTCTAGTTTTACCATAGTCAAACTGTGTACCTCCATGATAAGTATCACTGCCCAGTGCCATGCGATTAAGTGATACATTTTTACAACCAGTTTCTGCACAGTTTTTGACAAGCAAATCAAAATTGTGTTCATCAGGTTCAAATGCTATTACACTTTGTACATGTTTGCTGACAGGTATAGCATGTGTGCCTATGTTCGCACCAATATCAATCACAAAACTGTTCTTGTCTGTGTATTCTATTATAAGATCAATTTCTGATTGGCAATATTCACCATAGTGTTTTAAACTGCGTCCTATTGTAGGATCGTCACTGTGTATGTACATGTTGCCATTAATTGTGTTTACACGTTCTACTGCAAGCATTCTCGAGCCAATCCTGATTCTATTTCTTCATGTGTAAATTGACTATAAGCCAAATTAGACAACCATTGATGTGTGTGGCCACGTACCAAGTTTTCAATATCTGCACATTGTGTAATACTTATGTCTGCTGCAAAACTCTGTGGATGACACATGGTAGGTATGCCCAAAAGTTGTGCTTCAACAGCGACTAGACTACACAGTGTAACAACACAGTGTGTGTTTTGTGCTTGATGTGCAAATGGCACATCAGCAACTGTTGGTCCGCTCGTTCCTCTGGCTCTTGGTTTATAACGTACTTCAATTGGTCTGTCTGTGTGTTGCTGTAATTGTTTTATAGTTTGTTTTACCCAAGTCTTGACATCCATATCTGTGTACCAGCGTGTCATTGTTTCACTGCTGGGGCAAACTAATATTTTATCACCTGTACCATATGGTTTGGGTGTTACCTTCCAACGTTCAAATCTATCACTGGGCCAGTCTTGTATACGTTTGTAATGCAAACTGTTACGACTAACACGCCACATAAAATCTTCACAAAGTCCATATCTGTTGTGATATGGCATGTCCCAAAAATACCAATCAACATTATTTTTTGTTAGATAACGTATGGTCTGTTCGTTGTATAACATTCCCCAAAAATGACTAGGCTCTAATGCAGGATTGTTTCTATCTCCTGGTGTACAATTGGGCCAGCCGCGTTTGATGCTGTCCATTACCCAGTTACTCTTGCTGCCTTGTTTAGGACTGTAGTAAATATTAATAGCTGGCACTTGTATGATCACGTTGTCGAGTGTCTACATTATCTGCACTGTATTCACTGCGTAAATCTTCTACTACATCATTTACATAACGTCCTTGGAACGGAATCTGAAACGGTGCATCTTTGGTTTTGGTGTAGGCTGTTACAATACTAACATTGTGCGCTTTGCCATCTCTGTTGTGTAATTGATCATATGCACGTTCTAATTCACTGAGTGGTGCACGTGGTTTCTTCTGTTCGTAGTAAGCCCAACTGTCCAGTGTAACAGGACAATCAATGTACTTGCCTGTGTTTTGTGCAAGCCACATAAACTTCCATTGATATCCATTTGCTGCAACAATATCACGGAACAAGTCTGGATGAAAACTGTAAAAGCAATGATTAAACCACGGAGCAAACGGAAGCACATTAATCATTGTGCCGCCAACTTTGCAAAGGTTATGCATGTTTTCAAACACTGTGCGTTGATCAAAAATGTGTTCGCCAGTGCCGTTGTTTGTAACGTAATCAAATTGTGTTGTGTAGTTATACTTGTCTTTTAGAATAAAGTTGAGATCCATAGCAACAGCACGAAGTTCTGTGTTGATGTCAATGGCTAGATAATCACCAAAGCCAAGATCCTCAAAGTATTCCCAAACGTATTGTGTAGGTTTGCGGTGTTGTTTACCACTGACACTTGCACAGTGATCTAGCCAAACTTCGCTGTATCTAAAACGCTGATTACCCCATTCTACCACTGTTGCCCCAGGAGTAAAATTACCTTGTCTTGATAGTGTAGCAGTTGCTAACTGCATTATGTTATTGAAAGCCATTAGTCTACCTTTTTGAAATGATAATACTCACGTTTGCCACTTGGTCTTGCTTGACCATGATCAATGATTTCAAACTTACCTGGTCTTGTAAATGCACGAACCATTGCCTCGGTGTGTTGTTGATTGTTAGGACGATTCTCAAGTTTCTGTGTTTCATGTACTACCACTCCACCAGGCACAAGAAGTTCATGGTAAGCATCTACAATTTGTTCTTCGGTTAGCCCACCAAAGTCACGTAGTTGGATGCTTACTGCAAGACTCAGTACAATATCATAGTAGTCAGTTGCTTTAAACTTCATATAGTCATTGAATGTGCCTGCGTACCATTTTACATTGGCTGGCTTTTTATCATCACGTAATTTTACAAAAGGTTCAACACCTGTTGCTTTTGCAACATGTGGTGCCATAAGTTTTGTGATGAAACCATCATTGCATCCAATATCAATCAGTTGTGCACCGCCATCCCATTGTTGTGCTAGTTCAACAAGTTTCATACGTTGTACTCTATCTTCAGCATCTTCAATGCCATAACGCTTTTGATACTTGTTCCATTCTTTAACTACTTTTTCTGGTGGTTGTGTAAACATTGTCATATTATCCCATATTTCTCGAGGGTTACCTTTGCGTAACTCTTTGAACTTAGACTTGTCAGTAAGTTTAGCCATGAGCTCACTTTCCCAACTTTGTCTAGGATCATCTAGACAAATGTGTAGTGCTTGTCTAAAGTCATCCTTGTTATAAAAACTGTATAGGTATTCTAACCTATCACTTAATCTTTCGTGTGCTAAACTGTTTATTGGACACGACATCTCAAAGTCTATCAAACTTATTTCGCCATCCTGTATACAAAAGTTACTTAGCGGAAACTTTGCGAAGTCTTTTGATTTGCTGTTTGGATCCATACCCGGATAAAAATACATTATGTTAGCAAGTTCTAGTTCATCTGCTATTCTATCAATTTGATCATGATACTTGGTTAATGTGTGTTCATGCCAGGTGTGGAATAGACTTTCACCAACCTCAGTCATTGCTAGACTAAGATCAGACTCATCTGCACCTATCATGTTAGGAAAATGTAGTTTCCCTTGTAATCTTTGCAAACAAGTTGTTTCTCGTAACCAACAATCGTATATGCTACCACGAGCAGGTTTTACACTTTTTTTATTTCTAGTGCTGTAACTTTTTACAACATGCTCGCCTGTCATAAAACACCAACTGGCTTTGCCCATAGTATACTGCATTAGTTTTCACACTTTGTTATATTCTTCTTAAATATTTTATCAAATAATATTGCAAGAACCATAGCACCTATGCCTGTCACCAAATGTTCTCCTATAAAATGTTCTGCATGTATTAGTGCGTCAGCGATTGCTGTAAATGCACCAGTTAGGAAGATGCCTAACCATTGGTTTTTCCATGGAAGAAAACTTGCAGCAAACATAGCAACACCAGTTAATATTCCTGTCTTGCTTGCTGTAAGGGCGTGACCCCAGTTGAGGACAGACAAGTCACCTTGAACCATACACACCATACACGCTGTCCATGCTTCTCCAAATTTTTCTACTAATACTTTGAGTCTTTGTTTCATTTGTTTTATATTACTTTTTAATTTCTTTTACTTTCCACATGCGACCATTGCCGTTGAATTCACCAATGATGTTGATGCTACGGCGGCGCATGGTTGGAGCAATTCGAGGTGTCACACCATGCACACTGTCTTTTACATTTAGGAACATGCAAAAGTTGTTTGCTTCGTAAGGCACTTCAAAATGTGGCACATGCAAATGGTCATCCACTTGACGTCCTAGACTTTTGTTTACTTGTGTAATCTCACCTGTTGCACGATGCACTGTAAAGTTGCCTCCTGGTGCAGTATCTCCAGGTTGTCGCATGTATAGCAACCCTGCATATATTTCAACAGGATTATCCACATGTGGTGTGCGAGTGGTGCCTGTTTGATCCACAGGCTCATGCACCACAAACTGACAGTCTGCTACATACTGTCCACTGTTGTCTACATCACGTGGCGTTACACTACCTTGTAACAGGTTGTGTAAGAACTCATCGCCATAGGTGCTACTGATGTTGGGTGCAAACAATTCAACACAGGCTTTGAAATATGCTGCACTGGTGTGATAAGCAAAGAAGTCTTGCCAAATTGCAGGAGGTGCTTGTTGCACACACTCTTTCATTTTGTAACGATAGGTAATGCCTCCATCGTGCGGTGTTGTGCTGGTAACAAGTTCCATAGGAAATGTTTCACACAATTCACGGTAACGGTTTTCAGGTAGTGCACCTTCAACACACACATACGGATAAGGATCAGTGTGAACTTGTTTTACATTTTGTATGCAACTCAAGTCTTCCATTTTTTTATTCCTTCTGATTTTTGCTGTTGTGCTGCATCATATTCGTGTGGGTTTTTCAACTTTTCAGCACGTATTTGTGCTTTGGTAACATCTCTTACATCTTGCCACCATGCATTGTTTTGAAAGTGAACATTGCCACCTTGTATGTCGCCTTTCAAACTTTTGCCTACTTCTTTGCGGAATCCTTTGAGATGGTCCATATACTGTCCTAGCACACTGTTGATAAAGATATGTCCACTAGCACTAGGACTACCTAGGTCATTGAACTGTACACCCATGCTTTTAAAATCTTCTACCAGTTCACCAAATATGAAACTGTCATGTGATTCTGCATGTTCAAAAATGTCATCACTTTCGTATATCCAACGCCACTGTTCCATAAACTGCTCAAACTGTGGATGGTTGCGATTGAACATCATCCAACCACATTCTGGCCATGTCTTGCGACCCAAGTATGTGGCAAGTTGATTTTCACTTGGAGCAATCTCATGCAAAAATTCTATGGGCATAGGAGTGTGTGTTCTTACATCTCCATCACACCACATGAACACATCTGTGCCGCATGTTTTTGCAAAGTGCCACAGTGCAAATGTTTTGTTTGCAAATCTACTAGCATCCCACAAAAAACTTTTTTTACTTTTGTCTTTGTTATAACCATGTGCGTGTGGATTGTCTTTGTGTCTGTGCTGCCATGCTTTGAGATCTGGCAGTGTTGAGGCTTGATCTAACACAGTGATGGTGTCTGCATTTGCAGTGTCTGGTTCATGATCCTCTGCATATATTGTAAGAGGAACACTTTTTGGCCAATTGTTTAGATACCCATTGATAAACTGTTGACCGTATTTCTTGTATCCTGTTTGGTGCCAGGAGGTAAATACTGATAATGTGCGCATATAATTATTTAGCATGAATATAAGTCACTTCCCAAATAATTTGCCAGGCAACGCAGACATGGTGTATCCACAGGTGTTGGATGCCATGCGCAGCACTGATACAGTTGTAGAAAATGATATGGATGCAGATGCTGCACTCATATGGAGTGTGTTATGGTTTGGACGTATGAGTGCTAACAAAAGAGTTTGGGATCATTATAGAGCACAAAACAAACCAGTGTTTGTTATAGAGGTTGGCGGTCTGCGTCGCAACAAAACTTGGAAGTTAGGCATCAACGGCATCAACAGAGATGCAGACTTTGCACTAGAAGATGATATGCCCGATGATCGCACACAAAAATTAGGTATAGAATTACAACCATGGAAGCAAGATGGCGAGTATGTGCTTGTGTGTGGACAGCACGGACACAGTCAACAATGGGTCAACATGCCCGACATGGACACCTACTATCGCAATACCATTATTGAAATACGCAAACACACTGAAAAACCTATTGTAGTTCGTAGTCATCCTCGTTACAGAGAAGGATTACATTGGGCCTGTGATATGAATTGGTACAAAGAGCAAGAAGTCACATGGAATATACCAAAGCACATTCAGCAAACCTATGATAGTTTTGATCTAGAACACATGCTCAAACACACATACTTTACAGTGAGTCACAGTAGCAATGCTGGCATAAACAGTATAATACAAGGTGTGCCAAGTGTGGTCAGTGAAAGCAGTCTAGCATACGAAGTGGGATCTAACAGTGGCAGTTCATTGAACAGACCCAATAGACAAGCATGGTTAAATCGTTTGTGCTACACTGAATGGTACGCAGACGAAATAGATACACAATGGCATAGAATTAGAAATTGTGTATAGACGTTTTACCGTCATAAATACCATAGAGCAAATGTGCTCTGATTGAAAGGATAGGTTAAAAGCCTACAACCAATTGGTTAAACCAAAGGAAGAAATTCAAAAATGTTAAATAAATCACTTGCAACTGCGGTTGCACTAGTCTGCATTGCTGGCGCGGCACATGCAGAAACAGTAGCTCCTGTTGACAGCCTAGAGGTATCCCCTTTCGGTCGAGCTCGCACATATGTAGAAGTTGACTCTAGAGATGGAGTTGATCCAATTGTTGATTCAGGTAGTTCACGCATTGGTCTTAAAGCTAAAGGTCAAAGCGGTGCTATTGGCATCTTTGGTGAAGTAAGTGCAAACTTAAACCTAAACGGTGGCAACAATGTAACAACACGCATGGGTTATGCTGGTGTCTCATTAGAAAAGTTAGGTAGTCTAAGCATAGGTAGACAGCAAGGTGTACAAGATAGTTTCACCGATAATGCAGACATCTTCACAGGTGCAGGCAACAATGCTGCACAACAAATGGGCTTCTACGCAAATCAAAGCATCAAATACACTAACGAAATTGGTGGCATAAGTGTTGCTGCTCTTGCAGGAATGGACGATGACGATTCAGGTAACGAAACAGTTGATCGTTACGAAGTAGGCGTTGGTGCTTTTGGCTTTGCTGTTTCTATGGGCCAGGACGAAGGTGCTGATACTTCATACTACGGTATTGGTTATGGAAACAAGTTTGGCAAGGTCAGTGTAGCAGCAAGTTACACAATTGCTGACGCCAACGACGGTGGAAGTTTTGAAGATATCGTAATGTTCAACAGTGACGAGACAACCGCTGTAACACGCGGCATTGAAGTTGCTGCAGGTTTTGATCTATCGGATAAACTTACAGTGCTTGGTGGTTACAACCTAACAGATGCTGATGGCGATGAAGGTGTTGCTGTTGGTGAGTTAAAATATGGACTTGGCAAGAAAGCATTTGCATTTGCCAATGTTGAATACGATCTTGATGCAAGTGAGTATGTAACTAGAACAGGTCTACAAATTAACTTTTAATAGGCTCTTAACTATACAATGAAAAAAGCAGCGGAAACGCTGCTTTTTTTATGAGTGGTGTCTGTAATCAAACACTTCGCCATCTAACCATTTTGTTATAAGTCCGTTGTCTGTGAGATAACCTATGCGTGTTACAATTTCACTCATATTCTCACTGAGCAATCCAAGTTCATCCAACTGATACCAAGTGCTGGCATAGTCTACAGGGTCTTGATTTTTGTAACAAATTACTTCTATATAATCTTCAAACGCAGGCTTTTTGAAATATGCATCTGCACAATCAAATCCGTTGAGTGCTAACAAATATATCAACTGCGAAAGTGTAAAAGTAGAATATTGGTTTGCAAATGTATAGTTCTTAAACTTGTGATGCATAACATTAACAGTGCTGGGCACACAAAGATATAACATGCTGTTTACAGCCATTTGCTTGCTTATAGCACCTAACAGTTTAAGTGGACTGTGTGCATACTGTAATGTATCATGACACCATACAACATCAAATTTGCGTTCACTAAAAGGCAATCTGTCTGTGGTGTTGAAGTCATGCTTGACCAGCATTATGTTTTTGTTGTTAGCAGGTTGTTTAGGTTTTGTATCTAGTCCAACACATTTGATGTTGAGTGGTTGTGGATTTTCTAAATCACCATCTGTAGCATTAGCCCACCAATCTAGATCTAATCCTTCGCCACTGCCTACGTCCAACAAGTGCTTGATGCTGAGTTTAAAATCAGTAAAGCCATCTAGATACTGTAGTGTTTGCATGCTGTGTGCATGACTTTGATGTGCATCCTCAAACATCATGATTTGAGTATACCTATCATGCTATAACCTTTGGCAATCTCCATTGCAGCATCGCCATCCTTAATCAATTTTGGCAATAATTTTTTATCATCATACTTGGGATTATTTTGTACCACAAGCATTATATCTATTGCTTGTTTATAATTCTTTTTAGCGTTAGCAAAGAATTGTTGACAATCTCTGTATCTACGCCAACCTTCAGCAGTAGCGGCACCATTGCGTATGCCTTTGAGCATGGCAGTTTCTAGTTTGTTGCATTCAATCCAACGATTGTACACACTCATATAGTCAATATCAGACTTGGACATCTTCCATACCCGCTGTTCTCAGTCGTACAATGTGACCCATTTGCCACTGCTTGGTATCAAGGCCTTTCATTATGCCCAGCCAACGGTTGCGTAGCAGTGCTACTTCATTAATGATTGTTTCAAAGTCTACTACTTCGTCTTCACCATCCACATATTTTTCAGCATCACGTGATGTAAGTGCTCTTGGATAGTTTTCCAAATACTTTACAAAATGCTTGCGGCGTATCTTACGCAACTGTATGTTAAGGTGATTGAGTACTGCTTCTACTTCTTGCAATTGGTTAAAACGTATTTCTGTTACTGCAGGCAAGTGTTTGATGTTCTTCTCAACAATACCATGTATGCCAACTTCTTTGCGAGCTTCTTCTAACTCTGCTTCAAAGTGTGCTATAAAGTCAGGAATAAATGACATATCCTGTACTACTTTGCTATACCAATTTGCCATGTTTATATACTACAACAAGAAAGTAGAACTGTCAACTGTTTAGTCGCTCCAGTCAAAATCTTCATCATAATCATCTTCTAGTAGACCGTGATCTTCTATGGACTGTCTGAGATATTTGTCTTCTACTAGTTCTAGTAAATCTTGCTCGTCTACACCCAAGTCAATAAGGCTGTTGATGTAATGATCAGCAGCATGTTGTTTGTCTTTGATGTATTGAGAAAGAATTTGCCAAGACTCGAGTATCAAGTCTTTTTCTTCCATTATTAATCTTCCCCGTTGTCTATGTCAACTGCAACACTTTCTTCATCAAGCTCTGCTGTTGGCTCGGTATTTACCTTTCCCTCGGAGATATCTTTCATAATGACTTCAAGTTTTTCACCTGTCCAACCTTTGCGAAACTCTAGCATTTCTTCGCCAGCGGCTGTAACATACTTGAGACGGTTACCTTGTTTAACAAGTAGTTCTTGTTTTTCAAACAAGTCAATGAGTCCACTGTATGGATCCATACCAGTTTCATATGGAATCTTAACTTGCACACCTTCAAAAGGTTTTGCATAACGTGTTTTCATTACCTTACATGCTGCACGAATACCTCGTACATCACTTACCTTGTTGCCTGCTTCGTCTTCTTTGAGTTTGAGTTTACGCATAGCAACCACAATACTACTTGCATAGATAAAGCCTTGTCCACCTGAGATCTTATCATCTGGATCAAACATGTCTTGTGATGCATATGTATGGTTAGTACACACCATGCCAACGTTATAACTACCAATCATATTTACTGTGTTACGCACAAGAGCAGTTAGTGCTTTGGGCTTACGACCCAAGTCACCTTTCATGTCACCCTTGTCAAATTGATCAACGTCTGTTGGTGTTAGCAACATGCCTAAACTGTCAATTACAAACAACACCTTTGGACGTTCTTCCTCGGCCATTGCTTTGTAATCTTTCATGAATGTTGAGATTGTTTTAGCAACATCATCAATCATGCTCATGCTAAGTTTTAGCAGTTTGCTTTCATCAGTGTCTACACCCAGTGCTTGTAGCCAAGCCTCGTCAAGTGCATTCTCTGAGTCAATAAGAACTACAAAAATACCTTGTGCTTGTGCGGCTTTAACAATGTTACCACTTGCAAAATAACTTTTGCCTGCACCTGATTCACCAGCAAACACAGTTACTTTGCCCATGGGCACACCTTTGTAAAAGTCTCCACTTATGAGCCAGTTGAGTGCATAGCTTCCTGTGCTGATCCAGTCAGTTGGATCATGGAACCCAATGCTGAGTCCATCAATGCTTTTAGTAATATCCTTGCGGAACTTGCTTACGTCAAACGGTTTTGCCATTTGTTTCTCCTATGTGTAGACTAATATACTTTGCCCAATAAGTGTCAACTAGTCTTTCGTTAAAATCAGTATATCCTAAGTTTTTGTATAATTCATGCATTGCATCTAAAAAAACACTATTGTAAAAAATTGTATCATCTATATTAAAACAATAATGATTTTTATGTGTGATAGGATAGAAGTTTTGCATTTCCTTAGTTATTTCACTGTCAAATGCTTTCAATTTTGTAGTGTTATATCCTACACGTTCAAACTGTTTCCAATTGGGCCACATACCACCTTTTAAACTTTCATAATGGTCTTGTGTTTCTATATCGTTACCAATTGGTCTTTGGTTGTTGGGGTCCTTTAATGCATGAGCAAGTCTTTGAAACTTTACCACATTAGTTAGTGTAATTATAACAACTTCAGTGTGTGATTGCAACCACTTTTGTATTCCAACACTAGAGTGTTCGGTAAGAAAATGATCTAGCGTGTTGTAAAAAAGTATATCTCCATGCTGATGGATTGACCTAATCCTATCTTTATAAAAACCTCCTTCGTCAAACTCATAATCTAACCATCTGTCCATTTTATTAGAAGGAGGTAGTGTCTGTAACACTAATCCTAGCCTGTACTCATAATCGTCAGGGTGATTTGTCAAATAATCTATACCTTGTAGTGTCATAGGTTGAGCATATTTACTTAGACTTAGGCAGTTTGCTATAAACTTTCCTCCGCTGTATGCAGAAAAATGTAGTATGATAAGTCTATTCATTTTGTTTAATACACTCTATATAGTCGCCACTAAAGTAGTGATTATAATTGTATTCAATAGTGTCTTTTTCTAACAAGTATAAATCCATAAGATAATCTTTGCTCAGATATCTAAACTTACTAACTGTTTCAATCAGTCTGACAAGCCTTTTTACAGGATTCTGTATACTGTCAAAGCTGTAATCAAATACCTTAGTATAACGCTTGAAACCATAATATTTTTCTAGATGACTGTGGTAATTTGGGTGTGCGTATGCCAAAAATAATCCTCTCGTTAACACACTATATAAAAACTTTTCTGAGACAACAGGGTAATAACTTGTTGCTAAACTTTCGGACACAACATGCACAAAGCTCTTCGTTAGTTTTTCTTGCAATGCTATCAAGTTGTTGTGGTGTTCAGCCCGTGTATAGTCAATGCTATATATTTCTTGATTAAAATTATCGGGGTTATAAAAGAACTTGTTGTACAGATCAATTTCGTCAGTGTTTAAATCTAAAAAGTTCAAATGACCAATGACCTTATCGTTACTCATTGTGAAATTTTTAGTTGAAAATACTGTATTGAATAACCCTTGGTTATTTAGAATAGAAACAAGCAATTGACGACTGACATGACTCTGTCCATTGAAAGAGCATACTAGATTTTTAAATTCTATTTTTGGATGTTGTGTGTAGTTGCTTAACTGTGAAAAATGCCTGATATAGTATTGAGAATAATATTTGAATTTAATGTTAGGATACTTATTTTGTAGTTGTTCTGTAACTATGTATTCTGTTCTAACTTCTGTGCTTTTTTCATTTAATTTTTGTAAATAAGGATTGTCTAGATCTTTAGAAAATCCTCCCATATGATCATTAACATGAATAATTTTTGCGTGATCGAATGTTGGTTTTAATATCTCATTCCATCGACGAGGACCATAACAGGGTATCATATTTACATCCGTACACTAAAAGAAAGAAGAGGGCGACACATAGCCGCCCTCCCCACGTGCCTTATGAAGATTGACGACTTCTAATCATTGCTAGAATGTCTTCTGCACTTTTACCGCCTTCGGTTTCTGCTGGCTTTGGAGCAGGAGCAGGCTCTGCTGCTGGCGCAGGTGCTGCTTCTACGACAGGTGCCGCTGCCGCTGTTGGTGCTGGCGCAGATGCCGCTGTAGCAGGAGTAGCTGGGGACTGTGCTGTACCTGCAGGAGCATCTACACCATATGGACGATAGTATTGTCCAAAACGCTCAACATCATATGCTTGTCCATCTACACTTGCCTCAAACATTTCTTTGAGTACGTTGAGCTCAACTTCAGTTGGACGCTTGGGCAAGTAATCTGACAAGGTGTGTAAACCATGTGTGTCAATTGCTGCACGTTGTACTTCGGTGAGTGCAGTTTCTTTGCGAGCCCACTTTGATGTACTGTAGTCAGCATATTGACCTTTGGTTGTTTTAGTGATACGGAAATCCAGTCCTGCATCATAATCAGTAGGGAGTTCTTGGATGTCTGGATCCATCAGTGCATCTTTGATAAGTGTAAAGATGCTTGGCGAAATAACAAACCTACGAATAGGATTCTCAGGTGTGCTATCTTCAGTGAGTGGGTTCTCGTTTACAAAGCCTTGGAAAATATAACTACGCTTCTTCCAATACTTGCGACCCATTTCTTCAAGTGAACTATCTTTGAACCAAGTGCGCACTTCAGTCAAGATTGGGCAAGTTTCGTTCCACATCTCAACACATGGCACTTGTACCACAACAGGCTTGCTGTTCATGTCGCCTTTAACGCCATTGAACGGCAAACGAATCATGAGTCGCTCTGCCCAAAAGAATGTGTTGTTAGTATCGCCATCAGGAAGGAAACGCACCGCTGCAGTGCTGCCTTCTGGGATATTCCAATGTGGGAAAATTGCGTTGTCGCCGCCGCCTGTACGCTCGCTGCGTGTTTCTTGAGCTTTAAGTTTTGCTCTAATTTCTGCCAAAGATGCCATAATATTTCTCCTTTATGTGCCTATGTTTAGCCTTAATTTGTGTGCCTAAATCACACACTGTAAGAACAGTATATGATAACGTATTTAGTAGGTCAATATCTTTTTTATAGGTTTTGTGGCCAAAAAAACAGGGCCCTTAGGCCCTGCTTTTCTCCCTGTAAACTTTTTTTACTTTTTACGTTCTAGGTCTTGCAGTTTGCGCATTTCACGTGCAACAATACTGCGTGGTGTTATTTGATAGCCTTCTTCGCCTAGTCTTATGCCATGATTTGATTTTGCATTTGACCCTATGCCTGCTATTGCCTTCATACGGTTTAGACTTTCATCATACTCGCTTGTGTCTTCGCTGACCTCTGCTTCTTCTTTGACACCTATGTCTTGTAATACTTCGTGTGTCATAATACTGATATCGCTTGAGCCTAGTTCTTCTACACCTGCATAGTCTGCTGCAACCTCGTCAATGGCTGCCATTAGACCTTCAATGCCACCTGCTTTTTCTAGTGCCTGTTTCATTAGATCTTCATCATTCATTATACGATTTGAAATGGCATTTGCACATTCCTCTTGGCTACAACCTTCTTGTTGCTCATAGCCTTCATCATCGTAGTCTTCAGCAACGCTTTCTGCAAACTGTGTTTCAAAACCACCATGTGTAAATCCATAACGATCTGTAAGTTCGTCAGCAACAATATCATCAATGTCATCTTCATCAGCATCATACGGTACATTAATTTTTAGTACAACATCTCTTGGAAGATCTGCTACATCTGCAGGATCGTCCGCATCCCATTGAATGTTAGTTACTTTGATCATTCTTTCTGCATTTTCTGTGACTTCAACATCTTCGTCGTCCTGTACTGATTCGCCACGTACTTGTTTAGCTTTTTCTAAATAATCTTGTAGTTCGCCATATGACAATCTGTCTGGGTTTTTACCGTCTTTTGCAGCAAGTTCTTTTGCAGTTTGTAACACATACCAACTGTCGCCACCGGATAAAATACCTTCTTCAATTGCACGTTCGTAGTCGTCCCAGCTCTCAACTTTGTCTTTGCCATAACGATCTTTTTTGGCTTTTGGTTGTTGTATTTCTGTTTCGCCTTTGAGATACTTTTTGGCCATAGCAAATGCTGTAGCAGCATCAACTCTATCGTCCATGTCCAATCTACCAATGGCTGCAGCAAGTGCATCATCAACCATGCGGTTTGATAGTTCCATCATAATGCGCTGTACCATTGCTAGGTTACGCTTTTCAAGTGGCATGTTGCTGTTTTTAATAAATGTCTGATAGTTGCGAACGTCTGCATCCCCCTCTGGATTTGGGTGCATCATAATAGGATCAGGACCTATCGCAAATGCTTTCAAACTAGCCGCTTCTCTGCCTATACGATCTTCTTCTGCTTCACGTTTAATTTTACCCATTGCTACTGCCTTTCCTACATTGGTAAGTGTATCACTTAATTCGTCATCAAATACTTCACGTGTGAGTTTGATTTTTAAATCTTCAATATCGTTTTCGTCTACTTCAATTTGATCTGGAGACCAATTCTCAAAGTAAGTTTCATAACCTGTTTGTTTTTTCATGCTTTCTAGTGTGTCTTTCAGACCATAGTATCTGTCTGTGGCATCACTGATGATTTCACGAGCCTCTTCGGTGTATTCTGTACGCTTGGTTCTGCGGCTGAACTTGCGTAGGTCCATCATTTCTCCCATGATGTCAAGTATGTGTTTACCACGTTCATCGTTAGGATAACCACCATTGCTGACATGACGTGTCATTGCTCTTGCTGCTGGTAGATAGGTGTTAGGGAATTTGAAACGTTCGCCTTGATCGTTTTCAATGTACACTGCACTTATGTTCCTACTTCTTGCACCACGCTTTTCTTCATCAACTGTGCGTGCATGCTTAACAATCATGCGTGCTCCGTTTAGATCCTGATAGCTCTTTTGTTTGCTACCATACATTTTACTTTCCATGGTAAGTTCTTCCTGTTCGCCGCTAGTTTTTACCAAATATTCAAAGTCTTTGCGATCTAATCTTTGCTTGTCAATGTTTTTGACTTCAAAGTTCAACATGTTAGCATGTGCATATTTGCGCATGTTGCGCAACCAACTATGCCAGTTGTTACTTTGATCACTGTCCATTTCTTTGACCATTTTGTTGTTGAAGTATATCTTCATCAAATCGTCTTGGAGGTTCAGCACAACGCTGCCGCGGTCTTTGTAGTCAAACTCAAAAAACACAGCTTGGTCGCTGTCTAGTGTGGTTTTACCTTCACTGTCGCCCAACTGTACGTTGCTAAACCGTGTTCTAATTTTGTCAAAAATTTCTTTGCTTATCTGGCTCATGATATTGTATTTATGCTCTTATAACATTATGAACGGCATGGGTGCTTCGTAATCTTCTGTGCCGTCCCTCATTTGTTGATCTAATTCAGGAACATAATTTTTGAGTTCGTTAGCAATACGCAATGCTAGTATGGTGCTCATAACAAGATCATCTGTTTCGCCTTGCTTGGCTGCATAACTTCCTCCATTTGCAATAAAGTTTTTAAGTTCACTGATCAATGGTTTACTGCGAATGTGCATTTTGTTTGACTCTATGAGTGTTTTGAGTTTTGCACAACTGCTTAACTTTACTCTATTTGTGGTGTTAAATCCTTTGCGGAATGACCTTGTGTTGCCTGCACGTTTTGGTTCACTTAAGAATATACCCGGAATACTTTCTTCACCTATGTCAGCAATGCTTATCAGTGCTGCTTCGCCAATGGTGTTGTTTTCAACACTGTAATAGATGTTGGTGCTGTTGGTGCGTGTTTCTTCTGCAATGTATTCGCATATTGCTTTGAGTATTTGTATTTGTTGAGGTATAGGAGTTTTGTTATGACACCATTCAGCAACCTGCTCCATGCTAGGTGCTTCAAAAACTTGTATAGCAGCAGGATCACCACCGGTGCCCAAACTAGGATCAAGTGCAACTATATAAGTGCTGGCTGCATTAGGTTTTTTATACCAACGCACTGTGCCTTGTTTACTTATTGGATCTATGCCTTCCATGGTAGCAAGGAACATGCTGTTGATAAGTGTTTCTTCCCATATGATAGGTTCGCATTCATGTTCACGCATGAATCTATCAATGCCAACACTGTGACGTTCTTGTTCTGCCCAAACTTCATCACGTTCCGGATGACGGTTCCATTTGGCCATGTATGCTTTAAAGCCGTTGACGCCATGTTCAGTTTCATTGCCATGTTCATCTAGTGTCTTGTTTGCTGCTTTCCATATCATCCAAAACTGGTCGTCATCACTGTTGGGTGTGCTTGTAATAATGGCTTTACCACCAGTTGCTAGTGTAGGACTAATACTGGTCCAAAACTCACGGGCAATAGTGTTACGCACAAACGCAAACTCGTCACAGTATAGCAATGTAATACTCATACCACGTCCAGTTGTTTCTGTTGTTGTGGTGCTAACAATTCTACTGCCGTTTTCAAAGTCTATGCTGCCTTTGTTATAAGTTATAACACCTGCTCGTATGTGATCAGGACACAATTCATATGCATAACGGATACGTTGCATAATTTCTTGTGCACCTGTATACTTGTGTGCGGCAATTAGTATTGTGCTGTCGGGTTTGAACATTGCATACCAAAGCAAGTAGCCTGCGGCTGTTGTAGTTTTGCCCATTTGCCGTCCAAGTAGATTGATGCTGAATCTGTTGTTGTGATACACATCTATCAGTTCAACTTGGTAATCAAAAGGTTTATACAACAGTCTACCTTTTACAGGATGCTGTATGTAGAAAAAGTTTTCAAGAAAGTAGTTTGGACCATCCACAGGGTCAACGCAACGTGCAAACTCTTTGATTTCATCATGTGTAAAAGTTTGTCTGCGATTGGCTTGTTTGACCAATACTCCTTCTAAATTTTTACTCATAGTATTCCTATCTGTATACTGGGATTTAACGGTGTAGTACTTAGTTTAATAATTTCACTAGCAATATCAAACCTATCACGCAACTGTTCAAAAAGTTTGCGATTTAGTCCTTGTGCTGCAATGTCATAACTGCTGATACCTATGCTCGAATAATAACCAGTATCAAAGCCATAGCTTTTGCCCATGTTAGGAAATACTCCTACCACAAACAAACACACATCTGCAAGTTCTTTTGCACTCAAATGTTTTGGTTCTTTAAGTGTCATGTATGCTTGTGCAAAACTATTCTCAGGCAAGAAGTATGGGCGGTCAATAAAACTTCCAAGCAGTATAGCAAGATATGCTTGCAAGTCCTCAGGCAACTCATAGCCTGTTTGGTGTTGTGTTTCTATAATACATTCTCGAAACACCTGGGTGTATTCGTCTTTTATGTACATACAATATTTAGTCAGAAAAATAGGCACTGCTTTAAACAGTGCCTATTGTATTATTCTTTGTCTTCTAGTGTTTCGTTAACAACCTCTTGCATGTAACGCTTGTACATACCTTCGAAAGTCAACTTGCTTTCTTCTTCAATTTCAGTTGGCTCTTGTTGCATTGGATTGTCACCACCAGCGGCTGCAGCATATGCTTTCTTAGGACCATTTAGTCCACCGCCTAGATCCATTTGATCTTCTGCACTACTGTAGTTTTCTTCTGGTTCGTTAGCATACTCGTCAATCTTGTATTCTTCGTAACCTGCTAGACGCATTAGTTCTTGTAAGGCATGGACAGGAACTTCAACTGTTTCTTCCATGTCAACATCGCCTTCTTCATCTTCCTCTTCTTCTGCGTCATCAAAACGTTTGTCATCAGCATCAGCATCTGCATGCACTGGAGCATCTCCTGATCCTTCCTCAATTTCGTCTTCTTCCTCGTCGTCATCCATTGCTTCTTCAACTTCAACGCTTTCGTTTACAATAACGCTAGGCTTTGACATACCAAGCACACCACCGCGTCCTGCTAATCTAATCATACGCTCAAGATCACTGTTGTCAACGCTTTCTTCAACAACTTCTTCTTCGTGTACTTCCTCTACTGCTAGGTGAGCATCATCTTCTTTAAGATTTCGCTTCTTCAATTCTTGACGAATCAATCTTCTCCATGTAGCACTACCAGGACCTTTTCTCATTGGTCGCTTTAACCAATCACGCAATTCTTGGTCAGACATATCCTTAGGAAGTTTAGCTCCATCAGCAAAGCCGTGGTCGTCATCTTCTTTAGTGTGTAAATGCACGTCTACACCAGCAGTACTTTTTAATTTTTTCATATCAGCAAATTTCTTTGCCGCGGCATAACTTGAAGGTGCTTTAATTTCTTCTTTGCCATGCTTTGCATGAACTACTGTATATGTGTTATCTTCTTCTGCTTCGTCAACAACTTCATCAGTTGCTTCTTCTACAGTTTCCTCTTCTATTACTGCAGTTTTTTCAGCAGCAGCGATAGCACGTTGGATATCTTCGTTGTCATAGTTTTCCTGGATTTCTTTAAGTTTTGCCAGTACGTCTTGCATTGTTTTATTCCTTTTTCGCGAATTCGTATTTGCGGGTTTCTAAACCTTTGAGCATGTTTTCATTGTAAGCGTCACCAAACACTTCCTCTGTTTTAACATTGTCCGCATCTTTATAGTCCGCATCCTCTAACTTAGAACTGTACTCTTCGTCTCCTTTTAGAGCCTCTTCGCGAGCAATTTCTTCAGGATGGTTTTTGTTAATAACAACAAGGTGTGGTGCTTCACAGCAACCTTTTTGTGTTAGATACTCATACAGTTGATGAGCAGTAACTGGATAGGTTACCTCTGCATCCATTATGTGTACTTCACTGTTGCTAAGTGTTTGGAAGTCCATTGGATGCTCCTGGATAGGAGTTTTTTTAGGTTTGCTAAGACTTTTTAGTTCATATTTTTCAAGTGCAGTTTCTATTGCATCAATACGATCGCTGTCTAGATCACCTGCAATTTTAATACGAAAACTATAAGTTTTTTCGCTTTCCATCAAATAACTTCTAAAACTTTTCATTGTTGTCATTCCTTATAGTGTATTTATGCTTTAACTGCTACTTTTTATCCAGTATCTGCTGTAACAGTGTGTTACGATCAAGCACAACACCTTCGCCATCAGTACTGATCTCACCATTTGATTGTTGCTCTTTAGCAAGTCGTGCATCTAAACTGGCTTTTTTAAGTTGTAAATCAACCATGCGCAGTTTCTTGTTTACCTTGTGTGCTTTTGCATTCAGTGCAGTGTCTAACATTCTAGCAGCATTGCCAAATATCTCACCGCTAAAACGTGCTTCTACATTCATACCCAAGTCCATTAGATCTTTGAATGTGTCTTGTGCAAGTTGTGCAATTTCATCCATTTCTTTGTCTGAAGATTCAAGATCACTCACACTAGGCAGTGCTGCATCAATCTTGTCTACTGCTTCAAGTGCTGTGGTTAGATCAGGTGCTGTTGCAGTTATTGCCTGTACTGCTTCAACTGCTTCTTCAGTATCCACATCAGGCTCTACATCTTCTACGTCAAATAATTCTTCAAGTTTACGGGTCATACTTTATCCATCCATACTCTTTTGCCTTCCACTAACTTCCAGGTTCTACCTTTGTTGTTAGCAGCGGCATTTTTTAGCCTCTGTATGCGTCCAGACTTGGAAGATTTTAAACCCTTTTTAAATTTATCTGTCATTGTTTTTGGTGTGCCAGTGGTAACTGAACTTATTTTTCTTTTGCGTTCTTCTGTCCAACTGTCTGGTGAACTACAACTACGCTTAACATATTCTTGCCGCTCTTCTTTTGTCATATTAGATAGTTGAATTTTCTTGGTGGCAGATAGTTTGTTTCTACTTTCTTCTCCCCAAAATCCACCCGGTCCTGCTTCTTCTGTTAAGTTGGCCCAGTTCTTATCCTCAACTACATTCCATAATTTACTGTAGTGCTTACCCCAGCGAACCAATTCATCTTCTGTATTACATTCGCGAAGAATAGTTGTTTTTACATCATTGCCGTGTTTTTTAAGATGATTAGTCCAATAAACACCTGATCCAGGATACTTAAATGGATCCTCAGAGATAGTCTTTCCAAGATATTTAAGTCCTGTAACATTATGTTCTTTTACATACAAATATATCATATAATTACTTAGCGGCGTTTTTTGCCATTATGGAAAATATCGTTTTCAGTAACAATGCGAAATTGCAATCCTTTTAGTTTGCACCATTTGGCTGCAGCCTCCCACTTGGCATGATTGATTGCAATAGCCAGTTTGTCATGATTGCTTGTCTTTGCACCCAGTCTTGTTTGGGATTCTGGTTTGACTTCTATAAGTTCTGCACGTTTTTTGCCGCCTTTGTCTTGATACACAATAAGAAAGTCTGGAACATATATGCTTTGCTTGCCTGTTAGTGGATTACGATAAGGTATTTGTATACTTTCACTGGCCCAGTTTATAACACTTGGATGATTATCACAGAAGCGCATGAATGCATGCTCCCATCCACTGCGGTAGCGTGGCTTTTTGATTCCTGCATACTTCTCTGGATTGGCCATTTCGTATAAGCCGTTGGCCCACTTGCCTCTAGCCATTATACTCTTATCTGTCGTTGTGTATTTGAACTAGGCTGTAGGTTTTTACTAAACCCTAACAGTCCATTTCCTGTCCTGCTTAGATTTAAAAATGCTGTAATACTATTTTTTAAATTGCTAGATTCAAACTGTGTTATAATATCTTGCGGAAATACCTTTAATTCATAACAAGTTACAAGCACTGCACTGGTCAACGCACTTGCTGCTTCTAGATTGTTGTTTGTGCGTTGTAGAAAAAATGCTTTTACAAGTTCATACTGTTGCGGGTCTATTGTGATTTCTGTTTTAAAATAATCCGCAAAGTACTCGTTAATTCGTAGATCCACGTCGTCTCTAACATCAGTGATTGGAAGATTGATTGTTTGTGCCATTGCAAATCCTCTAAATTACTTATCATTAAATTTCTAC